CAGAGGTAATAAGTAATACCGGAAACAGTTGTCATGTGTTTATCTCTTCAGTGTGGAAAATTTGGAACAACCTTAATTGGTTATCCCACAAGTAATATAGGGGTGAAATTCTCTTGCCCCCCCCCCCTTATCCCCCGACAAGGGTTGGTCTGCCTTTATAAAAGAAAAGGCCCTGCTGGTGCTCTTCAGAGCAACACACCAGCAGGTATCCTCAATGGAGAGAATCAAACTCGTAGGAGAACCGATGAGCCACCCGAGGTACTAGCCAAAGAACCCCAAGCGGTTTGCCGGTATATGATTAGTTCGCCCCAGTCGCAAAATAAATAGAAGCAAACATAAGCCCACACCGCCTGGACCCGGTTAAGGAATCCAGACGATATGGGTTATGAATGGGTGGAGTTTTCTTATTGCTGTCCGAAGGTAAACAAACTGGGGGAACACTTCGAACACTACGACAGGTTGACTCCTCCCAATAACCTTGTCGCGAAACACTACACACGATGCGCCACTTAACGAGAGCTTCTTCAGAGCAAAACGTTACGAATGAAACATAACATAGTAACTCTTACTCTAATCAAGGTCCGACCAATCACTGGTTGAACGTTCTGGCGGTGGCGTTATTCCGGCTGTTTCATTCAGAGTGTCGCCGAAACCTTTAGCGAGTTTGTCCTGAATGTCTCGCAGTGGACCCGGAACGATTTCTTCAAAGGTCTTACCGACCGTCGCTGATACCGAAACCTGTTTACCAGTAGTCCTTTGTCTAACGGTAATGGTCAAGCGTCTACGACTGAGCTTATTGAGCATTACCCGCTGCCTCTCGTTGGATGAGTTCCAAAGCTTCTTGCGCCAAACGACGGGATTCATGAAGCATCTCTGGAGGGGTCATCTTGGACGTGTCGATCTGAGTGGCAGGCTTTTCTTCCACCACTACTACCGGACGAGTGCTCAACACTTCAGGTACCCCCGGGAAGTCCCAGCTCTGAATTGCCCCACCACTGTGGTTGTCCAACCGGATAGCCTGTTTAACAGCATCCTTCGCAGAACGGCCAATCGACATGACTGCGTTAGCAATCACTTGTCCAGTACCCGCCGACCCAGGACCAAAGATCGGGCTGAGGATAACGGTGTTACGCCCCTGCCGTGCATTACGGCTCAAACCAAAGTACCACGCTTCGCCTTTCTCAGTAATGCAGAGAGTAACGAAGTCAGTTTCCTGAATGTCTTCCAGCCCGGTGCGGTGGGTAACGCCTTTCTCCAATGCCTCCAAAACCCAAGGCAATACATCCGGGTCGCCCGCCAGCGCAAAAGCCAAAACTTTAGTACCCTGAATTTCCCAGTACTGATCAGCAGTAGGAAGGTAAAGCTTCTTGTGGTCGCCAATCATCGCAATGTCGCGCTGCGAGGCTTTCGAATCAGTCGCCAGTACCTTGCCGTCCCAACAGATAGTCGTCATACCAAATTACCCTTTTATCAACGATTGAACTAAAGCACTGATCTCTGACAAACAGTACTATACCAAATCCAGTTACTAATCAGGTAATATAGGTTCATATCTTTCTTGTAGAGGTCTTTGGTATAGCTCTCTTCCCTTTTCCCTGTAACTGGTTCGCCAGCTCACAGAGCGAACAAGGAAGACGCTTAGCTTAAGCTAAGCTACTAAGGTCAAGATCACAAGCATCAGACTTAAGCACAATCGCTTAAATTAGGCACACACTCCCCCTCTGCTTTCGCAAAGAGTTTACTTATTCAGTATACAATACACCCTAGTCTGAAAAATACTCAAATGCTATGAACAGCATCACTCCGATCCCTTAGGGAGCTTTATCAATGAATCCAGTAGACTATGCCATTAACCGGGTGATGGGGTCAGACATCGATGACTACCTCCTCAAGCTTGCATTCGAAAACCCAAACGCCAACTACAACGGTAACTGGTACAACATCCAAGGCGCTACCACCGTACAGCAAGGCATCCGGGAACAAGTCATCTTCCGCACCGTACTCCCCGACTGTCACGTAGGTGGTGGTAAGACCGAGTTCGTCGACCTGTCCGGTGCCAAGATGATGGACAAGGGTAACGGTTGCGTGGAAGTAAACGTACCCGACATTGCCACAGGTGGACGGAAGATTGTTTCCGTTAACGAAGTGTACCTCGGTAGCATGACCTCCGCGACTGGTATGTTGGGGATGGGGATGAACGACGGCACTGACTGCGGTCAAGGTTCCATCTCTGACATGATGCAGGGAATGATTGACGGGTTGACACCTAGTCGTTCCATGCCACACACCTACACCAATGTTCACATGACGGGTAACAACAGCTTTGTTATCTTCGGCCTGAACTCCGGTACGTTCTCCATGACCGCCAAGTGCATTCTGGAATACGACCAAGGCATGAGCAGCATTCACCCGCGCCATTACAAGTTCTTCGCCAATCTGGTTGAACTGGCCGTGAAGGCTTACGTCTACCGTAAGTGCCGCCGTGCAACAGGTGAAGCCGTTATCCGTGCTGGTATCCCGTTGCAGGATATCAAAGACGACATCCAAGCTTACAGCGATTGCTGGACTCAGTACAAAGAGTACTTCGAGGGCGAGTGGTCCCGCTGCATGGCTTGGAGCGATACTCAACTGGTTACCGACATGACTCGTATGAGCGTGCCGCGTCGCATGTAAGGAATGCCCGCATGTTAAAAGCACAGTACAACCCCGATGACTTTAACTACTCCGAAGAAGAGGAACGCCTCTACCACGAGCAGAATAATGTCTACGGCATGTTCGAAAGTTTGGACGCTCACTCCTACCTGGCCCAACAAGGACTTTACCTCGACCCACTGTCTTTGAATGAAGTTCAGTCGGTGTCTGGTACCGAGGCATTGCTCACCGGCGTAAACTTCGAATCCAACAACGCAATCCTTTCGGTGTGTAACCGTTTCGGTGGTGATCTGGAATGCACTCCGAAGTGGGCGGCGGTTCTGCGTCGTTATGTGTACAGCTTTATCACCCGTCGTGTTGGTATGGTGGATTACATGGAGTTCTTCGGTAGCCCGTACCTGGGTTTGCAGAAGATCACCTTTACCACCGCTGACCGTAACCAGTGGTTCAGTGAAATCTTCGACGTGGACGAAGAGGAACTCAAGGAGAACCTGCACGCCTGTAAAGCGATCAACGCTGAGTGGTCGGTTGTGGGTGACACGTTTAACCTGACTGTTCCTTTCCTGCTGCACAAGGTTTACCACAGCAAACTGGACAAAGACACCAAGCATCAGGCGATGGTTGACATCCTCTGCATGTATCACTACAAGTGTCTGACCTCCATCATCCACAACGACTACCCGTTCCAGGCGCGCCGTGAAGTGGTCGTGGAAACCTACAACCGTCTGAGTCTGAAATACGACATCAAGCGGTACGGTAGCTGGCGTGCGCTGATCGAGGCTCGGGCTGAGTTCATCCTGAACCCGAACACCGGCATCCACTTCAAGAACGGTGTGATCACCCGGATGGATGACGACAAGGCGATCGTCTACATGGTGGGCGACATTCAGAACCGCTTGCGTCGGGCTATCAACGACATCAACAAGGTGTTCCACGAGGTCAAAACTCAGACCAACATTGTAAAGGTGGATTCCTCCAAGATTAACTTGGGCGACGAACTGAGCATCAAGTCCGTTACCAAGGAAGTCACTCAATACGGTCTGTACATTGACCGGGTGTTGACGGAAGAAACCTCTTTCTACAAGGAAGAGTTGGCGGGTTACGCTGCGAGTGTTCTGGAGAACGTGCCGAAGGATAAACTGGCTTTCATCATCCAGACCTTCCCGCAAGTCTACAAGAACGCCAAGAAGCCTCACTACAAGGAATTTACCGACGCTGTTCTGATTCACTTGTTCGAATACCTTCACACCAATGGTATCAAGAAGACGAACGTGTACGACGTGCTTACCAAGATGCGCGGTGCTTATGGCGCCCCTCGCAGTAAGAACGACACCGTTAAAGTCATTCGCTCGTTGGGCGATGAAATCGTCGTGGAACAGACCGGGGTGAAAACTCCACAAACTGTAACAGTTCTCCGCACGGCATTGAGTCTGTACTTTGTGCTGCGCATCCTTTCAAAAGAATATTTCGAGTAAGAGGCTCCCATGCAAGACTTCCAAGATGACTCCGTTAAAATTCTGGCACAAACCGACACCATCGTCGCTGGCAAAACCGTCTTGCAACACGGCAGCGGCAAAACCGCCTCGGAAACCGAAGTCTACGTGCTGATCCGTAAGGCTGACGATCATCGCCGCTACTACTCCAGTTCGGTTGTGTCCAAAGCGGCTTTCCGCGAGATCACCGAGAACAAGGCTACCTTCGAAACCCTGACCACCAACTTCAATGGTCGTCCTCTGGGTGACATGGTTGCGTTCCTGGCCAAGAACTACGTAGCGCCGAAAGTCCCAGCCGCCGCACCAGTCACTGAAGCTGCTTAATCATGGTCGACGTCAGTGAACTCCGCATTGCTACACCGCTGCCTGTTTCCGAAACGAATCCGGTAGCATTGGAACTCCCGGCTGTTGATGCCCTGAACCAGTGTCCTGAAGTTATCCGTCGTTTGCCGGACGGTAGCATCTGGCTCAGTGCGCCAACCAAGGGTGCTTCCAGCAAGTCCACCAAACGCACCCGCTGCGAATGGAAGGAAGATGGTTACTGGTACCTGACCAGCGCCACCAAGCACTGGAGCCGTCAGACGATGGTGCTGACCAAGGTTAACTCCGCTCTGAAGGTGGTGATTGGTCAGATCCACGTCAAAGACGCCAACACGCCTCCACTGAAGGTGTTCTGGAACAAGGGCAAGATCACACTGGGGTTCCGTCAGAACTTTGACAACCCAGAGATCGTTAACTCAGTCCTTCATCCGAATGTGCCTCTGGGTACGACGTTCAAGCTCAGCATCGGCGTTACGCACACCGGGTACATCTCGGTTAACGTGTTGGTGCCTGGGTCTGATACCGTCAGCGCGAAGCTGTGGATGGATACGTCGTGGCGTGATCAGTTGTTGCAGTTCCACGGCGGTCTGTACAACCAGGTCGATTACACCGAGGACACTCTCCCGTACGACGGTTCTGAATCCATCATCAGCGACCTTGTCATCACCCATTGAGTAAGGAAGTTGAATGTCTTACGTCTTAGTTAACAGCGCAAGTCTGCGTGATGCTCAAAATGCCGCGTGCGACATCAAGGCAAAGCTCCACATGAACTTCGATCGTGACATTCTGATCGTGGAAGACTTCATGTCGGAGACAGAGCGTGGTCAAGCACTGTTCGAGGAAATCAAAAGGCCTAACATCCGTGGTGCACGGGCTTTGTCGATTATCTTGGATCAGCGCAAGGCTTTGATCAAGGAAGTTATCATCCCAGCTGTTAACTCTGGCCAGCAGGTGGTCTACGTTGGCGGTGTGCTGGATGACACCCGTTACGTCAGGACTATCGAGTTTCACGACATCCTGAAAGAAAACCAAGAGATGTTGCAGTCTTTCGGTGGCTTCACTTATCCGCGGGGTGCTATCTACGTGAAGCATCCTGCCGATTCGCCCAACACCAGTCGCGGCTACTTCAAGCGTTGCGACCGGTTGATGGCAAGCATGGCTGGCTTGAAGTTGGTCAACTACGACTATCGTCATGGCACCATGATCAAGATCAACGACATGTTCCGCTGAGGAATCAGTATGAGCTTGACCACTCTTAAAACTATCAAGCGTAACAACAGCCTTGCTCTGCTAGAAGTACCGATGAACCCAACCTCCGCGTGGTTGCTTGTCCCTCTTGACAGTCAAGCTCCCCACCCCGACGTGATTGACTTCAGCAATGAAGGTTATCGCTTCTACCTCGACCCGAACATTGCGGGCGATGCTTTTGATCAAATTAACCACGGTGTCGAACCGTTGGGTAAATTCAAAGGACTTCGTTGGTCTGACACTGTTCCGTTCCTGGTTTCGCATTGATTCAAACATATCCCTTACCCTGCCTCCATTACGGGGACAGGGTAAGGGGGTTATGTCCGCTAGGCTGCGCGCTTCAATTGCAGCATTCGCTTACTACGTTCAAACTTGGCCTGCTCCAGCAGACTATCGACTGTCATGAGGCGAGACTGTTCAGGCGGCAGTACTTTGCCGAGCTTCCGAATCTCTGCTTCCAGACGCATAGCCAAGATGTTGTCGTTGGTATTGAGCAACTCTTCAGTTAGCCCCTCCACCCGCGCTTTCACCTTGTCCAAGAATTGAACCACATGAGGCTCCATTGCAGGACCCTTCTTGTTCGAACCCGTATCCAGCAGGTTCTTGGTATCCGTTAATGCAATCCCACCTTGGATACCATACAGGGACTTGTTAGCCCCCAACTTGATGAACCAGTACGTCAACAGCCAGCCGATTACCAAGTCATCGTGCTTCTTGGCATCGTGGTCGATTCGATCACCCTTAGTCCGCAGGTTGATCAACTCGTCCGCCAGCTTGTCGTAGTTCAGACCGTACGCTGTCATCCCCACCGCTTCCTGAATCAACCCGTAAAGAATCTCACGAGAACGGGAAGTGGTGTTGAACCCGAAGTACTGCTTAAACTTCAGGTAGAAGTTCTTCTGACGATAAGCGAACTTAACGTTTTGGATCTCCTTGAACTCTTTCTCGTACGTTACCGTGTCTTGGTAGACTTGGTTGAAGATGCGGGTGAATGGATCCATCCCTTTCGCCGGCAGCATAATCAACAGGTTGTCGATCATGTGGTGGGCGTAGTTGCGTTCAATCACCAGCAGGCTGTTGTTGAGGACTTGCAGCAGGTCCACTATAATGGCTGTCACGTCGTCCAAGAAGGCCAATGGATAACGACCCACCCCAACTACCTTACCAGTACGCATGCTCCTGATAATGATGGTACAGGCGTCCTTGTTGATAGCCGAGGACGTATCCACACCAATCAGGAAGTAGTCGTTGTACTCTTTCTTACCCATGTTGATGAGTTCTTGCTGGGTGCAGAAGAAGTCCATGAACAACCCGCTTTCCTTGTACTCCTTACTCCAGACCACCGCGCTCTTACAGTTGTTGATTGCTTCCCGCGTTACGTCATCAAACAGACGGTTCTCACCATCTTCCACCCACATCAACAACAAGTCGATCTTGGCCTTAGCAAGGCTGAGGTTGAGGGAGTCGATTGTCTCCTTCACCCAATCCTTGTCTTTGCCCAACTGCATGTAGTTGTAAACCATGGCAATCGATGGACTGGTGGTAGACTTCGGCGAAGCACGCAGCAGACGTTCACGCAGATGACTCTCACTGAAGGAGTCAAAGAACTTCTCACGCCATTCAGTCGAGGACATCAGCTTCTCGAACATGAACTCGCCACTTGGGTGCAACGTTGTGTTCGGAGTCGTAATGAAACTGATTCCGTACGGTTTACCCTGTGTCCTGGCGTTGGCCATCGCGGTCAGTGCAGAAGGTGCACATCCGTTGATGATCTCTTCGATGAAACTAATGTAAGCCGGTTCGTCGTAGGTTGTCGTTTCAACGGTAAGACCCCGTCCCAAGTCACCTGCTGCATCACGACCCATCTGAGGAACGTTAATGTTGAGCGTGTTGACATACTCATCACCAAAGGCCTTGTAGTTGAGGTAGTTACCTGAGTCCTTGTCTCGCCAGGTGGGGTTCACCAAGTAAGACGGCATACAGGTGCGGATCTTCTTGATGGCGTCAATGAACTGAGCCCGGTTATCCGACTTCAACGTAATGAGGTGAGACTTGTACCCTCGACCGTTGATGTAGGTCAGCCAGAAGTTGATGACCTGAACAGACACCGTGTTGTGCGTGACAATGAAGTCATCGGTGATGTACAGGTGTTCCTGGTTGTCCACTTCGATACAACTGGCCTCGTCGTCGCCACAGTACTCGATCTTGTCGACCCAGAGCCGGTTGTCCACTTCCGGACGCTTCTCTTTACGGAAACGGAAGTACTCCATCTCCTTAGGCAGCGTGACCGTCAGGGTTTCCTTCTCTGGCTTGGCAGTGCCACCCAATCCCCTCACCAGGTAAGCCAACTGAGACGCTATAAGCGCGTTAGGCGCCTTTAAGGTCAAAGTCTTACCGATCTTCAGTCCTTCATCGAAAAACGCGTGTAGCAGCTTCAGGCGATCTTCCTGAGCCCCTTCAAGGTAGGACGATGGAAGCCCGACGTTTAAATCGAAGTCAAAAGGTTTTCCATCCCGACGTTTAATGATTCGGAACTTCTTGTCCTTGTCCATGGCCAGCGTCTGAGGAACCACAGACTCCAAGTAAGCGACTTGCTCCTTACTCAGGTTACGACCCCGCAACACACCATCGGTTAACTCAGAGTTGATCATGCAACCGATGAGGTAAGGGTCCAAGGTAAGACGTTGCGGTTTACCCTTCTCCGAACGAATCAACGGAAGCTCGAACGCATGCCCCTTCGCCATGGCGGTAAGCAGATCCGCTGTGGTGTAGTCGTCCGTAATACCCCGACGGCTCGCAGTACCCCGGGAAAAGTCCTTCAGGGTCCACAAGTGCTCAGCACCCACATCGGTGGAACGACCGTCGCTCATGGTCACCCGGTAAAGACGCAACTTGCCCTGAGGGTGGATGCCAATCACGTTGGTGGTCTTACCAAAGCGGTCGATCAGCACATCACCAGTACGCAGGTCACCGATCTTCTTCCACGTATCAGCAGGGGTGATGTTACCCTGCTTCTCAACCTTGACTCGAACCTTGCTCGAGTTACGCTGCATCTTGCCTTGTTGGCGAGGCATGATCATGTACGTGGTGATGTGGTTGAGGTAGTTCCAGATGAAACTGATGTTACCCCGGTTCGCCATGAAGTTCTGATCAGGCTTTAACCGACAGACCTCACGCAGGAAGTACCAGAAGTTAGTCCGGCACTCTTCGGCGATCATCAACTTCTGTTCGTTGGTGAGATCGTCAGCGTAAGGATCCACACCCTGCAACATGCGGTTGTTCAGCTGCAACAGGAAGTAGTAGTTCTTAATACCTTGTTGACGGAAGACTTCGGCGGTACGAATAAAGCTCGCATTACCGGTCTTCAAATCAGGTGCAGCTTTGTAACGGTAGAAGTCTTTCAGGAAGCGCACGGTCTTGATGCTGTGCAGGCTGTCTTCCTCGAAGTGAGCCATCAAGGTCTCTTCTTCGGTGCGTGCATCGGAGTCCACACGGTTCTGCCGGTCGTCAATCAACTTCTTGGGTAGGTTCTGCGCACCCAAGTATGTTACCAGCTTCTTTGCAAACTCCAATGTCTTTTCATAAGCTTCAGACATAGGGACCTCGTTAAAAATAGAGATGGCGTACAGAAAAGAAAGCAGGCCAGAGGTGTTACCCCCTGGCCTGTTTAGAACGGTATTACTTACACGGCAGCCGGAGCTTCTTTCAGACGCTCATGCGACGAGACGGCGCGTGCGTCATAGATCATGACCTCACGGGATTCGCCGTCTTGCAGAATGATCTCTTCGACCACAACGCCACCGTTGGTGACAACTACAACTACTTCTTTGTCGCGCGCACAGTGTGCCGAGACTTTAACGCTAGAAGTCATGGGGCTTCTCCTGATTGATGTATAACATCAAACGAAGAGTTCAACCACCAAACCAGTCAGACCCAGCTGCAACTCGGCGCCCGAAGCCGCTTTGTTGATCCAGCTGATGAACCAGGTCTTGCCTTTCTGGAGCTGGATGTTGATCGGGTTCTCTTTGTTGTAGTCGCCCACCGCAAAGCGCCACTTCCGACCGGTATCGTCCATGAGGTCGAAGTGAGTCGGGGTAGGAGCCTTGTCCTCGTTGCGAGGGGAGTAAGCAGGTTTGATCGACCAGTACAGCTCATCCAGCCAATCCACCAAGTCACGCTGCCCTTGCGACACATCGAAGGTGGTGTTGACACCGTTGTTCTTGACAACAATGCTCTTGCCACCGAACGCCGGCATGTCGTTCGAGAAGTTGACGTCCCAACGCTTGCCTGGACCGTTGACGTTTTTGTACAACGTGATCCCGGTGTGTTGAATGAAGACCACACTCTCGTAGATGTTCGACACATCGCGGAGGTTGAGGTTGAAGATCATCGACTGAGACACGCCGTACGAAGTCGGACGGAATGGCGGGCTCTGATCGTTCAACGTTACCAGATCGGTAACATCGGTCCGGGTCTTGCGGTCCAGATCGAACAGCCAGTGCTTCAGGACATAACCAGCGGTTGCCGTGTCCCACTGCGGGTAGCTGTAGATCTTCGGCGAGTAAGCACCGATTGCGTCACCCGATTGCAGCATGTAACTGTGGGTGGCGTGTTTCGGGCTACCTGGCTTGGCGATGTAATGTTGCTCATCGTCGGCCAAGGTGTAGATCAGCGAGATCTCAGTGGACTGACCAGGCCAGGTTGGACGGTGTTCCTGCAACCCATACAGGTTGAACTTGGTACCGTTCACCGGCCAGATCTGAGTCGAGCCATCCGAGTAGTACACTGCCGCACGCAGTTCCACCGCCAACAGCTGGATGTTCATTGGAACAATGAGACGATCCGGGTCGCTGGTGTTGGTGAACCATGGCGAGATCAGTTTGACCTCAGTGACGTACTTGATGCCGATCTGGTGATCACGCATGTAAGCGCAATGCTGAACCATCACAGGCTGCACAGGTGGAATGAACTCACCACCCTCGTCGTAGAACACCAGCGTACAGCGGGTGCCGTCCGGCAGACCTTCTTCGTTCTCGGTGACACTGAACGAACCCGTGGTCATGATCGACTCGTTGGTCCGGTCCACAATCTCGGCCAACTTGGTCGGAACCTTGTTGGTCAGCAGATTGAGGGAGGTGTCGTACTGAGCACTGATGATCTTGCCGTTAGCGCTGGCATCGTTACCGACGAAGAGCTTGGCGTAACCCGCACCCGGACGCATGATCGTGCTATCAACACGAGCCACGTTCGGGCGAACGCTGTAGTCGATGCTGAGCAATGCTTCACCCAACAGTGGACCACCACGCAGACCGAAGATCCAGTCTTGTTCCGTGGTGTTACCTTCGTCGACGTTGGTCAAACGCCAAGGCACCAGCGTGGTCTTCAGGGTTGCCTGCCAGTCCACATGGGAAGCCCGGTAGATGACGCCCTGATCAATATCGAACACCGCCTCGTTTTCTTGAGGGACCACGTACTTGTGAAGATCGTCAATCGGATGTTTGTCCGGATCGAAGATGTTCTCAATGTAGTGGAAGGTACGACGCTCCCCGGTGTTTTGTGGGGTAATGGCCGTGCCAGGTACCGCCCCTGCTGCCGTCGTATTCGGCTTGCTATCGAACATTGTTGTTTACCTCGAAATGGCCTTCCAGCACACAGACTGAGTTGAGGTAGCTTTCGTTTACCTGATTCAGGAACAAGAGCTCATTAGCGGTTACCGTCAGCTTACCGAAGTTAGCGTACGGCATGATCGCGAAGTAACGGAGATCGAAGTCCAAGTTGATTGGATCATGATCATACCACCACAGGTAAGGACGCACCGTCTCACGAATCGATTGCTCGGTGTAAGCGGTATCGCCAGCAGCCTTAGGCGGCAGAACGATCAACCCATTGAGTAGACCGTTGACGATGGCGTTCATGGTTGGACTGTACAGCCGGTACTTGTCTTGGATGTTCGGAATGACCGGTACACCAGGACCCGTTGGTTGAACAGGATCGATCTCGCCAGCATTGGTTGTAGGCTTGGGCAACCACATGGTCATGTAGTCGCTAACGCGTTGGTCAGTTTCCCGGCTACGGTCGTACAGGGGATAGTTGTAATACGGCTCGACAAACTTAATCGGGCAGTAAACGTGTTTCACCATGTACGGCTTACCGTTGAGGTGGTCCCAGAGATCATCTGGTACTTCTCTTTCGGCGCGAGGAACCTCGTCGGTGGGATATAGGGCTCCATTGATAACCGTACGAGTAACTCGATCACCCCGCAGGTTGTAACGACCAAAACGCCCAATGACACCACCTTCAACAAATCCCAGTTCGGTTTCGAACTTAGGCGTATCCATGTCGCCATGCATCCCATGGGCTCTCACCGTGATCTTCTGCGGACCGTCGACGATGAACTCCTTGTTGATGATGTAGCAGTACTTATCCTTGTACAACCAATCCACGTGGTCGACCAGTGGATGGCCGTTTAACCAGAGGTCCACTTGGGCGAAACTCATCGGGAAGATCAAACCACCTTCCTCGTAGATTTCCGTCAAGGCAAAGGACAGGCTGTGGTCGATGTGATCCAACTCGAACTCGTAAGCCAGGCAGGCCTTGTTGGTCAACACGATTGCACGGTAGTTTACCTTGTCCAGACCTACCCAGTGGATAGTCCCGTCGTTGAACGTGTAGAGAGTAGCGTCGCCGGTTCTATCGACCATCTCGCCTACCAATTCACCGAGGTCAACACTCCACGGTTGTACGTACACCCGGAAGTCGTACTCAGGAGCAACTGTGATGTCGTCCTTCGTGACAGTGTAGTCCATCTTGCGCTGAGCTTTACCCAACACAAACTCGACCAACACACACTGTGGGTTGAACGGGCTGTAGTAAACCTCGTCCGTTCGGTTGTGCACTTCCAACAACTGACCCGCCGCGTCGTATTCCCACGCCGAGAACATCGCTCGGTAAGTAGGAGGAACGATAACACCACGACCCCCTTCAACGAACTCCACCCGCACTGGGGTTTCACTCACCACACGAGTCGCCGCGTTGTAACCCAGCGCCAGCGATGCGTTCTCGCGCTTCACTGCCGGGTATTGGCTGCGAGTCAGGCTCATCACCGTCCCGCTTTCCAAGCCATCGGCCGTCCACTCAGGAACCGTAGCCCGGTCACCTGTCATTGCCCGCACAATCCCCACATCATCAAAACGATACAGGTACTTAATGCGTTGGTGTTCGTTCGGCCACTGGTATTCCCAGTCGGTCTTACGCACCAGCACCATGATCTTGTTCTTCGACACGTCGGACAAGTTGGCGTGGTAGTTGCTCGCATTACGAATGGCTTCATCCGCAATCGCCACATCCACATGGGTCAACTGACGAAGAGTCGTTTCGTTGTTCCGATGGATGTACAAGCCGTACTTCTTCGGACCGGTAACGTAGAAGTCGTTATCGTCGAAGTAACGCAAGGTGTAATCACCTTTCCGCTTAGGCGGGTGCAGGATCATCTTGCGTTTGTTGTCCAGCGAAGACCAGAAGTCTTTCAAAGCACTGTAGTTGTAGCGTTCAACCCGAATAACTGTTGGGTCGTGCCAGAACTCCACCACGTCCCCCGCTTGAAGCCCCTGTAGTGCGTTAGGAGCCCCATCGAAGAACACACCGTTGTGCATCACACCAGTGAACCCAGGCTTGCCCTTAAACAGGCTGTAGCGAGCTGTGAAGACCGCGAGTTCCGCAGTGCTTTCATAGGTCATGGTTTCGTAGGTGTACGGGTTGTGGTCATCCGAGATTGCCAGATCACCAAAGTCAACCGGAATGCTTGGGGTGAAACAACGGAAGAAGAACTCGTCCACTTTAGGAACCGGGAAGTTCTTCATTTTCTGCAAAGCGATCAACACCAGCCCATCGTAGGTAATCATCACCCAGCAATGCGAACGGCTGTATTGGAAACCCTTGGTGTTGTACAGATCGAGCTGCATGCCGCGAACCTTGCACAACGCCCCGAGGTTAACCCAACGGTCGAGTGGGTTGCGGTACAGCACGTTGTTGCGGAAGTTCCAGAACCCAGGATGCAAACCCCCGGCACTGAAGATGTGGAAGAAGGTATTGACCTTAGGCAACGCCCGCCACTTCCCCATGTAGTTGTAGTTCATGGAGGCACCGTAGTCGTCGGTTACCCGAACCAGCTTGACTTGGTACTGGTGGTTCTCTTCCGGGTTACCCCACAAGTTTGCTTCCACGTACTGAACAACCGGGTTATTACTGTCGTAAACGGTCGTCGTCATAATCCTTACCCATTGAGGTCGTAAGTGTATTCGATGTTGTTCTTGAAGGAGTCCAACGTGTTCTTGTTGTACTTCGGATCCATGGCAATGGCCAGAGGGCTCTTGCTCCAGGCGTTGAAGGTCGCGGCGCCGTAGACGATGGCGGTAAACAGGCAAGGGGCTTCAACCGAAGCAGCAATCACCTTTGGACCCAGTGCAGCGAAACCGATCGAACCGCACAGAGCAATCATGCTCTTCAGATCCAGCACCTTCAACTTGAACAGGATCGGGTTGCTACGGATAGCCGCGATCAAGTCAGACAGGGTGGTCATGCGTGGCAGTTCTTCGATCACACCGAGGATGTAATTCTTCTCGGTACCGTAGATGCTGCGAATTACGTTCAACGCGATGAAGGTCACGTCTTCGGCTGGGTTTTCCTGGAGGGTCAGGAAGAAGTACGCCAACAACACCTTGAGGGTCAGCGCTTCGTTCTTTTCCAAACCAGCACCCGACACCATCTTCGAACTCAGTGCTTCAGCGAACGCTTTGGTCGCGAGCAGTCGGCAGTTCTTCAGAGGGGTCATGTAGTTCTCGGAAACGTCCTGTTGCAGGAACGCTGCCAGACGAGTAACGGTGATCTCGTTGGGGTGAGTCACTTGGTTACTTTTGTTGCGATACGGACGCTCGTCGTAGACAGTGATCATCTCGCGAGTGTGACTTTGCATGGTGATCGGGAATGCGAAGATATCAACCCGTAGCTCAGTCTCGTTGGTCAGACAGAACACGTTCTTCTTCTTGGTCGGCGTCAGGTTTCGCGAAAGGTGCAGGGTCTTGATGGTGTTCGCGACGTCGTCTGTAGCGCGGTATGGCTGCCCGACCGTAGTGTCATAAGCATTAATAAGCATGGGGTGTCCTCGAAAATAACATGTTATGTGCCAGATGTATACGCACTGTACGGCCCTATAGTGGGTTGCATACGATTGCTCCAGTACACTTACGAGGTTCTCCATGACCATCTTTAACAAAATTGTTCCGGGGAAAGTTGTCAACCGGGGGATTAAGGATAACTCCGTCCCCGACTATGTCGTCAACTATCCTGTCTACCCGCTGCACGCGCCGGTCATCTCGATTGTCACTCCGAAAGGTGAACTGGCAAGCGAGAAAGGCACGCAGTGGATCTCTGTCAGCGACTTCACCGCGATGTTCGGCGATGTGATGGACTACAAGACTCCGTACTACAACCCAACGTCTTTGCTGATCCAGCAATTGACTCGTGGTGGTCAGTCGGTGATCGGTATCCGTCGTCTGTCGGCGAACAACGAAGTGTCCCGCGTGGCCTTCTCCGCTTTCGTTCAACAGGTCCAAGTGCAGGATTACCAGCGTGACCTCGCCGGTAATTTCAAGCGCGACCCTGATACCGGTTTGAAAATTCCGAATGTCGGTGTCACCTACCCTGGCCTGAAAGTTGTCATCCGTCCGGACGACACTGCCAAAGCTAAAGGCTACGGCAAGTTGGTTCACCGCGTGATCCCGGGTACCCCTGCTGACGGTCAGACTCCTGCTGTTCCAGAAACCCTGGTTTACCCGCTGTTCGAGTTGGCTGCTGGTGTGGGCGATGCCTACAACGCCGGTGGTATCAACATGGGTATCAACAACAATACCCTGAACTGGCGTTCGATCTCCGCCTTCGTTAAATCGACTGGCGTGTTCCCGTTCGACCTGCGTATGTTCACCGACTCGGCCACCGGTGTTCGCACCTACGCCAAGACCACTGACCGGAAAGAGACAGCAACCTTCACGCTGTTCCCAACCGAAGCTGGTGGTGAGCAGTTCAGCGTTAAGCGCGCTGTCGGTGCCTTCACCGGTACCAACGTCAACCGCAAGATCGTCCCGATCCCTCAGCCGTTCAAAGACGCCCACGTCTACGCGGATGACATCGACACGCTTTGCCAACTGATGTACATGGTTGAGAAAGACGTGAACGAAAGCCTGGTTGAAGTGGGTGCTCGTCCATACCAGCAGATGAACCCGTTCACCGCTACCAACCACGTTGGTGCTCCGTACTTCGCCATCCAGACCGACGACGCCACTCTGTGGGATCTCAGCGGTGCTGTGAAAGCGGCTTACGGCGTGAACCCGTTCTACCTGGCCAACGGCGACATGCCTGCTGGCGTGACCCCAGTTGTTCCGAACGACCCGTTCGGTCTGCTGGCCGACACCAAGTTCCCAATGACCACTGGTCAGGCATGGGAAGTGACCAACAGCTTGATGGCTGCGGATCTGACGACTTACGTCAACGGTTCCGAGATCAAGAACTACACCCGTAACCGCCAGTCGGTTTTCTGGGACGTTGGTTACACCAAAGAAGTTAAAGACATCGCTGCTCAGTTGCTCGGTCAGCGTAAAGACGTCTTCTTCTTCGGTGACGCAACTGTTTGGGAACCAGGCACCCCGAACGACCTGGGTACTGTCTACTCCCGCATGGCATCGCTCGTGGCTTCGCTGCGCCTGACGCCGGAATCGGAACAGTGGGGTACTCCGACTGTGCGTGCGTCGATCAACCTGATCGAAGCGAAACTGATCAACGAAGTGACCGGTGGCTACTTCTCCGGCAACCTCGACCTGGCTTACGCGTTCGCGCTGTTCGCCGGCAACAACAGCGGTATCATCACTGCTTCGGCTTCGCCGGACCACGGTGACAACCGTATCCTCCGCACCATGCACTCTCCGAACATCGAGTTCGAAGAAGACGACGTGGCCAACGACAACTTCGAGAACGGCGCGATCACTCTGCGTCCGTACGACGTTGAACAACTGTATCGCCCAGCTCTGATCACCGTTTTCAACAACGTTGACTCCGTGCTGAAAGATGCGGTGACCGCGTTCCTCTGCGTGTGCATGGAGAAGATCCTGCAAGACGAATGGAACACCGTCTGCGGTGACACCTCGATCTCGGCCGCCAGCTACGCTGCGCTCGTGAAAGACGGTGCCGAACGTAAGTGCCGTGACCGCCTTGGCGGGCTGGTGAAGAACATCACCGTTCTGACTTCCTACGACGAAACCCGTCCTGGTGGTCGTGCTGTGATGAACGCCATCGTGAATGGCTACTTCAACAAGGGCAAGTACATGATGAACCTGGATCTGTTCGCCTACAACGAACAAGATGCAGCCACTGCTTAAGGAGTAATTCATGGCTACCACCCCAATTCCGGGCACCTCCGCTGGCGGTTCTTCGCCGGCAACGAACTACCCGCACCGCGACGCGAACACACTGCTGCCAGAGAGTGATGCCTTCGTCCAGGCGCTGGACCTCGCCAAACGTCCTGTCATCAACGCCGAATCCGGTGGCATGTACGGTTGGGCAGGTAACGTCTTCGAGTACATCAGTGCTCAGCCTCACGTTTCGCAACAGAGCTGGTGCATCATGCTCAGCACGCCGATGATGTTCTCCCGCCTCCCAGGTGGCGATCGTCTGCACGCACTGTGCAAAGCGTTCTTCGAGAACCGCTCGCAGTCCTTCGAAGGTCTGCAAGATCGTACCGAACACGCCTTCGGGCGTATGGAATGGACTGGCCACGTCATGTCCATCCCTACCGGCGCGACTCGTACCCTGGGTAGCGTGACTCATACCGTGATCGACGTAGAAGGTGAATCTTTCACCAAGCTGCTGAAGATCTGGGGTCAGTGGGGCGTGATGGATCCAGAAATCATGAACGCCAAACTCGTGATCCTCGACGAGCCAGGTGACATGCTGCTGGACGAAGTGTCGGCTGCGGCTTGCTACTTCGAACCAACTCGCAACATGCGTGACATTGCTCACGCCGCGATCGTTGTTGGTATGATGCCTAACGGCACTGTGCCAATCGAGTTGAAGCGCAACAAGGCCGAAGAGAACACCATCCGCACCATTCAGATGGAGTTCACCGGTGTTGTTGAATTCGACACCCTGGCAGTGAAGCAAATCGCTCGCGAAATGCTGGCACTCCTGCCGCTGTACAACCCGGACGCTATCGACGCGCCTGAGGGCTTCAAGTCTCGCACCTCGACTCTGGAAGCGCTGACCAACGCCGGTACCATCGAGCGTATGACCACGCAGAAAGAATCCGTGAGCGAAACTGCTTCTGGCCAGTACATGGGCTAAGTAGCGAAAGCGGAATAGACCCCTACCCCACGCCCCTTATGGAGGCGTGGGGTAGGGGGTATTTCTGCGCTCTTATAAAGCATTAAGGTCGTTTGTCCCTTCTACGGTCTTCCGTATACAACACGCCTCGAATGCACGTAAGGGCGTAGTTATTCATCAGCACCACCTGCCTGAAGACTTCCAGGTCTTTTGAGTGGGACTTGTTCTTGCCGTCAGTCGGGTTGGCCCGCATGATAAACTTGTAAACCTGTTGGTCAGTGTACCAGCCTGGGAAGACGATCTCCCAACCATCCGCTTTTCGCAGTATGTTGGGATACTCCAGACTCCAATCCCTGGTAATTCTGACGCAACCCGCGTAGATACCCAACTTGTAGGTAAACACCATACCGTTGACGGTTCTCTCGACGTGGTAGGAGAACGCTCGACTTTCCATCACTCGTTGGATAACCAGAATGATTAGCACCGCATAGATAATCAACAGTGCAAAGTTAACTCCGATATCGTACGTAGTTTTGGACATATTGGGCCTCCTAAGCGAATATGTGCTTAGCGTTTTGGTTAATGAGGTTCTTGATGAGTTCTTGGTTTTCAGCTATGACGTTGAACTTATGAATTTCCTCTCGATACACCTCCTTAGCAACTTGGGATACTGCATTCCAGATGCTTCCTTTATAGCCGTAACGGCCGGTGAATTTAGCTGCTAATGAGTTCACCCACTCTTCAAGATCAATGGGGTCGTCATTATCAACCGCGCTTGGGTCTTTGTTCGCTTTGACAAAGACGGTTACCAGCTTGGCTGGATTCGGATACACGACATCGACAAGGGTCCTGACGTTGTGCACAAGAATGGTAATACGAGTACGGTCCGACAACTTCATGCTGTGCGGGTATACCGGTCGACAGCTACGACTGATGAACCGCTCGTCAACGGCATTAAAGAACCCGGGTGCGTGTTGCTTTAAGAACGGGTAGGTTAAGCCAGGCGAAACTTCATAGGGGAACTCAGCGGAGTAAGCGTGTCCGGTTTCCATCAGGAAAACAATGGCATACGCGATGGATAGCTCGTCCTGAGTCAAGTCCTGTCGGCTCGAAAGCTGCCGAGTAAGCCTTATAGCATTGAGCAAAAACACATGGTCATAGTCGCCCATTTGAACTTGTCGCAGGTGCTGAAACGCCGCAATAACAAAGTTCATCGGAAGGTAAGGTCCGGTTATGGATAACAGTTCCGAGAAGGTCTCGAAGTCCTTTCGATCACTACTGGTCAGGGGCATAGTAAATCTCCCACAAAAAAATAAGAGAAGAAGGGGAGGGGCGAAACCGCCCCACCTCTTAATCAACTTCGGTCATATTTTCAAACAGTTCGTAGTCGTCAAACTTTGAACGCATCGACTTGGGGTCGCAGTTCTCGTAAGACTTCTCAACACCACCAGACATGATTTGCAGGTAACCGGTTTTCGATCCCTGCTTGTCCATGAAGCCAATGTTGTAGAACTTATCTCCGTCCGTAACATACATCTCACGGCTCAGAGAACCTTCTTCCTTGGACATCCGACCGGAGGTGCCGAGGTTGTTGGAACGTTTCATGATGGTCACATCCGGTATATCCAGATTCTGGCCGTAGCTGAATGTGAACACATCAGTACCTGGGTTGTGCTCGACCAACACATGTTCCCCTTTAGGCAGGTCACATACGAAGACCACTTCATTACTTGCTGCGTGTGCGGTACCCAGCATCAACGACACCAGTACGAACAGACCTGTTACATATTTCATGCGTTAACTCCTTGTGGGATGCGTAGATCCTTTCTTATTTGAAAGGTGGTTTTATTTACGAACTGTTGGAATTCCGGAATGCCTTCTTGTGCCACGCGAGCTGCGAGTGCATCAGCAAACAGAACGAAAGCCTTCAGGATATCGCTATCCCGAAACCACGCGTTGTCGAAGATGAGGAACTGATTCACCACAGGGCAAATAGTTCCAACCGTCTTGTCACCGCGGTGGATCAGAATGGTTGGAACCGCCGTTGTGAAACTCCAACCCTCGTGTTTAAAACTTACACTGAACCCACGTTTAGCTTGGGTGTTTACTTCCGTTGCCAAGGACATCAGGCAAGCGTGATGTGGTGCGAACATAAGGCCTCCTTATCAAGCGGCGAGTTTACCGTTGAAGTCCATGCCAAAATTGAATGCCTTCTTGTGCATAAAGAAGTCACCAGTCAGTTTCTTTACCGAACCAAATGTACGTTCCGACGGGGTGATGTAAACAGCACCGGTCCGCCAGAAGCCATCGGGGTCTTGACGCGGGATAACAAAGCCAACAGCCTTGCCACCTTTAACAAACACATACAGCTCGTGGAAGTGACGGATCCAAGAGCTGACGTCGCCTAACCAACGATCCTGTTTGGATTCGTCAATCAGCCATTTGTCAGCTTCTTCGCCACGCCTAATGAAGCCAACTTCAGTCTTGTATTCCATGATTAATCTCCTGATTAGTTAAACTGCCTTTGATCCCAAAGGCATTTGTATTGCTTACTAACCGGGTAATATAGGTCTGAGATCGAATGTAAGTTAAATTCCGACAAAACAAATAAACCGTGTAATAACCTCCTACCCGTAATGGGTAGGAGGTTATACGGCTTACTTAGTAGTGCGCGGTTGATTGGTGAGGAGGGCGATGCGCGTTACTGAACAGTTCCGCCTCTTCAGCCTTTTCCATTGCACGAGTCTTCACCCGACGATGGACAGCCATCACACGTTCCAGCCGGGCCATGTGGTTGCCGATGTTGTGCGAAGAGTTGTGCTGGCTTACTACCCGAGTCAGCACTTCCAACGTTACCAGATCACCGGCCGCAGCACCGATGAAGAAGTCGAGGGATTCCGGTGCGATCACATCGAGACTGAATGGACCGTGACCCAGCGGATACATCTCAGTGACGGCCACAACACCTACGCGCGTACCGACCATGATGATGCGACGCCCATCCTCGGCCTGCGACTTACACACTTCACCGATCTCCATCGGGTGATGGATGATGGCGAAGATGTATTTATCACCTTCGTCTTCCACAACCCAGTCTTCACTGAATGGAGTGAAGTCCAGAATCTTGGTGAGGGTGTTAGTGAATGCATCTTGCAGCTGGCGTTCGTTGAAAGCTTGTTGCTGTACTGCGGTCAAATCGTTCATGCCGTCAAATCCTGTACAAGAGTGTAAGAGTGTTAGGGAGGATTAGAACTTTACAACATTGGTCAGTTGACCGCTGCTGAATGGGAAACCTGCTTGCTCGGCGTTGTATTGCTCAACGCCGTCTTCTACTGGAGCACCGTGCAGCTCGATGGTGCCGCCTACCGAATTGGTAGACAGGTGAACACCACCACGGGTATCCATGTAAACCGAGTTCAAGCAGAAGTAACGCGCATCGATCAGGGCAACAACAGTTTGCTTGTCGCCTTTCTCGATGGTGGCCAGACCCCACAGCTGCATGGTCTTGCCGGCGCCGTGGTCATCGGCGACCAAACCATTAACAGCTTCAGCCGCCGCATAGATCAACGCATTACCTACTTTCAGGTTAGGGTTGGTAGCAACAGATACAACAGCAACGTTTGCATTAGTCATGATTCAATTCCTTGTATTTCAGGGTAGGTAGTTTGTTATCAGTTTGTAGCGTCGTCTAACGCTTTGGTCAGACGTTCGATCACTTTGTTAACATCGGCGGTTTCGTAGATAACGAATAGCCCGCCCGGAGCGATGTCGCTATCAGCCCATGGATTGTCCGTTTCGAGGGGAAAGGAATTTCCAGTGATACCCATGTCGATATCGAACAGTTCCTCATGCCCAGCGCCAGATGCATCGGAAAGATGCTGGACCGTGGCACCAGGACCCTTGATAAGCATTTCGTACAGACCCAGTGGATACCGGGTAAACACTGTGCCCTCTGGGAGGGATTGCAGTACATCCATACCAACTACTTTCATGTTCGGTTCCTTGTTAGCGGGAAGTCAATGCGTTGCTAATACCGTTAGAGATGTATTGCGAACTCGTCCCGGCGTCAGTACCGGAGCAAGCTGCACAAATCCCAACGATAGCAATAACGAGACCGATGAGTGTAAGTGCTTTCATTTGCATGCTCCTAAAAGTTATTTGTATTACTTACTGAAATGGTAATATAGACTTGAAACTTAATGTAAGTTAAAAAGAAAGAAAGCAAACATAACCCTATCCCCAGCACCCGAAGGCACTGGGGATAGTAACGGGTTACTTCTTGGGTACAGACAAGTCCATGCCGAACTCGAAATGCTTCGGTGGTTCAGCAGGCTTGATGATACCCTGAGACTTGCTCAGGTAAGACGGGCGTTCTGGAGGAACAGTCTCATGGCGACGACCGAGTCCTTCCAACAGTTTAGGATCAATAACAACGTCGTTGCTCATGACACTTCTCCTGGTTACGGAAACACTTTCTTGCGGAAGTCGCTGCCGATCTTCAGCTCATTAACTTCCCTAACGATGATTTGGCCACCTTCAGGATACAGCATGAGATGAGGAACATTAGCAGCATACTTGTTGTAGCCATACTGGAAGTCCTCGCGTTGGCTGGCGGCTATAAAGCAGGAAGCAGTGATCCCGGTGTTTTTACTGATTTGGATTTTCAACCGGGTCCGGGATCGACCTGCCTCACCAGCTTTTAATGTTTCGCCGGCAATCAGGTTCTCCCACTTCCTCAGGAGAGCTGGGTCATCGTCCACCCAATTATGCTCTTCACTGAACTCATCCAACAGCTTGGTCTTCATCAAGCTTTCAACGACGTGGAAACGGATACCGTCATCCAGTTCATTGACATCAATGATGTGCTCGTAAATGCGGTGACCGGAATACCAGAAGGGATGACCCTTGCTGAAAACCTCCGGCATGATCTTCGACGGAATCGGATCAAAGAAGAAGGAGATGTGGTCCATGTAATCTTCGGATACTTTAACGCCCTCCAAAGGTTTAGACCCAGAAGCGCGTCGAGTTAGGAGGACGTCGTACTGGGCGTCGGAATAGTGATACAGTTTCATGGTGTACTTGCTCGAATTAGGTTGTCGGTCGTGGGATCATGAGGTTCTTGATCTTCATCAGGGTAGGGAGCATTTGCGCGAACACTTGATCACGCGGTTGGTTGGCGTCGACTACAAGGTAAGACTCGGGTTTCGCCTTCGCTTGGTCCAGGTAGGCCTCACGAGCGCGCTCATAGAACGGAAGCCCGAGCTTGTCGTACTTGTTCACCTCGTCGCGATCTTCGCTCTGCATGCGCTCTAGGAAGGTCTCAGGAGGACCGTCCATCAACAGCGTCATATCAGGGTACATGCCGATCGCCAACTCGTGAATACCACGCAGGGTCTTTTGATCAACACCCATGCCAGCGCCTTGATAAGCGATAGTGGTGTCGAAGAAGCGGTCACACAGAACAACCTTACCTGCTTCCAATGCGGGACGTATCTTCAAAGCGACATGCTGAGCACGAGCAGCGTTAAACAACAGCATCGCTGCAACAGGATCAACATCTTCCTGAACACCTTCAAAGCCGTGACGCAGACCTAGGCGGATGAATTCAGCCAGATCAGTGCCACCGGGCTCACGGGTAACAACGTGCGGTACTTTTGCTTCATCAAACCAGCGACTGATGCGAGTCACCGTGCCAGACTTACCAGCGCCATCAATCCCATCAACTACAAGTAGCAGGCCCTTCATGCTCTTTCCTCTTTGCTTCGCGGAGTTCTTCTTTTGTCGGCAATTTCGCCATCAATTGAGCCGACCTAATAAGATCGCTGACTCGGTTAGTAATGTCGTTTTTGATAGCGCTTACGTCACGAGGACGAATGAGAGTACGACCTTTACAGAAGAAGGGAGCTACAAGGTTCAGTATTTCACGAGTATGAGGTGTATCTTCGAGCTCAACATCCTGAGGAAGGAGAGTACCAGAACAGTAACGGCCCAGCCAGCTGGCCTCTTCAATGTTGAAAACGTATTCCCTCTGCGAAGGAATGCCCGCCGCTTTCCACTCATCCACCTTGTGTTCAAAAGGAACGTGGGTGACAGTTAGGTTAGACCAGTTGATATACCCCGTGCCGTTAGGAATGAGGAGTGGTTTCACTTCATCAATGATCGAGTCGTAAATCACACTCTTTGGCATGTCCCACAGCGGAGCACGGAATTCAATCCCGATGTTGTCAGCGTTGCTCAGAGGACCGATGATCTTAGGCAACTTCAACAGCTGCTGGTATTCATCTTCCGTGAAGTCGACTTCGTTAAACGAGGTTTCCGCAGCGTCCTGTTTAATCCAACCGATCCAGCACGACGGAATGCTGGTGTCCATGTATTCCCGACGGATCATCAGCATACCCAAGACAGCGGCGAACTGTTGAGTCACGTCAAAGGTGACCACTGACCTGAACTTGTCCTGACGTGTTGGGAAAGGACAAACTGGCATGTGCATGATGTCATTGATCTTACCCTTGAACCTCTGTTTGGCTCTGGGTAGATACTCCTGGTCATCAAAGATCTTTTCATTGAACACCTTGATGATCTTCTCCATGGCAAGAATCTCACCAATACGGGTGTCCAGACTGTTATTCACGTTGATCATGCAGATGTTGACCTTGAATCCCCGTTCCAACGCCATCTGCAACAAGTAGACCGATTCGACCCCGCCACTGAATGCAATATTGACTGTTGTCATTTCTTCATGATCTCCACTACCTTGTCCTGCATGATGTCAAAGCCCCCTGACACCATAATCGAAAGAATGATTACAACGAATATTAACGAACTCCATTCAAGGAGCAGCCAACGAAATTTAGGTGGCTTGTAGCCAGGCGGTTTATTAATCACGTCCATCCCCAATCAAAAATAACCCCCTCCCCACCGAAGCAGGGAGGGAATTGAACAACAGTTACGCAGTAGCTTCGGCTGGAGCGCCCTGTGTGGACATCAACAGCTTGTGGAAGGTGTTCAGGATGTAGGCTTCCAGCGCCTTGGCCTGATCCACGATCATCTTCGACCATGGCTCGAACGGCACTTCAGGATCGTTGAACATGGCGTTGTTTTGCAGTTCGTCAACCCCAGCCCATGCAACGGCTTCGTTCTGCGGTTCGCGCATTTGGAACGAGGCGACGTCGTTTGGAGCTTCCAGTGCGTAGACCACGCCGAAGTGGATGTTGCCCACGTAACCAGGTTCCGGCTGGCTGTCCATTACGAAACCGACCTTCTGGAAACCAGTAGCGTTGGCCGCACCCAGGAGTGCTTCGGTCATGTCGTGGTTTTCACGGCTGGCCAGTTCGACTTCTTCGCCGTATTCGCGGATGTAGGAGTCGTCGATGGTTTCCAGCATGTCGATGGCTTGGGTTGGGATGATCTCGTCGTTGTCTTTGATGACGTGGTACGAAACGTCGTCACCCTCGATGTGACCACCGGCGCCCAGGGACAGCTTGGAGCTCAGCTGACCTTCGTTATTACGCTTGTTGCGTTTGTACACCGCGAACAACAGACGAGGAGCGCCTGGTACCGTGAAGTCAACCCGGTAGGTCAGACCGTAAGCAATACCTTGACGCAGGAGTTCCAGTGCGTGGTTCAGAGCTCGTACAGAGCCCATGACGCCACCGTCCAGTTGACGAAGTGCTTCGTTCAAGGGCTCTTGTTCCATGATCGTGAAAGCGTTATCAGGAGCAACGCGAGCCAGTACGTCCTTGTGAACGCCGTAGGTGAATTCGGAGTTTTTGGCGAGAGCTTTAAGAAACATGAAATATCCTTAATTAACGGGATTGATTAAGTTGTTCGATCTTTGACAGGCCGTAGGTGTGGGCTTCGTCCCAGGACATATTGCGGCTGTAGCGCATATGGATAACATACCCCAGTGAGAGCTTACCGTCAGAGGTCTGTATCTCAAAGGGCACACACTCCCGATCGGCTTGAGAACGGTACTTCCCGTAACCCAATCGCTCAAGAAGAAAAACCCGCTGCACGGTTGCAGAACCCACATCAGGGCCTTCGCCACCAGGCTGTTTACGCTTCCACACCACCCATGGATTATCGACGTAGCCCCTTTGATCGTGACCAAACGGACTAGGTTCATCTTTGTCCGGGATATAATGACCTAGGTCAGCGAGGGTTGACTGCATTGTGTTACCCATGACCAACCTGTCTTCGGTGTCGATGACGTTGGGTACCAACCTCGCATGCTGAGGGTAGATCTGTTCCAGTTCTTGTGCCGATCGCTTGGAGTCAATCACGAACTCTTCAGGCGACATCTCCTGCAACTGGATAAGGCGCTGAAGATACTCAGCGTATTTCTTATCGTCAGCAAAGGTCATGCGAAGCTTCACTTCCAGAGAGCGGACATAATCGTCCTCTGTCAGACTAGCGCGTAGCTTACCAAGCTGTGTTGGTTCACCCTCCCGCAGTTTGCTAAGAGTTGCGCTCAGGCTGATGCGACGCATCATTCGGCTGATCAAGCCACCCTTTCCTTCTGCGAGTTCAAGCAGGTTACCTTTACCATCGTGGAAAAGCTCTGGCTCACCAGTAGGGGGTCTGCGGGCTTCCAGCAAGGTGATGATCTCGGTAAGAATCCCCTCTACAAACTGGGAGTCGTAATTGCTCGCTTCACCGGTCCACACGACAGAACCCGAACGCAGGTGGCAGATACGAGTGAATCCATTACCGCCACCCATCATGCCTGGAAGGATACGGGACAAGTCACCGCCGTTCTCACAGATGGAGATCAGCTGCGTAGTCTTGTCGAAGAATGCGATGTACTTTTTATCGAGTGTAATGTAGGGTAACAAATGACATTCAAACAAACCCAGTTCTTTCAACCGGTTCAACAACTTAGGAATCAGACTTTCCATCTTGGTACTCCTTAACAATCAAAGCTTCGGTGGCCTCTAAGAGCCGTACGAATTTACTCATCCACTCGTCAGTCCGTGGGACCGCCGTCCATGAGCACCCTCTTGGGTAGAACGTGGCGATCTGGACGTACAGGGGTTTACTGGGTTTATCGATATCAAACGTCTTTATCCAGATACTGGCGGTCTTCACATTGAAGTTGAAGTTAACCTTGAAGTCGTCGACATCGTGAATTTCGTATTGCCGCTTAGGAACATCCGTCACACCCGCTTCAGTCAGTCGGGTAAAGATGTTCTCAACATGGATTACGATTGACATAGAACACCAACGAAAAATAAAGAAAGCGGACATAAGGCTAGGGTGTTACCCCTAGCCTTACTTAGCGATGCTTAACCGAACAGCTTAGCTGCCAGTTCGTGGTTGGCCTGGCGCTGGGTATCGAGCCAGCCGGCTTGTTCGCTGCTGTGAACGTAGTCGACGGCAGTGGTAGAGTGCCCGAACAGGAAATCTTCGCCGACTTGTTGACGCAGGTGATGCTGGGTGTTGATGTTGAACGCGCCCATGTTCAGGGTGCCGTCGATGGTGGTCAGCTTGTCGTTATCGGCAAACTGGGTACGGCCGATTTCAGCAGTGGCTTGTTCGGCAACAGCGCTCAGGTCGTTGAAGTAATCGACGTGAGTTTGAATCGATTCGGTAGTGACACCTTCAGGCATTTCCAGTTTCTCTGGATTGAAGGTGACGTGGTTGGTTGCTTTGTCGTAGTCGGCAAATTCAACCATGTTCTTAACAGCCAGGTCCATGACTTCACCGTAAGTTTTATTAACGCTCATAACTAACCTCTTTGTTTTGAATGAAAGGATACAATGATGTAACAAACAAAGGAATGTGTTCACTCCTCCCCAGGTATGAGCCTGCGTTGTCCTAAAAGTAATATAGGTGTGAAATATTCCAGCCCGAGCAACGTCAATTACTCGGGCTGGGCCCGGTGTTACAACAGGTGTGCAGCACCCAGCGATTGGATCGGCGCGGTGTAGTTGTAGGCCGAAGCAATTTGACGGACGCTGAAAGGACGGCTAGCCTTTTCTTGCTTGGCGGCGAACTCGATCAACCACTGCTTGAACTCGCTGGAGTAGTCGATGTCTTTCGGCAGGACTACTTCCAGGCCAGGGTACTGCTGGGAGCAGACTTCGATGGTGGTCGAAGGATCCGGATCATCTTGGTCGATCAGCAGTTCGAACACGCTGGCGTCAGGCGCAGCAGCGGCCGCAGCAGTGGTCAGCTCGTCGTACAGCTTCGAGGTGTCGGCGTGTTCTTGGTTAACCTGAACAACCACGTCGAGGATGTCGAACAGATCCCAGTGGTTCATTGCCACGCCTTCGAACGCTTCGAAGTACTTCATCGCTTGGTAGAGATGAGCGGCGAAGAACTCAGGAGTAAACCCGTCAGTCTTCAGCAGGATGGACAGATCAACCGTTTGGTCGATGTACATGGTGTGAGGCTTTTCAGTCCCCACCGACAGATCGAACTGAGCGGACAGGTAGTCCATCATCAGTTTGGCGCGGGTGTCGACGTCGTCTTCCAATGCGAAAGCGATCAGTGCGTCGTCGAAGCCCAGAAGGCGGCTTGCTACAATCTTGAACAGCTCACGGTTGTTCTTGAACTCGATGGCCGCGATACGGTTGCTGATAGCAACGTTGGTTGGGTTCTCACCCGCCACGGTATCTTTGGTCCAGGCCGTCAGACGGCTACCGGTGGAGATCATGTGCAACTTGACGATCTTGGCGATGTAGATACGGACCGCTTCAGATTTCTGTGGGCTGGTGAACACACCCTGAATGAGGTGACGGTCACGGTCGTTAGCGTCGAAAGAACGATCCCATTCTTCCTGCGAGGTCCGGAACAGCGCCTGAATCACTTTGGAGCCGTTGACCACATCACGCATGTGAAGGATGAACGACTGGTAATCCAGAAAAGGAATCAGGTTGGCTTGTGGAACTGCACTCATTAAAATTCTCCTAGGAATGGTCGTGTTGCTCTGCAATATAAAGGATGCACGGTACATAAAAATAGACAAGGCCGATGGGTTGCCCCACCGACCTTATCCACCCGGGTTTAACCGAAGACGCCCAGCGAGTTGGATTGGATCAACTGGATAGGCTTCTTGACTTGCAAGCGCTTCAGTTGTTCTACCATCTCGCTAACACGGTTGAAGCTTTCCGAACCTTCGAAACGAGCCAGAAGGATTGGGTCCTTCATGTTCTTCTCGCAGGTGAAGATCACTTCGTCGATGGTGGTCGATACTTCCACCATTGGAGCACCCTGCACTTCCTGGATGTAGCTCTCCAGACCGGCGGTGAGGTGTTTGCAAGCGCGCAGTACGCCCTGCTCTACCACAACGTCGTAAGTACTGTGATACTCGACCTCACGCACCATGTCACCCATGCGTTGCGGTTTAGTCACAGAACGGAGGCTCAACGCGAAGTTGATGTCGGGGTTAGCCAACGCATCAGCCGTCCAATCCTTGTAAGGACCGAATGGAGCCAACTCAACTTCGTTGTACACCGGTGCGGAATCGTTACCCGTCATGATCCAGTGGATCTTGCGGATGTGAGCACACACGTTGGCCATCTCGATCGTGCGCAGACGGTTGATCCATTGAAAGACCTCCGTGATCTGCGTACGAACGATTTGACCGTTGATGCGTTCCATGAAGTACTGAGGAGGGTGCCCCAGCTCACAATACACCTGGCCTTCGCTGACGCGACGGTTCAGGTCACTCTCGGGAGCCATGCACTCCTTCAAGTACTGATTGAGGCGATACGAAATGCCGCCGCGGTTTGGGATGTTGAACCCACCCGCGTTCATCCGGGTATACCCGGAACCGTCGCTCATCGGCTTGAGAATGCCACGCTTGCCAGATTCGGCCAGCATGATGTTCCCAAAAGAAATGACCTGACTCATTTTGGAACTCCTTTAATGATCTCTTCGAGATCCGTGACTTTGGTGTCAGGGTTAACGATAGCCGCCAACGTGTTGTCCTGAAGATACCCGCCCAACAGCTTAGAGAAAGTACCGTCAATCAACATTGCACTGTTGTTGAGCCCCACGATCGCAGGAGGTCGACCTTCCAGCATAGCTTTACTGTGCCGATAAGCGACGTCCAAGTTATCAGGGTCCCGGAACTGCAACGAGTTGAACACACGCATGACTTGTGGACTGCTACCGACTTTACCGCCGCACTCATACTGCGCGTAGTCATAGAGGGAAGTCAGGTCATCCTTGTTCATATACCAAGGCTTTTTGGAGTACAGGTTGAACTCCAGGTAGTACTGGTGAGGTTTGTTGGGGTCTTGCAGCACATCGAGGTTTTCAATCAGGGTATCACCCTTCTGGAATTCCAAGATCAAGTACTGCACCCCTTCAATGGCCGCTTCACGGATGCTGAGAGGCACCAGTGTAATGTCCATCAAAGCCAAAAGGGGAGCGTAACACTCCCCCGGAATGACCAGCCCCAGCACAGCCGAAGTCCAGACTGTCTCCCCCACGACCGCCATACCGTTTTCCACAAACCGTTTAGGGATATGGATTTCCATTGGACGGTTAGCAATAACACTGCCGTCCTCCAGAACGGTATAAGCTTTATGGATGCGAGCATCGTCTCTGACTAGGTGGCTGATTTCCATACTGCTTACGCCCCGATGGAGTGCTTAACGATCAGTTTGATCAGGGCTGCGTGCAGACGCTGACGTTTGGCCGCGGTGTCTTCCTGCGTCTCAACAGAAACGTAGGTAGCCTCCACGATGTCAGCAGCCAGGTTGCATTCAACAGCGCGCAGGAACGCAGGCACCAGACCACCGGCCATCAGCGCTTGCAGAACCACACCGTCGTGCTCACCTTCAACAGCCAGCATTTCACCGCTGTTATCGCCACGACGAGCAGCGAGCGCACGAGATACAGCGTAGTACGCCTTCTCGTATTCGTCACCCATCTTGACCGAGAACCACTGGTCGACCATGAACTTGCCATTAACCAGGCTACCGACGCGATCGTTCAACTTCGGGGTTTCCAGCAGGAACTTCAGAGCACGCTCACGCGCAGCCTTGATGAACAGTTGCTTGGCCTTGCTGCTCAGCGAGGTATCGATGGACTTGTAGTAAGCGCCCGCCCATTCCTTCACGAAGTCAGGAGTGGTGAGTGCCGACGCAGGGTTCACGTCAACCTTGTTGAAGCGAGCGAAGGTAACAGCCACCAGCCACTCTTTGAAGCTGATGCCGTGTTCTTCCAGCAATGCCAGCGATTGCGCCGTGTAGAAGATCTGCACGTTGCCGGACATGAACTTGGCGCCTTCGTAGTCCTTGTTCGGGTGGTCGGCCAAACGGATTGGCTCGAGTTCACCGATGGCTACAACGCGGCTCTTGTAAGCAGTCGCGATCTGCTTCAAGCTGATGAGGTAACGGGTCATGCCGTTCCACAGCAGGTTCACGTACTCGCGGTAGTCCGACAGCTTACCGCCCGACAGCCACTTCACTGGGTTCTCGTCGGTAACCATTTTGGTCAGGACGACATACATCTTGAGCAGGCGGTTGATTTCCAGGCTCTTGATGACACCGAAGTTGAAGACGCTGTTCTTCACGCTGAAGATGTTCTGCAACTCGTAGATGTCGGTCACCGAGTTCGCAGCGCGCGACAAGTCGTACTCGTCGTTGCTCAGGATCTCGACCACGTCAGGGTGCGACGTGTTGACGTATTCCTTGATCTCTTCCGAGCTGGCGTAGTTGAACTGAAGACGGTTCAACGCTTCCAACGAGATGTTGGAGAAGTCCAGGGCGCTGTTCTTCACTTCGGTCGGGTAGATCTGCGACTCGAAGAACGGATCGTCAACGTTGACGAAGTTGTAGGTCATACGGCTGAAGCTCAGGTCTTGCAAGCGATCAGACGTATAAAGGAGACCCAACTCAGCAGCCAACGACTTGGCAAATGGAACGCCGAAGTCCTTGATCATGTCGAAGCCACCACGGATCACAGCAGCCAGACGGTCGCTGGTAGCGTCCATGACTTGGCTGTGTGGGGTGATCTCGCCAGTCACACGAACGATCTCGTCGCGGAAACCAGCAGGGGTGTAAGCGGCAGAACCGTAGCTCTGTTCGTTCAGACCGACGACCAGGTTCTTAACGCGGATCGGGGTATCGGAGTTGTGGGCAACCGCGATGGATTCAGCGAGTGCAAGGCTCGAACGACTGATCATTGTTTATCCCCTGTCACAGCAGCGTTGATGGCTTTGCTGATGTGTTCGTCCTGGATGGCAGGAGGCATTGGAGCGATGAACTCCAAACCAACCTTGTTGATAGTGCTCTTCACGAGTTCCACCGTGTTGGCGATAGACACCGTGTCTTGAATGAAAGTTTGCTGGTTCATGGTGAACGACCCTTTACGGAAGAATGGGATTAAGCAGCGGTCAGGACACGATTGACTGTGTCCATCCCTTTGTAATACGTGTCGTACAAGCGAGCGTTGATTTCGCCCACAGTGATCTGCCCGTCCTTGTCGTAGTCGAAGCCAGAGTTCTGACGATAGCCAGTAGCCTCAACGTCCTTACGGAAGATAACGGTATCAGCGGACAACCCAACCGCTTTCGGGTAGAAGATGGTCAGGTAGAAGTCTTCCAGCTGCGTGTAGGTCTTGCCACGCTTCGCCCACATGTCGAAGTAAGCGAACACCCACTTGAGTTGTTCGATCTGTGGCAGAACCCGCAGCGATGCGGTGGTGGTCTTGAGGTCAGCAGCCGCCATGTCGCCGAACTGGATCAAGCCGAAGTACTTGGCCCCTGCACCGTTCTGAATGGTCGGGCTGAACGTACCACCCGTTTCAAAGCACATGCAGGACATCAGCCAGTCCACAGCTTCATCAGGCCAGTTGCGGGCTTTGCAACCCGCGATGACCGCGTCCAGAAACTCCTTCGATACCTTGGTACTCCAGGCTGCCTTATAACGAGGCAAACGGTGTTGTTGGATATAGCCATCGAGTGCTTTACGGACACCCGATTTAGTGCCTTTACCGTAGACACCATCCACCTTACCGTCGTACAGCCCAGCCGCCTTCAGCAGATCCTGAATGCTTACAATGGCTTTCACCGTTGCATCACCTGGAATCGTCGAAGGAGGAATGTTCGGTAGGTCCATGCGTTTGTACGCGGTGAGCAGGGACATCATGGCGAACAGACTGCCGCCTCCCCATGCACCGTCGATACCGGAAGTGTAGAGACCACTTTCCTTCAGCATTACCTGAACGTCTTTGATACCGTTGGAGTTTCTGTAGTTCATGTTACTTACCTCGATAGATGGCGATGGCTTGTTTAGTGACCGCGATGGTGAGTTCGCAACTGACCAGCTTGTTACGGAAACTCAACACCATTCGGTTAAACATACCTTTAAGACTGGTTTTGATCAGAACTTCACGACCATCTTCGGTCATCAGGGGCTTGTGCATGATGCGACCCACTGTGCCTTTCATCTGGTTCGCGATAACGTATTTGTCCGCGTTGGTACTTGGATCCATGGACTCCACCAAGATGGTGACGAACGCTTTACCAGGCGACAGAATCGGCTTGTTAACGTTCAAGCTGTTAGACACAGCTCCCTTTACAACATCGGACCCTTCAATCTCTGCGGTTCTCTTGCGGGCTTTGTCCTGAGAGGTGATGAACTTCTTCACCGTCTCCGACATATCTTCGGGTGCAGAGTTATACACCACGTCGATTTTGATGACCTTGCCGTGATGCTTGGAACGAACTTGCCGGATACCCAGTTTGTTCATTTCCGTGGCGAGACTAACTTCAGCAACATCGCCCACCAAGTGAGCGTCTTCAACGTTGCATAAAATCGAGTCATAGTCAACAGAATCGCCCACTTTAACTTCGAGGCTGATGTTCTGTACCACGTCGATCGCGAAACGCATACCTTTGATGTACGGAGTAACACCTTCCATAGCCAGTTCTTTCGCAATGGCGATGGAGTCTTCGTACACGTCCTGGTCTTCCACCATGGCAATCCGCACCATGCGCCCTGCTTTCCAAGCCACTTGACCTGGGCAGAAAGCGTCTCGAGCAAACCACTGCTCATCCCAACCAATCACATCACCCTTATTAAAGCTATCGCCAACCTTGAGGTCAGTGATCCGGGTATGTCGATGGTATTCACCTGCTGCCTCACCGATAGCCAACCCGAGAGGGTAGACGTCAGTGGTGCCGTCCTTATACGTCACTCTGAGAGCGTCCTCAGTGACTTCTGTGACCTTGCCAGCGTCAGTAGCTACCTTGCTGTACAGATCGGACGTACGGTGCGCTACGACGTTCTCGTAGCCGGTACGGAGGATGTTCGGCGTGTAGTTCATTGCACTGACCGCCTGACTCGCTTGAGTCGAGGTAAAGGTCGAACGTTTCGGGTCATCGTGACCCACGCCGTACTGCAAGTTACCCGTAACCGATACCAAACCCGAGTTGGACGGTTTCTCACCCAGAGCGATGTTACCCCGGAAGTCTTTGATGCTAGGGTCAGAGGTCAGGTAGGTTACGAAGCCTACTTTACCGCTGTCCTTGTTCGCCTCCGAGATCTTGCCCTTGTAAGTGTCCAGCTGCTGACGAGCGCGTTTCACCATGGTGATCTCACTACGACCACCCACACCGCCGAAGGTTACTTCTTCCTGATCCTTCAACTGGTGAATCGGGTTCACCTCTTCCACCAAGTTCACCGAGGTATCGGTAATGATGTTGAGGATAACCGCTTCAGGGTTGATGTCGATGGTGTGCTTGCGCTCTTTGCCTTTGTTCCGGTACATGCGAATGGCTTTCACCAATTCCCGGTACACATGACCCGCAAACCGCTCGTAACCCACGATGCGTTGTTCTTCAATCTCTACTTCATGACGCGAGTAGTCCGTCTCCAGCAACTTCACAGCGTCGATCAGCAGATAGTGGAAGGACGTCGCATAACCCAACTTCGCCAGCTCTTCCTTGGTCACCGGGTCGATGAACAGGTCGAACAGGTTCTTCATTTCCTTGAACTGCTGAGGCTTAACCTTTGGATCGCCCATCAATGGAACCCAGATACCTTTCTCGTTGAGATCGGTGCGACTGAAGTTACTGATGTTGTTCAGCTTCGGCATACCACCGAAGATCAGGCTGGCCAGTTTCTCACGACGGTTGAAGATCAGGTACTCGTCGTTGAAAGCAATAGCGTACTCATCTTCACTGAGCTTAGGACGGGTGCCCATTGGAACAGTGCGAGTGGTCGCCTTGGTAACTTGGATCAGCTTGTCGATACCGAAGTAGTAGCAGAGCACCACACCAATCGGGAAGTGATACCCGCTGATGTTGATGACCGCGTACTCGATAGGCGCCTTGGCCAAAGACACACCGCACAGACCCTCTAGGGTGCCCATCTCGGTGTCGCCGTGGTAAAGGTTACCGTAACTGTCAATCCACAGCGGCTTGCCCGCCTTAACGCCCACCAGGAAGCACTCCTTCTTGGTGTACTTCAAGCGGTAATCAGGATACTTCTCCAGCAACTCGTCAATACGGAAGTCGAGAGTAACGTCGCCAACAGTAATGAACGTGAACTTCTTCGCCAGAATGCTGTAGATCCGTGGGGAGATGTAGTCAGGGTTGTAACCCGAACCTTGGCTGTAAGTCAGGAAGGCAGCCTCACCTTCTTTCTTCATGCCACGGGTACGGATCTGTTTCACCAGCCACAGACCGTAGTCGTCCACCACCTTCTGGCTACGCAGCACCATGAGCTTGCGGTCATAGTAGCTGGTCAGAGCAACCTTGAAAGCGTTGATCTTGCGGATCGGCAGTTCCATGCGTTGCAGTTGCATGTGTTGCTTCACACCGTCAACAGTGAAAGACCCATCCTTCTGCACTTTAGGCAAACGGATCTGGTGGGTACTTTGAGCGCCGTCTACAGGGTGAAGCTGAATGCGCAGTACGTCGTAGGCACCTTCAACACCGGAAATCGATTCGGTCTTGTAGTCAGCTACCGCAACACCGGCGTTCTGCACACCCACTACCATCTTGGCAATGTCTTTGTGCAGGAAGCGCTGAGCGTACTCTTGTTTCAATACAGCGGAGCGGCTACGGAGCATGCTCTCGTCAAGCACGGTGATGAAGTTACCTTCGATCTTGCCGTCCAACGAGTTGATCTCTTCTTGAGAGATGTGCATGTATTCGCCCAGTGTCTGACCGTTCTCCATTTCAATGTGCTGGAAGGCAGTGCCCTTGCGCATGAAGAAGTTTTGTTCAGAGACTGTCAGAACGCCATCACGAGCACGTTCTTCCAAAGCCGCACGGATGCCAGACTCAGGGGTAGGGAACGCATCCTTGTTGGTCGAGATCTCCACCGAAGTGGTTTCAACGTCCAACAGGGAGTCATCTACGTTACTTGTCCAATCCCCAGCAGCTTCATCAGCTGTATGTTCTGCCGCATCTCCTTGCCCTTCCACCAGTGCGCCGTTATGTCCCGCGTCACTGCTGAAAACATCAAGGATGCTACTATCAGCAGAATGATCATCCACAGGCGCATCTTTGCCAGCAGGCGAGGTTGCTTCTCCGTTACCGGATGCTCGTCCTTGCCCTTTCGCAGCTCCCGCCTTTCCTTGAGCCACTGAAGCGTCGTTTTCCGCTCCACCGGATCCGTTGGCTCCTGTTCCATCTTTCTTCTCCTCGTCGGTAATATCCTTTTCACTTACCGAACCACGGGACAAGTTCATCAACGCCAAGTAGAAACGCTTGGTTACGTTGAGACGCTTGGGAGAAACTGCTTCAGTCTTGTCCTTCGTGTTCAGCTCGTCAAGCCAGGACTTGATCGTTTTAACGTTGATGATCAATGCCTTGCTGTTCGAAGTAAAGATGAAGTGCAGGTCGTCTTCCGCCTGAGGGCTCAACTTACCGAACAAACTGTACTCGTACTGTCCCTGTAGGAAAGCCAACAGATCCAGCAACCAGTATGTCCCCTCGGCTTTAGTTACCCGAAGAGATTGGTTACTAGGAACTGGAAGACCTTCTTTAAAGCTTCCGATATACTTTTCATAATCGACCATCAACTCTTTGTAAGAGGGAACGTTGATCGGGAGTTCCATTCGCAGGAACTGTTTACGGGTCTGTGTGCGGGCTGCCTCCTCATTCGCACCCTCAACCAACATGTTCAGCCGGTTGTAATGGATTTCGAAGTTAACGAAGGTCGCTGCACGTTGAGCCCAGGTTTTGTCCGCAATGCCGTAGTTCTTCACAACCAGCACATCGTTTCGGCGATACACCGTGTTGATGTCTTTGGTCCAGTTGTAGTTGTAGTGGCTGGCGCGATACGCTTGAATCGCTTTCTTGATGTCGAACGCCAACACACGACCATGCCCCAACACCGGAGTGAAACGAGGCACGAACTCAACGAACACGTCTTCTGGGAAGTTAGAGATAAACGCTTCCGACACAGAAGGACCGTACTCACTCGCCAGCTTCGGTACAAAGTGCACCAAGGCTTGCTTCGGCATGACAATCTCGCTCACGCCGATAAAGTTGGGCTCTATGAGCTCCTGTTTCTTCCGTTGTACAAACAGCTTGAAAAACTCACTGTACGTAAGAAGCCGCATTGTTACTCCTCAAGACCACTCGTAGCGGCCTTCAACATAAACAGAATCGGTTCGTTGACAGGGTCATAAAGGAAACGACCGCTGCCACTGATGTAGTACTCGCGCTTGCCGAACAGATCCCGAACTTCGGACTTACTGTCTTCGGCGTTCACGCTGTTGCTGTTCAACTGGTCACCGTCGTGGTCGGAGTCATAGCCCGCTTCACGAGAAGGGTCAACCGACATGGCATCGAAGTAGTCAGGGGTTTCCGTCCGGTGCGGGTAACGGGAACAGGTTTCCATTACTTCCCAATCAGGGGTGCGAATGGTCCGAGGCTTAGCCCCAGTGATCGTCACCAAGTTCACCTTGGCAGGAACGATAGAACCGATACCAATGATCGGGTAACGTGTCTGCTGGGTGATCTGATCCATGACTGTGGCTTGACACGACAGGTAGAACAGCTCCATGTACGTGATTGGACGAACCAGTTTACGGTCCTTATCCTTGGGGAGATCGTTGATGTCATGCAGCACACAAACGTCCTCACCATCGTCATAGACTAGGGCGAGGTAGTGTTTTTCAACGATGATCTCCTTGTTCCGCAGATGCACGTTGGAGAAGCCGTTGAAGAGTTTGTTCAACCCAGTAAAGGTCGACCACTTCTCAACCACATACGGTGGCACTTCGACGTACTCGTATTCGAGGGTCTTGGTGTTCACCAGCTTCACGGTCTGCGAACCAGGAGTAAAGATGTTCTGCAAGTACTTGCTCAGAAGAGCGTGCACACAGACGTACTGGTTGTTCAGCAGCGCTTGATACAGACCGATGTCCGTGGAGTTAGGGTTAACCCCGTTGGTCTTGAACAAGTCTGCCCGAGAGACCTTACGCGCAGTAATAACGTTACGGGTACCCGACACCACACCACGAGTAGACAAACGCTTCTGGAACAAACCCCCTTTACCTTCAGTCAAACCGAAGAGGTATTGGTCGATGTCGTTGAAGGCACTTTGCAGGGACCAACGCACGTTGTCGTACAGTGGGTTCTCCGCATCCCGTTGACTACCCAAACTGATGACTCGAGTCTTGAAGATCAGCTTCCTATATAGGTCGGTGATCTCGGGCTCAGTCGGAGCACCGCTCGGTTGGAACTGAATGTCCCGCAGACCCGCCGGAATCACCAACACTTTATTGCTGACGGCGATGTCACGGAACTGAGTGACCAACTTCACCCGCTGCTTACGTTTGTAGGAATCCGTCGTAGCAGGAACGATTTCGTGGAAGTGACGCATAAAGAAAGCAAAACCCGTCTCCCCGTCGAGGAGGTTGGATTTTATGAAATCTTTAGCCACAGGATCCCATACCGCGTATTCCGTTCCTTTCAGAATACTGAGGTACAAGGATTTTATTTGCGTCAGTGCTTTGAAGTAAGTTGGGTTGAAGAGCCCGAGCTTTGTGTCAATGTACGCTTCAGTTCTATCGCGCTCTTTGCTACCCAGCTTGCCGAAAATCTCTAGGGAATAAAGACCCTCGTCATTCAAGTTCTGGGTCATCCCTTCAAAGGCGTCCGTGGACGTTACTTCTTTGAAGACGCCCGGCAGAATAGTCTTTGGATCTAACAACTTAAGGTTTGTGGGCTTCATTCAAATTTCCCTTTATTAGGAGTTAGCACATGGCTGACGATTTTGATATGGATTGGGGCGACGACCCCTTTTCGGGGGACATGAGTTTTGACAGTGATTTTGACACCCCGTCCAACCATGGCTTCCTGCGTTCGTTCACCACGGGGTTTCTGAGCGGTTTGGTGGAGAAGACCGTCGGTGATACTGACGCTCGAATCGACACCTTAAAGATGGTGTTGCCGCGCAGTTACCTGGGAGCGTTCAGCACATTAAGTGATCTGAACCGCCGTCGTGCAGAATTGATGCAAGAGATCAAAGGCGACTCCTACGAGTCTGTCAAAGATCTGCAATACCTCGCTGGGCGCGCTGCGGATAAGCTCCGCAAGATTGCCCCTAATAAGATCGCTGACGGTTTTCAGAACTTTAGCCAAAATGATTTCAGTGATTGGGAGAAGGCAAGCAGTGGTGGTCGTGATTCCGGACCAAGTCTTTCCGACACCACCGAAGACGAAATAAAATCAGCCATTGACAACGCCGACGCCAACTCCGTGCTTGAACGGGAGACGATGATCGGTTCGGCTGGCGCTATCACGGACATGATGGCAAACGTCGGTGGTCGTACTCTGGCTAACTTGCAGGCCATGGGTCAAGGGACGGTACGTACTAACCAGCTGTTGGAGCAGATTGTTGACTTCCAACGTCGGGTTCAGGCGCGCAACGATGCCTTGAAACTTAACATCATGACCCGCTCGTATTTGACGGACGCTAAGTTCTACAAGTTCGTTGAAGCGAGTAACCACCGTATTGTTGAAGAGCTGAAGAAGATCAGCGACAGTTCTGCCAAGTCTGACTACGAAAAGACCACACACTCCCAAGCGGTGCGTAAGACTATCCGGGAATCCGTGTTCAGTTCGGTCAAGAGCAAGATCGGCGGTATTTCTGGTTTCATCGATGATCGTTTTGGCAAGAACGCTCGTGGCGAGTTCACTGGCGGCTCAAACGAGCTGATCAGTTCGATTCGCATGGCTGCCGAGATGACCGAGGGGATGGACCTTAACCTCGGGCAGATGTTGGGTAACGCTGCTGCGGGTATCTTCATCAACAACCTCCCCCGGATGCTTAAATCGGGCAAGGCGAAGAAGTACCTTGACGACTTCAAGAAGAAGTTCCCTGCACAGGCTAAGTGGGCGGAAGATGCTTACATCCGCATCACTGACTTGGGTAACGTGGCGTCGTACGGTCTGACCAACGCCGAAGGCCTGACCAACACCATGGCGAAGTATTACCAAGGTGGCCAGACGTGGAGCGAAGCCGAGGATTACGAACAGTATCTCGACCTGCTTCCTGAGGGTGAGCAGAAGCTCAGCAAAGTTGAGTGGACTCTCATCAGCAACGCTCGCAAGATTGGTAACAAAGCGTTTGCAGGTGTGTTCGACAACATGAGCCGTTCCAACGGTACTCAGTACACCTTAGCGCGGCGTACGTTGGACAATGGTCACGAGCAAGCTTTGTGGAACAACCGCTCCGACCGTACCCTCAACGAAGTGTTGCCACAATGGCTGAGTCAGATCCACTTGTCTCTTGAGAAGTTCCGGACAGGCGATGATGACATGCGGGCTATGACCTACGACTATGTCAAGGGTAAGTTCAACAGCCATGATCAGAAGATCTCCACCGTTCTCAACCAAGTGTTGGACAAACGTCAGTTCAGTAACCAAGCGACAATGGCGAACAATTTGGCGGAACAGATCGATGCTGATGGTGCCCTGACTCCGGAGGCTAAACGAGAGTTGGCGTTCCTTCTGGCGAAAGACACTGATGCGGACATGGGTTTCAGTCCTTACAACTACCTGCACGCCGATAAGGAGCACGGCGTGCCTCCTGCATTGGCGGCTGAGATCAAGCGCATGATTCAGGTGCAGTTTGGTATCAGCGACGATCACATCAAGGCCTTTAATGAAGGTACTGATGTAGACCGCTCGAAGGCTTTGATTTACATGCCGACTGAAAAAGGTCGTCAGCGAGTGGCAGAACTGGCGCCTTCGGCCAAATCGCTGGGTGCTTTCGCCCCTGACATCACCAACCGACTGGATGTCCTTAAGTCGAGCGGGTATTACGATGCAATGAAAGAAGCGGGTATCGTCACTACAACGGACGGTCAAGACAACGTCGACATGGAGAAGATCTGGGGTACGCTGAAAAGCTTCATCCAAGACACCAAGCGTGAGACCGCCCCACGCGTTCCTGACGCCGTTCCGTTGCCAAGCCGCGCCTTCGGTGGGGGTTATCCTCCGCAACCTGCTCCGCCTACCCCAGGACCTCTCCCACTGCCTGGTCCTACTCCCGTTATTCCGGAGTCGATCAAGCTGGATGGTTTGGAAGACCTGACCAAGTCCATGAGCGGTATGGAGGGCTTGAAGGAGACCATGGAACAGCTGGGCAAGTCCTTCTCGGGATACCGTCCTCCTGATGCACCTCCGACGGTGGACATCGTTCCTATCACCACAGGGCTCGAAGGGATCAGTGCTAAGCTTGAGCAGATGCTTGCTCTGGGGACTACTCGTAACCAGATCCTGACCGACATCCTCCTGCGTCAACCGGCTGAAGCCAAGCCGTTGTCCGAGAGTGATGAGAAGGAAGTGTCTCGTGAGAAGAAAAGTCTCCTTGATAAGCTGAAGGGAACTTCGTTCAAGGATCTCTTTAACAGTGGCGTTGAAAAGCTGATGGACAACCAACCGCTGATCCTGGGTGGGTTGTTGGGTGGTCTGGCTGGCTTGGCGGTCTACGATAAGAAGAGCGCTGCGTTGCTGGCGGGTGGCGCGATTATCGCTGGCGGCTACATGAAGCTGAAAAGCCTCAAGTCCAAAGAAGCTGACGATACACAGGACCTTTACGAGGAAGGGGCAGAGAACCCTATTCTGGAGGCGTCCAAGCTTCAGAACGGCGATTACTACGATGCCACTAAGGGCTTCTTGATCAAGTCCTGGAAAGACATCACTGGCAGTGTTGTGGACAACGTCACCAAGGTTGTGATTGGTGCTCGTCGTTTGGCCGGTAAACTCTTCACTTCGGAGAATAAGGAAGTCTTCCTGAGTGGTCTGGACAAGGTGCGGGAATACCTGCTCAAGGCGTACCACTTCATCGATCCGTTCAAACGGGTTAAACGTTGGGGTAATGCGCTGCGTACTCGCTTCTACCAGATGGACGTGTATAAGGAAGGGGAAGATTCACCGACACTCGTTGGGAAACGTTTTGAGTCGGGCGCTTATTGCAAGCGTAACGAATCGGGTGAGTTGGAGGTCATCAACGGCTGGAACGAGATTGATGGTCCGGTCTACACGCCTGAGGGTGAGGTCATCATTACTCAGGACGAGTACGACCGTGGGTTGCGTACCTCGATGGGGGTCAGTGTTAACAAGCTGCAAGAAGGCTCCAAGAAATTGGGTCGACTGGGCTTGGACTTCCTCGGTAAGGTGAAAGACAAAGCCTTGCCAATGATGGGAATGGCCGCGGATAAAGCGAAAGGTGCGATGACTGTTAGTTACGCGCCGATTGTGAACTCCGTAGATCGCATCTACAACCTGTTGCTCAAACACTGGGGCTACCAGCAGGAAGTAGACATTGAACTGCCTGAGCCGACCGTACAGCCTGTGGCAGGTCCTACCAAGGATCAACCAGGTACACCAAAGGGAACCCTCATCCCTACCATCGTGGAGAAACCCGAAGCGGATGTTGTTGATCCGAACAGGCCTTTCCCGAAGAACCCTTCCATCAAGCCTAAGACCCCAATGGAGAATGCGGTCGAGAAGGTTAAAGAGGATCTCGAAAGCAATACCCCTCAGGGTCGTCTGAACTCCCTTGCTGACAAGAAGGAGAAGAGTGAAGAGAAACGGAAAGCGGACTCTGAAGAAGCTCTGATCTACATGGCCAAGAACTTTGGCTTCGGTGCTAAGCCGGGTGAAGAGGAGAAGAAAAAGAGTCAAGGTCTGTTCGGTCTGCTGGCCAGTGGCTTTGGCGCTATCGCCAGTGGCATTGCTGGGATCACTACTTTCTTCACCAAGCGACTGTTCAGTGGTTTCCAAACCCTGTTCAGGTTCGGCTCTCTTGGTTTGAAGGTATTCCCTATCTTGGCGACCGGTATCACTGCGGTTGCTAAAGGGATCTTCACCCTCATTAAAACTCGCAGCGTTACTGAAGCTGGTGGTTCGGTATGGGATACTCTCACCGGGGGTGGTGAAGAAGATGCTGGTGAAGGCAAGAAGGGCAAGGGTAAGAAAGGCAAGAAAGGCAAGAAGGGTGAGAAAGCCCCTCGAACCGCGGGCAGTCGTTTGAAGACCGGTGTCAAAGGCGTTGGGTACGGCATGGCGGCTGGGATGGCTACTGACTTCCTGATGGATAGCGGTATTGTCGACGAAGACTCGGCTACCGGGACAGTGTTGGATGCGGCGAGTACGGCGGCCACTGCTTACGGCGGTTACCAAATGGCCGCTGGTGTTGCGACAGCCGCTGGTCTTGACATCAGTGCAGGTGCTGTAGCGACGGGCGTGGCTGCTGGCGGTGCTGCTGCTGCTTCTTGGGTGGGTGGTACAGCTGCGGCTGGTATGGTGGCGAACCTCGGCATTGCCGCGCTCCCTATGCTGTTGAACCCGTATGTCTTGGGTGCGATTGCTGTGGGTGCTGTTGGTTACGGGATCTACCGTTTTGTGAACCGTGGCGAAGGGAAACAGTTCGAACTTCGTATGGCTCAGTACGGTGTCTCTGACCCGGATTCCGATCTGGCGAAGAAGATCCTGAAAGCGGAAGAGATGCTTCTTTCCCATGTCGTCATCGGTAACGGTCGCGCTTCGTTCTCGAAGCAAGCCCCTATCAGTGAAGTGATTCAGATGTTTGTAAGCGATCCGAAGAACAACAAGGAAGTCGGTGACGTCTTTACTTGGTTCAACGGTCGTTTCAAGCCTGTGTTGCTGACGTACATGGCTTGCCTTGACACCATCAAGATGAAGTCCTTGAAGGAATACGACGAGGGCAAAACGCAAGACATCTACAAGGTGGCGAAGCAGACGCACGCGGCACTGAACGGGGTTCAACCTTACCCGTACTCCATCACGGCGAAGATCGATGCCGATACCCCTATCCTCGGTGAGAAGGCAACCCTGATCCGGGTTAACAACTTGCTGGGTGAGCTGAAGGATTACATCGACCGCAAGACACCATCTGAAGACCTGAACCCTATCACCACGCCTAAGGCTCAAAGTAAGGCGGGGCTTGAGAAGGAGAAGGCTGAGCTGAAACAAACCGTGGAAGGACCACGCGGTTTCTTTGACAGCAAAGAGAAGATGGCTCGGGTAGCCAAAGCTGAAACCCGCCTGCAACAGGTTGACGAGGAAATCAAACGCCTCAACGACTCTTACAAAGCTGGTGGAATTGTCGCTCAGATCTACATCAAGGATTTGATGCCGGACGACAAGGCAATGGACCTGATGACCGCCATCCGCGCTGCCTGCTACGGCAACGAGGAAGATGTTACATGGCGTGTCGAAGCGGTGATGAAGCTGGAGCGTTACTGCGAACCTTTGTTTGCTGATCGTGGGGAGTCGATGGAGTTCACTGGCCAGATTGGTCAGATCTTCAGTCTGTTCAAAGATTCCTTCCGGGTTAGCGATGGTGATGCAGACGATTGGTGCCTGTGGTTCCGTGACCGGTTCTTGCCGGTTCTGACGACCTACATGAACACCATGAAGACCTATCGCCGTGGACGCCCTGCCGTGGTGTGGAAGACCCTGTCGGCAACGGCTCGGTACGAAATCGCCAAGGCATTGGTTGAAACGAAAGGTAAGGGTACGCTGTGGTTTGACTTCTCCATCTGGACTGTACGGGCATCTCCTTTCAAAGGCACTAAGTCTCCCGCTAAACCTGACAAGGTAGATCGGATGCTGAAGCTGCTGGGTGAAGCCAGTACTGCGGCGAAGTTAAAAGATCCTGAAGCAGAGGCCGGTAAAACCAACGCACAAACTTGGGCGAAGACTGTATCCCCGCACAAGGTCGGTGGCGACTTCCAACCTGAGGCGCCTAACGTCGATGACGTGAGCAAAGCCAAAACCCGTGGTGAAGTAGCGGGCGGTGGTCAGTTCGGTACCAATGGGTCTGGGACAGGCAACACGTACTCGGCAGGCGGTGTGTATCAAACGCCTTCCAACAAGTACGGGTTCGTTCCACTGGGTGGTGACTCCGATACCAGTCACTTGGACATGTCGGGTGTTAAAGCTCAGGAAGGGAATGACAAAGGGGTTAAGGTTCCCAAGAAGCTGGCTCAACAAATCCTGATTCGGGAAATGCTGAAACAAGGCTTTACGGATCCTCGGGAGATTGCGGAAGTACTGGCGCTGACGGATTACGAGTCGGGCGGTTATCAGAACACCACTGAGAGCCTGAAGTACTCTGATCCGAAACGTTTGGCGAGCATGTTCAGGGAAGTGAAGAGCGTCGAACAAGCGCGCATGCTGATTGACCAAGGTGAGGTGGCCATTGCCAACACTGTTTACGGTGGCGGTAAAGGTGCATCCATTGGTAACCGTGAACCAGGAGACGGTTGGAAGTATCGTGGGCGTGGTTTCATTCAGCTCACGGGTAAAGCGAACTACGCCAAGACCGGACAAGAGTTGGGGATTGACCTGGTTAACAAACCGGAACTCGCCTCCAATGACCCTAACGTCATGGCCGCTGTCGCTGTTAACTTCTTCAAGAACAGCAAGCTTCTGCGCAGTATCAGTCAGACCGGCAACTTCGGTGAAGCCGCAAAAGGACTTAACGGCGGTAACGAACTTCCAGGGATGCCTAAACGGTATCAGTTGTACCTGTCTTACCTGGAACAGTTGCAGAAAGGCGAACTCTCCACGGAAACCAGTACTGCCGAGGACCCAGCAGCTGCCGAAGGGCAAACGGCTGGTCAGATGTACGGTGGTGGCGGTTCCAGCGGTGGTGGCTCTACAGGGGCTCCTGCGGCAAGTGGTGGGGGTGGCGAAGCTCCAATGATGGGAAGCGGTAATCTGCCTTCTCTCGCTAACGCACCTGCGGGTGGCGGAGCATCTGGTAACTATCAGACTCCAGCTCCAGCGGGCGGTGGTGGGTACGGTAGTAACCCTGAGATGGATCCAGCCGCTGTTCCGTTCAGCGGGCCATACCAAGACTCCGACTTGCTGGTTAACAGCAATGCTTCGGGGACTAGTGGGCTTCGTCTGAAATCGGCTGAGTCGGTTGCTGGTGGTAAGGCTCACCCGGGTCTTACAGCGTTGTGCAAAATGATTCAACAGCGAGTACCGGGCTTCAAGGTGTTCACTGCTCTGAACGACGCGTACCACGTTAACAAAGGTTCTAAAGGGGCTCACCCTAAAGGACTGGCGGCTGACTTCACGTTGACCAATGGCATTGCAGGCAGTGATCGTGCTGCGACGATGGTAACGGAGATTCTGCGTCAAGCAGGTCTGCAACCCGGTGCCGAGTTCTTGGTCATCAACGAGTACAAGCGGAAAACTGCCATCGGTACAGGCGGTCATGTTCACGCGGGCTTTAAGTCGCCAGCGGCAGCACAGAAGTTCTTGGATGCAGCAGGTGGTACCCAGACCAACGGTCAGGACACTACCGGTACTGGCGGTGGAGCGGAAGTAGCGCCTGAAGAGGCACCAAACCGTGCACAGCCAACCCTGCCACCAGGTAACCCAATGTCTGCACCGGATGAAGAAGGCGGTGCCGCAGCTCCAAGCGCACAACCAGCTTCTGCTGCACCGGGTGCTGGCTTCACAGGCTTGCCTCTTCCTAATCAGCCACCTCCTCAGCAACCGCTTCCAGAGGGTTACAAAGGACCGGCGCCAGCTCCTCAGGCGCCAGCACCTGTTGCTCAAGCACCGAAGGCAGCTCCGGCTCCTGCGACGCCTGATAACAGTGCTCAAGTGGCTGAGCTGATGAAGAGCTTGATTGCCGCAACACAATCTTCTGGGGGTGACAACGCGCAGTTGTTGAAAGCCGTCCTAGATCAACTGGTTCAACTGAACAAGAAAGGGGAGAAAACTCCTCAAGGCGTGAAGGTGAACTAACCGGTAAACAGGGGAGGCAACTCCCCTGTTCTTTTTAGAGAGATTGTCTATGGCTACGGTATCCACACGAGATCGGGACATTATCACGAAATCGTTTCGTATGCTGACCCGAGGGATTCCTCCAAGTCAGCTGTTGGAAAAGTTGGACTGGGATAACTACTTCAACGTATTTTCCAGTGCAACAGGCGACAACCGTTACATCAACCCGATTGCACAATTCAGTCCTGCAACAGATCCACGTTACGGCCGTCTCATGGTTACCTCCGAAGGTGGCATGGGCAGCATGTGGAAGGACATGTACGAAGACAACGTCACCCTGCTCACCTTAACAGCAGGCGTGCCACAATTTGCGGGGCTGCTCAGTTTTATCACCAACATGTTCAGCCCTACTGCGGCGATCATTGCGAACAAAGGTCGCGCACCCGGCTTGGCGTTCTACATGGGCCAAGCGGCAGGCTCCATCGCGTTTGCCGGCATTCAGATGATGTCGATCAGCGTTCAGTTCTTGGCGTTCATCATGGACTCCCCAAGAAACAACTTCTACACTATTAAACCGTCAATGGGTGCTTACACCATGGCGGCAACAGGCGTGCTCAACGACCTGATGGTGAAGCTGGGTTACATCGATCCAATCCTGCCGAAGCGTGCTCAGGAACAGCAGGACCCGTTGTACGGTCTGAAGCCTGACTACGACAACAGCAACTCCGTGGCCAGCCTCAGTCTGTTGATGCCTGACGTGGTTAACAGCGACGGCACCATCGATTTGATGCGTCTGGTAATGAAGGGGACGCGTAAGCATCGCAAGATGCTGAAGAAGCTGACAGAGCTGGACAACGAGACTCTGAGTACACCGGACGAGAAATTGGTCCGGGCTCAGCAGTTGATGGAAGAGATTACGTTTGGTCAAGACGTGATTTCGGGTTCTCCTTCTCAGAGCTACATTGAAGCCGAGATGGGAACCGTTGGTAAGGTCCGTGGTGAAGACGAAGGTAACTTCAGTGAGCAGGACAGCGCTTACACCAACAGGGCGGCTTACGAGAACACCAGCAACGCTGGCGTGGGTGTGGCTGACTTAGGTGTGGCTGGAGCTGCTGCTGCGGCTGCTGGCGGTGGCGCTAGTCCTCAGGGCATGGGCGAGACGACCTCTTACGGTTCAGGTCCCGCCATTAACCCGAACGAGAACGCGGGTCGTCCTCAGACTGCTACACCAGGGGCTAACCCTAACGTGGCGGGTGGTCAACAAGAGTACTACGCGGATGACCCGAACGACCGTACGTGGGCGGGTGATGTTTATGACCTTGTTCAAACAGCAATCTACGGTGGTATGGATGCGCTCACTTTCCGTGTTGAGACCAGTTCTGGCTCTATTACTGACAGCTTTAGTAGCAACCACGGGCCTTCACCAATGGCGGAGAAGTTCAACTCCATTGTGTCTTCGGCTAACGACTTCAAATTCGACGTGGCTGGTGGTGCAACGGGGATCGGCATCATCGACTCCGTGGTTAACACAATCAAGGAAGGTGCAATTGGTGCCTTGTCAGGTTCCGTTATTGGGAACATTCCACTCGCGCTAGTGAACAACTCGTACGTGAAGATCCCGGACCACTGGACTGGGGCCACGAGCAACCTGCATACTGAAAGTTACGAAATGAACTTCCAGTGCAACTACGCTCACCCGTACGAACAGATCATGAAGATCTGGGTGCCGTTTGCGTTGATCCTCCCACTGGTGGCTCCATTCAGTTCGGGCGGTTCGATGTACACCGCTCCGTTCTACGTGAAAGCCTTCTGCCAGTCTCGTTCGATTATTCGGACAGGTCTGGTGAGTTCTGCTCGCTTTGTATTCGGTGATGGTGAAGCCGGTTGGACCAAAGACCGTAAGCCGTTGAACCTCAAGATCACTCTTGAGATCGCGGACATGGAGCCTCTGGTGTCTGTCCCAATCGACCGCTCCATGAGCCTGCTGCGTCTGACCAACCCAGCCGACGTTGCGCAACGTATCTTCTCTGACGATACCGCGTACAACAACTACCTCAGTCGTTTGACCGGTGTAAGTTACCTCGACACCGTAATGCGTTATTCCCGTATCAACCGTCAACTGACGGGTGTGGTATTGGACATGAAGCAAAGCATCCGGGCTGACAACATCGCCGCGAAGATCTCTGACTCCGTAGTGGCTGACTTGGCGCGTATCTTCACCAAGCCTATTTCCCGATAAGGCGGTTATAACCCCCTACCCACCCTGAGAAGGAGTGGGTAGGGGGTTATAGTTGCTTGCTTACAAATCGATCTGAGGTGCGTTCTTCAATACACGCTTCAATTCAAACACCGCATTGCGTTCGGTAAACATACCGGCGGTGGCAATCATCGGGATCAAGTAATCAACGGTGCTCAACAGTTCGATCATGTCAGAGCTGGCCGTGTTGATCAGTGTCAAGTCATACGCCATACCGAATTGGGTATACGCCATCCACCAGTCCGGACCACACACCTTGGTCAGGATAAACAACAGCTTGTCCCGGAGGATAGGGTAGTCTTCCGGATACACGTCATCGTCGAAGCGGAAAGAACGGAAGATGGTCTTGATGAACTCAGGGTAACCGGCATTGATTGCGTTGATCCCGCTTTGGTCCAACAGCGCCAGCACTGCATCAATACTTTCGATGTCACCGTTGGCGATCATGGTCCGAACACTGTCCACCATGATCTGCTGAGCAGTACGACGATCCTTATAAAGGTCGTAGATGGACTTGTAGCTGTCCTTCATACCCAACTGAGCGGCCATCTGCATAACCGAGTTGTACATGGCATGCTGAACACTGGTGTCAATGAATTCGTTGATGCCCGTGAACTTGTTGATCAGGCTCAGAGTTTCACGACCTACTGAGGTACGCCAGTTCTGGTTAACCCGGAAACCTTTACCGTCCGATGTAATCAGACCGTTGATGTTGGTACCCGTGATGTTCTTGAACTCAGTGGAGATCATCGAAGCCAGCTTACGCATAGCCGATGTCTTACCGCTAACAGGAACACCCATCTGACCCGAAGCAGACGACAGGATCGAGTCATCACTCAGGGTTACACCGTTGGGACCGATCTTGATCGCCTTGGTGATCGCCTTGGTGTTCAACAGACCACCGGACAACATACCGATGATACCGTCCAACTCAGACACCGCACTGGACTTGTACTTGGTGATTGTGCCTTTAACCGAAGTGTCCTGTGGCTTAACCAGTGCCACGCCTTCCTTGAGCTTATCACCCGTTACATCCATCGGGGTGAGAACGCCTTCCTTCACCGTACCCATCTGGGTGTTGGTTTGTTTCTTAAACATGCTTAGGCTGTTGCCAAGATCCAGCCCGTCGAAAATGCCACCAGCCATAACAGACTCCTTGAACAAAAAATAAAAGAAGTAGCAGGTGGGCAGCCGAAGCCACCCACCTTTTACTCATGCTTTAGGATCTTCGGACTCGTCGTGCTTTTTGCCCCGATGACTACCCATGACCCCGATGACTTCTTCAACGGTATGGACGTTCCCCTCTTCGTCGGTAACCGTGATGGTAATCACACATGACTTCATACGTAAAATTGACAGGCCTTCCAGAAATTTGTTAAATGTAAGGTTGGGTTTCTGGAAGTACGTGTCTTTGATGTTGCCTGCTCGGGTGATGCGATCTGCCTTGGCTTTGTCGCGGTCATCGGTAGTAATGACCCAGTCTAAGTAATCCCGTAGAAGTTGTGTCCATCTACGGGGGTTCATGTCCAGCTTCTTTAACAGCAGCCGGAATAACCGTGCGGGTGTATCCTGAAGTTTGTCGTCTTCCACGTATTTGTGAGAGACGCTACTCAGCATGCTCGCCTTTAACTCCCTACCGTTCTTTTTCATGGATACCATTTATCTCCAAATCGAGTACGATACGAAGAGCTTGAATAAGGTCCAACACCAGGAGTTTGAAATACCTACTCGATAGAAATTCCTGGGTGCTGTAACTCACTGCCAGCTCCTTAGCGGTGTACACATGACCGTCGTCAGAACGAGGGTTCATCTTAGTATAGAGATCTAACAGCCAGATCGTTCCACCGATGAAACCATCGAAGCTTTGCTTGTTGCTGTACCAGTTGAGGAAAGGACTGGGGGTTTCTTTTATGGTGTCTTTGAAGAACTCTTCGACCTTAGGACCACCTATCCCTCTTAGGCGTTCTAACAGTCTGTGAGCCTCACCAGAGGTCTTTGTGTAGGCAACCAGCGTCAGCGTATGGTAAGCCTTAAAGTCCTCGTTAAGCGTGTAATCAAAGCCTTCCAACGAATCGTATAGATGGTGTAGATTGTGACTGAACCGAATCGTGGGAGAGCTAAAGCCTTTTTCCACTAAATCGAATTTTTCAAGGAGCTGGTTTGCCAGAGTTAACCTGATCTTCTTCCCCACAAAAGGCCAGTTGGACATCAGCCTTAACATCGCCAGCTTAGTTATTGCCATTGCAAGCGTACTCCAATTCTCTTAACTGTACTAGTAATATAGGTTTGAAATTATTATGGACGGACAATACGAATCAAAGCCCCCAGCGTCTATCGAGCCTTCCCTTGAAATGCAAGCCATCATGGAGAAGATGCGCAAAGCCATGGAGGACAACCCTGAGGACATCGATCAGACAGCTTTGATCAAAGTCATTCAGGAAAACCGTGCGAACATCCTGCAATACGCGATGGGTCAATACCTGCAAAACCCAAAGAGCGCTTCCCTGCTGGAAGGTGTGACGTCTCTCATCGGTCAGATGGAAAGCACTGTGCGTAATGACCGTAAGGAACGTGCGAAGAAGAAGGATGCCGAGAACAACGTGCTCTCCTTCAACCAGATGCTGGATGCGATGCAGAACATCTCCAACGGCGCGATTGTTATCCCGCACTTTGATATGTCGGACTTTATCCTGGATCCAAGTAAAACTCTGCTGACGCAGGCGGATGTAGCGCCGATCAAGCCAGAGGAGTTGGTACAGGGGAACGAACTTATCGATATAGATGGCAACGCGGTTTAAACATAAATAACCTAACAGTGCAGGGTCGCCCCTGCACTGTTAGTAATGTCACTATGCCTTTGGTGGTTCGAAATCGTAGAAGGCGTGGCTGATAGGAATCAGCTTAAACACATGGGCGAGTGTCAACGAGTACGCGTAGATGCGATCGGCAACAGCCCCTGTGAATCCTTCCACTTCCCGGCTGAGGATGTCCGGAACCACAAAGGTTACTTCAGGGATGGGCATGGACTTGATCGTCGTCTGGAGGTGAGCGCCGGCTTCCGCCAAGACGTCATACTTGAACACGTAGTTGTACTGACGGTAGAACGCCGGTCCAGCTTCGGTCGTGTCACTGAACTGCAACTTGATATCAAAGCGACCACCAAACAACGAGTTGCAGTAAGCCAAGAACTCATCCTGCATCGCGTCATCGAACTCATAAGGGAACGTGTTGACGTACAACGTTACCCCTTTGATATCAAGAGGCTTCTCGTCAAGGTGTTCCAGCTCAACGATCTTCCGGAACAACGTCCGACATAACGACGTCGGGTAGAACATCAGCCAGTGTTCCAGCTTGGCTTCTTTCACCAGAGCATCGATCTTCGCCTTGGTAATCCCCACATGAGGATAATCGAAGGTGTCCATACGACGCTCTTCATAATTGCGGGCAATGTGCAGATCCCACAACCGATCACCTTCACGGGCGCGCAGCACGTCGTCGGTAATCCCCTCGGTCAGCAGCCACTGAATCAAGCCACGCCGCATGTCATACATGCTTTGTACTTCGGTGTAGACCTTCAGGTTACGGTTCATGCCTCACCGTCCTTAGCAGGCGCCAGCGCATCACGCGGCATGACAATCCCATTGATGTTGATTGCGTCCAGGTACACTCGGAAAGCCAACGCTACAACAAAGCTGGTGTCCTTGAAGCGCTCCGGATCGAACACCGCCACGTCAGCACCCTCAGTGCCCTTGAGCACCGTGCGGAACATTTCGCCGAACTGAGGGATAGCGTCTTGGTCATCCTGAAGCTCGGTGTACACCTGGATCTGGATGTTCATCCAGCGGTCATACAGTTCCGAACTCTTCGCCACCGTTTCGATGAAGTTCTTGTAAGCCTCATCGAAAACCACCAGTGGTTTGTGGAACATGCTACCCATCGGAACAATGATGTCTTTACGACCATCATGATTGATGTTGACGTAGACGCGCTCGATAACCGTCTTGAGTGCAATCAGTTTATCCATGACGTTTATCCATGTTGTTGTCGATGTGGCGACCACGCATGATGTGGTGGGCAGTTTCCAACACTTTAACGATCGTGCCTTTACGCAGGCTACTGTTGGTGTTGGTCTTACCCGTAGTCAGCAGGTCGTTCTTGTAAGCCTTCAAGGCGTCCAAGTCACCACCCTTCACGTTGTACAGTTCGTTGGCCATGGTGTACAAGCCCAGGTTACGCAGTACCGTGATTTCCGGTTGACTGATACCTGTGCTACGAGAGTCGCCCATGACCTGCCCGGTGAGGTCGTCGATGCTGTAGTCGTCCTTTGCCGCGCCAAACTTCTTGACGAGCATCTGACGCTGCTTCCGCGCCTCAGCGGTACCGATGATGGCCGAGTACTCCGTCATCGATTTAATCCCGGTGTCTTCATCGTAAACGATCAGACGTTGAACCGCGTTAACCCCGTACTCGTCGCAGAGCTTCAGCAGGTTATCGAAGTCCAGTTTTTCCTTTACATCAAAACTGCTTGCCCAGATGGAGAGGGGCATGCCTTGTTCAAGCTTCACGACGAACTCTTCGATCTGCTTGTCGGACATAGGCTTGAGCAGGCGCTCGTAAATAACCTTGTTACCCCCACCCTTTGTTAACCGTGCCATGAAGCCATAGATGAAGTCTTCAAAGCCTTTGCGATTGCCTGCCATGATTACTTCCTCGGGTACTTGTAGTGGGTGGAAGTTTTGCTGGCGGTAGTGACGACTTCTTTTGCTGCCAAGATGAACGGATCATTCTCGTTCACACTGATCACCATGAGCTCGTCGAACAGCATGGTGGAGTTTTCCAACGTTTGACTGAACAAAGTTTTGTTACGGTCTTCAACGTCCAACGTTGGCATTTCTTTATCGATGTTGCTAATCCCGTACTTGCCGGTAACGGTGTACAGCAATGCGTCGCCCTTTCTGTTGGTAACCACACGCTCTTTCAACAGATTAACATACTCAACAGGGTCTTTACACAGGTTGACAAAGTTGCTGTCTGCCACGACCAAAATGATGCTCGCGCAAGGAATCGGGTCCATTAGTTTACATCCTCGAGTCTATAAAGGCGAAGGAGTGCCATGTAGTATGAACACTCCCCGCTTCGTAACTACTACGCTGCTTTACCCGCAGCTTCTTTTATCCAGTACGGCTTGCGTTCGCCCAGAGCAACTTTCAGCAGCTCCATGGTGGACACAGTCGACTTCTTGATGTCAGGGTTGGTGAACCAGTAATCCACGGTGTTCTCGAGGATATCGTTCCAGTCAATGCCCTGATCTTTGATCTTGGTGTACAGTTCTTGCGGGGTGATGCGGTACTTGTGGTCGAGTTTCAACCAGAAGGTTTGCATGAACCACATCTGGTAGCAGATACCGAGCGCACGCAACAGCTTCTTGTCGTCGGTGGTCTTACGCCAAACGGTGGTACGACCCAGCTTGCATTCCGGGTACAGGACACAGGCATGGCTAACCACGCTGCCTTCCAGACCGAACATGTTGGAGGATTTCATAGCATGATACATGCTCAAACCCTCTTGGATCCCTAGAGACTGGGAACCAATAAAGAACAAGCTACTACCAGAAGAGCCACTCTTGTTACGGAAAACGCTAGTTGTGTAGAAAAGCAGATCAGGGTTTTCTTTTGCATCTTTACCAATTACCACGTCGCTGCCGAACGGATTAGGGTACATCCATTCCTGGCCAGATTTGAGCGCACTGCCCTTAATGATCCGGTAACCGATCTGAGGAATACGCAGCAGGGATTTAGGTCCCTTGAGCTTCTTGCCCTGACCGATGAACACGGTTTCCTTTTCCAACGGCTGACCTGTCATGTTGACAATGTCAGTTACTTGAGCGGTGGTCACTTGATACGCACCGAACTCACCACCCAGCACATCGCAGTCTTCATAGACGATACGACGCTGGTTGCCGATCACGAGGTCACGCGTCTTCTGCGCACCACCGGTGTCGACTTCTTCTTCCTGGAACTTGGCCGATGTTTTGGCGAAGTGCATTTCCGAGATGGAGTCGGTAATGGTCAGGATAGGAGAAATGATCTTCATCTGCAAACCGTCGTTACCTGCATACGGTGTTGCGATGTAGATGTCGTGCTTGGCCTTGATCGCTTCTTTGATCTCGCCATGACGATCTTTGAACCACTGGTGAACGAAGTTACCGTCACATGGGTTCTGGATATCGTTTCGACTGAAATAGAAGAAGCGGACATCCATGATGAATTCAGCGAAGTAACCCGGGATACCCATCTCACGATCGACTTCATCAGCCAGACGGCTAACGTTGAAGGTCGCTTCGATGTCAAAGAACACAACGATGGACGTGTGATAACGAACCAGAGTACGCGCCATCATCAATACGCACTGACCGGTCTTTTGGGTGTTGTTACCACCTGTGACCGCGTTGTTCCGGCAGATACCGCCGTTCATGTAGGTAATGCCATCAGGACCTACCAAGAACTCGCCGTTGATCATGTCCATCATCGGGGAGTACTGGAGTGTCGCGATTACCGTATTGGAAGACTTCTGATTCTTTGCCCAACTATGCGGAGTTGTCATCTGTTTAATGTTCCCCAATATTTTATGACTTTAACGAGAGGGGCTGAATGCCCGAAACAATGGGCGAAATGCGGCCCTTTCTAAACTATACTGATGCCGAGGTCAGTGATGGAAAATTACATCCAACTTGTGAAACAACCAGCACCCTTTACTGTTCAAGGCTTCGAAGCTCTCAGCATTGGTGAAAGCTTCAACCTGTTCTTCAAAGAACTCAACTCATCTGTGGACAAGCGACTGGCATTGCTGAGCAAGTCCGTCCACAAGGTCGACATCGGTGGCGCCGAGAACAACGTAAAGACCAAGAAGCTGCTTTACGTCAAACTCGCCGGCACCATGCTGTTGACCCCACAAGGTTATCGCTCCGGTATGGCCAACATGGCGGCGCACAGCAAAGCAGTCAGCGGCGGCGTCTACATTATCAGCAGCCTGAAAACCGAAGCGTCAAGGCTATATCATTGGTTGAAACAAATCCTGAAAACAGGACGTCTCGACCAATCGTTCCGCTGGACCGTAACCGACTTTGATCAAGCCCTTACCCAGGCTGAAAACTTCATCAAGAACCTGCCGGCTCAAGACACCCAAGCGAAGTTTTCTCTCGGGCAGGTCTACGTCAGCTTCGAAGAGTTCTTTGAAGTCACTGCCAACTTCAACAACGCAGTCGGCATGCTCAACGCTCGTGACGTCGAACTCACCGCGAAAGAACTGAGCAACGTTTACGACCTAGGCACCCTGCTGGTCAACAAGATCCACGCCAACGACATCGTGTTGAAAGAAGAAGCTATCGCTGATATCGAGAGCGTAGTGAACCGTTTCGTCGAGCTGACCAACATTGCAGGCGCGATGATGGTGTTGCTGAACGAGTTGACGGCCGTCTTCACCGACCAAGCCAAGACCATCGCCAAGCTGTAAAAACGGCATAAGCGGACCATAACCCTGAGGCCGACACACTGGCCTCAGGGTTATAGCTGTTTACGCTTTACGACCGAGTTCGCCCAACGTCAGTACCCGCAGATTAGCGATCGCACTGGTATGAATGTAGATGAACTCTTCAGTCACCACCAGTGTGCTGTAACGCAGACCTTGTTCGTTACGCGTATCCGTGACAACCCAGACTTGAACGGCCGGATCTTCCACGGAGTTAAACGCGTTACGCTCAGGAATGTCGTAACCCACAGACAACATGATCGGCACTGGCTTAACCGAGTTGCGATGTTCGACGTTCACTTTGATTGTCGTACGCAGCTGATTGAAGTCAGGATGCACTTTCAACTTGGTGACGCCCTTGCCGTTGACTTCCTTGACGTAGATCATGTCAGTGATGTCGTAGAACTTGGCGTGACCAAAGACGTTGTTCTCGTCCTTCTCCAACCAAGCCTTCATGATCACGTCCATCCCCACCAGGAAATCCCGGATACGGTAAGACATCATGGTTGGCTTGATCAGTTCGATCAGCACAGGTCGACCGTTCTGTTTAACAAACGGAGAGACCAGTTGATGCTTGACTGGCAACGCAGGCACTGTGTCCACCAACCGGGCAACGTCTTTCGACACTACATGGTTGAGGTCACCCGCTGACAAGTAACCGTCGGGATTGTCGATGCGCTTAACTGTGTAGTTGAAGAGCTTGTCGAGAATCTCAATTGGCTTCTTGGTAAACAGCTTGGAGTACGTCACGTCAGGTGTAAGCTTGCCGTAGTAGTTCTTGTCGGGTTCAACCTTACCGAAGTCGTAGACTCGGTACCCGTGCTTCTCTTCAAAGAACTTCTCAGGCTCATGCGTGTTGAAGTACCAGCGGCTAGCGCTAACCAGTTTGTTGAAATCGACTTCTGGGTTCTCGTAATCCTTGCGGGATTGAACGACCAGATTGGATTCCTTATCGAAACCCCACTTGGAGATGACTTCCGCCAAATCCAATTGTTTCTGAGCGTCACGGTTACCCATGCCACCTTCAGCCGAACCGGTGAAGTCGAAGAAGATCTTGCGACCTTTGACAGCGTTGAATTCGTCCAGTTGCAGAACGATCAAATCGATCAACGCTTTCTCGTCTTTCTTCAAGACGTACTTACCGATCTTGACCTCAGGCTCAGCGAGAGTGAGTGCCTTCACTTTGGTAAAGGCTTCCATCTCTTTATGCGGAGTCACGATCCAGACATTGGTAAGCTTCTGCTGGTTAGCGTGGGTGAGGACCTCCAACAGACCCTTCATCATTGCTTCCACCGGAGTGTGAGCGTTGGGAACGGTCAGGCTGAGGATATCCTCCACGACTACCACGGTGTTAGGTTTCTGAGGGTTGCCGGTGTAGTAGCCTGTGGAAGTTGGAACGTCTTTGGCTAGTTTCTTCTTCCCTTCCTGCCCACGGTCATAAGTGTAGCCGTGACCGCCCAGGAAGTAGTGTTTCTTATGGCTCCCTTCTTCGGCTACGTTGGCAACCAGATAAACCACCATGTTTATCTCGGGGATTTTATCGTCCATTGTGAGCTGCTCTGATAAGAAGTTGATGTCACGCATTAGATGAGGATCAAGGTAACTTTTTAGAGTCGGCTGGTGTGCACATTTTGAGTAGCACATCGTTATTGGTCTTCAGCCTTTCGTTCTCAGCCAACGCCCGGATAAGATAGGGACGCAGGAAGTTGTTCTCATCGGTAAGCTTGATGTTGTTTTTGAACAGCAGCAAGTTCTCTTGTTTGACCAACGTCATCTGCTTGTTGAGACTGTCGTTGATGCGTACAAAAGCTTTCAGTGGACCCCCATCCGTGGGATCGAAGAGCAGGCTAACTTTGGAGACACCTGCTTCCATGTCGGATAGATCAATGCGTAGGTTAATATTGGCCATCAGTAGACCAATAGTTGCCCACGACAAAATAGCAATGAGGAAGACGGCAGACTTGAGTACAGAAGTAAGTTGTTCTTCGACCGTCGCTCCCTTAACAAAACGCAAGACAAATTCTATGAATCTGTCGGCCAGCTCCTTCAAGAGCCCAAACATAAGAGATTTCCTTACTTTCTAGGTGGAAGATCATGACAACGAGTTATCTTTCTTTTGGCAGCATAGCACAACTCCATAACAACGGTCCATTGACAGCTTCCGTAATCGGTGAACTGTCTACCAAAGCACAGACGTACGCTAAGGACCCCGGCAGATTTGGTCTGAAGGGTGTCGCTAGCGATACCATGCTGTTCAACTTCCTGTCCCAAAATAACAACGTCGACATCATCATGCCGCAAGCAATTGCGGAAGCCCAGATCGGCATCGGCAACTGGCTTTACGCGCAGGCTAAAACCGGTAACATCACCGGCAGTCGTCCAAACACTCTTGCGTTGTTGCAAGCCACCTTTACTAACAACATCGAAATCACCGACATCGGTGAGATGGTTACCAATAACGATATCTGGTTCCCAAGTTTCGTACAGGGTAATCACATCGTTTCGGGCGTAAAGCAGAGCTTCTATCTGTGGTTCGCTAACCAGTACTTCCTGGAGCAGTATCCAAAGGTCTCGTTTACAATCGTTCACCCAGTGCCGCTGGACGATATCGACCAGCTGATGAACATGAACTATCTTCAGCTCGAAGAACGGTTCGCACTGGAAACCCCGATCGTTATCGAGGACCGTACTCACGCGCTGACCAACCAAAGCGAATGGCCGTACACCGAACGTAACGTGATCTCGTTCCAGATCATGGACTTGATCAACACGCCGAAGTTCGTCAACGGCTACTGGCGCTACCTGGAATGGGGTAACGGCGAAGATTCGGAAGATCAACTCTTCGACCAGATCAAACAGGAAATTCTGGATAACTCCGAGTTCCCTGAATCGAAGTGGGAAGACAAGATCCCCGATCTGTTCAATCCGATCGAGTTCTATGTGCTGCCGTACTTCAACCGTCTCGGCGTTGTGAACAAGACCAACGGTGCCAGCTCGCTGTCGCCAATTGTTGACCGCGAAACCATGATGGCTCTGGTCGACAAGTTCTTGACGCCTAATATGACGCCACAGCACGTCATAAAATCCACCCAAGTCATTCCGTTCCTTTATAAGTCAATGGCTTGCGCGTTTGTTGCGAAGTTGAACAACCGCTCCGGAATGGAAAAGATCTCCGCGATCGTTCCCGATTACCAACTGATTCCGTCCACTGACCCAGACTTCGACATCATGTCCGGCGCCACCATGGAGTTCATCCGTCAAATGGAGAACTTGCTGGCAGCGGCTGAAACAGTTACCCCGTATACCCTGACTCCAATCGGTATCACCCGCATCGTTCGCTTCGGCAAGGTGTGCGTGGCTCGCCGTATTGGCAAAGTGAAATACATCGTCGTCACCCGCTGGCAGTACCTGGAAGACGACGTCATTGAGAGCTAAGTGATATGGCGACTGAAAATAACGTGATCCCGTCGATTAACGCGGCGGGTCGGTTTGAAGCTTTGGCACCGTTTGACACAGTAGTGATCCCCTCTACTTATTACACGGTAGAAGCACTGCGTACCATCCACGAAATGCAGGCGTTGAAACTGAACCTGTATGAGCTGGTGTTTAAACCCATCGGTGTGCTGGAAGCGGATTACAACACGGTGCTGGAGCGTGCTCGTTCTTACGGCGCGATCATCGTTACCCTCACCAGTCGCTTCGGCCCACCGGTTTACGTACTGAGCAACTACTTCAAGTCCTTCCCGTTGATTGATGGGGTGTCCTACGAACGTATGTGCTTGATCGTTGACTTCGGTCCGTGTCCTCCCAGCATGAAAGATACCTTTGCTCAGGCACAGGCGCACATCCAGCAATACTGCAAAGCCACCATCGGTATGGACAGTCAGGTTAAACTCGGCACTGTTCCTACCATTGGTTACGTTTCGCAGGCACAGGCTGAGTTCTTTGAGACGACCCGTAAGAACCTCATCACTGATGGTGACAACGACATCGCAAAGATCAACAACCTGCAAACCAAGCTGGTGCAGAAAGATGCGTACATTGCGCAGCTGGAAGCTCAGTTAGGTGCATTGGTTCCTCCAGCCCCATAAGGCGAACATATCCCCTACCCATTCCCCTTGATGGCGGAATGGGTAGGGGTATGGTTTATTTCACGCGACGGATAGTACCCAGCGCGATACCGTCAGACAGGTCAGCGACTTCACGGTAGTCGTACGGTTTGATCAGCGGGTTGCCCAGGTTGATCAGGAACGCGTACAGTGCTTCGATGAAGCCTTCGGTGTAACGGTTGAACAGCGTGTTCACGAAGTCCAGATCTTCTTCGGTGATACGCTCTGGTGGAACGCCCGGTTTGTATTCCCAAACGATCCAGCTGTTCAGGTCGAGGCCGATGTTGACACCGGTAGCGGACTTGGCGGTCAGCTTGCGGATAACGTCGTTGGCGACTTCTTGTACCAGCGCCTTGCCGTAGCCAATGCCGAAGCCGTAGATGCGCTTGGTGAAGTGGCTGGCGGCGTACAGGATGGTCTTCAGCTTGTCGTCGAAGACAGCCTGGATAACCGGGTGCTGGCTGATTATGGCGCGGACGCCGTCGATTTCACGGTTGATCTGGTTGCGGTAGTTGTTGATCTGCTTCACGGCCACCAGAACCTTCTTGTCCTTACCGTTCCATTCGAAAATGGTGGTAGGGTCTTCACCCAGCGAGATCTGACCGTTTTCAGGCAGCTTCGGGTAAACCTTGTCGAGGGTTACGTTCAGGTGCTTGAAGTTGTCGATCGCTTTGAAAGCCAGATACAGGTCGTGGTCTTTCTCGATGTCAGCGTTAACCAACACGTTGGCTTTGAGAGTAGCCAGACCCAACTTGTTCGAGATGGTCAGCTTCAACTTCTCAGTCAGGTTTTCGACGGCAATGAAGTCACCGTTGACCAGACCTTCCATTGGGTCCTTCTCGAACATCGGTGTCTGGTAGAACGACATCGGATACTCTATAGGGAGCTTGGATACGTTCAGCATGAAGCCACGGTCTTTCATGCTTTGCAGGGCTTGTGGTTGCACGCACCACTCGATGGTCGCGTCGTCCAGCACAGCTTCCATCCAGCGCTCGAAGCGGGATTCACGTACCACGAAGGTGTGGGAGTTGGCCTCGGTCTGGAAACGCACGTAGCGAACTTCTTCTTCGTCAACCAGACCTTGGTAGGTGTAGATAGACAGTTGTTCAGGCGGTGTTGGTACCAAGTCCATGAAGAACTTGACCAACCCGGCGTTACGGCGCTCAGAGACCGAACTCAGGACGCTGGAGTAGTTCGCTGGGCGTACGGCTGGCGGGTAGATCATGGTCATGGCATTAACCACGAGGCCGTCGTGTGGGATCTCCTGACCCTGCCAGATTGCCGGGACGTCAACGAACTTGCCAGCTGTCAGATCCATTGGCTCGGAGTAGCCTTCTTTAGGGAGGCTCGCCAGATACTCGTCACGGAACGCATTCCAGTCTTCGGCGCTGCCCTCGTAACCTTTGCTGGCGGCTGTCTCGTAATTCATGCCGGGGTTCGCTGCGAAATCGGCGATCGACACGCCGTGTTTAAGTTGTTCTGCGGTCAGGTCGATAGGGGTCAGTTGTTCAGTCACTTCATTGCTCCTTTCGTGGAATCGTGTGCAGGGGATGTCCCGCATGGGGTAACTTTGTAAATGTTGCCGCCGTAAGGTGATGGTGTCTTTGTAATCTCGATACGGCTAAGCTGCGGTGGAATCTGTATAGATACAAACCCCAGTTCCGCAGTATTTGTTTTTGGTTTGTTATCCATTTGTTACTCCAAGATTAGGACAAAAAGATTATGTATAACCCATTCTCGGTTGGCGTAAAACAAACCGGAGTCTACGTTCATGTGACTGGCGTTTCGTTTTACAACCTAGCCAAGGACATCGAGAAGTTCTACAGCACGGCGCTGGTCACAAAGTATATGATTCGCCGTGAAAGCTGGGACACAATCAAAGTCCATAATTTCTACTTGGTTGAGCTGCACTTCTTGTTAGGTGAATTGCTCAAGCTGAAAACACTGCGTAGCCGTCGTCGTTCTCTTAATGAGCTGCGTCAGCTGTTGGAAACTGATACGTGGATCAAGGACACGGTCACGCCTTCTGGTAAACCTTTCGACTTTAAGCGACTGGATGCCTTTACCAAGAGCCCTTTCCCTAAACAACGGGAGTTCTTGGAACAGTATCCCCTGATCACCAAGAGTTACCACCTTAAAGGCATCCTGCTGGACTCTGTACCGGGTTCGGGTAAAGCGATGCCCAAGAGTACCAAGGTTAAGGTACCGGGCGGCTGGAAGGCTCTGGGAGCGATTCAGGTAGGCGATCAGGTCATGACCCCTTCAGGTCGTGTGTCTGATGTGTCGGGTGTGCATGATCAAGGTGTAACTGACGTTTACCGCTTCTACTTCGAAGACGGTCGTTGGGCAGACTCTCACCCTGAACACTTGTGGCATGTGGATGAGGTCAGTGTTGTAGATGGCGAAGTGGTCATTAGCCCTGACAACGTAACCACGACGCAAGACATCCTCGATCACTTCCAAGACTACGAGTATCAGATCCCGCTGGTTAGCAAGATCGATGGCTTGTTGTCGGGTGAAGGTTTCGCTTCCATTGAGGTGGCTGAAGAACTGTTGCTGTCAAGTATAGCAATAGACGATCCAGTCCTAGAATTACCGTATTCAGAACGCTTTAATATTGCCAAGGCGATGTTGGGTCGTTCCGGCTGTCAGATCTCTGCGGGGAGTGTTGCCTTTGTTACTTCTAACACCATGGCGGCATCTAACTTCCAAGCCTTGATCTGGAGCTTGGGTGGTATTGCTGAGAAGACGGCTATTGTTGACGTCGGTTACCGGGTAGATGTTTACCACGGCGAGATCGAAGAACTGGTGGCTGATCTGGTAGGCCCTGGGCTTAAGCTGGAAGAGTTGCTTGACCTAGACATGTACAAGAACCTGCGTCTGAAGATCGTGGGTGTGGAGAAACGTGATCGTGAAGAAACCCTGTGTATTACAGTTGACGATCCTGATCACCTGTTTGTTGTGGACGACTACATTGTAACCCACAACACATTCACTTCGCTGATGTGGTCTCACCTGCTGGGTAACGGCAAGACGATCATCATCTGTCCGCTCAACATTGTGGACAGCGTGTGGATGACCCAGATCAAGGAACACTTCAAAGTGACGCCTCGTATCTGGAACAGCAAGACGGGTCTTCCGTTAACGGATGCTTACGACTACTACATCGTGCATTACGACGCGTTGGTCGGTCCTCGCTTTGCTTATCTGCGGGAATGGATGAAGACCACCGTCAAAGCAGACAAGCAGAAGTTTAAGTTGATTGTCGATGAGTCGCAGAACTTTAACGAGATCTCGGCTAAACAGACTCAGAACCTGATTGAGTTAGCGGACTTGCAATTGTTCGCGGATGCTCTGCCAGTCTCTGGGACTCCGTTTAAGGCACTGGGGAGTGAGATCTACCCCATGCTGTGCATCTTCGATTTGCACTTCGACAGCATCGCTAGGGAGTTCTTTAAAGCGTCTTACGGGCGTAACCGTCCTTCACTCATGGGAATGTTGTCGCACCGCATTGGTCGCAGCAAGTTTACCATCCCTGAGTTGCTCGGCTTGGGTGATCCTCCGCCAATTGAGATCGTTAAGGTACAAGTCCCGAACAGCGACAAGTACACACTCGACTCGATCAAGCTGGAGATGCAGGTGTACATCCAAGAGCGCTTTGCGTTCTACGAAGAACACATGCCTCAGTACGTCACCTTCTTTAATGAGATCCTTCAGGACTACGAGTACGACAACCAGAAGAATCCTAAGGAGCTAGAAGACCTAGCGAAGTACCGGAAGATTGTTCAACGGTTCCGTACCCAGGGTTACAGCAGCTTTACCGATGCGCAAGACAGCATGTTCTGTAAGCGTGTTGAAGAAGACATTGAAAGCAGGCTCCGTGGTAAAGACCTCTCGGATTTCCGTAACGTTAAGTCGGCGGTGAAGTATCTGGGTCTGAAGCTGCGTGGGGAGGCACTCGGTAACGTACTCGGTCGCGCTCGCATCAATGCGATCAAGGAAACCATCGAACACGCCAACCTTGAGCACTACATCGATGACGTTGAAAAGAAGACGGTGATCTTTACCTCTTACGTTGACGTTCTGAAGCTCTGTGACGAGTACCTGACGAAGAAAGGTTACACTGGGATCACGGTGTACGGTGAGAACAGTAAGGACCGTGACGCGGCTATTAAACGCTTTGCAGAAGATCCACGTATCAACCCATTAACTGCGGTGTACGACTCCCTTAAGGAAGGGTACCCTCTGTTGATGGCGAACCAGGAACTCATGCTCAATGCCCCATGGCGTGACTTTGAACTGAAACAAGTTCAAGCACGTATCTGGCGTACTGGTCAGACTTCCCCTTGCTTCTTCCGTATGTTCGACATGGACACAGGGGACAAGGTTAACATCACGACGCGCAGTATCAACGTGATGGAATGGTCGAAGGAACAAGTCGATGCATTGTTAGGTCGTGCTGAAGGACACATCATGCTGGCTGATGTTACCGGCGAAGAGATGTTCGACATGAGCGATGAAGCCTTTACCCAACCGCTGACCAGAAGTAACAGCGTACTGGATCTGTTTAACTAAACTTACCTATCGGGGATTCCCTATGTGCTACAACATCGACACCACTGATCAGTTCGACTCCGTGCCGAGCGAGCAACACGTAGAAACCGTTATGACCGGCTTGATGGACTCGCTGGGCGGTAACGAGGGCATGGACTTGAGCGCTGCTCAGGTGTACGTACAAGGCGTTCTGTTCGCTGATGGTTCGGTACGTGGTCTGCCTCTGCCGGAAGTCGCCGGCAACGAAGAAGGTGGTTTCTTCAGCAAGGTGGGCGACGGCATCAAGAAGGTCTGGGAGTACATCAAGAAGATGTTCGCCTCGATCTGGGGTGTCTTCTTCAAATCGGACAAGAAGAAGATGGAAGAAAAGGTAGACGCTGCCTTGGCCGACGCGGAGAAAGAACTCGAAGCCATGGAGAAGGCTGCTCCTGCACCGGCTGCTGTCCCGCAGGTCGTCCACAAGGCTGAAGCGGCTATCGCCAAGCTTGAACCGAGCCCAGAGAAGACCAAGCTGGAAAAGGTAGTGGAAGAGATCAAGGAAGCCAAGGCTGAACCAGCTAAGCAGGCCAAAGAACTCCACGAGCTCCTGCCGGAAATCTTCAAGGCTGACGTGCTGGACAACGGCAAAATCAAGCGCGCAACCGACAAGCTGAAAGGTGCTGTGGGTCGCTTGCAAGCCAAGAAGGTTGAACTGGATAAGGCCGAGAAAGATGGTCACTCCATCAACGGCCAAGAAATCCAGCAATACCTCAACGGTTTGATCGGTCTTCCTGACGCTTCCCTGGGCATCAAGGACATCGCTTCTGCTCGCGGTTGGATCCAACAGTCCAAGCGTTGCAAGACGGCTATGGGTAACACTCTCGGCGGCATGCTCAGTGACCAAGCCCGTTACCGTCAACGGATCGAAGAGTGTGAGAAAGGTATCAACGCTTACGCTGGTCCGAAAGACAAAGGCAACAAAGAGCTGAGCAAGAAGATCGAAGCACTCAAAGCTGACTTTGCTTGTATCAGTGGCATCATCGCCATCACCGACACGGTTTCCTTGGCCATCATCGAAATCAGTGAGACCATTGAAAAAGCCTGCGTAAGCGTCGTCTAAAACAAAAAAGAAACCCCCAACCCATAACCTACCACTCCGCAATGGAGTGGTAGGTTATAAAGGAGTAGTTTCAATCGAATGCCTGCATCTTGATCATTGCTGCGTTGATGTTTACTTGGCACTGCTCAGCTTCAGCAGTCAGCCGGTTGTAGTCACTTACGTCGTCACGTTCCAAAGCAACCCAAGCGGCTTTGGTAAGACGGTACGATTCTTCTTCCAGCTCTGCAATCTGGTCTTGTAGCATGAAGCGCATGCGAACGAAGTTCACTTGTGCATTCATTTGTACATCGCTGTAACCTGGGATGATGCGAATCATTTGTTGCTCCTTGTTAGATAGCGAGGGCGCCGTACAGACCGACGTACTCGGCGATCATGTTGTCCAGCTTGAGTTGTTCTTCTTTGACCATGGAACGTGCGGTGAACTGATCACGCGGGTCAGGCATCGAAGTGACACAGTCTTTGTAGCACTGCAAGGTGAAAGTTTGTTGCTCGATCTTCCAGCGCAGTTCCAGAGGGCTAGCGCCAACTGGGTACTTTGGCAGGGAGGCTTTAACGGCTTTCTTTGCAACAGGAAACTGGATAACATTATTCATTTGAAACTCCAAAGCGATCGGGTAAAGCATTATTGCCTTACCCTTATTAGTTAAACGGATCAACCGAACCAGTGGTCCTGCATGAAGGTAGGACCCAGGTCCCATTCCCACACAGAGATCTTCGCCTCGTTGTCTTCAGACTTGGCCCACTCACGGTAGCTCTCGATATGGGCATCGAGTTCTTCCTTGGACTTGAAGTACGAGGTGTAGTCTTCCCGATCCCAACCCATAGGCCAGGTCTTGGAGCGGGTGATCGTCTTGTACATGTCGTCCGGTGCCCAGCCTTCACCCTCGGCAATGACCTTGGCGAAGTGAGCTTTGAACACATCACCGACCCACGCTGAAGTGAGTTCCCCATCAGGAGTCACAACATGGACAGCGGTCTTACCAGCAACTTGACTCAGGTGCATTACATTGGACATGATCAATTCCTTGTAGGACAGAAAGATTTGTATTACTTACTAAACTGGTAATATAGGCCTGAAAAGAAATGTAAGTTAAACGAATACCCCTCCCTACCACTGCGGTAGGGAGGGGTATAACGTCCGTGTTCTTATTCCGCAGCTGGACCTTCTAGCAACTGGGTCATTCCTGTTAGGCAGAGTTCAGCAACTACCAGACGCGACCTGAACCGAGTGTCCAGCCATTTCATCAACGGCAGGAAACCTTCTTTGCTTTCAGCATGGAGCACGGCTGGATCATGGCTGTCGGCATCGATATAAAGCATGATCGACGCACGCTCGAAGAAGGTGCCCGGAGCTACACCACGCTCGTCAGCATCCAAGAGTTCCAAATGACGCAGACTTTCACGCGAACCAACAATCTTGATACCGTCGTGAATAACCGCCACCTTCCGACGCTCAACAGAGATCAGTCGACCAGAAGCGGTTTGCACTACAACACCCGGGATTTCGTTTTGATCTTCGTGTTGCATTTGTTTCTCCTTAGCTGGCTTGCTTCATTTGTTCACAGTACGCTTCAACACGCGCAGGCGATACACCCTGTTCGTGCAGGCTAGCAAAGAACTCAGCGGTGAATTCTTGGTTAACCTTACGCGGAATACCCGAGAAACCGAAATCACGGAACAACAGGATCTTGCCAATGAAGGCTTTGATCTTCTGCTCTTCCATCCAGTTCTCTACGACGGTGTTCATGATCTCGTCTTCGTCGTCCGGGTTCCACTTGTCGTTCTCACGCAACCACTTAGGGTTAGCCTTGATCTCGATCCCGTACAACTTGGAGCCATCCATGATCATGCCATGGTTCCCATCATCCATCAGTTGTTTCATGATGATAGGAAGGTCATGCATTTCCCGGAAAGCTTCTTCTAGGAACTTCACCGGAAATTTTGCAGTGCACACGTTGTAAATGATGCTGCGCTGGATGAAATCCGGAATACCAGGTGCGATACGCTTGGCCATCTTTACCAACTTCTTAGGGTTGGTGGTCCAGTTGTCCTGGAAGTAACGCAGCACCTGGTTCTCTTGTTCCAGAGCCGGGAGTGTTTCATCTACCTTGAAGTCAGTCATTACAAGTCCTTAGGCTGCTGAGACTCTGCCCAGTTTTTGATAGCCGCATGAAACGCGTCGATAAAGTTGTTGAAGTCCCTGTCCGTCATAATGGGGGACTCGTTGGTGGCGTAGTGTTCCCTGGACGCGTGACTTTCTAACTTCCCAAACTTGTATTCCCCCAACTTATTTTCGTCATCAGGTCCGGAGAAAGTTAGCACAAAATTCCCCACAATGAAGTCGCCTTCAAACAACGCGGCGGAGAACTGCTCAGGGGTGGAACCCTGAGGTATTACTTTGACTTCTTTCTCGACACCGTTACTGTTCTCGAACTTCACAGCGAGAAGATAAGGTTGTTGCTCCGCGGTGTACGAAAGAGCGGTCCATTCGGTAAACAGTTTGTTCAGAGCATCAGACATTGCGCGTGTCCTTACGAAAAGAGGTGATCGATGATTTCACTGAGGGTACGACCGCCGGACGGTTCGTCGTCATGCAATTTGTTAGCCCCGGTGATATTGGCGAAGTGCACGTCAGCGAGGGTGTGAGTAACAAAGAACAAACCCTTGTCGATCCCAGCATGCTCACTGTACACCACGTACACAGTACGGGCGTCATCACGACGATCTTTACCGCGAACGTTCACCAGTTCCTGACGGCGCAGGATGGTCTTGGACTGGGTGACGCAGTCGATACCTTCTTTCAGCATACCGATGTCAGCAATCTTCAATTGAGGTCCTGACAGGTCACCCTCCTTCAAACCGCCCAGTGCTTCCAGCTTTTCGTTCAGGCGCAGGAAACCTGTTGGAATGTTGTCGTTCATTTCAAAGCCCTTGTCTAATTTTGTCTTCACGGCGCCCTACTTCCATCTGCAACCAGCCGATGCGGATAACTGCCGCTTCACGGTCGATGTACGAGGCGTAGGTGCTAACGGTATGGCGGAGGGTTACAATTTGTTTCTTCAGGATGTCAAGTTCCACCATTTCCCGCATGCCCGGCATCGAGTTGCCTTTACGCTCACGATACGGAAGGATGTTTACTACTTTGCCCATGATCAGTTTTCCTTAAAGGACCCCGGTGTGTAAAGCCTAGGTGGGGATGCCTTACCCTGGCTCTTGAAATACAGCTCCCTACGTTCGTTGGCTTCTGTTAGAAACTCAACAGCCCGTTTTACTATCGCATCCCGATAAGCGTAACTCATTGCGGGATTAAGAGACGAGAAGAGTTGTTCCGCCTTAATCAGCAGATCGCCAATGGCTTGCAACTCTTCGAGACGCTTAAGGTTACAATAGACGTTCTGGAGCGGAACAACCTTTCCCATGACTCTCTCCTTATTTAGTGAAGTATTGCCAAAGATCATGAACCGCTAGCATTACCGGAACCAACAACAACGTAGAACCTAAGCAGAAGACCGCGGTGTTGGCAAATTGAGCCGACTGCTTATCCCGTGCTTCTTGGTTGGACGTATACCACGCCCACCAAGCGTCACGCTCTTCCTTAGTGCCATCATGCTTACAACCGGGCGGAGCTTTATAAAGACTCATTAGAACTTCGCTCGTTCAATCCAATCTTCGTTGCAAGCGAAGAACTCTTCAGGCGACTTGTACTCCTGAATGACTTCGCCGTTTTCCCAGATCTTGAGGTTAGCCGACATGAAGTTGGCCTGCACTTTGTTACCACGCTTCGACAACAACCGACCGATATCGTTGATGTCTTCCTTCTCCAGTGCATAGAGCGGGCAGAAGTTCGTTTGCTCGCCTACCTTCCAGTTTACGAAGAGAGCGATGTCGCGGTTGAACTTCGGTGTCTTCGAGATATAGATCGCCGGTAACCCTAATTCACACAGGTCGTCGATATCACCCACGAATGGAATACCACCCACATTACTCACCGCCAAGCGACCATAGTTCCTCTCATCGATGATCACGGGTTGGCAGAGACGCTGAGCAGATTCGATATCGGCGTCGTACCTTTTCAGCACGCTACCCGGTGCTGGGACGATTTGGGGGATCTCGTCCAACTCAACTGGGGTCAGTTTCACATAACGACGCAGGACGTTGTAAAGACCGCCGTTGCGCTCAACCCACTTTGTCAAAGCTTCCACCTGACCTTCACGAGAGGAGTTAGCGATCTCCGCCATTACCTGTTCAAGCGTATCAGGACCGTGAAGGATGGAGCGCACGCGAATGGGATCGTCACCATCAAAGTCCAGATTAGGACGCTCAGGATCGATGATAACTTTGGTTCCCCGTGGGACCTCACCAGTCTCCAAGAGCTCGTCCAGTTGCTCAGGGGTAATACGGTGAACCTCTCCGGTGTGAAGGTTGGTGGCCTCTATTTCGGCTCTCCTTTCCTTCTTTGCCTCCTCAATGATTGGATAGAGGGTTTCGGGCAGAGGATCGTCGATAGCCCTGTGATAACAGACCGGGGTGAGTATCCGGGGCATCTCGTCAGGGAAAGCGCAAACGAAACTGATTTCTTCACCAGCAACCAACAGGCGATGAATGAACAACCCACGACGCGTGGTAATGTACGCCACCAGATTGCCAGTGCATTCGTGCTTGTTATGCACCACCAACGCAATGTGCGCAAGGGTGTTGTTGCGGGTGTCAACCAACGTACGGAGGTAACGATCACCCTCGTTCAAAGGCGGTGGTGTGAAGTCGTACTCGTCATAGGGAATGCCATCACTGTCACGCCCTTTTGCGCACTTGTAGTCCATGTACGGATTAGGGGTTACGTTCTTGCCATCATTTTTACTAGTGGTCATGTTAAATTACTCTCGATGGGAATTAAAACGAATTGTTCTTACTTGGTAATAATGTAGGTCTGAGTTTTATTACAAGTTAAACCCGTTACGAATAAGAAAATAGGATATGCGAAGCCAGTTTTTAAACCATGTGATTTTATGTTCTACCCCACTCACCCGGTAACTACCTGTGGATTTCCTATGGCCTTCCCAAATCAACAATTGTTTTTGGAACGGTTCGTCGCTACTAACAAAGTCAGATATAGTGATAAACCACAATTCATCGCACAACTCGACCAACTGACACTCGCCCAGATCACCTTCACTAACCCCCGGACGGAAACCAACGGCGGTGTGACGAAGCATCTGGTCGACATGGCAGTCCCCGGGGTTTTCAACGCCTTAAACCAGAAGTTCATCCCTGGGAACTATCCAGACCACGGTGTGGCCAATTTGGTTTCCCCCGACCCCTTGAGTGCAGCCGAACTACCCCTGGAGCTGACGCCAGGGATCTACTGGCAACTCACTGGCGTAGGCGCGCAGAAGCAGGGTGCTGTGCTCATCCCCAAGGAAGGCAAGACCAAGGCTGCCATTATTTCGCTTATTAAGGAAAATTGTCTGTTCGCCCTTCTGGATGCAGACATCACGGTAGCCACTGATCTGTCCACCGCAACAATCGTATCCTCAACGATCATCGGTTCTTTGGTGGTGGTCGAAATGGGCGAGCCGATTCATGACGGTACTTATCTCCACGACGGCACGATTACCTACGGTTAAGTGACGTTACATTTTTAAAGGTTAATTCCTAAAGGGAAGAGTTATGCCTACCAACATCACAGAAGTAAGTGAATTTCCGGAAGACATCCCCCTCATCGAAACAGGGGAACCGGTCCGTGGCGGTCCTACCGGCGCTGACAACCGTGCGGCCATCCTGCTGGCCAACCGTACTCGTTACCTGAAAGACCTCGTCGAGACGCTCAGCGCTCAAGGCATCAAGGTTGTCGGCACGCTGACCACTGAAGACGAGCTGCTCGAAATCGATACCAATGGCATGATGGTTGGCACCGGTTACTTCGTCGAAAACCACCTGCGTGTCTGGAACGGCAGTGGTTGGGCTGACTCGGGTAACCTCGCTGGCCAACGTGGCATCACCTTCCTCGGTGTATGGCCGGACAACCAACAGCTGCCTGACCCATCGCTGAACGAAATCGGCGACGCATACGTCTGGCAGCACGACATCTTCCTGCTCCTGCCGACTCCTGACAACTGGGTCAAGATCGGTATCCCGGGTGCTGAAGGTAAGGACGTTTACGAAGTAGCCGTCGAAGAAGGCTTCACCGGCACCAAGACCCAGTTCCTGACCTCGCTGATCGGTAAAGATGCATTCAAGATCGCTCAGGACAACGGCTACGCTGGCAACCAAGCGCAATGGCTCGCCAGCCTGGTCGGTAAGTCCACTTACCAGATCTGGCTTGATCGCGGTGGTATCGGTAGCGAGGATGCATTCCTCACCGCGATGAAAATCAAAGGTGATAAAGGCGACAAGGGTAACACGGGTGATCAGGGTATTCCTGCTCTGGCGTTCACTGTAGCGGGTGTCAAGGCTACTGTTGGCGCACTGCCTCGTCCTGGTAACGCGGCAGATGCCTGGTTCGTAGGCACTACTCTGTACGTCTGGACCAATGGCGATTACCTCGCACTGCCTGGCATGGGTGGTCAGAGCGCCTACGATCTGGCCGTCCTCGGTGGCTACGGCGGTACTCAGTCCCAGTGGATCGCGAGTCTGACCGGCAAGTCGGTTTATCAGACTTGGGTCGATGCTGGTGGCACGGGTGGTACTGCCGCTTTCCTGACCGCTATGAAGGTCAAGGGTGACCAAGGTATCCAAGGTATCCAGGGCGAGACCGGTCCTTCCGGTAAGAACCTCCAGGTTCTCGGCACCGTGGCAGACCAATCGGGTCTGGCGGGCAAACCACTCGTCGACCAAGCGGCCTACGTCACACTCGACACCGGTCACCTGTGGGTATACGTGCTGGCTAGCACTGGGTGGGTTGACCTCGGCAAGTTCCGTGGCGCTGATGGTACCAACGGTATCAACGGCACTAATGGTCTGGCGGGTCTCAGTGCTTACCAAGTTTGGTTGGCGGCGGGTAACGTCGGTTCTCAGGCTCAGTTCTTGGCTTCCCTCAAAGGAACCAATCTGGTCATTAAAGGTGCTGTAGCAACTCAGTCGGCACTGCCAGCTTCCCCAGCTGATCAGGACGCTTACGGCGTTCGTGATACCAACACCGTTCAGCTCTGGACGAACGGTCAGTGGAACAACCTGGGTGCCTTTAAAGGTGAACAGGGTGAAGAAGGTCCTGAAGGCCAAGCTGGTCACTCGTTCGCTCTCCTGGGTAGCTTTGCCAACATGGGTGCGTTGCAAGCAGCCCACCCTACTGGCGCTCTGGGTGATGCTTACCTGATCGGTTCGAACGTCGCCATTTGGAGTACGGCGAGCGGTGGTTCGTGGATCGATGGTGGTCCAGTTCGTGGTCCAGAGGGTAAGTCTGCTTATCAGCTCTGGAAAGATGCGGGTAATTCCGGCACTGAAGCCCAGTTCCTGGCGTCGCTGAAGGGTACTGACGGCGAGAACGGTGAAGACGGCGCTGATGGCCTCAACATGGTTATCACCGACGTTGTAAACACCTACAGCGCTCTGCCACTCGCTCCAGCTGACAAGTCGGTTTATGCGGTGCGGGATGTCAACAAGCTGTACGCGCGCATCGGCAGCTCCTGGAAAGACATGGGTACCTTCAAAGGTACTGACGGTATCAATGGTACCAACGGTACTGATGGTAAAGATGGCCAGTCCGTCGAAATCGTCAAGGTCCTCACCGTAATCGATCCGAACGTTCCGTCGGTTGCCGGTAACAACGGCAAAGCTTACGTTGACATGGACGGCAACATCTACTTCTGCATCGCTGGTTCTTGGGTGCTGGGTGGTAAGGTTGGTGCGACGGGCGACAAGGGTGAAGCCGGTACGGGTCTCTCGCTCCGTGGTACCGTGGCTACTGTGACGGCACTCCCTGCCAAAGCAACTGCTGAAGATGGCGACGGCTGGTTCACCCAAGATGACAAGATGCTGTATGTCTTGACTGACGGTGAGTGGGCGGGTCCGTTCGACATCAACGGCATGCAGGGTATTCAGGGTGAACAAGGTCCTGAAGGTCAGGCTGGTAAGTCGATCTCGATCCTGGGTGCATACGCTACTCTGGGAGCACTGGCTGCGGCACATCCAACTGGCGCGTTGGGCGATGGTTACTTGGTTGGCAACAACCTAGCAATCTGGACTACCGCTGGTGGTGGTCAGTGGATCGACATCGGTCTCATCCGTGGTCCTCAAGGTATTCAGGGTATCCCTGGTCCGCAAGGTATCCAAGGTGTTCCGGGTCCTCGTGGTCTGATCGGTAGCCGTTGGTTGAAGCTGCCTGTGGGTGTGGACGTTCCAGAAGTGGGCTTCACCGGTAACGTGGGTGACTGGGCGGTTTCCGAAACGTTCAAGGTCTACTACAAAACCGCTGACCAAGGCTGGATCTTCTGGGGTGAGTTGGTGGCGGGTGATGTTAACTCTCCATTCCTCGGCCAAGGCAAGGTTGTACGTTACGGTACTCAGTGGATTCCACTGCCTGTTGACGAAGTTCCGCTTCTGGTTGATGGCAAGCTGTACGTCCGTCAACTGGTCGACGGTAGCGACGACAATGAAGGTGAGTGGGTAGAGCTTCCGAACTACGTTGTCGATGTTCCTACCGACAGCAACACCTACATGCGTAAAGGCGACCATACCTGGTTCCAGTACACCCCACCTACGCTGACCAGCTTGGGCGGTGTGCCGACTACGGCGTTGGGCGATACCGTTGCCACACTGGTAGCTGGTAAAATCCCGGCGGGTCAACTGCCTAGCTACGTCGATGATGTGTTGGAGTTTGCTAACCAAGCGGCCTTCCCGGCGACTGGTGAAACAGGGAAGATCTACATCTCCCTCGCAACCAACGCTCAGTTCCGCTGGACGGGTAGTGTCTACATCGGTCTGGTGGCTTCGCCTGGCACCACGGATGCTGTTGCAGAGGGTACTACTAACCTCTACCACACTCCTGCTCGTGTGCGCGCCGTTACACTGGCTGGCGTCTCCTTCGGTACTGGTGGCGCTATCACCGCTGCGGATACTGTCCTCACGGCCTTCGGTAAAATCCAGGCGCAGATCACTGCGTTCGTACCTGGGTTCGCCGATGTCCCAACGGACAGCAACTTGTACGTTCGTAAGGGCGACAAGACCTGGGTGGTTCTGCCAGCTCAAGGTATCGCGGCACCTGCGAACGACGGTAAACAATACGTCTACAAAGGTACCGGCTGGGTTTCCTTCGACCGTTACGACGTACCGATCCTGGCTCTGTCTGCAACTGGCGGTATCGACCCGAACGTTAACCTGTTCGCTCGTATCGACAACAGTGGTGCAACTGCTAAAACCATTACGCTGGCCGACGGTCCGAAAGGCGCCTCTGCTCGTGCTCTGGTACTGGTAGTGAAAGTCAACGGTGCTGCTGGTGTGATTACCTTCGCTCCTACTGGTGCAACCGCATTGGTTTGGAACACCGGTTCTCCTCCGGCCTTGACTGGCAGCCGTACTTACCTCACGTTCACCTGGGATGGTGTCGAGTGGGTGGGTGCGGCAGGTGCAGTAGTGCCTTAACCCCTGAGCACATGGAGCCTCCCTTTCACGGGGAGGTTTCCTGTGTGCTTATTTAAAGGAGTTGCAGTTATGTTTGAAGCACTCGTGGGGATAGGTTCAAGAGGACAGACACTTTTCCCTGACTCTGGTCCTGGCTCCAAGAACCTTCTTTACGGTAATGAGCAATTAGGTTACTTCGGCTCCGTTGCTCAAGTCGACATGGTCAATGCCGGCAAGATACGAAGTCTTTTTAACTTCTACGCTGGTGTCGACGACAGTAATGTATTCGTTTGGCACAAAATGTTTTACAAGGGTCGGGTGTTGTTTATCCCTAGCCAGACACTCGCGTACAACCTCAGCTGGAACCAGCTGTATAACGCCGGACTAGTTTACGGTGTGGATGGTAACGGTTACGCGCCAACCGCCACTCCGACGAACCAATTTAAGATTCTCAACGTTGGCACAGATGTCTTGAAGATTAGACTCCTCTCTGCCGACTCGAACCCCGATCCCACCACCTTTGTTTCGCAACAACTGTTAACAAGCGGACCGGCGAACGTTACCGGATCTGAATGGGTTTCTTTGGTTTACGCTTTGATCCAAAACGCACCGGTTGGTTACTCTGGACCTAAGTGGAGTTTGATCTCTCCAAACTCCTTTGCTTGGGGTGGTCGCAAGGTTCATACACAACGGACCATTAACAACAGTCCAAGTAGCGCGCAACATGTGGATAACGTATATTCGTACGCCTCGCCTAAGACGGAGGCTAACTATTGGCTCCCCGTACTTGAGTTGATTCCAGGTAACGAACTCCCGCTGCTGCCGTACATTGATTTGGCTGCTCAGCTTGATCCGCTTCAACCGATATCGGTCACACAGATTGTCCAAGACGTCGGGTTAACGAAGTACAGAGTGGTAAATACCACCGTAGTGATTCATGAACCCCCAGTGGTGACCGATATCACTTACCCTGTACAGATTCAAAAGATCCGACGCACCGAGATCCAAATAGAGACCACACCTCTTCAGAGTTTGGTGGTTACAGACTTCGTTTATTCCTGAGGTATAGTGAATGTACGTCAAACTTAAATGGCTGAACCGTAACCAAGTTCCGGTGACGACCAAGGTTTACAGAAACGATACACAAAAGCCCAATGACCAATTGGGTACTGCGTTGGCAACCCTCGACGGCTCGATCCTCACCTGGACCGACAACACCGTGGTGAGCCGTAGTACGTACTGGTACACCCTCGAAACCATCAACGGCGGTCAGAGTGTCTACTCAGCGCCGATAAAGGTAGTGGCTGATTATAACAATGGGCCTGGTCCTCGTGATCTGCAATGGGGTGATTCCCAGCTGGGTTACTTCGGTACGATTCTCTCGGTTGACTTCATTAACCCTGCCGACGTTACTGCGCTGCTTAACGTTCCGCCACAAGTTAACACCTCTTATCCGATGCCTGCATGGAGTAAGTGGATTCGACGGGGGAAGATTCTCTACATCCCGGCCGCGCCTATCCACCTGTACGCACCATACGACACGTACTACAAGTCGGGTGTTCACTTCGGCACCGATGACAATGGTCCTTGGATGCCGAGCACGGTAACAGTTCCGGTTAACCAGCGAAAAATCATCACCAAAGGTTTCGACCAGTTCATTGTTCGTCTTCCCACAGGTGCTGATGACCGGAACAATCCAACGGACAGCATTATTGCGGCGCCCGCGGATAGTCTGCGTCGTTACAGCGAAGTGGCGGACCTTATTTACCCAATGGTTAACTCAGTGGTGTGTCCAAGTGCAAGGGTTCCCAAGCTCCCTAACGCGGTAACCCCCAACATCATGAACGGTGGTCGAGAAATAGCCTTGTCTACTCGCATGGGTACGACTGGATTTACTCGTGCGTTCCCGACTTCTCCACCGACCGATCCGGTAGCTTTTGAGAAGTTGTTCGCCAGTCCATGGTCCACCGCCTGCGTTTGGATGCCGGTATTGGAAATGATCCCTGATAAAGGCATTGAGGTGGTAATATGAGTATCACAATCAAGTGGGTCAATCCAAACACCACGTTTGATGAGGTTCAGGTTTTCCGTTCTGACACCAAACTGGCCGCCGGGGCAATCCCTACCAACAAGATCGCCACGATCACGGACAGCGGAATCCTCCAGTACGAGGACACCACTGCGCTTCAGAACAAGTACTACTGGTACGTGATTGCGGTTAAGAAGGGAACTGAGGTTGTGTACGCGCCCCAGTCTGTGGCCATCAACATGCCGTACACCGGTCCTGGTCCGTCGACCCTTCAGTCGGGAACGTGGGAGCGTGGATTCTTCGGGATCATGCAAGCGGCCGATTTGGTGCTTACTCAAGAAATCCAAGCAATAACTGGCGGTACCGCCAACGCCACCCAAGGAGAATGGGGTAAGTTTATCCTGAAGGGTAAAATCTTGTTTGCCCCTCTTCGGCATGTTTTAACCATTAGCTGGAATGCCTTGTACAGTGCCGGCTGCATGTACGGGGTGGCTGGGAATGGCCCCGCAACTGGCCACGGGTTGACTGGTGTGGACCAACTCAAGATCCTCAGCAAGGGAGAACATGATTTCATTATCAGAACCCCTCGTTGCCAAACGTCTGCTGATTACGTCTACAATTCTGGCGTTCCAAAGGACTACGATAGCGAATGGTTCCACTGCTTTGTTAGCATGTTTAACCAGAACAACCCGTTCCCTAGTAGCGACGTGGCGAGTTATGACCCCGCCATTTACTTCCTTCAGACAAGTAGTTACAACACTGTGTTTGCTGAGTTCAATGGCGCTAACGCCGCTTCTCAATACGCCGGCAGTAATCCAGGACAGGTCATGGCACCAGGCTCTGGTACCCCTCGCGCCAGCGCCTTCATGCAGCGCATGATCCTCGAACTCGTTCTTTAACACAACCCCTCCTTTAAGGAATTGATTATGTCTCTTGTTACCCGCAATACCAAACTGATCCACGCTGAAACCATGGCTTACCCACTGTTCTTGTCGGACATGCCGCGGTACGCCCCTAACACCGTGTTCCCTGCCAGCGTCGATTCCGACTGCCTGATCGACTTCGAAATCGAAGTGGTCCATGACGTCGCTCAACCAGAAGGCGATATCATCTCTGAAGGCGTCCCAGAGTTCCGTGACGGCGAATGGTACCAGACCTGGACCGTCCGTAACTTCAGCGACGAAGAGAAGGCTGCAAAGCTTGCAGAGCGTAAATCCGTTATGCAGGGAGAAGCCGAGCAACTCCGTCTGAACGCCTTCGCTTTTGGCTTCCCGTACCAGTTCGGTGAAAACGTTTACCACGTACAAGTACGTACTGGTGACCGTGGCAACATCTCCGACCTGCGCACCATCGCCAAGGAAGTGATCGCTGGCGGCGGTGAGATGACTTTCGATTTCCGTACGCTGGAAAACGTTGAAGTTCCACTCACTGCTCCAGAGATGGTAGCGCTGGCCGACAAGACCTTCGTGCAAGTGGTTGCCGGCTACAAGGTGATCTGGGCTTACAAGAAGGCCATCGATCTCGCCACCACCATGGAAGAGCTCCCTACAGCACCGGGAACCTTCTTCACCCTGTAACCCTCAACCCTCCCTCTTCGGAGGGAGGATTAACCACATGGAGTTTTAACGATGAGTGACTTTACAAGGTTCAGTGCAGTTGAGTCTTTGAGTTACGACCAGGGTGCTAGTCGTTTCTACGGCAAGGACTTCTGGAAGGTGGCCGCAGGATATCGTTATTACATCGGGTTCAAGGGATCTTCTCGGTACATTGACGTTCCGACTGGGTTCCTAACTGATGGCGCTACCATCCCACGGTTCTTGTGGTGGCTGCTTCCTCCTTTGGGCGAATACAGTCAGGCCACCACCCTTCACGATTACCTGTGTAGAACATACAAAATCATCGAAGTGATCGATGGTGTTCCAACGGAGGTGGCGGTAACCCGTAAGGAGATTGACGGGATCTTACGCGAAGCAATGGAAGTGCTTGAGGTAGCGGCTTGGAAACGCTTCCTGATCAATTGCGGCGTTGAAGGTTACCGGGTAGTGACTAATCCCACTAAACCCAAAGGACTCGCACTCGCTGAATAACAACATATTCCTTTGGGGGAGAACACATCGTGTTCGAATCTCTTCTATTTACAGCCGCGTTGGCTGGAGCTGACGACAACTCTGATTTGGCATTTCCAGGAGGAACGATTTACAGAGGGGTCGTTAAATCTGCTAACTTTATTACGGGCGACGTCCTGGCACAAGCCATCGGTCTGACAGACGGTACCCCTCACAACAACGCAGCGGGTTGGTTGCATTTCATTGAAGCCGACGGCACCGAGCTTTACATCTCGAAAAAGACCCTGCGGTATGGTCTGACGTATCAGTCGATTGACACGGCACAATCCGGTAACAGCAAAGAAGTTACAATTGGTGGCGAAGTTTACATCGTCAGATTTATCAACGGTAATGAGGGCGCCACTAAGTTTGCTTACCAGCGTTACATGTTGCCGTTGATTGATCCACCAAAACGGAATTCCTACCCAACAGACCCGGTGGTCCCAACATGGGGTTACTACACACCACTCATGATGGGTAACAACGAACCAGACTACACCCAGCCTGGTTCTCAAACCATGTGTGCGGAAGCATATGGAGCGGGCTGGCTGACGCGCGGTTATCCTAATTTTGCATCCGTATGGTACCAAGACAACCTCACCCCTCAGCTGTACCATGGCTGGCGCCCCCTGCTTATTAAGAAGTCTAGCCTACCGGTATCGGCCTACAAAGGACTGGTGAACCAAGCTAACTTTATCACGTTTGCAGCACTGGCTACAACGATGGGGGTTACCGAAGGCACACCGAGCAATGACACAGTGGAGTGGCTGCATTTCGTCGAAGAGGGTAAAGAAGTTTATATCCCCCGCATGGGTATTCGTCACACCATCAGTTGGGAACAATTGAATGCTAGAAACTTGATCACGGGTAACCGAACCATTGACATTGGCGGACAAACGTTCAAGGTTCGCCTCATGACAGGGTGTGAACAAGACCCAGGTATCGCTGGCGGTGGTTTAGCGGCGCGGGAATGGAAGAAGTACATCGTTGGTCTGACTGATGGGACGTACGACTCTCAAACAGCAGCTTGGGCGGGCGTGGGTAACGACGGAATCAATATTAGTATTTTGCAGGAAGCGTCTGCTAACGAAACGGGTGCCCACTCGGGCGCGGGTTATCCTGGTATCGCTGACATTTGGTATATCTCCGCCGATCAACTACACCCGTTCTTCAACTGGCGTCCATTGCTGGAAAAGGTATGAGTTAATAACGATACCCTCCCCTCTAGGGAGGTTTCTACATCGCTTTCTCCATGGGGAATACCATGATTGAACAATTAGTCTCGACAGGGAGTCAGGTAGAAATACCATTCGTTCCACCTGCTGTAGAGCCAGGCAACCCGTTTCAAGGATTCGTCAGCTCTGACGATCTGATCGACGGCGCTGCACTGGCTTCTTTACTTGCGCTGACCTCGGGCACTCCGTTCAACAACAAAGCAGGTTGGCTGAAATACATCGATGCGGGCAAAACGTTCTACATCGCACGTAAGCCACTTCGTTACGGAACTACAGTTGCTGCTTATAAAGCGGCTGCGTTGTTGGCTGGTAAGAACGTTACCATTCGTGGCGACATCTACAAGGTCCGCTTGATGTCTGGTATGGCCGCGGATCCGTTCAACTCCATTATCGGTATTGCCGGCGGCGGAGAGTGGAACCAGTACTTGTACCCGATCTTTGCAGCGGCTAACCGTCCTACAGCGGCTGTGTGGTCGTATTACACGGCGGCTGATCTAGGACTCGCGCTCAACGATAGTCTCTATGGACAAAAGGGTTGGGTCACGGTCACCAAAGATCAGCACAACACCATCACTACCGCTTTGGCTGCTCGCGGCTGGGACTACTCTGGTGGGACGAGTGTTAACCCTATCGACCGACGCACCGTTATCAACGATGCTAACGTGAACGAAGGTAACGGTACAGCTAGTCTGGACGTCTATGGTTTCCGACCTTTGTTGGAATTCATTGGCGTGGCTCCTCCTGAAGACCTGTACTACGGTGAAATTGCCGACGCGGACTTCATCACTCCGAGCGCGCTTGCTGCTGTGGTGAACTTAGCGTCTGGGGGTACTGTAACCAACGCCACGTCCAATTGGTTGAAGTATCGTTATAAAGGCAAGACCACGTACCTCGCGAAGAAGCCCCTGAGACACGGAATGACTTGGGAGCAAATGGATGCGGTAGGCGTCGTTAAGGGGAATATCCCCTATCTGTTCGGTGGTAAACGCTACGCGTTGACTCTTCCAACAGGTTCTGATACCGACCCAACTCCTAGCTACGGGTCTATTGCAACGGCTGGGTCTTTCAACGACCTGATTTACCCTGTGTACAACGGCGCGGCTGGTGGTCAGGCTGAGGTTATTGCCTATCCTCGTTGGGCTGCGTTTACGGACGCCGACTTGGGCTTCGCAACAAATAAAGCCGCAGCTTCCGGAGGACTTGGTACGCTGACCTGGTGTAAAGAGGTTATCACCGGTGGGGCTAACCACTTACTGCGTGGTTACAACGATGCTGACAACGTCGGTAACCGACAGATACTGGCGGGTTGGTACGTCGCTAACGGTGGTACTCAGCAGTACGCAGGGTGGCGTCCGCAGATCGAAGAGTTGACCGATCTGTCGAACGCTTGGTCAAGGGTGGCTAACCTTCCTGCCACACGGATGAACATTGGTTCAGCTTCGGTTGGCGGAAAGATTTATACCTTCGGTGGTGATGCGAACGATGGCAGTAACCCCACGGGAGCCTTGAGTGTCTACGACCCTGCGTTGGGAACATGGACCGCTAAAGCGGTGGGCCCTGCTATCCGTACTTGGCACTGCATGTGCGAAGGGACTGACGGTAAGGTCTACGTGCACGGTGGCTATAACTCCAGTGGCGTCTTTAGTGACCTGTGGGCTTATGACCCAGTAGCTAACACTTGGGCGCAAAAGGCTAGTGCCATCGACCGGTACGACGGTGTTATGACGTCTTACGGTGGCAAGTTGTACGTTGTTGGTGGTTATACCAACACCTACGCGAATGACCTGCGTTGCTACGACATCGCTACCAACACATGGAGTGTTAAAGCGAGCTTTGTAGGTGGTCGTCGTCACATGACGTTAAATGCTGTAGACGGGAAGCTGTACATGTCGGGCGGCAACGTGGGTGGTACCGAATTCTGGTCTTACGATATCGGTACTGATGTCTGGACAAAGATGGCCGACCACCCAATGGGGAACATCGTTCAACACAGGTCCACGGTAGTGGGTGGGAAGATCTACTTCTTCGGCGGTAACGCCGGCGGGACGATTGTCAAGAAGCTGTGGGTCTACGATCCTGTTGGTAACACGTGGACTCAACTGGCGGATATACTGACCACTAATGGCAGGACTACGCCGTTCATGACAGCCCCAGGCGACGGCCGCATTTACGTAGGCGGCGGTTATTATCCTGGCGTTGGTGTGTTGTCTGACGTCTGGACGTACAAACCATAAAGCAAAAAAAAGAGAAGGAACTATAACCCTCCTACCCTTGCGGGTAGGAGGGTTATAACTGCTTGGTTACAATTCGAGTTCCGCTTCCATGGCTTCGAGTACAGTGTCGAAGTCACCGGAGTGTTCCTCGGCTACCAGACCGCCCATGCCCAAACCGGTGATGTCGTCCAGAGAACCATGCCATTGCTCATCGGTAGGATCGAAGAACAAAGAGATGGGTGTACTGTGATCAGCGCAATGACGCACCAGCTTTTCCAAACGTTCTTCAAGCGAAACTTTTACATGAGGCATAAGAGCTACCCATTGTTAGAATTTAGATTTAGCGTTCAGCGTGTTATTGATTTCAACCCCAAGATCTTTCAAAGAACGCTGCCCAATAACAACTTGCCCACGATGCCAACCCTTCAGCGTTTGAAAGGAATCCTTACACACCACCTTTACTTCGGTTTGTGCGATTCGGGACAACATCTCACATAGAGTATTAAGGTCGGCTTTGTCGTAAGCATGGAAGTAATGAACACGGGAGGTTGTCCGTACAACATGGATCGTCAAATAATCATCAAGGTCAGCAGGCGCTTTGTTCTCGAGCAACTTGATCCCGTACTGAGGGAAGAAGTCAGGGCGTCCGATAATCCTTAAGCCATCTAACGATCCCAGAGCAGGTTTCGGGATCAGCTTGCTCATAACTACCTCGGTGTTTTCGTAGCAAGGTACTGCCACGGTCCATTGGTCCAGAAGGTGTAGTCTTGTGGAAGGTCGATCAGAATCAAATCTAACGAAACATCCAACACCGTATTACCATGCTGATACTTGACCGTTACCTTCTGTTTATTGCTACGCGCTCTACCGAGCAGTGTCACCTTATAATAAACGGGCGCACCTTGGTTCTTCGAAGAAGGATGTTGCTGCCAGACTTCTTTACCAGCGTACCCCTCCAACAGCTTACGGATACGCGCACGCTCTTCGTTACGAGCACGAAGTTCGATCTTCAGTTCAGCTTGCCTCTCCAAGTGGAGGTTAGTGTTGAACTTCCTGGCATGCCACTGGATTTTTTGAACAGGCGTGAGTTCTTCATGCTCGTAGGAATAACTTTTCTCAGCGCCAACCTTTGCCCAACCCAAAAGATCACTGTACATCTCACGACTGAGAACGATCTGATGGGGATCATTATTTACTTTCATGATCACCTCCGACAACTTGGACCGCAGGCGCACGGTTAAATGCGAAGTCCTGAAGAGGGATGCCTAACAGGAACTGACGCAGGGCGGTCTTGGTCAGACGGAAGTCACGAGCGCCATCTTCGAACTCCGCCACGGGCTTAACGCGCAGGGTGTGAGTAAACGCATCGGCCACAATCTCGATCTCGGCGATGGGGTTACCTTTCTTGCCTTCGATCTTGATCACGGTACGCCCATCGATGTTGTAGTGGTTGTACGTGAGGACAAAACTGGAAACAACATACTTCTCTTTGGACGGATGTACAGCTTTAATAGCCTGAGCTAGAGCAGCGCACTTCTCGAACTCGGACAGTTTGTCTTTGCCGTACGCAACTTCTTTCATGATTGCAACTCCACCGAAGAATGGTCATCACCGAGATCCAAGCCAGCCTGTTCTTCCAGCTCTTTGATACGAGCCTGAAGTTCAAGGACCTGAGCTTGGAGCGCCTTCTCGTTACCCAGAGACGCTTCCAGATGACGGGACAGCCAGCGGATACGTTCTTTACCAGCAGTCAGGTAAACGATGGACGAAGGCTTACCCGACATGATTGCCCGGTGTTTATCGTCGGAACTCATGTCCCCGTAGAGGAACACCTCGTTCGCCAACTCGTCATCGGTGTGATCACCCAGACACAGATCACCACGTTCTTTGTTGATCAGGTTAGGGAACGTATCTTCCCGACCTTCCAAGAACCAACGCGACGAAGGAGTAGGGCCTGCCAACAAGACAGGTACACCCAGTTCAGCCAAGACATTTGCCCGAGTACTGGATTTAGTGATTTCGAGAACTTGCTCGAAGCTCAACTCTGGCATACGGAACTCTTCACCACGAATACGAAGAGTACGGCCTTTAACTGGATTAGGACGGTCACCCATGAAATAATTCCTTGTGCAAAAATAGAGGTAAGCCCCTGTCCCCGGTTAGGAAGACAGGGGTAGTAATCAAGCTGGTTGTAGCACTGACTCGAGACGTTGCGCCAGTTGTTGCTTCTCGCGTGCGTTCATGTGTTCCACGCTGCGAGGGGTCGAACGGCGATCACGCTTTTCTTGCTTTTCGAGTACCCGCAATGTACGGTTGATTTGCGACTTTGGATACTCGTTCAGATCGTAGGCGTAAACGTAGCCGTCAACGCTGATCATGTTCTTGCTGGCGTCTTCAGGATCGATGTAGATCTTGCACGGCAGGTCCAGCTTATCGGCGGAACGAATGGTCGTCCGCAGGATAGTCAGTTCCGAGTGCACGGCGCTCATGATCTTCGGGAAGAAGTCAGCAATGATAGCTGCGGTCTTCTCGTAGATACGAGGGCCTTTGATCAGGTTGTTGGTCAGCAGTTCGAAGACTGCCTCTTCGATGGTGATCGAAGAACGCGGGACGTAGAAAGTGAAAGATACACTGCCCCGCACAACAACGTAGTGGGTACGCTCAGTACAGCCGATCGTAACCAGACGGAAATCCCCATTGTTACCCTCGATCATGCCATACGAAATGATCGGGTGATTCAGTACAACTTTAACCACGCGGTCGCTGTTCTCTTCCGCTGGTGTGCGGAACGAGGGCTTACCGGTCTGCGAGAGCACAACCAGTGTGCGCTCCTCCGTGGATTGGGCGAACTCTTTGTCAATGCCGAGGTCCGACAACAAAGAGAAAGCTTCGCCATCTCCTGGGTGGTTGGTAGCTTGCAAGACGATCCCAAGCGGACTCGGGGTGTATTGGTGGCTGATTGCATTCTTCTTAGCTTGAGACGTCATCGTTAAAACTCCATGATTAACAACAAATATAAGCGACGCTTACACCCACTTAATAGTGACGTCGCTCGGGCCAACACTTTCTTCTGGGTTCTTTACATCGTTAAATGGATGTGTCATCCTGGTACTGGACTTGTTAGTGTTCAGCACTTCGATTTCCCCGACACGAGCCATATGAACTCTGTCCAAAATACGGTGTTCCTGTGTAATATGAGCATCCCAGACTAATTTGTCTGTAGTGAGTGTCACAGGTTTTACAACGCGTTCCTGTCCTTCGAATACAGGTTGGTACACAAAGAAGTTCATGTGAGGGAATTTATCCTTCTCAAAGAACCTCGCGACATTAGGAAACACCCCAATGAAGCATGCCTCAACCGTAGGAGATACTGAGATCGCCTTCATAGGAGGTTCTGGATACGCCCAGGAGGAGTCTTCTGCTTCCCCCGGAGTATCTGAGCCCGCCTGTGTCCCCGGCGTCCAGATCCCCTCTAGATCTCCGTTAAAGCTGATATGGTACAAGGAGAGACCTAGCAACAAGCGGCTACGAACAAACCGAACGTTCATAGTTGTTGCACGAACTGGTGGTTAGCGATAGTAAGCAGACCTACGCAACGAGCGTTATCCAACCCACCTCCACCGGCCACCAACGTGTGTACTTTGCTGTTGTGCTCAACAACCAACAACAGGGTCTTGATGTTACCCCATTCGTTGTTCTCGATACCGTCAGCCATCAACCGCAAGAACTTAACTGCGTCCTCGTTGGAGTTGATCTGACCGTTGTTGGGCAGTTCGTGGATCTTAGCTACCATGACGGAGGTCCTTGAGCTGCTGGACGATAACAGGACCCGACATCGCTTCGATCTCCGCCTTCGTCAGTCCGTGATTCAGGCCGCGCTCAGGGAACTTGAACCCCACGCTCTTGTTCGGGTTGGTGAACGCTGAGACGCCCGGTTCTTGTCCACGACGGAAACCGCCACCAAACGGTTTCACCACGACAACATTCTTCGCCGGCTCTTGACCGGGGAACGACGGTTTTCGGGAAATCGTACCCGAGCTATGGTGATACCACGGACGGAGGAAATCCACAATCTTCTTGCGCAGACCACGACGATCGACCTGAACACGGTCTTGGTTAAGGATACGTTCAGGTTCGTTGATACCGAGATAGTCGCCGTGGATTGCATGGTGGTACATATGCTCGACATCGTTATCCATCATGACCTTGCCAGCGAAGTCACCGGCGAAGTAGTAGCGTGGTCGGGTGATCATTGCCTTGCTCCCATCGCGGGATTCAAAGCCGAGATTGACACCTGGAATAACAAATCCGCCAACCACCAATTGGTTAAAGCGGATGCCCAGACCGGTTGCGCCTTTCATAATAGTTCTCCAAAGCCTTGTCAATATGTTCCCGAGAGGGATGAGTCATTTCACGATGCTTCCTGCTCCGATAATCGAAGCCACCATTCCACACAACAAAATCTGCAACAATTAACCGACTCTGGATAAAGTACACCGTAGTCGGTTCATGGTTGGCGCTGCGGGAAAGGAGTTGACAAATAGCAAGCCCTAACGTGTTTTTAAGTTTCATCGCCCTTACCAAAGTACCTAGCGACCACAACCTTTACATACTCCTTAGGCGGGAGTACCCATTCAGCAGCCTTCTTGTGAAAGCGTCTGTATTCCTTATCGGCCAGAATCCAGATCACCCGATCAGCCACAACCAAACCACCGTTATCAAAACCCAAGTAGGGTTCTTTCAGCTTACGGCATTTGCTGAACGTTTCTTTGATAGCGGTCTCTTCGGTGTGCCCTTCCAAGATCTTGTCGAGGTAGTGCCGATACAAACCGATCATTTCCAGATGGTCGTAGTCCACCCAGCGGTTACGATAATGACTGATGCTGATGTGGGGCGTTGACCAACTGATATCTTTCATATCAGGTTGGTAGCCGTGACGACCCCAATCAACATGACCGATAGTCCCCACGTTTACAACATCACCGTAATTAACCCGACCAGTGTAACGAAGAACACGTTCGTTATTACCGACAGTGAGGGAGTTCATTCGAATCGACTTCATACGCTCCCCCAAATATCGTTAAGTAGCGAGAGTACGCCCCGCAACTTCGCCAGGTTCTCGTCCGTTTCAGGGAGATCATGAGAAACCATACCGATCTCTTTAGCCGCCGAGAATACTTGTGTTTTGGTGCCGTGCAACAACATAACCTTGAGTTGTTGTTTCTCGGTTGCTTTGTTGACCCAGACATAGCTGTTGTGAACCGGGGCTAGAGGCTGCTTTCCGTCGCGAGCATCCGCAATGGCCCGCGCGATCCACCGGAAATAACCGGGGTATTTCCTCGCGAGAGGCATAATGATCTCCTCATATGCCTTCTTGAAACCAGCCGTAGGCGCATTCACGTCTTGGTTGACTGGTTCATTTTCAGTCGCCTTAAGGAACCGGGCGATTACGTCTTTGGCCTCGTGTTGAAGAACGCGGAGTTGTTCTTCATTTAAAATGTCGTTCATTTCAATACCTTATTTAGCCACGTAATCCGGCATAGGGAGTCCCAGGAAATGATTGTGGATCGCTTCACGCAACCATTCCTCATGTCCTGGTTCCCCGTGTTTGATTTTCGCAAACAATTCAGGAATCAACTTCAACAAATCAATCGCCATTGCACCTGAGTCTGCGTGTGGGGTGTCGTGCGAGATTGCATGACCGACAACCCATTCCAGTTTCTCAATAACCTCGCCAATGTGATCCTTCAGTTCTTGCGACATAACCTATCCTAAATCCAGCGTTGAGTTATACTATCTCAACGCCAGATGGAGAACAGGTTTATACAGGCGGCAACCCCCGCCTTTATTACCCGGATAGAGGACGTAATCGATCATGCCCGGTTGAGTATCTTCGGTAACCGACAAGGTAACGTCAACCGACTCACCCTTCCATTTACCCACAAGGTGAGCGTGATACTCGCCCCGTTTGTTGTAATCCAGCAGCTCAACAAAGAACGGCCATACCACGCGGTAGAAATGGAAGGCACTAGTACGAGAATCCAAAACCAAGGCCTCGTACAGGTTCTTCCAAGCCGTCTCAAAATCCCGACTAGGTTTGTCAACGACGTACGTGCTATATCGAAGCAGACCCAGCCAGTAGTAGCGAGTTTGCCGGCCATCGCTGATCGAAATCAAACGATGACCGTTACACTGAGTGACAGCGTAGAAATTGATCGGGCCCTTCAAACCGTGACGAGCGCGGATAACACCTTCTTTGAAACACCGGCGGCGGAGTTGGGTACATTGGGTTGGAATGCCGGAATCAAAGCGGATGTTCAGTTGTTGGTTGTTGCGTGCTTGGAAAACGCCGGTTACCAGATACTCTTTTGAAAGCATGGCGTTACCTCCTGGGTAGTTAATCAATCGATAATAGAACGCTCTGCCGCCTTGGGATCGTCTGCGACCTCCTGCTTGTCAACAGGTTTGCAGAAACCACCGTAAGTTGCCATGATGAGCCCCTTGTCAGTGAAGAAGGTGTACTTGATTGCGGGTTTGAGGATTTGTGTACCCCGCTCGCCGTCAGAGAAACGGTAAGCCCAGTACTTTGGTTCAGCATCACCAATGATGTCCAGTCGAACACCCGGCAGGTTCACCACGGTAACTTCTTGTACATCACTTTCCTGTACCCAGCGCTGACCCCACAAAGAGTACGCCGGATAGCTGTAAGTGCGCTTACCGGTGATGGTAAGGTTGCCCACTTTGATCGAGCATTCACGAGCATCGGAATACCGACCGATCTTGAGATCTCGCTGGATGTACGCATACCCCGCAACAACGAACGCGGACACAATCAACAGGATCATGAACCACAGATAGCAGAGGTATTTGATACGAGCACGACGCAGGGTCTTGACTAATGCTTTCTCGGTCATGAGGTCGCGAGCCATCGCACCCTTGTCCTCGACAGGAACGTCAGGAACAGGTTCAGGTTGAGCCTTTACTTTCTGCCGCTCGTCGTACAGGCGGATTTGCTCCTTGACCAACTGCGGCATGTAAACCTGTTTCCAGATAGCCTGACCATCGAAATCCCTGATCCAAATCTCGTCGCGCACAATAAAGGCGTCGTGCTCGGCGTAGAGCGCCGGCATAGGGAGACAATCTGTACGACCCACGATGTTGAACAACCCATCTTCCTTGAATGCACTCGCCAGTTGGGTCACCAGCGCATCATACTGCTCAAGAGGAACAGTAGGCGTAGGAGGAACAGAAGTCCCCGCTACGTCCTGATGCTCCCACTTGCCATTCAGCATTACCGCCAGCCGACCTTTCCAGAAGTAAGCGTCCAGGTGCTTATACCCCTCGGGTCCTGGGAACTCCTGATCGTGAGGCCACGTACCGAGCATATGGAGTGAGTCGTTTTCCGGAAGTACATCTTCCAGAAGCCCCTCAGTGTCGATTTCAGCAGGCTTGTCTTCATGCCAGGCTAAGTCAGGACCGTAAATCAAATGCTGCCCACGAAAAGTGACAGCGTCCCCAATTTGAGGATTTTCGATATCGAGCAGGCTGGCCGTAGACGGTAGGTCACAAAGGAACCTGCGCGTCTGTTTACCCGAAGCCAGATCCTCAAAGAACTGTTTCGACTCGATCCCCCAATCTGGGTATTGCGGAGTGGTGGTCTTAGCGTTCAGATCAGTATCGTCTTGACTGCTAATGATCATAATTAAATTCCTTGTTTTAGGCAAAAAGTAAAATAACCCCACCTACTCCATCAGGGGCTACCTAATGGAGTAAATGGAAGTTAAGTGTTTAAGCATCGTCAAGCCGTACCAGGTGGAACGGGAACATTACCACGGTTTCTTCGTTGTAGTTGTTGTACGTCAACAACCCAAACTCGGGGTGTGGTGAAAACCGTTTCAGGCTGATCTGCACGCTCTCGTTATCAAGGGTGAGCATGAGGGATTCGCGCTTGAAGTGTTTAACCACGGTGGCGAGCACGCGCAGGTAACCGGTTTCCATGAACTCTTTTACGAGGTCAGCGGTTTCAGCGCCAACAGCGCAGCCGTACATGGAAGGTTCGTGGGCACGCTTGGCGAAATCATTGAACACGCAAACTGCCGCCGAACCAGTTGTAATAATGTCCTCGGTGTTCAGCAGGCGATTTTGTGGGTAGTTCGGGGTCCGGGTGATATCTTTGAGGAGATCCAGCGCGAAGACCAGTTCATCCAATACTTCTTTGTTGAGCTGCGTTTGAGCGAACTCTCGTACGAACCCGATATTGAGAGATTCAACAATCTCTTCGTGTGTTACCGGTTTGTGTTCCTTTTCAACGACGAGAGGTTTCACTTCATTGACAGCCTCCGCTTTTAGTGCTAAGTTCATAAGGGTGTCCTTTAAAAGAGCGGTGATGTTGCAATTAGATACAAACGTGGGTTATATTAAAAATCAATTTACAAGTGTTAGACGCTCTGTCCATCATGTAAGTAATATAGGTTTGACTTATTGCTTGATGTAAGAGCGCCTAGGTTTAGGATGGAAAGTTCCAGCCGATCAACGCACCCAGAACAACAGCACACACCGCCAGTGTGAAGATCGTGATCTTGATGCGCTTGCGGCGTTGGGCTTGTTTCTTCAGGATGTCGGTGTGCATGTTCTCCATGAAGTTGCAGTCTTCTTCTTTACCCTTGATTTCCGGATTTACCATGACTGTCTCTCCTTAGTCGGTTTGTCGGTATAAATGCGTCTTCTTGTGAAATTGCAAATATAAGCCTAGATCGGAAGAGCACCCGGAGGCACTCTTCCTTTCTGGTATTGGTTACAGGTCTTCTGGATAAGTCAGTTGACCGTAGTCGGTGTCAGGGATGGTGATGATGGCTTCGGAGGCGAGGGCAAAAGGAATCACCCCGTAGATGCATGGACCGTCAACCGTCAGCTTAGTAGCGTCAGAAACGATCTCGCTGCCCGATACAACCACGCGAACTGCGGTGGTGAAGGCAGTCTTGGCGGCGGCCTGTTGGCTACCTACGGCCATACCGTAAGGCAACAGAACCATGATTCGATCAGTGGTACTGTCAGTGTCTTTGTAGCAGTAGACACCCGGAACACTTTTAGCCAGCACAGCGGCTTTGTTGGGTTGCGTGAGCGGGTCAACCAGGTCGTAACCATTCACGTCATGCAGGTCCGCCGCATGGTACGTTTGGTTAATACCGATGAAGTTACGCGACGCGGATTTGACGGTAAGGGAACGTACACCTGTTCCAGAACCGGTGAGGGATTCGAAAGTCAGTTCACTTTCGGTAAGACCCGTAAACAGCGCTTTCATCGGAGCGTCGTCTTTATAACGATCCAGGTTGAAAGCGACGAAACGGTCAACAAACAAACCCATACGGGTAGCTTTGGCCATTTGTAGAACTCCGGGAGGTGATGAAAAGGTGACGAAGTAAAAACCCCGTGACATAGTATCCCCACCGGTTTCCCGGGCAAGCATAAATAACCCCTACCCCAGCCAGTGACGGTGGGGTAGGGGTTATCCGCGTTACTTACCGAACCTTACAGGTCCAGCGGTTCAGCGTCTTCTTCCAGCTCGTCGACCGGCGCCTTGGCAACGGCGTATTCGATTTCGCCAGCGATGAAGTCGCTGCTGACCACGATGGTGCTAGTGCCGTCGCCCAGGGTAATGTCGCTACCCGCTACGTCGTACTTCAGAGCCGCGATCAGAGCAGAGACCGCTTCCTCGCCAACGTCGGCGCCTTCAACGTCAGGAACCACGACGATCAGTTTGGTTTCGCCGTCTTCGCCCAGGTAGGAGAACACGCCGCCTTCGACTTGACCCAGAGCAGCGGTCTTGTCTTCCAGCACTTCGTCGGAAGTCAGGGTGATCACCTTGTCGCTGTGAACATCCACCGGACGCCATTTCTGGGCAGGACCCTGGAACGAACGGGAAACCGATTTGATGCTGGCGCTGTGAATGCCGCCGGATTTGGTGACCACGCCGAGTTCCAGATCTTCCAGACCGAGGTTGTCGAACTTCGCCAGCATGCGAGGATCGTCTTTGTAGATCTGCTGGTTCTTCTGGACGAACGGGGTGAGCAGGAGCAGCATAGCAGCAAGTTTAGCTTGTGACATCGGAGTTTCCTCAATGGAGAGATGTGGTTACTGCGTTACAATACAATCGCTTTTGCCCCAAGCCCTATGAGCATGAGCCAGAACAAAACCCCACCCGTTTTGTACGGGGGAAATCTATTCACCAGTACGAGACCGGTATACCCTAAAATGGTTAGCAGATAGATGTAGTTCTGTGTCGCCATGCCAATCATGAAGATAACGAACATGGCAAACACGCTACGTACGTCAAGCAATAAACGTAATTCTGGTGTCATGCTTGATCTCTTTCTAAACAAAAAAGAAAAGGAAGGGTTAAACAACACCCTTCCTCGCCTAGAGTTAACGCTTAACGGCTACTGCCGACAACTTGTCACCCAGCAGGATGCTGCTTGCATTGGCCAGAATTTTGGCTGTTTGCAAACCACCACGAAGCGCAGTGATAGTTGCGTAGGCAGTGTCGTAGACGCCCAGCTCCTCACTGGTACCCTTCTCCCCGGTAGCCAGGTTGGTGCAGACTGGAACAACGTCACCCTCTATAGAGTTCCAGGTAAGTTCTTTGAATGGACTTACCTCGTCGGAGGTCTGCTGCATCAGGTGGTTGTACGAGGCGTAGCAGATCTTGCCGAGACCAGAAATGATGCTGGCTTTGACAGTGGTATGACGTTGGTCTTCTGGGGATTCCTGGATAAACCCAGTGTTGTCGTTCAGAGCACGATGCAGAGCCGACAGGACGCGATGACCGGAAATAACCAACGACGATCCAACACCTGGCAAGATACCATTCACCAGAGCGCTCTTGACCGCCTTCACAACGTCTTCGAACCGGTCAATGCGTTCTTTTACGTCCGAGTAGGTTTCGCCGCCCACAAAGATCGTGACGAGTTCACCGCGCAGGTTACGGATACGGGTCTCGTTGAACTTCGCCCGCACACTGAAACGATCACCCATTTCGTAGCTGCTCAGCTCACCGACAATTGCATCGGCACGCTTGTTCAGCTCCAGACGAACGTCTTCAGGAATATCACTCAGGATAGAACGAGTTCCATTGACGGTCAGTTTGGAGCGGACCGGATTGATAACAGTGTTGCCGACGTCTTCTAGGTTGGTGAAGATCGGCGCTTGGAACATGGCCGCGATGTCTTGCATCAACAGAGTGCCGACAGAACCACCGGCGTTGGTATTGATAGCCACAAACGTAGCGCCCGGGATACCTTTGGACGGTTGACCGGCTGCTTCTGCCTGACGCTGCTGCATGGTGCTGTTGTTGATACGCGCCATGACTTGGCAGGCATCGTGTTCGACCGAACGACCGATCACCACGACAGTTTTGCCGGAATAACGAATAGCAAGCTCGATCATCACTTCAGTCGCATCACCACCACGACCGACGTTACCGTCAATGATGATAGGGTAGAACTCGGTGAAGTCAGTGTCGCCGCCGTTGCCGTTCTTGGCGAAAGCTGGGTTACTGAAGTGCATATTGATCGGCAGACCATTGCTGCGAACCACCTTGTCAGTGGAAGATTGGCCTTCCTTGAGTTCGATCTCAGGGTAACGATCGCCGGACGCCTTATAGATGTCGGTAACGATACGGCTGAGTTCTTCGTCGTTGTTGGAAGAGGTCAACGCCAACTTGAACAGACGAGGGTCATCAACCTTAACCTGGATGGTCATGGCTTTCAGTTCTTCGACGATCAGGTTCATGCACTCTTCGATGTACTTCTGTTCACGGAAGCTTGGGTGAGCAGTGAACAGTTCGTACAGCAGAGAGGTCAGCATTACGGTGGTAGTGGTGCCGTCGCCGCATTCGTGGTCGGTCTTGATGGCCGCTTCAGTGATCACACGATTGATCAGTTCGTAGCGTGGGTCATCGAAACGAATCGACTTGGCCACAGTCACACCATCTTTGGTAACCTTTACAGCGGTGCCGTTGGCGATGTACGCCAGTTTGCCGTTTGGACCCATGGTGGCCACAACAGCTTTCTTGACCTGGCTAACCACGTCTTTTACGAATTCTTGGGTATCATCGATTGTCAACATCATTACAAGGTTACTCCGTTACAAGGTTACAAGGGATAATTGCTGTGCATCTAAACTAGTAATATAGGTTTGAAAATATACAAATAAATAAAGTCCTCCCGGTTTAGGGGAGGACCTTACTTAAAGAGGTTACTTACGTTCCGGTGGATCCATTTGCACGAGGAAGAACTTCCCGTCGTGTTCCTGGAAACGGAAGATGGATTGCTCCACGAAGCGGTGGTGGTGTTGCAGTTCCACCGAGGCCACCAGCTCAACACTGGTGTTCTTCAGTTTGGTGACTGGGCCGATGATGTCGTCGATGTGAGGACCGTCTTCATCAGGTTGCATCACCAACATCAGCCGGCGGATAGCCAGTTGATCCAACGCCCGGTTCAGTTGTTCAGGGGTGAGGTTGTTGGGAGTCTTCAGTTGCATTACAGGTCCCCTTTACGAACCAGGTAGAACACGTTGCCAGCCTGAGCGAAGCGGAACTCGCCTTCGATCTTGGCCTTGCCATTCCAGCCTTTCATGTCCAGGTACACGTCAAACTTTTTACCGAGGGGATAAATGCCCTGGACACGGCCGATCACGTTTTCGGTGGTAACAGCTTGAGCGGTTGGATCAATGCCGCAGACGACGTGAACGCCTTCAGTTTTCTGCTGCTCCTGCAAACGCTTGACTGCGTCGGCGCTGAGCTTTTGTACAACTTTCACGTTGGGGTTAGCCATTTACGTTTTCCTTGTCGTCGAGGTTTTGTTTCTTAAGGTGGGTGAGCAGTTTGTTAAGGGTATGCCGAATGTCGTCTTCGGTCATGAAAGAGTTTCGATTATCCAGACGCATGGACGTGGCAGAGATCACCACCGTTGCTTGTTTCGAGACGACCGGTAGGACATAGAGAAACAACTCACGGGTGTCACGGCGAGCGATTATCCAACAGGTATTCGACGACCCGGTGGTGTCAGCCTCTCTATGGAACACCCCAGCGTCTACCAGATCCTTAAAGATCTCTGGAGTTGGAGCGGTTGGGTTGAACCGGATGCGGTCGACCTTCCCCGAAGCTTGTCGAAGCGCTTCTGCTTCTTGCCGATGGCGATTGCCGGAGAACGTCATCTCCATCATGCCGAATGGTGCATCACGGATTTCTTTAGAACGTGTATCACCGGCCAGCTGAAGAACCCGCTCCTTCAACCAGCCACCAATCTTTCGCAAGTGCTTCATTGCAACGCTCCTTACTTACGTTCGGAAATCACGATCGATTGAATCGTGTTTGAATACACGTTCGGCCAGTCTTTCGGCATAGCTTTACGACTGAAGATGGTCAGAGGAAGATGACTAACCCGAGGATCGTCAAAGCTCTCGAACTGATCGTCCGGGATTTCTTCTTCATCATCAGGCTCATCGTCTGGACCGTGTTGATCGAACCAGTCATCCTGAGCATCTTGGTCGTGGGACTTCTCTTCCTCATCCACCTCCAAACGACGGAGATGTTTCGGACCCGTCTGACATTCCTTACAGATTGTCTTGGTCCACTTCTCTCGTGGGTACTCATCCACGAAATAAGGAGTGTGAGAGATCGTGTCACAGCGGGGTACTTCTTTCCCGCAGTCAGAACAGTCGACCGGTTCAGTCCGTCGTTCTTCCAGATGGTTCATGTAGCAGGGATTGCAGAGCAGATACATCTCCGAACCCATGCTGTCATTCTCAGACGTGTGACCGTACGCTTGGTCACCCGGCTGAAGATGTTCGCAAGCACCGCCTTCGCAAACACCACCCTCTTCGCCGAACCCCACCGATTTGGAGGTTCTCCCGTGAGTAAACCAATTCATGACACCCTCCTGACTGCTTTCGGTAGCTTGGTCACCTGGGTCTTACCACCGGTATGAGGATCCATGACCTTAGCGAGTTTGAGGGCTTTCTTGGCGCTCTTACCCATCTTCAGGGCAGCATCCGCATAAACACCACCCGACCCGATAGAGGTCGGCGCAATGATGTTCGTGATGAGGAAACTGTCCGGGACGTTGGGGCCTTGTTTATAAGCCCCTTGGACCAGCCAACCGTTGTGGAACTCGTCGACAATGATTGCCGTGAAGTTCATTTTGAAAGGGATCTTCAAGTCAGTGCGGTGGGTAAGTCCTCCGTCGCTCATCAATGCTTCTTTGATGAACAACTCAGAACCCGCCATGCCGGAACGACCAAAGGCAATGGCCCTGTGACCCATGATCTTCCATTCCTCACCTTCGGTCGGAGTGAGAACCTTTTTTGCCGGGGTGTTAACCTTAGTCCCGTTGCGAGTACGCAACGAATCAGATACCAATTTACCCTTTACCCAGACTACTGTGGTCATACCCTTCTTCCTTCCCTTTCAACCAGCGCGCGGCGGAAATCTTCTTCCACGGTTAATACTTCACCCAGGATTGGTTTCTTGGGTAGTTGGTTAGCGGCACGCTTAGCGCGCAGCTTCTTGTCTTTGACTTTCATGTCGCACTCCTTACTGATACTGAAAGGTGGTGTCGAGTGTGATACGAACCAATTGACGGTTGGTGTCTTGACTAACCACATGACCCTCGTGGACAAAGGTGGAGTTGCCCAGGTAGACCACGTTCTCCTTTAACCAGAAGCTTTCCATTTGGGAGAACTGAGGTCGCAGGTGTTCACAGTCACCGCCATGACTAGCAACACCTTCGATAGTCCCGACGAAGGCTTCACAAGCAATAAAGCTACTTGCCATGATGACACCACCGAGTTCCGACTGGTATTGCAGACGGTGTTGGTCTTCAGTCAACATACGACCAGGAGTACCGTTTAACCAACCACCACTGCTACCCCAGCTGAACAGGTAGTTACCGTCGATGTGCACACCACCCCGACGAAGTTTATTAGACTTCTTCAGGAACTGCTCATCGATGGTAACGTAGAACCCGGTGTGCTCCGGAATGCCCGCATCGGCGAGCATGCTGTTGATGATGTCCTGATACTCATCAGGAACCCCTTGTAGCGGATGACCAGCAAGATTACGCGCCATGTAAACATGTGCACCGGTGAACTCAGGAAACGTAATCTGGCCTACAGCACGAACTTTGGAATGCAGTTGCATGGATAATCCCTTAATGCAAAGAACGCGAATGGCTACCGGCTTTCTTTAAGGCCGCTGTTACCAAGCTGTTCTGGCGAGTGTTGTCTTCGGTCATGAGTTTGAGCAGAGATGGGCTGGCTTTAACCAACGGACTCATCTCCATCTCAAACCGACCGCCCTTGCGAATGTGCAGTACCCCGAGTTGATGACCAAACTCGACGCTGGCGAATTCAATGAAGTCGCCCTCGTTGCACTGCGTGATAGCCAACTGCAACATCCGCGGCATGGCGGTGTCGAAGTAACTGTAGTGACGAGCCATGATGACGTCTTTCGACTTACCGCGATACATTACGGCTACAACACGACGACGGCTTGGACTTTCGAAATCGTGGCTCATTGCGCGATCTCCAGAGCTTTAATCTGGGTTGGGTACATTAACTCCAGATCGTCTGGAGTACGAGGTGTAGTCGAGATCACACCGATACCCGCCGCCTTTTCACGACCCTTGTTGAAGTCGTCCATCGACATGGTCTTAACTGGTACCGGGGTGCTACGACGGATCATTTCCTGGAACGCCAAACGTTCTTGCTCCAGTGCTGCGTTCAAGCGACGAATTGCTTTTGCTTTCTTACCGTTCATGCGGTGACTCCTAAGGCGTAGTTATCGGCACCAAGGGTTAGTTGGTTACAAGAATGGGATCTTGGTGCCGTACAGGGTTATTGTTTAGCAGCTTCCTTTACAGCGCGGACGCTGGCAGGGCGGGTAACACGGTAAGGGTTCAGTTGGTGTACTGTTCCCTCGTGATCTTTGTAACTGAATTCAAAGACCAAGCAATCATCGGATTGGGGATGAGACTCCGAGATAAACTCACCCATAGCGGTAACCATGAGTTGTTGTGTGTACACATCCATGGATGGCGAACCAGCAGTCAGCTGGATTTTTACATGCTTATTTCGCGCCATTATTACTTCCTCGGAAGACTGAGAGTGCCTTTGCGTTCTTTCTCACGCGCCTCTACTTCGTCGAGCATGACCAAACGACGGCGAGCCGACTCAATGTTACCTTTAACCAACTGCATTTCAAGCTCATCAGTGAGCGATGCGTATAGACGCTCTTGTTCACTGATGATCCTCTCGACGTGCACACGGGTTTCTTCCGTGGTCATCTTCGGCCGTGCGTTGCCGTAGCCTTGTTGCTCAAGAGCGCGGCGTTCGTCATTGGACGTAAATGCCAGAGGATCTTTACCCGTGTCCAGAATCGGACCACCAAATGGAGCGGCTTCAACAGGAGGCATACCGGGACGCTGACCCGGCTCCGACCACTTGGTGTTCTTCCAGTCCTCGCGGATATTGGTAGAAGCCATCGAGCGGTTGGCCGACCGAGACTCGTGTGGTAGTTCCAACAACGGGCCACCACGAACATCACCGATAGGAGTAACCGTCAGGCGATCGATCTTGCCCTGACTGGTCATTACCATTGCTTCCACTTGCACTGTCTTTGGATGCTTGGCTTTCATCTCCTCGAAGGAAGCGTCCACAGCCTCCTGGAACTCCGGAGTGCTTTGATCCGCAGCAGCACCCGTCAACTTATCGGCCATCTCGTCCAGCGCATCGTGGGCGGTGTTGTGGTCACACTCGTGGATACGACGGTACAGCAAGATCCAACGATCCATGGACTGGTACAGGGAGTGTGCTTTCTTGTTGATGTTCATACCAGGTTTTCCAATTTGACCAGACCAAAATAAACGTACGCGCAGACAATTGCCAGCGACACCAGTGTTGCGCCACCGAGGATAATAATCGCTCGGCGGAGATCAGCTTTATTAGTTTGCATGACAGATCCTTTAGAAACGGTAGACGACTTTAGTCATCTGCCCTTTGACCGGTACTTGCTCGGGTTGATTGATGTAAGTGCACTGAGTGTACACCGACTTATCTTCAAACCCAGCATCCGAATCCTTAACGAGATGGCTTACACCGATGTTCACCATCCCGTTCTCTTGTTGGTAGATGTACAACACCCGATTGTGACTTGCCTGGAAGTAAGTCTTTGCGATACCTTCTTCCAAGCCGACAGCCTTTGGATTGATCTCCATGTAGGACGAACTGCCGTGCACAATACTCGAACCGCTCATCAAGAAAGCATTGGTGATCGGTTTCATTTCGATGCGGTCAAAATCTTCCGCACTGTCAACATGCCCATACTCACCACACAAAATACCATTTGGCATGTCATCAGCCACAGCAGACAACGACAACAACGAAACAACAACACCTACGAACAACTGTTTCATGCGGCTACTCCTTTAACCAGATCATTCATCGAAATGCCGTCGATATCACGCAGGTGGTCGGCAAATGTTTTACGCAGCTCACCCAACTTCTGTTTGAAGGAGTTGTGTTCACCAGCGCGGTTGAAGTCCCAACGGATTTCGAAGTCATGCAGACCTTCGCCGAAGATTTGAAGAATCAACGTATCTTTCCGGATGGAAGCGTGGAAGAACATTGGTTTCTCTTGAAGCAAGACATGACTGAACAGCGAAGGCTTCTTCGAGTCTGCCCAACGCTCGATCTCTTCCAACACACCGATTTGCTCATACAGCTCATCACGGTACAGATCCAATTGCTTGGAGAAGTGCGCGATGTCCTGGGTGTGCGGAATGTCAATGCGGTTAGTCCACTTGCCATGCTTGCCGAAATCGAATTCGGTACTGAAGCGCAGATCCCCCAAACGGTTACGATGAGCTTCAGACAGGATCACAACGTTACGGTTAAGGAACGCTTGACCCAGATTACGTTTGCTAAAGATTACAGCCATTGCGGTATTGCTCCTAATAGTTCGAGTGCAGTTCTTTGCACCCGGTAAAAAGTTTGTGTTACATTACAGGTGGGTAATATAGGCTTGAAACCAACTGTAAGTTAAACGGGTTCGGTCATGCCAATCGAGATCGGAATAAACCCCAGCGATTGGTAGAACTTGAAGGACCCCTCATTGCCGTAGATGCTGTTTACCTTTAATGGTCCTTTGACCATGCTCTTCAGCTCGGTAAACAATCGACGACCAATCCCTCTTCTGCGGAACTCTGCGGACACAAAGAACTCCGAGATCGACTCCGGGTCATCCACAGAGGTAGCAATGAACCCTACAGACAAATCATTGACCTTCGCCAACACCAACATGTCAATCGACAAGAAGGCCTTGGTAGTCAGGTCTTCCATTACATCGGGTGCGATCACCATGCGTTCTTTAATGAACTGATAATCGTAGTTCATCAGCTCGTGGTACATTCCAAACAAATCCATCAAGTAGATATTGGTTGGATCCACATTAGCTAACTTAACGTAACGTACTTCTTGAGACATCGAAAAATCCTTAATCGAAGTTAACCGAACGGTGGTAACAAATGCACAGCGAGGTAAAAATAAAGCCGTACCCAACCACAGAACCCGAAGGCCCTGTGGTTGGTTTGGCGTGGGTTGTTACTTGTCAGCTACACAGTCGGCTACAGTGACGAGACCCTTCACAGGACCTACACCATCTTTAGCGTGTGGTGAATCCGGATTGTCGAACACGTAGACGATGAAGTAGGGTTTACCGCTACCGTCTTCCTGCTTGAGCAACAGCGTGGTTGGATCGCCAGCCATGACGTCGACCTGGCTGAGTTGGTTGTTGGTCAGGATGTGACGCTCAGGGAACGCCCGTCCTTTATTAAGGATGAAACCGTCCTTGGTCTGGATGACCGTGGTCTTGGCTTCAACTACCGGGTTGTCAGTGACGGCCTTCTTGTTCACCATGGTGTTGCTGGTGAACTTGCCACAGCTGAACGTGATGTCGTTCGAACTACGGATGACCGGGTTGGGTTTGTTTTCAACAATCGGTTTGTTAGAAGCGTGAGCGACGAAAGTCAGTGCCAACAGTGCAAGGATACTAAGTGCTTTCATGTCGTGTTACTCCGTTAACTGGTTGTGGATTACTTGTTGTTTTTCTTGAGTTGCTTTTTCATCTGCTTCCGCCAGCCTTTAACCATGGCCTTGGAAACCATGTTGAAACTGTCCGACGCCAAGTCAGCGAAATGACGCTCAACTTTGCGGAATGGACCCTGCAACGCCAGTCGCATAAGGAACTGCGGACTGATCATAACCACGCTAGCCACACCACGCACTTCAGACTCACCCATGTTGCGGATAGGCTTTAGGCGGGCCTCGTTCATCTCCTGACGAGCAGCGGACACCGGGAGATTAGGGATTACGGACGGAGTAAGCGAGATCGCCACATCCGAACGAGGTGGATCCATTGGATATTTCTTCCAGACGTCTTGCTGCTCCTTAGGAACGGGTTTCGCCAGCTCCTCGGCAATGCGTTTATCAGCGTAACTGGTGTCACGTTTCATAATCAAGTCCTTGTGTAACAGTTTAATTGCTTTGCTTACTGTCTTGGTAATGTAGACTTGAAGCAGACTGTAAGTTAATTACTTAGCTTTCGCTATTCCGCCCACACCGTTGTAGGCAGCCAACATCAAACCGCCGGCAGAACAACCACCGATAACCAAGATCACCGCAATGATCAAACCACGAAACAGATTGGAACGCTTAGCCATTACTTTTGCTCTTGAACCATTGGTCTAAAGTTTTAGGACGACGCTCCGGCATGTAACCGATAGCACCCATGTGGAAACCAAACCGCCCAATCGGTTTAATACGCGACTGGTTGCAGATCTCACGAAAGCGGTCAATACAGATAGGACGTGGGCTTAACTCCCCGGCCATCAACTTCTTGAGCGCGGCCTTTAGAACATCCTCGGCCAGACGCACGCGATTAGTTCCGTCTACTGTCGGGTAACCCATCCCAACGAATCCAGGTCCCCGTTGGTAAATAGATAACATCACCTGCTTCTCAGAGTAGTCCGAGTAGATGGTCAGTCCGCCGTCAGGAGTTGTGTGGATCTTGACTTCATGCCCGTCTAACAGTACAACCTTTTCAACGCCGTCAAACAATTCGTTGATAATCAACAAGCGAAATAGCTTGCGTAGCCTTTCCATAAAACGCTCCTACTAAAACGCCTCCCCGGCTAGGAGGAGGCGCTATCGTTACTGTTGCTTGCCGAACTTGATCACTTCCTGCTTGCCGGTGTCGAACGCGAGTTGCGTCTTGGCGTCAGAGACCACTTGGCAGGATTTCACGATGTCAGCTTTGGGGAACCCGGCGAACGATAGGAGCATGCCGCGCCACAAATAACCGCGCATGTTTTCGTACGTGCCACAGGCTTCCAGTTTTCGCGATTGGGCAATTTGGAATTCTTTCCGGCCGCCTTCGATCACGTCTTGTATTTTCAGATACAGTTTGCTGTCAAGAGTGGGATTCTGTTCTTTGATCCACTGCATGGCCGCCTGACTGCCATTGGGTCCGTAACGCCCCTCGAAGGTCGCCTTGAGCGTATCCTTCAAATCACCCGCATACATCTGGGTGACGCCGGCGGTTTCCTGGATGGTCAAGGTGACCGTGCTTAGGACGTTTTCGGAGTCCTTGTTGAGCTTGTTGATGGTGGTCTCAGCCTGAATGGCCGAGTCATGCGCGCTGGTGTAAGTTCCCACTACCACAGCGCCGATCAAAACAATGCCTACCAGCAACACACCCAAAATACAAGCCACCAGCATACCGGTGGACATTTTCTTCGTAGCAGTCATGCTCTTGCTTTCCTTACGTAGAAAACTTCTTCCTTAATGAAGAAGTAAGAGAGGCCAGCCGTCGCCGTGAGGTTCAGGAGGACCAGTAGTACAACCCACCAGGTTGGTGGATCGATCGCTTGCATCATGTAAGCGAATTCTTCGTTCGGCACACGGTTGAAATCTTTCATGATCAAAGCATATTGCTCTTTAACCACGTCGATACCAAACTCACGCTCGTACGTTGCCGATTGCAGTTGCTTCAGGAGGATCTGGTTGTTCTGACCGTCGGCGAAGGACATTGCTTTCGCCCACTTGATCTGCTCGTTCTCATCAACACCGTACAACAAGATGATGTCGTTCTTCCGAGCCCCACGCCAGTACTCCATGAGTGCATAGAAATAGTCAGGGTCGTTTTTCGTTACGACCAAGATTATGTTCATCTGCTTCAACGCCGAATCTTTACGCAGCTTATTGTTAAGCCAGATATTGATCCCGTCGTAATCCTGCTTCGTGTCGTCGAGCACACGATAGTAGTTGTAGTAGTCGTACGGCATCGGGTAAGCCGGTAACGTCCCCGCATACTTAGCGGAGATAGTAGCATCCGTCTTGAACCGATCATCATCGACCAAGAGGTAGTTACGCACCGATTCCGTTTCCGATACAGGATCCCCTACTTCCACATCGCTCCAGCGCGGCGGCTCGCTCAATCCACGACGATCTATTCGGTCGATCGTGTGCAGCGTACCCAACGAGGTCCGCACGTCCCAGTCGACGTCATAGGAGTGCTCGTGACACCATTTAGGGGAGCAAGACCGTGAGGTATGTGCTTTACCCTTGGAGTCGTAGGTAGTAGAAGAGGTACAGGTCTCGCCACACTGATACGAGTGGCTACACGAAACCTCGTCCCGCTCCTTCTTGACCACAAAGCCGTTGAGAATATCGAAGTCGTGAGTCTTCATCATCCCCGACAGCGCTAGCAACCCCATGCACAGAGCTGTCGAAAGAACCAATGCCCCTATTTGAGACACCCACTCTTTCCAGCAGATCTTGTGGTTCCAGAAGAACTTGCAAAACGTGATGAGGATGATGGAAGGCACGGCCATTAAAGCGAGGTAGAATCCCATTCCGTTATTCCTGGTCCTGTGAAAGACCCCAGCCGAAACTAGGGTCTGGTTGGGTTACGCGTTGAAGGTGGCTTCTTCGGCTCGGAGCAGTTGCTCGACACCCATAGCGTGTGCTTCCACCAGAGGAACGTCATGACGGAAGTGGCAGTCGATGACCCACTCCAGCGACGGCGTACCTTCCACGATAGAACCGATGTCCGGGACTTCTTGGTCCAGATCGTAGTCTTCCGCCTTCAGGTTGTTGATGGCGTGAACCACGAAGGTGAACAGCGGCGTCAGGTAGATCTCGCTGATGCCTTCACGGTCAGCAAACGACATACCCCACTGACGAACACCCACCGCGCTACCCGACGTAGCGAAGAGCGATGGATCACCCTTGACGATACGTTCACGGTAATCGCCGTCACGGATTTCACGGAACAACTTGGTGGCCTTGAGGTATGCCTGGATATCGGCTTTCAAGTCCATCAGTTGGGTCCGTGCTTCTTCCGTCACGTCAGGTTTCTCAGTCGCCAGTGCAAACACACGCAGCATGACTTCCAGACCTTCGTTAGCCGCGGCGATGGCTTCGGCGGGAGTGCAGCCGACTTTGACTTCGTACTCGGCCAGCCAGCGCAGCGAAACTGCTTTGGTATGAGTGTCGAAGATTGGAGCGGTACGTTCTTGTTTATTAACCATTGATAAACTTCCCAAAGACACGTTGTTTACGAATTCGGCGGAACAAGCCCGAAAAACCGAAGAAAGGGAACAAAGCAATCTTCCCCTTGAAATGTGCTACGTTGTTCTCGATCATCCAAGCCTCGATGAGGTTGTGCTGAATATCCAGCTCGTCATCGGGGTTCCAACGATCGGATTGACGCAACCAACGCGGGTTAGCTTTAATCCGCACTGGACTTACTACATCACCCACCACAATCATGCCGTGGTCACCCTGTTCAATGAACTCTGCGATAATCTGCGGGTAAACCTCGGCCTGACGGAAACACTCTTTGACATAACCCACAGGATCACGCGAACGAAGAATGGAAGAAACCAGCCCTTCCACTGTTTCGCTGCGATGATTCTTCGCTTCCCGAGCTGCCATTTTCTGCAACTTCTTGGGATTGGTGGTCATGTTCTCTTTCAAGAACTTGAGGAACGCAGCTTCCTGCTGAATAGGAGTCAGCTGCGCCTTTGCATCTACTTCATCCATACTGCTTTACACCCGAGTTCTTTCGACGTGGTAAATGTAGATCTCGACGTCTTCCCGACCATCGATGTTTTGGTTGGGTGCGCAGACCGGTTCTTTATTCAGCCAATCAGCTTCGGCGAACTCTTCCTGGACCAAACGTCTAGCAGCATGAGCCACAGCAGAAGTCGGACCAGTAACCCACGGTTTGATACCCTCGTACTTCTCGAGGTACCAGTCAATCCATTCCCGGGTAATAAAACGCCGAGGAGCGCCAAGACCACAATCAGCGCCAGGCAGGATACGACTGAAGTTCGGTTCAGGAACATCTTCTTCTTTCGTATCCATTTCTTATACCCGGTGGGAGATTTGACGTTCAATGATGATTTCGTAAGGGAAGTACATCACGCCCTTGCGCTCTTGTGGAGCAGGACCGATGTTCACCCACATCGAAATCCCCTTCTTGCTTTCAGGGGTTGGGAACAACCGCCTGACTGTAGCGTGACCCGCTTGATCGATAACACGGTCCTTGTTGCTGTCGGGGTTTACTTTCATGAACCATTCGACCCAGTCCATGTTTACGAACCGACGATCATCAACAGCGCTGAACGGAGCGGGCTCGATGCCGAACTCAGGATGGCTACTCGGAAGTAGATGCATCATGTTCTCTTCATGGTCCTTGAAGACTTGAAGGCAAGCCTTGACACGACTGGCAGGAAACTCATGCATCCCCAACCCAGATTCAAATGCCCGTAGACGCTCATGCAGCCAACGAAGACGCTCGGGGGTTGCACGCAAGATCTCAACGAGCCGGTCTGGGAGATCAGGATGCTTATCGACCTCGTGATCGATGAACGATTGGATGCTGTTACCGAGACCGCAATCGTGGATATCACCCAGTGGCAGGTCTTTACGCATTTGTTCTTTTTCAGCTTCGAAGTCAGTGCGAACGCTCATGGTTGTAATCCTTACAAGGTTATAATTGAGTTAAGCGTGGTGTACGGTGACGGCGGTGCCAGCGAGGTGGGCTTCGTACCAGGATACTTGTTCGGTGTACTTGTAATGCAGCACCCAGTTCATGCTCAGCACCGTACGGTTAATCCCGGCGCTCTTGAACTCCGGATCGCTGATGAACTTCTCCGGATAGATATTCCGGTGTATAACCCGCGGAAGTTCGCGCTCCAGACCCCGCATGATCTCGCAAGCCACTTCATGCGCCTGCACAATACCGATGCCGAACTTCTTGGAGTGCCACAACAACCACTCGGTACTTGGTTGGGTGTCGCTTTGATTGCCGAAGATACTCGGTTCGTCAGGAGAAGGTTCATACCGCACGGTATTCGCCACCTCTTTCAGCTCGTCGAGGTTACGCTTGAGTTGACCCAAACGCATTTCAACAATCTGTGCCACTTCACCAGCAGCCTTGACGATGTCGATGCCACGTGCTTTAGCGAGATGGGCAACGAACTCGCGGTTGATTTCAACACTGTTACCGAGGAACAGACCTGGTTCATTGCCGAAACCGGATTGTTCGGCTTTAGCCGCCAGCCAAGCAAACCGCTCCATAATCGTTTGGATGGTGGTTTTATCTTCAGGGGTTTGTTCTTTAACGCGATCCAGCAGTTTGGCCATCTGATCGATAACCGTGGCATCAGCCCACACTGCAATGAAAAGATCTTTACGCGTTTTGCGTGCTACTGATTCTGGCGAAATGATTTGGACCATGGTTCAATTCCTTAGAAAATTCACGTTCTTGACGAAGCTGGTTAATACGTCTGGCCGCTTCGTATACTTTAAGTGGGAACTTGGTTTCATCGAACCAACCCCCAATGTAGATCTCAAGACAACGGTTACTTCGCACAGCCTCTTTAAAGACCATGTGAATCCCGTTATCCACTCTGAAACTGATCAGCATTTTCCCCATGCCAATCAGCGTCTTCACCGTGTCCCCGATTACAACATTTGTTAAGCTACTGATGGAGGCACGGTATTTCAGCCGTTCGGAGATAACCGCGTGCAGCTCACGGACTACTCCCAACGAATGAAGCTTATCCCAATGTACTTCTCTTTCAACCCGCTTAACACTGAGGAAGGTCCCCTCGTATTCTGGGGTCCGACTAACAATGCTAAACTCCCCTACCCCTAGGCGCAAACGTGGTCCCTTCTCCCAGGTAAACTCTGAGAGTGCTAACACAGGGTTGTCCTTGTGCTTATGTTTCAGCACACGGTCCGCGTAAGCTTTAAAGAAAGGAGCGATCCCACATCCCTCGTTAAGCGAGTTAACAACATAAGGATGGAGTCGCCCTAAAGTTTCATGCAAAACCTTCACTTGACGAACATTGCTTATTGGTGCAATTTTTCCGGTCATTCTAATCTACTACTCAATACCACACTTTTGGGGCCATCACGATAAAGACAGTTAAGAAGATCCCAACCACTGCTACCGCGACTATGCAGAAACCAGAGAGCTTATCCAAACAGCTCTCCCATCCTTTCCGGCCGTTCTTGTCCATGAGTGCTCCTCATCGAACTATAGAAAGTTCGGTGTGATGTTTAGCCCAGTGATTCACGTTCTTTTTCGGCCTGTTCTTTCGAGGTCTCGTCAAGAGTGATAGTAAGTTGGCCACACTTACCGCACTTGGTTTCTTTAACCACGTCAAACCCGTAGGACGAAATGAGAAGCGCACGGCCTTCTGCCAGGACTTGTGTAGTGATACATTGTCCCCTGCCTGGCAGTTTGACCTTACGCAGTTCGTGCATGACCGTCGTACCGAAGTTAGCCAGCGCGTAATCGTCGAAGAGCTCTTCTAAGGCCGCTTGAACGTTCTCCTTGGGCAACCCCTCAAAGAACACACCCAAGCGCTTACCGACCTCCTCAGCCACCTCATAATCGAATCGAGGCTGGTCCATCAGGCGATCATCGCTTTAAGCACGTTGGCGAAACGAATGAGGTCGTTCTCGTTGAAGAGTTCTTCCTCCATGTAGTCGGCGAGCATTTCGCCATCAAGCTCACGGACGCTGACCAAGGCGCGGCTGGTTGAGCCTTCCTTGTTTACTTCGTTAATGGTAACCACGCCAGCGAGTGGAGCAAAGCACAGCGCAAACCGGCTGAACTCTTCACGGTTGGCATCGGTGAACATGCTGACCCGGATGTGACGCTTGTCTGGGAGAGCAAACAAGGTCTTCAGTTCAGGGAACCACAGACCGCCGGCCATCAAAGGTTTTCTGTTGATATTTCTCATCTGGCTTTATACCCAATAGAGGAAGAGAATGTTGTCATGACACGAAAGAGATCGTGCATACCGAAGTGTTCTTGGTTAACAAACTTAACCAAGGCCTCACCATCGAGAACTTGGAGCGTTGCTACCGGTGTTGCGATACGACCGTTGTCACCCACTCGTTTGTCAATGCGAATGACATTACTGCGCGGGGCAATGAGAAGCTGGAAGTCGTAGAACTTACCCCAGTCGCTGTCGACAAAGGCGCGAACACGAACATCCTCGGTGACTTCCAACCAACCCTTCCAGTTTGCCAAGTACCACGGTTGGTCGAATACCAGTTCGCCGTCCAGCGCCTTGAGTTCGTTTACTTCACCCATCACTTCATCAGGCGTCTTGGCGAACTGTCGGCATTTGTGGATCAGCCACGCCAACGAAACATTCCGGGTGCCTTCCACAAACATTGCCGGAGCATCTAGCGGGAGAAGATGGGGTTCATCGATTCGCAGTTGACTAAGAATAAGCTTTCGAACCTTGTCCTGCTTTTCGAAGTGGTTGCTCGAGAAGTCGACAAACGGAACCAGAGACCTTACCAAGATTCCTGGGTTCTTCTCTTTCTGCTCGGCGTAGTGCGCGTTGCTTCTTTGTTTCTTATCCCAGTTTGCCCACGCTTGGCTGAAAGGACGCTCTGCACCGGTAAACGGAGAAGGTTCATCGGCAGCCGGGATATACTCTTTTACTTCACTCACTGCTTATTCCTCTTCAGCAAACCAAGGGTCATCGGGATTGAGAACCTTATCGTGGTATTTGATTTTAACCTTGCACGGGTCAGTGGGCTCCCAAGGTAGGATCTCTACGTTACCTCGCATCTTGCCATCGAACTCACTGTCGATCATGGACTTAGCCCCAATCTCCCACGCCTGTTTAGGGGTGAGGTTATGAACCCCGCTACACCACATCACCCAACCCATGGACAACTTGCGTATATGGGCAGGATCCAGTAGATCGGGTTCTGCGCCATAAGTCCGTGTGTCAGTAGTAGCGCCGACGTTATCAACTACCAATTGCGGTTTGAGTTTGGCTTCGAGATAGTCTTGCAACTCCTCGGGAGTTTTATCCCGCATGAGCTTCAGGACCTCGTAGTTGTTCACACCCAAAAGGCTTGGTGTATGGGGACGCACTCGATTACCGCGAAGATCGAACCCCGGCTCTGGTCCTATCGCGGTTGGCTTGGTTCTGCCGTAAAAGGCATCACGAACAGAATCGACAATCTTCTCGACATCCTCCGCGTGCGGATCTTGGCGGAGGATCTTAGATGGGTCTTGAAGCGGTTGGATAGGGTGCCAAGGGTTTTGAGTAACCTGCCCGATACTTGCATTGGGGTCGGTGTAGAAACCCAACTGGGCGGCCCTACGACATGCCGAGTGACCCACATCCTTTTCCCTAGGACCCTGACCCATGAAACCTGGATTAGGTTGTTTCACTTGAACATCCAGGAACTCGGCTACTTCTTTGCTTACGATCTGACAACCCGGACGCTCCAGCTTAAGGAAGATCCGGAGTTTACGAAAGGCTTGTCTTAACATGGCTTGGTCCTTAAAGGTATAAAGCTGTTCTTGATATGTTCTTCAAGCTCAGAGGTGGGATCGAATGTAAACGCAATGTCCTGAGCCCCGAGGCTCCCCATTGGCGCGCTAAGGCACTTGGGAAGATTACCGAAGTTGATGGTGTACGTTTCGTCTAACGGACTTTTAAGATCCCCCACTGCCGCGACGATATCAGCAGGGTCGTGACGGAGTACATCGCCCCACGACTTTAGCCAGCGATGTAGCGGGCTGTTAGTGTGGTCGATTTCTTCAAACGTCATCTTGATATCTGGTCGTCGCTCAATACGACGGATACCACCGCACGGCATTACTTCTGTACGCGGAACAATCTTACCTGCCATCAAACTGTTCTCCCATTAAAAGAATTGGATTTACACCTAAGTAATGTAGGTTTGAGTTATTGTAAAAATCAATTTATCAAACATAACCCTGCTCCGCCCTTTCGGCACGGAGCAGGGGTAGTCGTTTACTTGCTTTGTTTCAGCTCGGGGCATTGGTCGCCGAGAGCGTAGGCGATGTTGCCGACAGCAGAGCTCGTGATGTTGAGGAAGGTAAGGATGCCGGATGTGGCGTTCAGACTGCAACTGAGATCAAACAGATCGTCTTCCAGTTCGTCGTGCTTCTTCTCATCCTGGTTCTTGGTAAGCTCACTCCTCAGCTTGTCCATCTTGCCTTTCACATCAGTGTGGATCTCCTTGATCTTCTTCTTGCTGCCCTCGGCCTGATCAAGGGCGCGCTTACTGTCTGCGAGCCAGGACTTACACGCACTGATACTTTTAAAGTGCTCAGGACGCGAACCGTTAGCAAAGCCTTCAAGGGCCTCGATAACGGCACCAGTTCTGGTGGACATCTCTTTGTAGATGTTTCTAGCGCGTTCACTGAACGACTTATCGTCAGCACTTTCTTCGAAAGACTCTTTGCGGGTCTTGATGGTGGCGAGGGCCTTTTCGATGCTTTCGCAGTTTCTTTTGATGTTGTTGGCGTTGATCACGGAGAATTCGAACACCTCCTTAACCAACTCAGCAACCTGAGGCACAGCTTTTGCAACTTCGGCCGGGGTTGGCTTACTGGCTTCAGCAGGCTTGGAATCAGGCGCCTTGGAGTTGTTGTCAGACCCGCTCTTGGACGGCTCGGACTTGGCAGGTTCAGCCTTGGTGATCTTGAGATCTTCCTTGACATCCGCAACCTTCTTTTCCAGCTTGGTCTTTTCAGGACCGGCCGGGAGCTTTTCAACCTTGGCTTCAACAGCCTTCACGGTAGCCACAACGTTATCCGGTGTAACCTTTGGAGCGTCCATCGCCTTTACCGCGACTTCAGCCTCGGCAACAGTCGCCTTGATCTTTGCGTCCTTTTCGGCAGCCGGTTTACCGAAGAGGAATTCCCAGAGAGATTTGAACATCTTCTGAATGTATTCCCACATCTTCGCGATGCCTTTACCGATGGCGCTAAACAGGCCACCTTCTTCGTTACCGGTAATCTCGTCGAGACCAGATTCCAGGCCAGCAGCATACATGACACCGTGCAAGTAATGCTGCGCTGCGGAGAGGTTCATACCTTCACTACCGCTAACGGTATCCATGAAGCCTGCCATTACTTTCTCGACATGTTCCGGAGCCGGAATGTCGTCGTAATCATCGGCGAAGTCAACAATGTGATTCATACATCCCCCAGTGGGCTTAGTGTTATAAGGTGTCTATAGCATATGGTTTCTGGGAGAAGCAAAAAAATAAAGGTAAGTAACCAACGGAGGCCGAAACCCCCGTTGGCTCACTACTTATTGATGGAAAGGAATTACGGTTGCGGTACACCCTGTATCTCCGTCGCGGCTAACTTCCAGAAAATCGTATCGACCCGGTATAGACTGGGGACCGAACAAGTTACTGTAGCCCATTGTGTATGCCACTTGAAAACTCACGTTGTACCGGTGCCGGTAGTCCATTACAAATGCCATGGATACCAATGCTTCGTCCTCCAACGAAACGGCGGGCGGTACTGTGTCGAAATCAATGTGACGTTGCGGTTCAGCGGTAAGATGAGCGTGTAAGGTAGTGCCGATGCTCATGGCCATTTGATGATTCAGGCCATACTTCATCATAAACCAGCGCACCCAACGAGGATGCACTCCTCCACCCCGAGTAAACAAGCTAGGTTCTGTAGGGTCAGGTTTATACTCCGACTTATCTGTGATTTGAAGCATCGCAGCTATCGGATGTATATTCATGAACAATGGCATTGCCAAAGAACGCATTGCCCCTACGAGCCCAATTTTTGCGGAAGTAGCTTTATTAATCACAAGCTTTACCTCACATTTATTTTATCGTTGAATTGGTTTTCAGAAACGTCCTAGTGTTGTAGCAGTAGCTTAGCCATATCGCGGCGTTTTTCCTTAAGACGCTCGATGTCGACATGGTCTTGCTTTACTTTCAACGGAGATCTGTCCAACGACTGAATCAAGGCCTCTTTTTGTCTGATCAAGTCATCTAACGAATACACTCTCACGCCATTCACCACTTGAATGGCGACTCCCATGGGTAACTTTTGTAAGCTTACCTTCTCGTTATAATCCAGAAACGTACCGTGCTCCGTTACACGCTCCTTATCTGAACCCAGCAAGTAACGTTGGAACTCGTAAGTATCCGACGGTATCGACAAGTCCAGGTCATTGGTGCTGTCCCTTAAACCCAACATCAATAAAGCGCCACCCGATGATACAACCACTTCGGACGGGCGTAATCCAATCTCGCTACAGAAATTGAAGTACTCCCGTTCAAACTCTATCAGGTCCATGTGGGAAATCCTCAATTGAAGATGTTTACCACTGTACTTCGTAGGGCCGTGACCATTCGCTTTAACCAGGAGGATCTCCGAGGTAATCGGTTGCGAGAACCAACTATGTATTGTTGGTAGTCGGCGCTCCCCGAGGAATGGCCACGGTAGTAACTACGAGGTAACGGAGCAACAATGCGGTTACGTGCATTCAGCATAACTAATAGTCCTGTTGAGTTAAATAATAAATTGAGACGAGTAAAACAAAGAAAGGCTAACCCTGCCCGCAAGGGCAGGGTTAGTTTATTGCTTAGTGCTTGAAGCCCAGCATTTGAGCCATGGATGCATTCGGCGTTACGGCCGGCACAGACATGGTTGGAGCAGGCAGAGCAGCTGGGAGGCCGTCTGCGTTCGAGTTCAGCTTGCCAGCGATTGCGGTGTGAGCCATACGACCCAGGCCGGAACCCAGTGCACCAGCAGCCAGACCCAGAGTACCAGCGGCGGTGTAACGACCGAACTCGCTACCGATGTGCTCGTCGAGCATGTCAGCGGCGAAGAAGGAACCGGCGATCGCTGCAACTGCACCGATACCCGAACCGATGCTCAGGCTACCGCTGTGACCGGTTTCCAGAGCTGCGCCCAGCAGAGCACCGCCAGCTGCAATCCAGCCAGAACGGATGCCTTCGTCACGCTCACCACGCAGGGAGAAACGCGAACGTGCTTCGACCGACTGACGCGCCGGTTTGAAACCTTCAGCGAACTTGATGAAGGCGGTCAGGGTTTCAGGGGTCTTGCTAACGAACGCGTAGAACTGTTCGTCGTTGCTCAGCTTGTCATTGGCAACAGCCTGAGCCTGAGGTTGCAGTTCCAGGTTGGCAGTCAGGAAAGCGTTGTACAGCTCGTTACGCTTGGCTTCGGTGTCGTAACCGATGGCCACTACTGCGGCCAGGTGCAGTTGGAACGGAGTTGGTTGGGCGGCAGTGTTCATGGTGTCTTCCTTAGCGGCAGTAGTGGTGGTGGAGTTGGTGGCGGTAGTGGTAGCGGTGTCTTGCTTGATTTCTTGACCCAGTGGCATTGCTTGTTGCTCCAGCGAAGTTGGTTGAGTGTCGGCGGCTTGCTCGAGTTCTACAGACTCGTTGACAGCCGGTGCAGCTTGTTCGGTTACTTGGGCGGCGGCAGGATCCACCCAGTTCTCTTTGACATTGTTGACATAGGTCTCGGCTGTTTGTTCAGCCAGTTCCAGTACACCAGTACCATGCAATTCATCAACCGGGATCAAGGTACCTTGGATCACGGGTGCATCAGAAGCAGGATCGTTAGCCAGAGCCGGATCGGCTTTGCGAACCTGGTTCATGCTGAAGTCTGTTTCCAGCGCTTCGTTAACACGTTTCAGGAAAGCCTGACGTTGTTGCTTCTCCAGAAGCTTCTCGTCAAACATCACTGCACGGAGTACAGCTTGCAGCCGGCGTGGATTACCGCCGTTTGTTCTGATGGTCTTCAGAGCCTCGATAGTGGCTTCGAGGTTTGCTTCGTAGTCAGGAACGGAAATCGAATTCATTTGGTGTAACTCCTTGTCGGGAAAGTATTAGATTCTTTTAAGCAACACAAAGATATTTGTATTACTTACTGTGATAGTTATATAGACCTGAAACAAACTGTAACTTAAAAATAAAAGCAAGCGGACATATACCCCCTTACCCCACATCAGTGGGGTAAGGGGTATTAGTTACTTACCGAGGCTGTACGCTTCGTTGGTAAAGGTCAACTTACGACCTGCCCAATCAGACAACACTTGATTGCACGCGAGGATGTCGTATTGGTTAAAGTCGTAGGTCAAACTCATGTGCGGGATGTACCCATTATAAGGAGTTTGATAACCACAGGCTTTTAACCGCAAGTGTTCCTCTTGCAGATCCTTACTGGTCAAGCGAAAGATCAAACCGTCACCCAATACTTCGATAGCCACAACATGCGCTTCGAAGATACGGGTAGGGTCCAGCTTGGCCAGAGGTTCTTTGACATCACGCTCATCATAGATCAACGTGCTGTGGAAGTCGTGTTTCGGGGATGGAGCGATCCCAGCGCCACTCAGGAGAGTAATCAGCTCTGCTTCGAAGTCACTGGTCAGATCAACCGAGATGTAGCTGTAATCGGCCATGGCTGCCTCAGGAAGGATTAGGGGTGTCCAATACAATCCCTTGGCGGTTGTCGATGATGTCCAAACAACGGAACACAGCAAAGACGCCTTGGTGTTCGGTCGACAGACGGTTCGCTTCTTCGAATGCCAGCGCCTTGGTCTGGTGACGGAACGGTACATTGTGGAAATTCACCGCACCAGTCGGACCTACCTTGGAGATCACGTAGCGTCCCAAGGTCTTCGCGTACTTCGGCTTATAGCTGTTGGTGCCGGCGATGGTCAGTTTGTTGTGGTACATCTGGAAACCTTCCCAGCGCGCATTCACCCACTGCATGACGTACTTATCCCGCGAGTCACGGTCCAGCACCTTTGGATCAAACGAGCCTTCTTCAAACAGCAGGTTCTCAAACTCCTCCCGCAGCGAACATTCCTTACGATCGGGACGTGCGGCTACAGGAGGCATCCCCTGACCCTGTTGCAACTCACGGGTGGTGCGGCGGGTCAGGGGAATGGCCACGACGTAAGGATCCGTGTCGTTAGCCGGGGTGAAGACCATTACCTGAGCATCTTCTTTTACGTTTGGACCAATGCGTTCGTGCAGGACTTCTACCGCTTCTAGCAGGGCGGCTTCAACGTTAGGTTGCCCCAACTCTACGGTGCGCTTGTTTACCCATGCTTGATCAATTGCGCGCAGCGAGAGTGGTTCGGTGGACAAGAAATCCACCGGAGTCAGTTCTTGAACAGTCATTGCTTATTCTTTCCTTGAGTTTATTCGTGGCTACCAGGCACATCGAAGTTTGGCAGTCCTGGAAGATCACCGTCCAGAATCTCGGAAACCCAGCGCCCGCCAGCCATTTCGATCGCGCGCCAATCAGCAGTACCGCCGATTTGTTTGGCGTATTCGTTCAGCAGACGAGGATGGTAGTTGTGGTCGCCCATGAGGCAATGGCCGAGACGATCAGCGATTCTGGAAAGGTCATCGTGATCAGCACCTTCTACCCGACCATCCGGGTGCAGGACTTGGACCCCGTACCACTTGCAATAGTTTTCCATCGTCACAATGGGTTTGCCGAAAGTAGACGGCGACTGGCACAGCAGTGGAATACCACGTTGGCTTACGTAGACCTTTGTCTTCGGTTGCCCCGGAACCGAGACCCACTGGATGATGTGTGGGTCACTCTCTTTATTTCGCCCCGGAACTTCTGTGGGTGCTTCTGGTTGAATTTCGTTCGCCATCTTTGTTTCTCCCCTGAAGAAGGTTGTTTAGGTCCAAATATCTTGTCGTGGAATTTCATCGAAGCCACCATACCGAACGCAGCCCCACAACCCGCACTTATCCCAATGGTCCAATCTCCCTTAACTACTAGGGTAATGGCGGCTACGTCAAATGCCGCCATTAAGAACGATGTGAAAAACACAGAGCGGGTGTGGTTACCAATCACGTTCTTGTACTGGAACCCTTTTAGAAATACCGCGCAGAACGAAGAGGCAAGGCTGAGTCCGTATAGCAGCATCAGCTTAGTCCACTGTATTCGGTGTCATGGGTGGTAGGAGCAGCTGCCGCGTCTTTGGCAATCTGGTCGGCCAGTTCGTTATCAGGGATACCGGAGTGAGCCTTGACCTTGAAGAACTTAACCTTGTTCGTCCTGAGCAACTCGTTCAGGATAATCCACAGGTCTTTGTTCTTGACCATATTGCCATCACGTGTTAGCCAATCGTTGCGGTACCAATTGCGGACCCACTTAGTAGATCCGTCAATCGTGTACTGTGAGTCGGTATAGATGTTGATCTTTGCATTCGGGCCGAATTCTTCCAATGTGGCGATCACGGCCATGATCTCCATACGGTTGTTGGTGGTTAAGAAATAACCCTTGGCGAGTGTGACCATCTGGTCTCCGCATCGCACCACAGCACCGTAACCGCCCGGGCCGGGATTGCCGAGTGCACTCCCGTCCGTATAGGCTTCGTAAACAATTGGAGCCTTTTTAGCTTTTGCCATTACCTACACCGTGTTTTGTTCCTGTTTAGCTTCCATCATTTCAATCACCTTGACCCTCGACTTCACAGAGTCAATGAGATGTTCGACAGCCGCTTCGATCATGGGAACTTCCCAGAACTTGGTTTGTTTGAGCAGACGTTCAGAAAGCTCTGGATCCGCTACGTCAAGCTCCCAATGAGAGCCACTAATGGCGACCATATAAGAACCCTTTGCAGCACGATAAAAGTTGAACCCGCCGTACTCGTTAAAGTCAATGCGGAAGTAGCCGAATGGGTTGTCGAAATTCAACGCCCCCGCGGTGTCGATTTCAACCCCACCCAGTGTGCAGCGGTTGATGCGGACAGGTCCTTCTGCTTCGATTTTACCGCCCTTCAGTTTAGTGCTGGACAGAGTGACGTCATCTTCGCCGCACAACCAAACCCCTTTAAGCTCGCTGGCAATGACTGTGACCAAACCCTTTGCTTTAATGACGGTGCCTTGGAGGGTTGAGGACTCGGTAACCATGATCCCCGACGGCGTTTCCGAATTCTTCACGGTGGAGTTCTGGATCAGCGCGTCCTTTACCCCGTACGTTGCGTGCGCGTCTTCGAACTCGCATTCGATCGTGCAGTTATCAAGGGTGCAGTTGTTGGTGGCGACATACTCCAAGACAACATACCCATGGAACACGTCATTGTTGCTGAAGGCGTTCTCGAGGGTGACAACCGCGAACGCTTCCAGAGGGGTCTTGGTGAACCCCGCCAAGTTCTGGTACAACGACGGATCGAAGTCCACCCGGGAGAAAGGATCCAAGTAGAAATGGATCTTGTCCTTGTCGTTGAGTTTGACCTCATAAAGACACCACGCACCGGGAGTGTCCTCCGTGATCATGGAAATCCCTGCTTTATCAGGAACTCGTTTTGTGCCGTTGATAAACAGACCTGTTTCTTCTACTTCACTCATATTGACTCACCTCGGTGTGTTGATTAGCAGACAGCGCTTAGACGCAGGTACTCTTGGTGACGATACCGCTCTATCGCCGTCATTACCTTGGTCCTAGACTCAATGCTGTCGTAGATGTATTGCAGGCAGCTTTCTTCGCTACCCTGCCTACGGTCCCTGAGAACTTGTTGAAGCACGTCCTCAACATTGGGATTATCCACAAAGACAGAAAAACGATCACCCCGAATATCCGGAGCAATAGCCCACTTGCAACCACCGGTTTGGTAGACGTAGAACTTAACTTTCGGTAGCACCACTTCTAGGAAGTACATAGGTCCGGGTACATGGATGGATTCCCCAGTGATGCGAACCTTTGGCCAGTTAACACGCTGGATCGTTAACAACCCATGCATGTTAACATGGGTATTCCATGCGTAAACGTCCTCCAGCAGAATCTGTCCGTCTGTATTGAACTTGGAGAATTGCATATCACATTGATCAACCAGAACCGTGTTGTCAGTCCTAGAGATTACAGTGACATCCTGCAAGGTGCTCCCCATCACCACAGCATCTTTCGAGAATCGTCCGTCGATAACTTCTGACTCGAGCAGTTCTAGTCGGATGTAGATGTTAAACATCTTTTCATCTACATCCCTCAGAATAAGGATCGAGGCAGAAAGATGGGACTCTGCGATTATGACGTTAACGAGCGTGCATTCGCCCTCAAACGTACACCGCTGGCTAACGGTGTCTACAAAAACAGCCCGACAGTATTCGTTGTCGACTACATCCTTATCCAGATCTTTCTGGAGCGTCAGGAAACGTTCACTGTCGATTTCAACACAAGACTCAGGACACAAGTAGAATTCGAGATTGAACTTCCCCACAGGAATGCTGTAGTAGTCCAGAACAATATCTGGATCCACTACGCCCAATTCAAAGGCGGCGGGTTTCCCCGCGCCTACGGCAACCTGCTTCACGCCGTCGAGAAACAGCCCAGGGGGGCACTTCTCTTTAGCAGGTCTTAATCCAAGCTCTTCCAGCAAACTCATATTGGATCTCCTAAAGTTTTCTCAAACTCAGCCCACAACGCTTGAATGAGATTACGACGTGAACGGATCGAGTCCATCACGTACTTGACTGTATCGTCGGGTAGCAGCTGTTCGCAGTCCACCAAGAGTTCTTTCAGTTTCCCTCGGAACTCTGGATCGTCTACGTTCATATCGAAGCCACCGCCTTGACGGGTGATGGCAAACGCCTCACTGCCGGTTTGGTAGCAGTACAACGTCAGGCTCGGGAAGTCGATGCTGAAGAAGTACAGACGATTCGGAATGTGGCAATCGTCAATCTTCATGTACATCTCGTTCATACGGCTGTCACAGATGCGAACGAAGTTAATCGCGTGCACACTGGTCTCGTTGAACTTACAACCATTGAGGTACAACGTGCCTCTCGCCGAGAACGAAGAGTTCTTCAGCGTGGAGCCTTCAATCCACACGCCAGCAGCTTCTGTGATGACCGTGGAGTTGATTACCGATGAATTGAGGATCGTACTACCGTCCGAGATCGTAGCGTTCTCCAAACGCGACCCAGAGACACTGAGGTTAACCAGCGGGTGCAATTCGGAGATCTTCAATGAGGATCTGGAGATGTCCGAGTTACTGACCTTGCAGTTATTGGTGACACTGTTGTACAGCGTGCAGTTTCCAGTGAATGCATCCCGGTAGCTGCTGCTGTTCCTCACAATCACCCAAGCGTGGTTATCATCGTCATTCTCTTCATCAATATCGAGGTCGAGATAGTGCGACGAATCAATCTTCACCACGGACATGTGATCAAGGAAGAAGTGAACAGTGAGGATCCCCACCACTACCCGGTACTGACTGAACTCGCCGTCGCCAGCGTCTTCGTCAATCGACGGATTAGTGTTAGTACGGACGGGGTCCAACTTGTGACCATCCAAGAACAAACCGGTTTCATGCTTCATCTTTTAGCTCCTAAGCAAAACATAATCCACCGGAGTTTCCCCCGGTGGATTAGCGTTCAGTTAGACTGCGTAGATGTCGTCCCAAGGCCTTGTGCGGTCACCAACTTCGCGGACAAGCTGTTTAGCTTCATCCAACAGGCGAACGACTTTCAAACGAGACGTGATCGAGTCAGTCAAGTAACTGGCAACGCTACGGGAAAGGGAAGTAGGTTGAGTGTAGAAACCTTCCGGGTCCAAAGACAACTGGCAGGCTACAACTTTTTCGATTTCTTCCTTCGGTGCATCCAGGCGTAGACGCTCCATGTTGTGCAGGTTCACGCCGAGATCGAAGTCACGACGGGTGGCACGAACCATGTACATTTTGTGCTGCGGGGTATCAATCTCCAGGTAGCAGAACTTGTTGGGGATGTAGATCGAGTTGGCCTTGATGTGAGCGCCAGTAAAGCGGGAGTACTTCAACAACAGTTCGCCTTCGCTGTTCACGCCGCACTTGGTCAGGTGGTTGCCCTTCAGTGTAACTCGAGTACCACGGATGTGGCAGTCGAAGATCTGGCAAGTGCCGACCTGAACGTAGCCAGCGCTGCTGATCTGGCTGTCGTGAACCTGCGAATCACGGTACTCGCCCTTACTGATCGAGGAGTTGAAAACCGAGGTACGCTTGAACAGACATTCCCGTACATTGAAGCGTTCTTTCACTTCTTTGCTAACCGGTGTCGGCTCGTCGCTCATGTGACCGAAACCACGCGGGTAGTTCGGATCATGTTCCTTGGTGCACGCCAACACGGCGTTGTTCAACAGGTTGTAAGCCGACTCGGTATTGATGAGGGTCGACTCACCCAGCACGATGTCGTCATTACTGGACGAGTTGATCAGCACCAGCACGCCACGGTTGGGAACGTTCTGACGACGGTGGTAGTCCAAACGAGCATCACCGCCACCCACACTGACAGTGGAGTTGCTGTCCAGCAGGTAATACGCTTCCACATCACCAGCACGCAAACGATACAGAGAGAACACCTTGTCCGTGTACAGCTGGGAGATCGGGTGCGGCAGGTAGAACGGAGTTTCCAGGTGCTGGCTGCGGATACGGTTGTAGTCGACTTTCAACCCGGTTTCAATCGGATCTTGCAACACGCCTTCGTACATGAAGGTACCCTGAGCCTGAACCCGCATGACCGCATCAGCTACGGCTTCGGAGATCAGGCTATCCGGATCACGACCAGCCGCTTTCAACACACGCTCGGCGTTCTTGATCTGACGATCAGTTGGTGCTTCTTCGACCACCACATGTTCGAACACAGGAGAGAAGCCCAGCCCCTTGGACGGCTTGTGGTAATCGACGATCGGTGGTTGAGGCTCATCGACAATCAGCGCGAGATTGCGCTTCTTCTTTTCAGCGACGATTTCTGGCAGGGTCACGTAGCTGGTATCGCCCGCTGCCTTCTTCTGAGCATCGAGATCTTTGACAATCTCAACGGTTTCATTCACAAGTTCCCCGACAATACCCTCGGGAGACTGAGTATCTTCCTTGATCTTTACAACTTTGTCCGTCTTACTCATAGTGGGGCTCCAGCTTTGATCTGTTGAATGAGTGCGTCGATGCTCGTGGCAGCGGTTGCGTTAATCCTAGGAATATCTTGTTCAGTAGCTTTTAGTATCTTGCTCTGACCAGGCTTCTCCCCAATGAGGAGGTAGTTACAATCCTTGGTGAGTTTATCCACCAGCTCAATACCATGATCCCCGAAGTAGCTTTCCAGTTCTTCTCGGGTTTGACCGATCGTACCTGTGATGCACACCTTCAGTTCAGTGATAGGGCCTTCCGGTTCAGTCCGCACAACGATGTTCTGCAACATGCGTTCGGCGTTTTCTTTGAACTCTTCACTTTCAAAGCTCAAAGCAATCGGAATCGACAACCCCGCAGAGAACCCAGGAATCTTGATCAGTTCGTCGGCATTACCCAACCACTGAAGTAAGTTCACATTCCCCGGCCATGCAGCAGCCAGCTTCTTGGCACGTGTCAGATCAACGCCCGGCAGACCCAGCGCCTTAATGACACGGGACAGTGGTTGACCCTTACGCACTTCCTGAATGCGGTTGTAGATCTTCTCACCCACTACGCGTTCGTTTAGAAGAAGGATGTCCACCGGTGCCTTGATGTAACCCTGTTCAACCAGCTCAGCGATGGTCACAGGACCCAGATCGTCGATATCCAGCGTGCGTTTGTGCGCAAGGTTCACGCAACGTAGCACAAGCTGTGCAGGACAGTCTGTGACGTTCGTACAGATGAGATCGGCGCTCTGCTTGGTGATACGCTTCTCCAGCGGCATCATGCAGCTAGGGCACTCCTCAGGTGCTTTGAAGAGCTCGGCTTCACCATGCTCGATCACACGATTCAGACGAGGAATCACGTCACCGTTACGGGTAACACCGATGACAGAACCTTTACGCAGCTCCAAAGCAAGGAACTGTTTATAGTTGTCCAGCAGCGTACGAGAACAGATCACCCCGCCGATACGAGTAGGGGTATAGATCCCCACCGGCACCACACGACCAGTGCGAGTTGTGTTCCACTCGATATCGGTCAGACTGGTTGCCACTTCCACATCTGGATACTTGTACGCCAGCGCCCAGTTCGGGTACTTGTTGGTGACCCCCAGTTGATCTTGCAAGTCAAAGTTATCGACCTTGATCACAATACCGTCAGCAGGCCAGTCCTTGCTGTTGATGTTCTCCCGGATAGCTTCTAGAGACGCCACAGGTGCGCAGTGGAAGCCGAGCAGGGTCAGGTGGTTACGCAGTTGACTGTACTTCTGGAAACCCAGTCGACTGCTGCACGAGTAAGCGCCAAATCGCAGAAGACCTTTCACCGCCGGGTTCTGGTTCTCCGGCAGAGCACGCACCCAACCACTGACTGCGTTACGAGGGGTAGCAGCTTGTTTAACCGCCGTCTCGTTGTACAGTTCAAACTCGTGGTTGGCAATGTGACCTTCACCTCGGATAGAGATGGTGCCTGGCACAGGCACGTTGTGCAGGTCGGTTAACACCGTTGGGATATTCAGGCCAAACAATGGCAGAGCATGAGTCACATCCTCACCCACCAGACCCGAACCCCGGGTAACCATGGAAACCAGTGGTCCATCCACGTAAGTCAGTTCCAGCGCCAGCCCGTCCAACTTAAGTTCATAGAAGAACTCAGTGTCTTCCGGAAACCGTGCGAGGAACTTATCAACCGCTTCTTGGTTCAGCCCTTTCTTCAGGCTGAGCATTGGCGAGTCAAAGGTCACCGCTTTCAAGCCTTCATTAGTAGGCTCGTGGATCGGCACAGGTTTGCGGGCAGTCTCGAACAACTCGGCAACTTCCGGGTGTTCTTCGGCCAACTCTTCGAAACGTTCTACCAGTTTGTCGTAGGCGTAATCGGGGATCTCCGAGGTGTCCTTGTTGAAATACAGATCCGCGTGGTACATGATGTCACGATTGAGATCGTTCATCTCGGCGAAGATTGTTTTGTGTTTTGCTTTCATCGAAAAAACCTGCAAGCATAAATAAGGGTATATAAGGAGCCTGAGGATAGTCCCCAAGCTCCTTATACTTCAGTGCAGTGTACGTGTAGTCGGTGCGCTGATAAACGACTCAGCTGACCCGATGATTCCACCCACCGTAATAACAGTAGGTCGGTCGAACATCAGGTGTAAATCTAAATGCCACAGGAAACTCCACATCACCGCTGTGTTGTTTGCTTCGTGTTCCATGATCTCAGCGGCGAAACGGTGTACGGTGGGATGCAACATCATGGACAGCTTCGGAGCCTCGCGAGCATGCCCCATGAGGACATCCATACAAGTCTTGTCAACTACCACTTCATCGGGTGTTAAATCGAACGCATGCAGAAAACTGCGGTACGTCCAAATCAATTGTTCTTTGTTCATGCAGTCACCCCTTAGAAGGGTATCCGGTCTGTGGGCGGAGAGTTCCATTACGATGGTCAACCCAGTCATCAATAACGGTGTAATGGAACCCCACCCCAGAACCTTAGGCCATCCGCGCGGTTAGTCGGGGTGACCTCACTAGGGATTCCAGCTGAACGATCTCCATCAGATCTCGCTCACGCTTTCCCGGTTTACGGTTAGGCATGTTTGCCAGGTGCCGTTTCTGGATTAGCATTTCCCGTGCGCTGTAACAATACACGCCGTCAATGCATGCTAACCCGGTATCTTCGCTCAATTCGTGTAGATCGATAAACGGATCGTACACTATTCGCGGGCTTACGTTGTCTTCAATAATCAAATCACGACCTTGCGCGCACCACTTGAATACGCCAGGCTTTACATCCACATCCAGATCTTCGGTTGTCTCACGAACATCCATCATTACCAGAGCGCCGCCAGCACTCAGTACTACATGATGCGGAAGCTCACCCAGACTCTCGACCAGCGCTTTGTAACGCGCAATAACCTGATCCTTGTTCATCGTGTCGCCTCAATTGCGGAGTGATAAGTGTTGGGGCAATCGCCCTCAGTTGTTTGAAGAATTGACCCGAAGCCCATGCGTTTATGTTTTCGCGGACGTAACTACCAAAGAGAGATTCCCTCACAAAATTCTCAAAGGCAACCCGCAGTGTTTCGTCGCATGAACCGGGTGGAGGCAACAACCCTTTATCGCGAACCTTACGTACCGCTTCCGACAATCGAATGCGGTCAACGTTCATGTCCACGATCCAGGTTGGATAACGCTTGCGTATAACAAAATGCAAGGCACCATGTTCCTCTATAAAACCAAGGACAATGCTGCTCTTGCGATTTTCAGTTACGGCTTCAACCAGAATTGGCTCAAAGGACCCTTTAAAGAAGTCAGGGTCCTTTAGGAATAAAGACTTTAGATTCATGCACCCTTTCTCAGTGAAGCTGCGTAAGGTAGTTGATGATGTTCATCACGCTCTGTTGCACCTGGACAGTGGCACCAGGGTTGAGCATGGTGTAGTTGATGGCACTGCGACCAGAATCGTCGAAGTTCACCAACGCTTGGTTGGAGCCGAAGAACGCGATGATAGCCGTTTTCGGATGACCTGGCTCCTGTTGGATGTTGACACTGGCGAAACCGGGACCCATTGGGTTCGGTGCGATAGAACCGTCTGCTTGTTCGGCGACGGGGATCTGTACGGGATTGATCATTACAATGTTCCTTTAGCTCTTGAAAAGGTGATTATGTCTTCGTTCCATAAACATGAGGCTTAACGGTTCAAATATAACCTAGCTGATCAAGACCCTAAAGTCCTATCACAGCTAAGTAATATAGGTTTCAAATAATTAAGCAATGATGCTGTCCTTATTTACTTCCCCCGTCAAGGTAAGACCCTCGTACCGCATGGCGATAACGTTAGGGTTGGCAAACAAACCGTACTGGTTAACATAGTGCGAAACCATGAACAGTTGATTAGGCGACTTCTGCCGGGTGTATTCCTGAACGAAGCTAAAGAACCTGCCCCGATTAATCTCGTCCAAGTTAACCCCGATCTCATCCATGATCAACGGGTATTCAACCGGATGATACGACAGCATGACAAAGCGGAACGCCCAGTCAATAATGTCGCGTTCGCCCGCAGAACAATCCGTTACATCCGGAGTCGGTTCAGCATCACCCACGATCACAGGGAACTTGTACGTCAGGTCCCCGTTCTCTTTACTGCACGGCTTGATAAACAGCGGGCCATTCCAGATCTGCGCAAACAGCGCATTCATGTTGGCACAGACCGCTTTGATGAAGTCACCCATGAGGCGACCAATAAGACCTTTGTTCGGACACAGACCATCCATGTGGATGTCAATGATCTTCAAGCGACGCTTCAACCGTTGAATGTCGTCCGAGATGGAATTCACCACCGCAGTCAACGAACGGTTCTTAATGATGGACGTCATGTAGTGGTCTTTCTCCTCGCTGAGGATACTGATCCGCTCATCCACTTTCAGTTTGAAGTTCGCTTTACCCTGATTACCGAGACCACGCATGATCTCTTCACGCAGCCCACGCAACCGACCCACATCACGCTGATACGACACGATGTGTTGCTGAGTACGCTTCAAGGATTCCAGACGGTCCTTGTAATGGGAGATCTGGTTGTTCTCGACCAGCAGTTCCTTTTCGATACTCGCCAAGTAGATCGCTATATCCAGAATGTTGTTCCGGTCCAGCAACCCTAAGCGCGTGTCTAAGAGGTTTTGCTCGACAGCCAGTGCCTCTTTCTTCGCCAGCAAGAGATAACGACCCATGAAGGTCTCAAGGGCATTCAGCAGCCGGTTTGAATCGGTTTTGCCGATATCGTACTCTTTAATGAAAGAAGGCAGCACAACACAGTGGTTATTCTCCCGCACAAACCCAATCAACTGGTTCATGCTCAGATACCACTCCGCATCGTTCTCAATCTGCTTAGCGAGAACTTCCTGTGCTTTCTCGGTGCGTTCTACCCGAGTCGTCAATCCTTCTTTCTGCTGACGCAATGCCGCTAGCTCAGCCGGCGTCACCCCCAACTTAAACTCGTGGGAACAATCTGGACAGTTCACGTTTTCAGCCGAGTCGTAATGATTCAGCTTGTGGGTGATGTCGGTCAGTTCGTTCTTCCAGTGACGCAACGAGTTGCTAAGTTCTTCCTGCTCACGGAGCCAACCTTTATAAGTCGCCCCATTGACAGTAGGATCGCTCACAACGGTCAATCGCCCCAAGAACTCACGGAAGCCCGGGATAACCAGTTCAAGGTTGTTCAGCGGGATCTCAGGGTCATTGAAGATCGGATACTGAGCCAGCAGGTTGTTGTAATCCGCCAGTTCCTCATTCACCTTCGCCAAGTCTTCACGGATATGATCCGCTTGTACCTGAAACACTTCTGGATCCGCTAAGAACTCTTCCAGTCCGTCCAGCACCCCGGCGTGTTCCGCGATTACCCGTTGCAACACACCCGCTTGTTCTTGGTGACGTTGCATGAGTTCCGTGGTGAAACCGATGGCCGTCGCTACCTCTGATTGGGTGTAAATAATCCCGCTCAGTTTATTAGTAGTTAATTGGTCCACCATGCGATTGAAGTCTTGGATCTTGGTGTTCAGATCCCGATCAACCTGAATGCCTTCCAGACTACCACGCACCAGCAGTGAGTCGCGAAGTTCCCCTTCGATGGTCTTAATACGTACTTCAAGTTCATCGATCCCGTACTCGTTAATCTCAGCGAGCTTACGGTTCTCTTCGGTGTAACGCGCAATCTGGTTCTTGATCGCCGCTTTCAACTCGTTACGCTCAGTCCGGAGTTTGTTCCAGACCCCCAATGCATAATCCGTATCGTTCGGATACAGTTGCATGAAAACTTCTTTACGCTTACCCGGGGACATCAACGACAGCAGATCAGTAATCCGCAGCCCACTCAAAACACGGTTGAGGTTATAGTCCAAACGGAAGTAACTCGCGCACAACTCTTTCTGTACCGCGCCAGTGCCGTTCGGGTTGAGTTCTTTCCCGTTCAGTTTAAAGCTGTGGCCGTTACTGTCATGCGGATAGGAATCAACGATGAAGTGTCGATCGCCTAATTTGAATTCGCCGTACTTACGGCCACCCGGGAGATAGTTAGCTTTCTCCGGAGCAAGAGGATTGGCTTCTTTCAGAATGCTGCTCTTACCACTTCCGTTTTTGGAGATAAACAGATTGATCATGTGGGGAGTAGAAAGGTTAACACTCTGGATGCCACTCTTTGTAAGGGGAATGTACTTTTCTAAGATGAGTTTAAGCAACATGATATGGATTCTTTATGAAAAGTCTCAATGGTCTACAGAATGAGGCAGGGAGTATGAACTTAATCAACCATCTGGGTGTCGGCACCGTTGCCAGTACCAAGCAGACCAACACCGATGAAATCATGGTGTACCTGCCTAGCATGGCACCCGCAGCTGATGGCCGTGTGGTTGCGACTGCTAAGCAGGTCGAGAAGAAAAGCGAGAACGCGTACGGGGAGGAGACTACTAGCCGTGTACTGACGTCCAACACCTTCCCCGCTAAGTGGCGTTCCATGGGGGATAGCAACCGGATCACCCCACCGGATGTTCGTGAAGGCAGTCAGGTTTCGATCTACCAAGTGAGCGGTCAGAACACTTACTACTGGACCACGTTCGGTATCAACGCCGAGACCATGCGTCTGGAAACGGTGATCATGGGTTATTCGGCTAACCCACAACAGTCCGATGACACACCTTTCAATATCGACAACTTCTACACCATGACGGTCTCTACTCACGAGGGCTTTGCTGCGTTCCGCACGACGCAAGCCAATGGCGAGAAGGCAGCCTTCGAAATCAAGGTCGATGGCAAGAACGGCAAGGTCATGGTGGGCGGCAGTGCCGGTAACTTCCTCGTTAAAGACGACGTCGCGCACTCGCTGACTTATGTGAACGCTGACGGCAGCATCTTTAACATCGACAAGAAGAAGATGAACGTCTACGTTAAAGACTCCATCACGTTCAACGCCGACGAAGCATTTAACATCCTGACGAAGGTGTTTAACCTGAAATGCGAAAGTATTAACATTCAGGCTGATACTGCTGACATCCGTATCGGTGAAACGACATGGACGGGCAACATTACCCAGAAGGGTAACTACACCCAAGACGGTGACTTCGATCAAACCGGGGATTACACCCAGACCGGTGATTACGACCAGACGGGTAACATTACTTCTTCTGGTACAATTCACGCTGCCATCGATGTAACATCCTTGGTCAGTTTGAATTTGCACATCACTACTGGCGTCAGAGGTGGTCCAGATCTCTCCGGTCCTCCAATGCCTACAGGCGGTTAATAACCTTACTACTACCCAACCCCATTACGGAGGTTGGGTAGTAGGGGTTATGTTTGCTTAGAACACGTCGCGTTGGGTAAAGAACTGGTTAGGTCCGTTAGCACCATCGTCAGTGAAGCAAGGGATCGCTGTACCACGACGAGACGCACTAACAACGTGGTTACTCATCACCAGGTAATCCTTGCTTTGTTGCAGAACACCGTTGACCGCAATACCGAACATCACTTCGTTGTTTGCCACCTCACGACGAACCGAGGAAGCAACTACTTGAAGTACGTCACCCAAACGGATCAGGTAGCAGTATACCGTCCCGACTGTCCCGACCTTAAGCGCCAGCTCTTGACCAATGAGGAACGCTTTACCGCCCAGCATGACACGGCCACCCGAAGGAAGACGAATCCAGCCAGCTTCATTGATGTTGAACTGATCGATCGAGGTCACCCCGTTGACTTCCAACATTCTGCACGTTAGCGCGGTGTTGGTAGGGTCGTACTGGTAGATACCCTTGTTAGGGATCTGGAGTGACGGGAGGAGTTCTTCCACCAAATCGATCTGAGCCGTGCCCGCATACAGCCGAACAGGGTTAAGCTTGTTGGGGGCAAACACCGGGAAGGTGGATGTCTCGAAGCCTGTCACCGTGAAACTCACATCACCGTAGTTGTCGCCGAAAGGACGAGTCGCCACGATGTTGAAGTTGTTCGGTGTAACCGATGCGATCTGCAAGTCAGCAAAGTTCATCCAGACGTTATCACCCGAACCCGACTCACGGTTACCCGCAGCAACGGGACCGCTGGCCAACGTGATAGGTGTCAGTGCTACACCGTTGGTAGGCTTGAAGTCCAGCGTGATGATGTTGTTCGTCACCGCATAACGTGCCGATGCCGCTTCTGCATAGCTCACGCCATCAGAGATGATGACAATCACTTTGTTCAGCGACACTGCGAAGATCTGAATCTCAACCTTCCGCAACGAGTCCAACACACCCGGGTTCAACACTTTAGCCCGGTCCATCACGCCACGAGACACACCTTGAAGGCTGAGCATGCTCGAGATGGCCACAGTAACGTCAGCCCCTACGCTCAATACCCCGTTCACGTAACTGATGCTGGCTTTGCCGATGTGGTTGTTGGTCCCCGTAAACGCCAGACCATTCATCCCCACGCCCACCGACGACTTGTACACAGCATTCACAACCGACTTCGGGAAAACCCCGAGGTTGGAGACTGGGCTGCTAACTTCCGGCAAACGAACGCCGAACACACCGTCACCCGTCTGAGTACTGATGATGGACGTATCGTTCCATGTCAGTCGAGACCACCCGAACAACCCTGTGGAAGGATTGAGACCGTAGACCAGATACTGCGTTTCCGCCGCGGTATGCAACACCGGGATGATACGCTCTGGCAATGGACCGAACGGACTATGACGACTTGGAGCAAACACTTCAGTAGAAGCATCCGCCGGGTTGATCACCGGACGTTTAGCCGTCATCCAATCTTTCACACCCTCGTACTCGGTGCGGTAGCGCTTAACCCGCAGAGCCAACTTGGTGCTTCGTGCTTTAACGATCAACCCCGAGTTCAACACCGCGCCAGGAGACTGGGTAATGTTGTTCAAGTCAAATGGGTTGTTAACGGTAAAGTAGTCAGAGTCCACTACCGGTAACAGTTCAGCGTCCAAAGTATCCTTGACACGAGTGCCGAGGGTTTTGAAGATTGCCGAACCACCCGATCTCAATGTTCCCGGAGTGATGGACTCGGTAAACGACAGCACCAGCTTACTGGTCTTCGCGCCTTGTGTTACAATCAATGCAACACTGACATTCAGGTAAGCTTCGAAGTCAACCGCATTCCACACCAAGGTGGTGATCACATCAGGGCGAGATGGATCCGCCGCAATGGTAGCGCCAGCCGGCAGCGTGATGAAGTCAGTCAGGTTGTAGCTGTGAGACCCGTTAGCAGGTCCGGCCGACAACGTGTTACTGATACGATCGAACTGAGCGGTGTATGCGTTGGTGATGGTCTCCGTCAGACTAGGCGCTGTGTCAGCCGCGTTCGCATGGAAGAAACGGTGATTGATAGTAATGACACCACCTGCCAACGATGCCGTGATTCCCAGACCCTTATAAAGGGCGCTGTTGAAGTTGTTGTACAGCAGGTAGTTACGGTTACCCGCTGGCAACGGCAGAGTGGTGGCGAAGTTGTAGATCCTCCGATCGCCCAATGGACGGAAGAAAGCCACCTTACCGTCAACTGTATCCCCGCCTGTCATGTTCCAGTTGGTCCCAACGTAGCGAGAAACCAAGTTGGTGATTTCGCTAAGACGAGCACGGGACAAACCTTTCAGTGGCAACCCCACAAACATGAGCTGTTTGCTGTAGTACGGGTTATCCGACTGAGGGGAGTAAATCAAACGATCCCCGTTGATCAGAATTGGGACACGACCGTTGGACACCAAGAAACGACTTGGTTCCGGTGTAGCCGGAGGAGTCGTCTCGTAGTCGTCCGGGTAGTAGTACGACGCGAACTGGAATACACCATTACGCTGATACAGGTCCAAATCGAACTCACCGGTGTTAGCGTCCAGCGCGGCTTTGGCCCCAGCAGGCGTTACAAAGGCGTTCACGTTGGCGTAGCTAGAAGCCTCAGCCGGTGTGGCGGGTCGGAAGTTATCCTTCTTACTGAGCCCCACAGTGGCTTTGGTTTCGCCGTGCACCGCACCCCGTTTAGCGATGTGGGTGTCGATCGGAGTAACCGTGGCATTAATGAACGCCGTTACATGGGTGTCCAGTGCCGCGATCTTTTCTGCCACGTTCTTGTTGAACTGGGTTTGCCGATCCTCTTTCTCAACCGCCATCTCGTTGAGCTTCTGGATCACTGACCCGAAGGCCGGTTCCGGCACCTCTACGAAAGGAGGTTCTGCTATAGGCCTGACAATAATCATAGCGCTACTCCGTGTTGAATGTGGAGAGACCAAGGGGGATTGCTCCCCCGTGACCTATTTGTTACGGCAACAGCTCCGCTGCCCGCAGGAAGACGAATGTACCCGCGTCCTGTGGCAGACCGGTGCTGATTGGAATGATACCGCCCTCACGTGTGTAGCTGAGGAGGTACTGACCGACCATCAAAGGTTGGTGACGAGTGATCGAGAGGATCTGTTGACCGTTCGTCACGATCGTTGCCGCTTTCAGCAGGTTGCCCGACTTACGCAGTTTGGTTAGGGTCACCAGGTATTTAGGCTGGTCATCTTCCACCGTTGCGTAAATGTAGAACGTTTTGTTTTGTGGGGCAGGGTCGATGTCACGCAGATCAATGGAACCACCCGGCATAGCGTACGCCGTACCATTCACCATCATCCGGATGTTGTCTTGCAGGAAGAGAACCCAACCTGTTTCCGGATAAGCCGATCCAAGCATGTAGTAGTCAATGCTCGTGTCAGCATTGGTCTTCTTCACGATTGCCGCAGCTCCCCCGGTGTTAACGTAAGGCTGAGGGTTGGCGGGGCTGATTGTGGTGTTGTCAGGCGTTGTTCCGCCTAGGGTAACGTCAAGCATACCCACCTTAGGGATCATGGTCACTATGTCGCCGTACCCCCAGCTAGCATTGCCCCCGTAGACACCCGTCACTTTGTTAGTGGCGAGATCAACATCAAACAGGCAAAGCTGCTTGGTGTTAATGGTGCCCGTCGTTACCGTCGAGTACGGAGCCAGCACGTAGACTTTCAGCTTGGTGCCGTCGCGATAGATCGACACGATGGACTTGGGTTTGGTCCCGCCGTTAACCAGCAGGTTGGTCTCACCCATCTTCACGTTGACCGCCGTACGGACATGCGGAGGCGCATCCAGCACCGTGATATCTTTGATCCAGTGCACCCCAGGGTGATCGGCGTTAGGCGCTTCCACCACCGGGGTGAACAGAACCACCTGAGTCCGCGTCTGAGACGCATCGGCGTCAAAGAAGTAGATCAGAGCCAGACCAACGTTGAGACCCTTGAACATCCCACCCGATTCGTTCCCCAAGATATTAAAGCTGAAAGCCCAGTACTTGGTGTTTTGGAATTCAGCAGGGATCATCGCTTTAAGCTTGTCGATGATGTTCTGACGAATGCCGTAGAACGTGTCAGCCGCATACGTGGCCTTCTTCAGCCCGTTATCCAGCGTCCGAGTCACCGTCCGTGGAAATGACAGCAGCACATTATTTCCCGCCGGAGCCCTCAGCACGTTTGTGCGCGGAAGCGTCTGACTTGCAGTAACGTAAGACGACCATGCACACGCACTGAAACTAGTGCTCCCACATTCCACTCCACCAGCCGTCAGCTCCGCCGCCGTACCGGTTATCCCGATGACGATGTCGCTATGCGGAAGGTTGGTTTCATAGACGGTGTTCGAGAGAGGTCGGGTCTTCAGATCAGGCAGGTTCAAGTTCGTAATTCCCGGCCGCACCTGATACCCGCCCGAGACAAGCCGGAGGTACATCTTCCGGTTACCCGACTTCATGTCCTCCGCCCCGTACAACTCCCCATCCGGCTCATACGTCATGGCAGCTGGATAGGTGCCGCTGAGGATAGGAGAAGACAGCACTGGGTTCAATACACGACGAAAAGTCAGTGGTGAATCAGTGACCTTCATGGAACCGGACAAGACCTGTGCTGCTGAGGGTTTGTCTTTCCAGCGTGTTACTTCAACAACGGTCGGGAAGGCGTTACCATCCGCAATCGTACCCGTTACGAGGTCGCCGTTATCCAGCATCACAGTACCACACTGCGTCGCTTGGAACGTAGAGTTGTAAAGGTATCCGTAATGCAGGTCCATGTACTGCGCACGTTCTGTAGCTGTGGTATCCGTGAACCCAACGCTGATGGGAGGAGCCTTATTGATTTGAGTCAACACGCCAGTGGCCGGATTGATCTCATACCCGATAGTGCTGATCAGACGAAGGTTGATGTTCTCCCCTACGTCGGAGTAGAGCACGACGTACCCCATGATCAATTGCAGGTAACTGACAGCGTTATTCCCTGGCTTAGGGCAAGAGATCGTTAAAGACCGCCCGCTCTTAGTCATGGAGGTAACACCCTGACGGAATGTCCAAGGACCGGTTTTAATGATCTTGTTGGCACCATCCCGAACGATCGGGTTAGGAACCAGCGAATCAGCCGCCGTAAACAAGGTTCCGTTCCAGTCAGTATAGGTAACCTTGAGTGGTTGCCAAGTAACTGGCAGGCCAGCCTGTACGTCAGCAACTGGAACCCGGAAGAACGCGTAGGCATCTGTGTAAGCTGCCCCGAAGTTCTGAACCAACACTAGGTAATCGCCCATGTGGTGAATCATCGCCCGGCTTTGACTGTTGTACGGGACATTACTGAACAGTTTGTTTACTTCGACCATGTTGCATTTAACGAAACGGTGAGCCGATGGGTCAAACGTAGCGTTGGTCAGGCACAGGTACCAATCTGTCGAACTCGGGCGTCCGACCATCAGCACTTTGTGGTTACTACCACCCATGATCAGTGTCGGGTTAACCCCGATAGACGACAGCGATGGCGGAGCGTACTTAAAGCCGGTGTAGATGATCTTGCCACCTGGTTGGTCATAGTTCTCTACGTACGAATAGTAGAGACCTTCCTGACGACCATCGAAGTGGTTGGAGAGCATCATGAGAAGTCCGTTGTTCTCTAGGCAGAAACCAGCGGTCTCAAAGGTGGCACCCAAACCTTCAAACGAACCATCGATGTTCGGCGGGATATAACTGTCGCCGGCAAAACGGCTAACCGGCATGATACCCTGATACATTGCGGCATCAGTATCCGGCTTGTACGTCTTCGCCAGCTCAGCCACACCGAATGGCGTACTGAACGCATCACCCCGTACACCCGCCAGTTCTTCCGCCAATGTAGCAGTGGGGTAGTTGGCGTGGTTACCGAGGAGGATGTCGAACTTGGTGGTGCCATGCGGAACGCTGTAGTTCTCATCGTGAGCTTTCAGCTGGGCCAGACGGGTTACCTTTGCGGCCTTCAATCGATCGAACGCACGACGCGCCGCCGCACTGACCTTGTTGTTGGCTTCCGGGTCACGGGTCAGAGAGACCTTACCCAGATAGATGAAGAACCACGTCAGCTCGTACCAGTCCGAGATCTCGGTCTTGATACCGTGCATGTGCAGCGAAGGCGGTAGGGTTGGAGGAACGTCGAACACCTTGGACCAAGTCAACGGACGAACACCGTTCTTGATCTTGTCCATCCAAGCTTCGAGGTCGTTACGGGGAACGAAGTAGGCGCCAATGCTCTGATAGTCAATCTTGATCTGAGTGTTGGCGTCCAGAATGTTTTGAGGCAGCCGAATGAACGTCTTGATCGACCGACCCGTTACTTCACAGAAGGGAACGAACTCTTCTTCGAGGAAGTAGTCACGGTTCAACTTCATGACCGCGCCACTTTGGTTGTAGACGGTTACTTTGGCGGGTTCAGCGAAGAAGGGCGAACCATTTGGAATAACCCACTGACAAGTTTTGTCGGTGAGCTTAACGATTTCCCCGACAATAGTGTTGACGGGTTCAGTGCCATGAATGTCAAACTTTACCAGTCTGATAGGTTCCATTGCGTTAGCCTTTTAAAAGAGAGAGGAGGAGGGGTTCACCCTGCCTCCTCTCCAACACGTTGTTGTTTAAGGGAGAAGCTCACCAGCCGTTAGCCAAGGGATCTGACCTTCGGTGTTCGCCAGACCAGAGGCCGCCGGGATACTGTTACCCCGTTTAGTCTCGGTTACCCGGTGACCATCCAGAGCAAACACGTTAAACCGCTCGATGGTTAAGATCTGACGGTCGTTCGTTACCGCCGTTCCCACCCACAGTTGATAGTTGGTCTCCAACCGCTTGTCACGGGAAACCTCATACACCGGAATGCCGTTATCCAGCTTGGCATAGATGTAGAAGGTCTTCCATTGTGGATTCGCATCGATATCCCGCAAGTCGATTGAACCCAACGGTAGCACGTACAGCGTGCCGTTGAAGATGACGTTGATGTCCGTCTTGAAGAAGATCACCCAGCCGACTTCAGGATACACCGACCCAACCAAGGCGTTGTTAGCGATACCCTCCGAGATAGTAGCAGCACCACCCGTTGACAAGTCCCAACCCCGCATCACCTGAATCCCGTTATCCGGGCTCATCATGATACCACCACCCCGACTGGTGTGCTCCACATACGTTTCGTAGTTCCAGGCGTGCGAAGCGGTACGGTCGTTGATGGTGAAGGTATGGTCCAGAGAGTAGGCGTCACCAGGAACCTGTGCCATCACACCTGTGCCGTGATACACCGTCAGCTTGTTGCCTTCGAGGTAGTACTGAACGCGCATCGGACCGTGGGTGGTTTGCGGAGTTTCCCACTGGATCCCGTTACCGAAGATCCGCAGGATGTTAACCCCGGCACTTGGTTTCCGCACATGCACCTTGTTGATCACAGTGAACCCAGTGACCACGTAACGACCGCCGCTGGTCGTGTAAGTAGGCTGGATCGTCATGAACGTGTGGAACAAGGTGGTCTGGTCTGGTGTGCCGTCAGCATCGGTGTACTGAATAGACACGGTCACCGGTAGCCAACCAAACTTCGCAGGTAGGTTGGAGAACGTAGGATCACACACCGTCACATGACGAGCACGACCACGGTTCATGATGGCCGGATATTCCACCTGAGCTTTCAGTGCCTCAACAATCCACTCTTGGTACAAGAGTTCCAACGTCGGAACAATGGTAATCGTACCATCTGGTTCAGTGCGACGAGTGTGCTGTTGAACAAGGATGATATCCCCGGCCGCTACACCACCAGGCCATGCGGTACCCTTCATCTCGCGGTCAAAACTCTTCTTCTGTGAGTTAACACAGAATTGAGATTCACCCACATCCACACCGTACGTACTGAGATAAGCCGACGGCACCACCACTGTTGCTCCGCCCAAACCGAACGGTGCATTCACCTTGCGGATGTTGTTGGTCAGTGGACGAGAAACAATGTTGCTCATGAACAAGTTCTGAATGTCCGACCGATAAGCGAAACGCCCCGATACAGTCTTCCAGTACAGTTCGAGCTGCGTTGCGATGGTTCGGTGAGCAGCAATGTAGAACTCACCACCTGGGTTGTACAGCAATGCCCGCGGGTTAATCCCCGACTCTGTTGGTGTTGTTACCGTTTCCGGAATCAAACCAGCGTAATAACCGAAAGGGAGTTCGGACCCGTTGCCCCAGAACTTGTTCACTGTAGCAAAGCGGGTGTTGGTGGTGGCGATCTTGCAGGTGAACGCCGCACGTGGATAACCTGTAAACCCGTAAGCGCCGGCCGACACAATCCGCCCATCATCCAAGATGTTACCACCTTGCGCCTGATAGAAGTACACCTGATAGGACATGCTGGATGCGTGACGATACTGAGCCGGGATGATGTTGCCGTTACCCAGCCCGAAGTTAGCATTCCATGCCGCCGTCCGGTGTTTGTAGCTGAACACACCCGTATTCGGGTTGAAGTCGTAGTTCAGCTCCTGCATGTAGTCGATTGCGGCGTTCACCGTTTCACTGACGTAAGCGAAGTAATGCGCACCCAGAAACTTCACAGCATAGCTGTTAGGATTGTTGGGGTTCTGCGCTACGTGGGTGATCAGGCTCCGATACAGCCCGATGGCGTTGTTACAGGGATAAGGCGAGAATGTCAGGATAGCTTTTGTTTGATGACCGTTGCCGTCAACTACCGGCTGGTACCAGCGGAAATACGGACTGTTGTTCCACTGCAAGCCATCCGCGTCCAAGAAGGAAACGTTCTGTCGAACAGGAGTCACATCAATCTGTGCTTTGATGCTGGAGATTGGTACTCGGAAGAAAAACTTATAACGCAAATCCGAAAACTGGTTCCATGTATCTGACGGCACGCCTGTGGAAGCTGACAGGATCACGTAGACCCAATCACCCATCACGGCAACACTGATCAAGTTGAACAGTTCCGTCACGGTGTGTGCGCCAGGGTTCGTCGAGATCGCATCGACCAAAGGCCGCAGGTTGATCTTCGAGTAAACGTGCTTTGCCGGGTCCAAAGAACCGTTGGTCATCCCGATGTAGAAGATGTCCTTAAAGCTGTCGCCCACCAGAATGCATTCGTTACCGCTACCCTGCGCAATACGGTCAACGCTGGCATTGTCCGGGTCAAAACGAGGGTGCTCGTATTTAAAGCCAGTGTACGTCAACAAGGCGCTTCGTTCTTCAGGATCCGTAAGAACAGAGAAGTACAGACCACGGGTACGACCGTCCATGCGGTTCCACAGCACAGTGATCGAACCGTCGCTCTCCAAGCACATGCCTGCGGTTTCGATCACACCCCCGATGCCTTCAAACGAACCGTCAATGTTGGGAGGAATGAAGTTGGTGTTACCGAATTGAGCCACCGGGAGCATCTTCGCTTCCAAGAACTCGTCAGCGTTGAAGCCATGGTACTCGATGATGCTCTTCAGCTCTTGAGGACGCAGGTGCATGTCCTGACGCGCTTGCAGGATGTTGGCTGGTGTTGCAGTGGCGAAGTTGTCCACCTTGTCCAGCTGCACGTCCAGTGCGGTCAAACCGTGGGCGTCGTACGACTCAGAGTGACGAACCAGGAACTGATCCAGCATGTTGCCGTAGACACCGATGTACCAGTCGACCAACTCCATGAAGTGGGTCAGACGACGTTCGATGATGTCCAAGCCCTGTTGTTCGATCAACACTTGCAGCTCGCTCAGGAAGTCGATCGTGTCTTGGAAGGCAACGATGTCGTAGAGTACGCTGTGGGTGTGCAGGGTTGGCGGAAATACCGAAGGCTTGTTGGACAGGTTCTCCCAGTACACAGGACGGTCGTCATTAATAGCGTCAATGATCAACGCCATCATGGTGCTGTCGAGCAGAGGGAATTCCCCAAGGACGTGGTAAGAGAGGGTCCCTTCGGTGATCTCTGGTTTCTTGAGAGTCACCAGACACGCCACTGGTTTACCTACCAGTTCCGTCAGGCGCGGCATGATTCGGAAGATCTCGTAGTCTTCGTTCAAGATCATGGGCTCGCCGTTGGGGTGTTTCAGTTTCAAGCTTTCTACAAAGAACGGTGAATGACGAGGCACGATGACACGAGTAAACACACCGGCAGCCACAGAGAACGGTTCGTCGTAGATCTCGTTCTCTGGGTTGCTACGGTTGATATCGGTCCTGTATTCCTGAACAATGGGGAATTGCATACCTAAACCTCTTAATCGATTTTCAGTGTGCCCGCGACAAGCTTACGGAACGCTTCCTTGAGGACGGCCATGGTGATGTACTTGTTACCGCTGGCGCCTTCGAGGTCGGCGTTAGTGGCAGGGCCAATGTTCTCCACCAAGTCGAGACCGATGTCTTCGGCACTACCCATGTGGGCTTCGATGAGTGGAGCAGCCATGTGCTCTTCCAGCAGTGCTTTAACTGTCAGGCCTTGGCTCTGGTCAGTGATTGCCAGCACAAGGCTGCGCAGGCTAACCATCATTTCCAGGTAGTCGTAAGTCTGGGTCGCAGGGTGAGTGTGTGGGTCGCTTGGGAACTCGGTCGGTACTTGAACCAAGTCTTCCCAGTTAGCCACACGCGGGCTGTTGATGATGTTGGCAACCAAGGTGGCAAACGCGATTTGATCCAATACAAAAGGACCACCAATGGTGCTGTAGTCGGCCTTCAGCACTTCGTTCGGCAACGGCTTGAGCATGATCACCGAACCGAAGCAATTGCGCTTGTAGCCCGTGATGAAGCGGTCGAAAGTATGACCGAACACGTAGTCAACGCCGAATACCAACGGGGTTGCAGTGCCCTGACGCCACAGCTTGAAGTTCTTGCCGAAGAAGGGTGCAGCACGCGGTACCCACTCAACACGAGTAGTGATGCCAGCGGTTTTGATTACTTCTTGTTTGATGTCGTTGTCAACACGTTCTTGAAAGGGGTTCCAAAGATAAGTGATAGCCATTTAAAGCACTCCTAGTGGGGATCCTGGGGAATATCTTATGACCTGCACCCCATAGTGATAACGGCATCTATACAGTCTTTATAGGGCCGAATTTTCATAGAATCGTAAGGAGTTTGCCCCTATGTACACTTATCGAAGGGCTGTTGGTATTAACCTACAGGTCCCCCGAGGAGAAGAGCTTTTAGATATTTCAGCGGTGCAGACAAAACAACTTTTTGCTTTGTACAGCGATCTCATCATCGTGGTGACTGACAGCTTTGCTAAACGTGACGTTGCTATCGACGCCGCTAAGTATCAAGACGAGCTTGGTCTCTTTGTTGGGACGATCCAGGCGTGGCTCAACACCAAGGCCACGGTCCCGTTGATCACCAGCAATACCCTGCCCGGAACCGAATACCGCTTTGTGACCACTCACGATATCCAGTACGAGTGGTTCACCCTCCTTCCAGGTGATGCCCGCATCTCTGAAGACCGGCAAAACCTGCTGACCAAAACCTCCGCTCCTGATATCCGTGTCGCCAAGACCGATAACACCGTGGTCGATTACGAAGCCTTGGTGAAGCGTTGCCTGTGGACCATCAACGGCCACTTGGTGCGTGCGGTCAAAGGTGATCGGAGTGTTTACCTGTTGAATGCCGGCAAGCACTTTAACGTGGATGATAACGTCCATGTCAACTCGCTGAACTTCAACACGGTGTCCACCCTCAATACTTATCCCATTGCCGCTGAACAATTAGAGTTCATTGACCACGACACTTACCGCTCTTTGCGAGTGGACTTGCCGGTGTCGCTGGTAGGTAAGACGGTGTGGATGTCGATCGGTGGTCGCTTGTACCTCAATGACGTGGTTCAGGTAAACGGTCCTAAGGGTGTGACTATCCGGACTGAGAAAGTGGATTGGTTCTCGCGGATCTTTGACTCGAAAGAATTGATCGACCTGACCTCGGTGATTGATAAGGATCGCCAAGTGGTTGGTAAAGACTTCTTCCAGACCGAAGAGTTCTTCACGAAGCTGCTGACGGACCCCTCGTCCTTCTTCATCATTCTGGACAACCCGCATCTGTACGTGGATCTGCAACCGATCACGAGCTATGCTTACCCCTTTACGTTTCATACGGAAGAAACGAGACGTATCCCGTTGATGGTTGGTAATGGACTGCTGCCAAAATACTTCACCCGTAGACTTATTAACCGGAGGCTACTCGACATTGACATTGGCGTTCATAAGCGTTACCTCAACAAGACTACCGGTATCCACAACGAGGGGGAACTCTTTCATGGATACACCAATCGGTATACCCCAAGCACCCTTCTAGAAGGGTATCTCCTTTACATACGCGGTCTGATTCAAGAGGCTTAACCTATGGTGGCTTTACTTTCAGGTACTTTCTTTTCGGACAAGGTCCGATCAGCGATTACCATGTTCCTACTCACCCTGTTGCTCGGGCTGGCTTGCTTTCAGTATTTCTTCCCCCGGCACACCAACACACTCGATGCAGCAACGATCGAGTCCTTGCGTGACGTGCGCGGTCAGCTGGAACGTGTGGCAGACAACCTGGAAAAGTCCAGTGAGTCACAGGCCGCTCTGAACAGTACCCTAACCCGGCAACTTGATGTCGCCAGACAGGTGCAGAATGAAGGCTATGCGAATCTCCTTAAGCAGTATGGGCTTGATCTTTCTTTGCCTAGTGCTAATACCGATGACCCTTTCGGGCTGCGGACACCAGACCACAATCTCGGAAGGGAACTTGTACCTCCAAGCCCAGGCTCAACAGGTACAGATCAACTCTTACAAGACCCAGCTGAAGTCCACAAGGGAAAGACTGACCCAAGTCATCCCCCAGGTGCGGAGCGACAATCCGGAACCACCCAAGTCGTTGCTGGCGGACCTCACGACGTATCTGGTTAACAACGACTGCACCACGTTCCCCGCTACTATCAAGGATCAGTGTTACAAGGCGACTCGAGTCAAGTTGATTGAGATCACCCGATTACTTGATTCGACGAGGATGAACGAATACGCTGGACAGCGCACCATCGTTCAATTGATTGCGAGCATCAACACGCTGATCGACAGCATGGCTGATACGCAACCTCTTAAACCTCCCGAGTAGCAAAATGCGACATAACACCCTTACCCCTACGGAGCCCATAGAGGCGTCCGTAGGGGTAAGGGGTATGTTTGCTTGTCCAGCCTTTTATTGCGGCGCAGGAGGGTCCTCAGGAGGCTTTGGATCCTTCGGTGCAATGGCTGTCGCCACCCGACTACGGATCTTGTCCGCAACAGGTATCAATTCCATCAAGGTTGCAATGGTCTTGTTGGCGTTCATCCACGTCCAGGCTACAATGATCGGTCCCACGTTCATAACGATCATGGAGATCTCGCTCGGCCATTGACCGTTCTTCTCAACCGAAACGTTTGTAGTCCAGGCGTTTGCTAATGCTGCAAGACAAAGAGTCCACACCGTCACCGCACCAAAGGTGTTGCGCAGCATGACACTCCACTTCCCGAACACCTCCCGCTCAATACCACCAGCGGGAGGAACCGGGGCTACTTCTTGAACGGGGAGGGTAGCAGGTGTCTCGCTAGCTCCTCCCGGCTCAGTATCGACAGTGGCCATTCGTGATATACCCCGTAGTCTTTTGCAATCTGTTCACAACGGTACAGACATACGGCGCCGGCGTCAGTGGTGTGTTCATCCATCAACGAGATATCTAAATCACCAGCATCAAGTCCACCGTACTCCTTAAGGCCTTTTTGTACATCTTCTTTGGTTGTACCACGGAAGTTTGCTTTCACAATTTCCTTGGCTTGGTTCGGCAATACATACGACAGGTGAACATCATTCTCGATAAACGACTGTCGTAGTAAAGCAACGCATTGAATCAACTGCTTGAACGTCAGAGGGGACATGCCCATGAAGTTATCTTCGCAGATCCCAGTGTCCGGTTCATGAATAGCCACCAGAGACTTAAGGCTGCGAAACAAGCCGTAGGTCCGGGCCAAGAGTTTAGTCCCGGCCAAGTCATCGAACTGCACGGGAATGTCGTAGAGTACCTTCTCGCCGTAGATCGTGTTGGCATACACCAACTTAAACTTCTCCGGCTTCTCGATGTTCACATCTACGACAAACACACCCATGTTGGTAGTCGAGGGGTCAATCCCCATTACCCGCACGATACCTGGATGTCTTAGACCCTTAGGCATATGAAGCCGAGTTTAGACCCAGAGAGGATCTGTACCACGGCAACCATGTCAGGAGAATCTTCCAGCAGGAACTCATCCGGTGCATCTTCGGAGGTCCCTTTGTAGACGAGCTTAAAGCCGCCTGCACAGAGATCACCGATAGTACCTGACTTCCACTGGCCCAGTACGCGGTAGTTGTTGAGCAGGGTCGCCAGCTTCCAAGCCACAGTGTTATCCGTGTACTCAGTACCGTAGACATTGCCCACACCCACTTCATCCAGAAACTCCAGCTCGTCGGCGCTATGCACGGCAACGGGGGATGTCAGCCAAGGGTATTCGGCGGATGCAGTGAGGATGTTGTCGATCACCAGTTCGTCTTCAACTGCTTTCACAGCTTCTGCAACGTTGGTGAAGGTAACCACAACAGTACCTAGGTTGAAGTGAATCAATTCCAGATACAGCTTACCGTCAACACCGCGGAAAGCTTGAGACTGTTTAAAGTCACCAGCGTTCAGCTGTGTCTGATAGAACGTGTTGCACAGAGACACCGCCTCAGAGGACGTAGTCCCTTCTTTAAGGGGAAGGTGTGTCTCCCCTTTCAGAATCGCTGGGGTTTCCATGGATTAGTTTCCTTGGCCGGTAGTCGTACCAGTTGCGTTGGTGTGCAACAGCATAGGCTCGCTGGCGCCGTGATCGTAGGCCAGTTGTACCTTGGTGTTGGTGATGGCGTTACGACCGTCACGTTCAGTTACGTAGTGAGCATAAACAGCGCTCAATACTTCGGTGTACTTGATGGTAGCGCCGCCGGCGATCTGACCGTCGAACTGAGTGTCGATACCCCAGGCCACGCCCACTTCGTTGATCGAAGCAAAGCTGGTGTCACCGAACTTGAGTTTGCACGCTTGAGCGCACTCGTTCAGGTCCTGTTGAGTCATCGAGCAATCCAGGATCGCCGAGCTGTTCAGGTAGGTGTCGGAGATCGGCACCGCGTTGACCGAAGTGAAGTCGATCGGTTGTGGATCGAACAGGTCGTCCTTCGTCGGTACGTACGGCTTGGCGTTCTCGTTACCCGCGTCGTCACGGGTGATCTTGTTCACCGAAGGGTCGTAGCTGTCGAAGTTGATTACCTTGAGGTAATACACCGCGTAGACTTCGCCATCCGGGAAGGTTTCGATCACACGCATGCGATACTTCAGGCGGTTGATGTTGTCCAGGTCGCTACCGATAGGACGGCAGATAAACGGGATCGGCACGAACAGGTTCATGTCGATTGGCTGGTGCTGGTTCACTTTCAGCTTGGTGGTGCCAATGCTGGTGCGGCCATCACAATCGGACCCGCGGATACCAATACCAAAGAACTTCAGTTCAAAATCACGGCCATTCTTCAGACCGATGGACTCATCACCCATGATGTTGTAGCGTTCATTCAGGGTGGTGTACTGGGGAAGGTTGATCTTTTGATTGGTAGCGCAGCACTTCCCAATCAGGTTACCGAATGCCGTGTTGGTAACTGTTTGGGTAGGAACCTCCGAACGGTTCTGGTCTTGTACTTCAGCGCTAGTAATAGTCATCGAAAAAAGTTCCTATAAAAAAGAGATAACGAAAGAGCTCTGAAAGCGCATAGAATTTGGGCTCATCACCACAGTCAGCTTAGTGCCAACCAGCGACAAAACCCCGATGTCTTCCGGAAGCAATTCCAAGTTGACCTGTCTGTTGATCCAACCTGCCATGCTCGTTTTATTAAGCATGGCCTCACGGTCGCCCTGCAAATCTTTCGGGAACCACAGCGACTTCTGCTGGCTGTAAGGCTTAACGTCTAGACGTTTATGCTCGTAGATCTCTGGAGTCGTACCATCACGACTAACCAAGAAGACCTGGTTCCCTGTAATACGATCAACACGCTGGTGGACAAAGGTGACTTCTTTAACGTCCTTTATCTTCCGTCTGTAGCAATAATCTTTAACGATCAGGTTGACTTCACGAGTTGCCATGGATCAACCTCCCACTTGCAGTAACGGTTCATCATCATCGAACTTCAGCTTACCGTAGTAAGTCTCGGGGATGATGCTTGGTCCCTGTGGTGCGAAAGGGAACTTCAACTTGCCGTAATAGGTGTCAACGATACGGGTGGCTGGTTTGGTTGGGAACTTGAGTTTCCCGTAGTACGTATCCGGAATTGGTTTCAGGACCGGAATCGGGAACTTCAGTCTCAACGGATCTGGCAGCGGCGGTGGCGGGATCACTTCAGGCGGCTTCGGAATGTCTTCCAATCCCAGCGGTCTGAAGTACGAACGATCGGAAATGCGTACCGCGTAGTTGCGGATGTCATCCGACAGGTCCACAGGCTTGATGTGGTCGTTGCTGACGACCGTTGCCTTGCCCTCCGAGTCCATCACAGCCTTCGGCTTGATCGCGTCTGTAATAGGGGTCACAGACGCCATGTGGCGGATCCCGTCAATGTAACCACGGGTCAACAACTTAGCGTTCTGGAAGTCCCCGTAAGAACCGTTGCCTTTACCGATCCATTTCGGATCACCAATAAAGGTTTCGTTCTTCAGCTCCGTCAGGTCAATACCGTCGTCCATCTCCTTGATCACATGAATGGTGTACGAAGACAACCCAGTCATGATGTCAATGAGATCACTCTGCTTAGCACGGAGTGATGGATGATTGTTACTGTCCCAGCCGGTAATGCGCTTGAAGATGTCCCAAGCAAAGTTCCTAGCTTCTTCTGCCGAGTACTCAGAGAAGTCCAGTTCATAAGCTTCGATCAGGTTCTTGTACGACGTGTGCTTAGTCAGCGTGGTCAGGTAGCCCGTCTCGTACATGTCAGCGCAGGTGTTCTTAACCCGAGCCCGCATGTTCAAGTCGTAGTACTGACTGAAGATCTTCCGATGGTTCCACTGTGCCGTGTACACCGCTGTGGCGTAGGTCATCAGGTATTCAGGGGCGATGAACGTATCCACCGGTATCCACTGATCACGAATCCCTTTTGCATCCGGGTAGTTGATGAAGGCTTTACCGCCGATGCCTTGCAGCTCGGCAATCGAAGGTGGCTTGATCTTCATAACGTTCTGGTACTGAGCAGGCTCGATAGCAAGCGGCTCTTCACCATAGGTCAGGTCAATCAAGTAACGCCAAATGTAATAAGCGTCACCAACTGGCAAACGAACCGAACGCCCGTTCTTCGGATCGACCACCAGGATCTTGCCTTTAAACAGACCTTTCCCCGCCAAGTAGATCCACTCGTTGTACACCGTGGACATCAGGGTATCGATGTGCCGGTTGGTGTAATCCTTCATGGAGGATTCGAGCGTCTTGGTAGGCAGTTCCGAATGCAGACTGAACTGACCCTTCTGCATGGCGTCTTCGTAATAGATCGACGTCTGGTCGTAGTTGTCCTTAGCCACAAACTGTGTCTTCAGAATCAACGCCCGGGTGTCGATAAAGGAAGCAGCCCGACCGTAGTCTTCCATCAAGTTCATCTGGAGCTTACGGTACAGCGGGGTAGGGGTTACATCGTCCAGCTGGGTCTCGGTGGTCTCCACCATGTCGTACTTCGCCAACGGGATGTCAGCGGTCGACAGCATGTTGTCCAGCAACTTGTGGAAAGTGTACTGCTGGCCGGGATTGTTCTTGATCCACGCAATGTTGCGATACAGCCACATGATTTGGAAACGAGTAAGACTATTCTTATATCTGGAGAAGTCCCCGTAGGAATCTATACGGGCCCAAATGTAGAAGTCATGGACGTTTCGAGTCCCGATGGCTTCAAAGCGGATGGTGCAGATAGCTTTGATCAAATCTGCATACAACTGCATAATCGCTACCGGCAACATCAAGTCGTCGGTAACCATGTATTCGTTGTCGAAGATGTGACTCTTTTCCGCGAGAACCCAGGCCTGTAGTTGGGGGATCAATTGATCCTCGTTCCACAGCACCAAGTTCTTGTTGTATTTGAGGATCTTATAGTCCTCTGCCCCGATCGTCTCGGCATACGGGATCGGTGCCAAAATGCCGCGTATTAATTCTGACTGCGCAGGGTACGTGCTGTTAAGGCGTTGGAACAAGTCACCACCGGAATTGTACTCCCGGAAAGTGGCCATGTGGATTTCCAAGTTCGCTTTGTTGAAGACGATGTCGTCGCCTGTGTCTACAGACTTGACGTACATGACCTCATCAGTGTCGTGGTAATCCCCGTTCATGTTCATGTAGTAGCGCCAGGTGGTCTTGTCACTGCTGACCGGATACCCCGCATTTACCAGCATGTCATTGTCGCGAACAGCAACCGCCTCGATTTTGATCACCATGGTTCGCGCTAAGCGGAACACACTGGTTAGATATGCATCCAATTCGATATTGTTCATAATTTACTCATGAGGTTTACGATGGCTAGGGAAAATCGTCCTGGTACGAGAGGGAATATCCAGGTAGACTACACAGCCCTACGGGCCGACATTAACAACATCAACCCGGTCGTGAAGAGCACGCTACGTAACGCGGTTCCTCGCAACGGCCAAAGCCCTGAACGCGATGAGATGCAGGGCAAAACAACGGTTAACGCCCACAAGTTGGAGCGGCTCAGCAACATTATCAGCAACAACATTAACGCCGCCACCGACTTGCGTCAGATCACTCCTTACATTGGTAAGGCTGAACTGATTTGGGACGCCATCATGCTTTACCCTAACGGTAAGCAGGAGAAGACCCTCAACTACGACACCCGGCCATCGAAGCTCAAGAACTCTAAGCTGCATGACGAGCTTTTGCGTGTGTGGGATAACTATTACACAAACGACTATAAAATCGAGGCAGATCTGCGCCCCATGGTGCACGACATGCTTTGGAATACCGGCAGTTATGTTCTGTTCAACTTGAGCCGTCCTGGTCTGGATTATTTGATCAACGGTTCTGAGTTGCTGGCTGAAGATAAAGGCATGGCGGGTCGTGCTGGTAACGAAGCTTACGAAGCCTACAAGACCAAGGCGCAACACGCCGTGGATCAGGAGTTCGTGAAGACCGAGGGCGGTAAGTACGTCGCCCGTAACCGCGGTCGTTTCGTTCGTGACCCACACGCGAAGACAACCGTAGCGGCAGTAAGCGGTCTCGAAGCGATCATGAGCGGTCGTCAGACTTACGCCGGTAATGAGTTCAGTCTCTTTGGTGATAACGAAGTCGCTGACGATAAGGGCGCCAAGGTCAAGGTGGATTTCGGTATTACTCTTACCGATAACCCTTCTCTTCTTTATCTCCAGAAGCTCAGTGCTGTAACCCGTCAAACTGACGTGGATGCGGTGATGGGTACTGAAGACCTTAACTTGGTGATCTCTTCGGCGATGATCAAAGGTAAGGAACGGGAAGAGGAAGAGAACAAGAAGAAGGGTAAGAAAGCACCTGACCCTAAAGCCCAGACTCAGAACCTCACCGAGCAACAGGCGGATGCCTTGAGCAAAGGCTTGTTCCCTAACCGTAACGTGGGTCACCAGTCGATCCAGTTCGTGAAGACGAATGACTCGCTGTCGGGTAACTTGTACGGTCGTGGTTTGACTTGGCATGTTCCTTCTGAGGCTGTGATTCCAATTCACCGTCAAGGCAGTAACGGCAAACACGAAGACTACATCTTCCTTCTGGATGACGAGGGTAACTTCCTCAAGAACACCGCAGACGCGGAGTACTACCAGTCGATGAAGAAGAATGCCAACTCGATCTCCAACAAGCCGAAAGGCGGGAGCACTGACAGTCTGATCTCCAACCTGAAGACGATTCAGGACGGTAAGGACTGTGAGTTCGATATGGCTGAATTTGCTGAGATGGCTAAGGCTAGCATCGTGCGTCAATTCATGTCGGCTATTATTAGCGGCAAGGGTGACAACATCAGCATCAGCATCGACGAGGAAACCAACAAGATCTTCTTGGCGCGGATGTTTAAGCGTCAGTCGGTCCGTTGCTTGTACGTTCCAGGCGAAAGCGTGACGTACATGGCGTTCAACTACAACCGTTTGGGTATCGGTCAATCCCTGACCCAAGCAGCCAAGATGCACATTGCTCGTCTGGCGGCCTTTGACGTTGCTGACGCCATGGCGAACCTGGAAGCAGCCCAACCCCACAGCCTGATGTCTATCAACATCGCTAAGGAAGACCCGGACCCCGCACACACCATTGCGATTGCCCGGAGTGTGTTCTTCGAGGCCAACCCTCGAATCCACAGTATCCTTTCGACGGCTCAGCTGTCTGTTCCTCAGATCGTGGATGCTTTGCGCGAATCGTCTTTGACGGTGAAGATCAATGCGGGGGAAAACCCTCACATGCCTGCACCAGATATCGACATCTCGCACATGGATAAGCAGGTGTTCAAACCTGTTGACCAAGCCAGTCGTGACGAGGTCCTTAACAAGATCTCCAACTACTTCGGTTTGCCACGCAGCTGGCTGGACATCGTGGATGGTGGCGAGAACCAGTTCCAGATTGAAGCGTTGACTGAACACCAGATGCTCCTGAACCAAGGGGCTAACTGGCAGGATCAGTGGTGTGACATGATCATGGACTTCGAGCGTAAGCACACGTCTGTGAACGGCCCTCTCCTTAATGACTTGGTAAAGGTCATTGTGGATAACAAACCTCTCTGGGTAGGTGATGCTAAAGAACCTCTTGAAGGTTCTGATGAAGTAAAGATCAAGATTCTGTTGACTGACTTCATTAACAACATCTACTGCTGGTTGCCAACTCCTGCCAGTACTGAGAGTCATCAGAAGCTCAAGGAAAAGCTGGAAGCGGTTGATGCATTGGTCGAGGCTTGGACTGAGCTGTCAGGCTACGAGAAGATGCTGCCAGTGGTGGCTAAGGCTCTGGGTCTGGAAGAAGGTGACTACAACGCAGACACCATCAAGGAAGCCCTGCGCGCAGCTTACACCACCGAGGCGTTCAAGCGCTTCAACATGCCAATGCCGTTCGATGAGATTGTCAGCGAAGGTAAGGGCGGTGGCATGGCGTCGCTTGTTAACGCTGTGGTGCATCAGCGGGTTAACTTGGCTGAGTTCTTGGCTAAGCTGACCATTGACGTATCGGCAGCTGACAAGAAGCTGATCAAAGAACACCAGCCGAAGATTGCCAAGGCACTGACTGCTCTTGAGGAGACAGTGAACAAGGTAACGGGTGCAGGTGACGAAGGCCAGCCAGGTGGTGTTGATGGCGATGGCAACCCTATCCCAGGTGGTGATGACGGTTTGGGTGGCGCTGGTGATGGGCTAGACGATGGTCTGGGTGGTCCACCGGACGATGACAGTCTGACTCCTCCGGATGACGGCGCTCCGCCGCCTGATGATGCAGATCTGGACGCCCCGCCTGATGACGATGCCCTTCCACCGGACGATGATGCCTCCACTAAAGATGACGATAGTGGCGACGGACTCGATCCCGCGAAAAACGATCCAACACTAGACCCTTTCACGGGCACCCCGAAGAAATAAAAAAGATAGGCCTTAATACTACTCTACCAGCCTAGGCTGGTAGAGTAGTATATTTATGTTTGATTAGTTGTCGTCCCAAGGATCTGACTGAATAATCCAGCCGGGATACTCGCGATTGATTTCTTTCATTTGCTCGGATAAGTCCAGCAGTTGCCCGCGGTCCACATGCGGAATATGTTCCCCGATGTGTTCAGGTTTACCCAGTACCAGCAGGAGGTTCTTCCCGGAGAACATTCCCAGATTCTCGTGCTCCCTACCCACTAGTTGTTCGTGGATGAGCCAGTAGATATGACGAGCATCGTCAACATCCATCGGCCAAGTGTTGTGGTGGGTCAGGTAATTAAAGACAGCCCCGATGCCAGCCAGCGCAGCATGGAGAGGTTGGTTAACATCGGGTGGCAGGAAACGTTCAAGCGAGACAGTGATGCAACCAATACGGTGCTGATCGTCCCGTGCCTTGTGAACCTCCCAAGCGCCGCGGAGGAAGTCTTTAGGGAAGCGGTATTCCTCGTAGCCTTTAATAAGGTCACGTTGTGGTTTATCTGGATTGTGTCCACGCAGTTCTTTCTTTAGATCCGATGCAAGACCTAGCTGGTCTTTGCGGGAGAGTTCGTGTTCAACAACCACAGGCGCGGTTAGGCGTTCACGAAGGAGTTCTATTAGTCCGTCGAAGTTAGGAAGGTCTAACAACAGCAGGTGTGGAGGCAGTGGTTTTACTTGACGAAGCCCCAAGTACTTAAGCAGCTCTGCCAGCTGTTCATTAGTCAGGGGTGTCTTAGTAACTTGATTATTCATACTTTCAAATCCTTGTGTAAAGAACAAGAAGCCGTGGGGCTAAACAACCACCCCACGGAGTACTGCGCTTACCAGCTTGCCATTTGACGACGGAAGATAACCACTTCCGGTGCTGTGTCGTTGAGAGCGTCGTTGGAATCACCACGGTATGCGCTGTGGACAACCCAACCGTTAAAACCGAGTCCTACCCGAGCAGCCAAGGCGGCAGGGAGGTTTTGGAGTTCACCAATCGTCAGGAACAACTTCGGGTACTTCGGTGCGTCGTAATCGGCCATCTGAAGTTCACGAGAGATCTCGTTCACCATGGTCAGCAGTTCGATCTCGTCGCAGGTTTCAACCAGCACTTCGCTCTTGAGCAGAATTTCCTGGATACCCAGAACAGTGTCGGTAAAAGATTCATCGTTAGAGAATTCGAACGACACAGACGGCAGCGGCGCCATACGGGTGTTCGTCGCTGCACCCATGAAAGGGCCGAACGGGAATTGAGCTTGGTTGAAAGTGTTGTAACGCTCGTTACCGTAAGGGTTAGCTGGCATGTTGAAAGGCTGCATCCCAGACTGTTGACTTTGGAACAGACGGCTCTTCACCAGTTCCAACAGCTCCAATCCAGCCGGGTAGGCGCCAAACTGAGCCGGCGGAAGCGGATGAATCTGAGTGAGGGTATACGCACCCAGTACTTGGTACAGTTCCAAGTTGGTGGCGGGACGGTGGGTTCCGAGCTGGCGGCCGAAGCAATCGAGGCCGAACATAAAGCCGCGGTTAGAACTGTGACCACCCATTCCCATATCAGCCTGAGCGAAAGGTCGGAAGTTCGCATCAGCGGTGCTGCGATCAACACACTTGAATTCCCAACCCGGATGACCCGCTTGTTTCTTTGCCCAGATATCGGCGGTAACGATGTAACGTTCAGTAAGCTGGCTCATTACGCTCATGGACGGAACCATTGCGGTGATGGCACAGCGGGCATCCATTTCGTCAATGAAAGAACCGCTCTTCACGAGATGCTCTTTCAAGAGATTCAGGTCGATGCCCATTGGAGACATGAACTGGTTCAGGATAACAGAGATAACTCTTGGTGCTTGGGTGTTCTGTTGCATGTGTTTATTCCTTCTAATTAGATTGGGAGACGGAAGCCAGAGGCGGGGAAATCTTTACTACTAGTTTCCTCACCTATTAACAACCGGCGTTTTATTTCTTCAAACATTACTTTACCATTGATGACCAAGGCGTGTTTGTCGCCCCCGTTTGATGTTGCATACAGGTGGTAATGCCGGAGCACTTCCACAAGTTCTTTGTTCGATAGGTTCTTTACATCCTCTATCGATTTGTCATTCGTTGCCATAAAGAAAGTCCCTCGATGCAGAAAACAAAATCCTCTAACTCTATTAACGTCTTGGTGAGAAAATAGAGTTAGAGGCGGTGCTGTTAGTAGTGCGTACCCGCTACGTAGTGTTGACGTATGTCGCCGTTCATTTCGCAGAGGTACACACCCGTGCCTTGGACACCCGACGTCTTGTACTCGTGCTTGATAACCTGGTCGTCGAAGTTAACGAGAAGATTCGTGAAAACCTCGACACTAGTCCAAGAGGGTGGGATTGTGCTGTACTGCACTTTGGCAAAATCCGGATTCTCCGCTATCAACTGGACCGAGTAAGCGTAATACATGCTCTTGCTAATATAGTGCCGGACGAATTCACCGCGGCGCTCCACAACAGGGATATCCACGAGCACACGCCACTTCACACCTTCTGCTTCGTCGATCTGTTTGATCTCTAGAAACACTTGCGCTGTTGCCAGTCTTTCGGCGGAGATCTTCAGTCCAATGGATTCGACGATTTGGTTGCACACACGGTTAACCCCGGTATCTGGTTTACCTTGGAGGAGACCATACACCGCATCCTTTACCAAATTAACCAGAGCCAGATTGTGGTGCACTACCGCGGCGAGATCGATACCAACTACCTTGGTGTTCTTCCGTGTATCAGTAGCGGTGGAATCCGAATTGCCCTCCAGACGGATCTTGGCGGCGCTCAGTAATTTCTGAGCGTAGCCAGACAGATTCCCGTACATCTCCAACCGCCCGATTTCAAATGCCAGCTTTTCATTGGACATTTCGAGATAGGGGTTCTTTCCGTTTTCGATGAGACTCATGACTAATACCTTGTGTTTGAAATGAGACAAAAATAAAGGGCAGCCGAAGCCGCCCCTGTACCACAACAGCCAGTTAAGCCTGGCCGCCGAGGTTGCCCAACGAGTCGATGATTGCAGCGCCCAGGCTTGCAACGCTTACGCCGAAGCTACCAGCGGTAATGCCGGTCAGTACTTTGGTGGTAGTGTTAACGTTGCTGAATGGGGACATTACTGTACCCAGAGCGTAACCACCGATAGCACCAGCGATAGCACCACCAATGGCGGCACCTTTGGAGTGACCAGCGGACAGTGCGCAAGCACCACCCAGCAGACCACCGATAACACCTGCAACTTCAGATACAGCCAGGCCTTTGTCACGCTCACCCAGAATGGATGTGGCGCGAGCGCGTTGAGCTTCGGCTTCGATGTTGTCAGCAAAACGTTGTTCGGTAGAAGTGAATGCGGTCATGGTTCAAGTCCTTGTGTATCAGGGTAGGAAGAAGTTATTTGTATTGCTTACTACCCTAGTTATATAGACCTGAAAAGAAATGTAACTTAAATTTATTACATGTAGAAGCTGGGGAAAGAAATCCAAGTACCCAGATACTTAAAGCCGTAGTACAGACCAAAGCCAATAGCGATACCCAAGATAGGCGCACCGCAGGCATCCGCAAAGCGTCGCAGCAAATAGCTCATGATTAATCCTCAAAGAAAGAGTGGGGTGTTGAAAAGAAAGGTCAAGCAAACATAATCCACCGGGGTTGCCCTCGGTGGATTATTGTCCGTTACTTAATCAAGCGCCAGCAGAACCAGCGGTTGTTTACGAGAGACGTGACGAAGAGTCGCCATGTTCTTGTCTACAGCCGAGTAGCTCCAGAGCCACAGGTTGTCGCTGGTGGTGAAGCAGAGCAGCTTGTCCGTTGTATCGAACGAGGCGTCTTCACCCATCGTCGGATCGAATGATTTCTCGATCAGGTCGAAGTATTCTGGGAAGGTACTGCGTTTCAGTTGGATCGGTAGGTTGGAATCTTGGTAGATCGGACCGCCACGGTTATTGATGAAAGTGAACATGAGTGGGCGTTCGAGGATTAGTTCTTGCGCGTACTTGATCTGCTCAATTGCAGACAGTTCGCCATCAGCAGGTTGGGACGGATGGTTGTACGTGAAGATCTTCAGTTCTTCAAGCAGGTAGTTCTCTGAATCGTTGGAGTTGAGCAACCGGAACATGATCGAGTCAGTACGTTCCAGATGTTCGTCCAGCGCCTCGTGGTCCTTCACAATGCTGTCAACCGACAGGTAGTGAGCTTCGTGAGGGTAGCTGTCATAACCGCCGGAGTTGATGAAGAAGTTATTGATGGTCGCGGTCAGGCGGCTGTCAATGAACGACATCAGTTCACGGTCGATGATGTTCTGGCGGAAGTAAGCCAGTGTTGCTCGCATTGCTGCGAAGAAGGTGGGACGGGTCGACATGTCGCTGTCTTTAAACAGGAACGGCAGATCCTGGAACAAACGGATCTTGTCTTCTGGGCGCGCACAAGCAAATGTGTCCCAGACTTTGGTGTTGAAGCTCACCGCGTTAGCTTTGGTGAAGTTCTGGCTGACACGCTGGTTGACATTGATCAAGGTCGATTCCAGATCTTTCGAGCTGGCGAACAAGAGTTGGTCTTTCAGGGTGATGACCGGGATTTTGTCTTTCTCTTCCAGGGTCTGGCAAGTCTCGAGCGAGATTGTCAGCGCGGCGTCACCTTTCAAACCGGAGACGTCTTCCACAGCGGAAGTTTCAACTTGCAGGAAGTCACCACCTTCATCAGACAGACGGGGTAGCAGCTTCGTTGGGTCAGTCAATACGGTTGGCATATCAAGGCCCTCGGCACGGACGATTCGGCTGAACCATCCTGAGTCAGCGTCAAGATCGATGATAACGATTCGGAAGCAATGCTCCATCACCGTTTCTTCTTTCTTCATTTCTGGGTGCTTAACAAACGCGTGTTGAATCTTCTTCCAGTCAGTCTCGGTAATCAAGTAATGATTTGGTTTACCGATGTTGTAGAAGAATCGTGCGAGCTGGAACTCTCCTTTGTTTTTGGGTGTAAGGTTGTTCAGGTCATTACGGATTTTGTTCCAGTTGTGTTCAGCCTGTGCGAAGGTTTCCTGAGGATCCTGTTGCACTGGGCGATCCCAAGTGTTGCCCGAATAGTCCCGAGCGTTCTTCTGGATCATGTGAAACAGGTCACGGGTGTCCGACATGTCAGCTTGACCATGCATACCCAGACCACCGCCGTACAGGTATTCAGCCCCTGACTCGTAGCGGTTCTGTTGGAGATCAGCGCGAACAGCCGCTTTGATCTCAAACTTCAAATCGGCGTACGGGTTGTTAAGACCGAATACTGCACACGCCGAGCTGATGACATCTTTGTAGTTTTCCAGGTTAGGCATCTTGCTCGCCAAGTCTTTCGGCAATTGACGAGCATGCATGTTACCTTCTGCCGTCTTCATCAACCAGTTCACCATCTCCATCAGGAGAACGGAACGAATTGCGATTTCAGCAGCACCTAGGTATTGGTTAGCGGTTAACTCTTCCCGACCAGTTTCCTGACGGACGTGAATCAAGCGCCAACCAAACAGAGGAGCTGCGGCAATCGCCACCGGGCGGTTAAATTCCTGGTGGCGTTGGAACATGGTAACAAACGCATCACGAACTGGACAAGGATTGCCCTGCTCATTACGACGAAAGCTTTCCACAGTTTGCCGGTATACTTCGTAGAACTTACCGGAACGGGAGATGATGTGTTGCATGAAGATTACGTTGAACTGCACCACCGAAGCTGCGTGATACTGCATCGAATCTTGATCAGGACCTGACGAACTCAGGATCTCCTGCATGCCGGAGTCGTACACGTTAGTGCCGTACGACTCCCACTTGATACCACCTCCCATTGCGGCGGTGCTGCCTTCGACCATCTGGCGAAACATCGCCATTGGATCCATGGCCTGACCCATTGCATTGGTGGTCGCGCCTGTCATGCCGGCACGCGCACCCATACCTGGAGCTGTACCCATTGTTGGAACGATTACAGATGCACCGCCTGGTTTGATCATGCTGCCAGGACCGCCGTTACCTTGTTGCATGGCTAGTTTACTCTTTATTCACGTCGCTTCAGCCTGTTCGCTGTCAATTCATATAACTCTTTGAACTCAGGAGCGAGTCCGGTTATTTTGTCATTGATCAGGTGCAGGCATGGCGTCAGATACCCTCGTCCGTCTGGATACGGGTTAGTCACCCGCAGGTAACTGTTTACGAAGGGCAAGGAAGGGTGGGTGAAACACGCGCTGTCAGTGGTATCGAAATCGCCGCGTTTCTTCTTGTTACCTACCCCAGTATAGACCTTGTGCTGTGGCATGCACCCTAACACATAATCGATAAAGGGATTATCTGTCGGTGTCGGTTCCTGAATGAGATTGGTCGTTCGAGCATTGTCAATCTCCTTAATGTGAAAGTTGTTGTTGAGGAACCGGGACACTTTCTTCTGGCTGAGTTCCGAGTTGTTCTTGATGTCGTGTTTGAAACTGTTGGCGGCTGTAATCAGCTTGTCCAACGTGAATTCCAAACTCGCCAGCTCTTTGTAGAGCATGGACGCACGATCGGTTGTTTGAACGATCTCACTGCGGTTGGCAATGATGTAGTTAAACAAGTCGAACATGTTCGCCACCACGATGGACTGGGACGCGAATTTCTTGATCGAGTCTTCGTCCAGGTACTCGTTGATCGAGTCAAAGTGCTCATGCATGAGTCGCATGATGTACTCATTACTGTCACCCGCTTTCACGGAGCAGCGACCGATGATCAACTTCCAGTAGTCCGGGCTGTCAATGCTGTCAATATCAAAGTACGAGGAAAGACAATCGATGACAAACAACAACGCCCCGGCGTACTGCAACGCCATAGAGCTCAGCTCTTTACGCTTATCGGATTTGTTCCGTACCGCCACGGCATAGTCGTGGCCTACGAAGTCACCCAGAGAACGCGAGTTAGGCGAACTGGAACGGGTGATGATTTCCCAACGGTCTTGCGGTTTGCATTCCGCAATCAAAGCATCCGTTGGTCCGATCTCAAAGTCACACTCGCCGTACTGCTGCATTGCGCGAGTGAACCCCATATCCGCAAAGATATACCAGGCTAACAAAGGCGTAGGGGTTTTGGTATCCTTGATCTTCCGGGCTTCCGTCGGCGAGTAGAACCGATTGGCAGCCAGGTTGATGTCGGCGGTTCGTGTCAAGTTGCTACCGGTCTCTGAGAACACTTGGTCGTACTTAAAGTGTTCCACACCGATCTTGAACTTGAACCCCAAGACTTTAACGAAGAGCGAGTTTTCCTTAGTGACCGGTAACCCACGTTCAGCTAACACAAATTGCAGGCTATAATGCACACCACGCAACCAGAGGTCGCCATGCTTGTCGCAATACGGCAACATGACATACACTGGGTTCAACGCGATAATCTTGCCGGCCTTGTCCTTGTATTCGAACATGATCTTGCAAGGGTACAACGTCTCCTTGTGAATGTCGAAGATCTTGCTACTCGACTTGATGAGGTAATCGATGTACTCACGCGGCGGTACTCGAAAGACGCCACGGAAGAACACCCCACGCTTTTCAATGCTCTTGAAAATCAATCGAAGTGAATGGTCAAAGTAGTGCAGACCTTTTTCGAATTCCTTTTGATGAAAACCGTCAACAATTACCTGATTGAATTTCGGCATTGTTGCTTCAATAGGTCCAATTAACCTTGGATGCATCGTGACTCCAAACTACGAAGTGAAGAGTTTATATCCCGTAAATGCGATTCCGGCTACAGCCCCCATAGCCTTACCGAATTCACCCCAGTTGTTGGCGGATCCTTTCTGCTTAACCAACTCAAGACTAGCTTTGTTCACCGTGTCTTTAATCCGACTCTCATATTTGAAGATGTCGCCTGACACTTTGGTCTGGTGCTTGAGTTGACTCATTTCAACGCGATGCTCATGTTTCAGCTGAACAACCTCGGTTTTGTGATCGAGGCGTGCTTGTGCAAGGTCTTTGGTCAAACGACCATTAGCACCTTCGGACTTGTCGAGGAGATCTTGAAGGTCAGTATTCTGCTCCTTCAGTTTACCAATCTCCTTGCCAAGGTCTTTGACCCTGTTCTCGGCATTCAGCGCGCGCTCGGTGTTGCCACCGTTCTCGCAGGCTGTCTTGCTTCGGAACAATCCCAGGGACTCGACGATTTTAGCGTCCAAACCTTCGAAAGTGTAATATAGGATTACCGGTGATTCATTACCGTACATGAGGCCAGTGTACAGCCCAGGCTGCTTCTCGTCATCATACACGACCGGAATTTCAACAGCTCGACCCTTGAGATTGGTGTAGAGCGGATCGCTCTCACGACGCGGATCGTTTACATATACAAAGTAGTGCAGTCCTCCTTTAGGCAAAGGCTGGTCTCCCAGTGTAGCTTTGCAAAGTTCCTGGAGGGTAAAGGGTGGCGTGTTGAGGGAAGGTTGGTTGGCGTTTTCCATTCCGTTGTACAAGGTGATGCCGAGGATTTCGCTGTGGATCGCGTCATTCTTTTCAACGAGGGAGCTGGTTAGTGCAATCACCACGTTGATGTCCTGACTGAACATGTCGAAGAATCCAGTATCAGAATCCTTCAGTCGATCTCGATCTTTGCGAATCCCTCTAAGCAGTTGCTTGTCAAACAGTGTCAGTGCGGCGTTCTCGTCGATCAAGAGGTTAGCCATGACGACTTGTGGAATGTGGACATGCACTTGGCGTTGTTCCGAATAGCTCGGTTCTTTCGCCCGACGAATGATGTAACCCAGACCACCTTTGGCCCTTACTACCATTTCCTGACTGGATCTGTTAACGATCCTGTAATTCAGTTTGAAGCTGCTGATTTCGGTTTCCATAGGAGGCCTCCTAGAAACATTAATATTGCGTTCTAATTCAATAATGTAGGTTTCAAAGATTCCAATGGAAACAAAGAGAAGGCGGACATAATAAAAACCCCTCAGCACCCGAAGGCACTGAGGGGTTTTCGTGCTTACTCAACTAAGCCCAACTTTTCACCGGACACTAACAGCAAGTATTCAGCCTACTGTTAGTTGGCCGTAGTCAGTCGGGCTTAAGGATTTGGGTCAACCGGTTCCTGAGGAACGTTCAGACCCGCGTCTTCGATGTTGTCGACAGTAACGCGCTGAGTAGCCAGCTTCGACAGCAGACCTTCGTCACCCAGGAAGTCATGGGCGTCGGTGATGGTCAGCGAGCCGATGATTGGGTTCAGAGCCCAGTGCTTGTAGATCGGGAGGGTCATGACCACACCGAAGTCCTGCTGGTCACGAGTGACGTTGCCTTGGACCAGGATGTTTTCCTTGGACACGTTCACACCGATGCCGCCCAGAGGGTTGATGGTATCGTTGGTGGAGGTGTTCTTCGGAACGATCAGGATCTGACCGATCTGCGAGTCGAAGTTCGTTTCGACTACGTGCAGGGTTTGCTTCGGACCAGTGGTACGAGCATCGCCGGAACGCATTACGAAACGGCTGAGGTTCTGGTGAACCACAACAGTCCACTCGATGGAGCCATCGGTGCCGCCGTATTCAGCGATCGCAGCCAGACCCGACTTGGTGTTCAGGGCAGCAGTGATGTCGCTGATTTCGTTGGTGATAGCAGCGCAGACGGATTCGTACACGCCAGCGGAGTCAACCGAGGAAACCACGTCCTTCAGGGTGATCGCACGGTTCACTGCCGAAGCGGTGACGAAGTGCTGACCGGCCAGAGTGTTGGAACCCTGGTTGTTACCCACGACTGGGGAGCCGTCGATGGAGGTGATGTACTTCAGGTGGTCCTGAGCCTTGTCGAAGGCGTTGCGCGAGCACTGGTTGTTGATCACAACCGACATCTGCTGGATTGCGAAGTCCAGGGAAGCCTGGTTCACGTCGTCCTTGCTGATCGGGTATTTCACCGACACTGGGGAACGGCGCTGTACGGACAGGTGCTTGCGAGCGTCGAACACTTCGATGCGATAGCCGAAGTTGCCACGGCTGGTGTTGGAAACGTTGAAGGTTGGCTTCATCGCTACAACAGTACCCAGGGTGAACGAACGGATCAGCGCTTTCTGAGTGTCGTCAGCTTTGCCAACGGTGATCAGGCGGCCGGAGCTGATTTCGCGCAGCGAGTGAACTTCGGCAGTACCGGCGTTCAGACGCAGCTCGTTGCCTTGACGCTGGTAGTTACCAGAAGCCGAGACGTTCAGCATTGGCTCGTAGCCAGCGGTCTTGAAGGTGGCGAACAGAGTCTCGCCGACTTTGTTGCCGTCTTTGTCTTCGACCGAGAAGCCTGGCAGGTTGCGCAGGTGCATGTTGAGCATGCGGTCGTCGGACGATTGACCGTTGGCGGTTGGGCCGAAGGTGTTGTTCGACATCGAACGGGTGTCGATGAAGAAGTTGACCGAGTCGGCGCCGATCTTGCCGCCCAGAGCCATGGTGCGGATGCTGATGGAGTTCGATTCGATCTCGTCGGTCGAAGTCCAAGGGCGCTGGCCTGGAACCTGGGTCAGACCCAGCAGGTTTGGAACGGTAACCGGAACGGTCAGGAACTGGGTCTTGTGAGCGCTACGGCCGTAGGCGTCGCCTTCAGGGTAGGTAGCATTGGTCGGAGCAACCAGAGCGGCAGCAGCGAACAGAGCACGGGTGTCGTCGCCAGCGTCAGCTGGGTAAACAGGCCACAGAGCCAGCACTTCGTCTTTGAACATTTCGCCGGAGCGAAGCAGGCCAAAGATCGGACGCAGTTCGGAAGCCGACTGCCAGGCGCTGTTGCCGTAAGCGTAAGTGCCCAGACCAGCAGCACGTACGACCATTTCGGCGCCTTCATCTTCGTACTTGACGGAGATGGTGGTGAAAAGTGCTTCAGCCGCAGGCGTTTGCAGGTGGGACTGAGCGTTGAGGGTCATGTTCGCAGCTTTCAGGTCAGCCTGAGTGCCAGCGAAGTTTTGCATCGAGAAGCCTTCCAGACCCTGGATGGACTTCAGGCCTTGCTCGGCTTCACCGAACATTGCCAAAGCGTCGCTTGGCAGGGCATTACGGGTCTTGGCGCCGACGAAAGCGTCATAAGCACCAGCGCGCAGAACTTTCAGGCTATTGCCCAGCGCAGCGCCTTCGGTACCAGCAACAGCGCTGAGCACGTTGGCTTGGAAAGTGTCGAAGCTCTCGTTACCGGTGAAGGTAGCCAGTGCAGTGTTGTTTACCAGCGACTCGCGGATAGCGTGGAACAGGTTGCTCTCCGGCTTCAGCGCTGCCGTCAGAATTTTCTTAGCCATGGATTAAAGTCCTGTGAGTTGAGCTTTTTAAACAAATATATTTGTTTGCGCAAGTTGAGCTGCACATAAAATATGTAAGAGTGTTAAGGGTTCTCAATGCTGAGCAGTTTGAAAACTTCTGCCAGAGTGAATTCCCCGAGAGCGGAGTGCGTGATTTTGCCAGAGTGAGACTCCAGGTAACCCACGCGGTTATAAATCGTTTCCAGCAGGGCGGCTGAGAAGGTATTGCTTTCTTGCAAGTGAAAGCCAGGGAGTAACTTATCCTTGGGATCACCTGCCACCATAACAATGGTTTGCCCTATAACAAGGGATTGATACTTCGAGGCCGCCTTGAACTGGCCGGCTAAAGCTTCACTGCTGGACGAATTGAATGCATCTGCGAGCATGGCTCCGTCATAACCGGAACCCATCTGCGCTTTGGCATCTGTGGTTGGAACTCCCAGCGTCTTACCGACGACGAGTTGATACTTCAGGATGTCCGCCATTTCTCCGTAAGTCAGGACACCATGGTATACTGCCAATTTGTCCAAGTCCTGCAACGGAACAGACGACCGGATCAGCGTGTCCACCATCCCGCTGGTCAGGAAAAAGAATTTAAACGGATTACCGTTAGGATAATTCAAAATCATCTTTAGCTCCCGGGGAGTTTTGAATGAACGATTTACTGGTGTTGGTTAAGATCCTCTCGGCGCTTTATCAAGCAAAGAAGCTGAAAGACACTAACTTAATCAACGAACTTGTGGAAACCTTGGAAGAGCTCCCGAAACCTAATGCTGACGTTTTCAGTCACGATAAGGAAACTCGTGAGAGCATTAAGGCGACAATTCAGTGGTTGCTGAAACAACCCAACGACGAGCCTGTTATAAAATCATTGCTAATGCAGCGTGTAGAGCTGTTCTGCAAGAATGACGAGTCGTTGAAGAAGACCATCGCCGCCGGCCTTGAAGATTGCGAAGATGAAGAACTCACTCGCAAGTTGGTCTATAAACATGTTACCGAAGTTCGACTGAACGGCGAGACTGAAGCCTTCCAGAAGAAGTTCAAGCAAGCACTCTCCCCTTTCTACTTCAAAGACATCTCCGAGATGAAGAAGGAAGACTGGGGTAACCTGATCGACATGATTCAGGAGCGGGTCAACAATACCTACGACGAACGTACATCGGAAATCGTTTATACGGTTACCTCTGGTACTCCTGAGTCTTTCTTCCAAATCATTGAGATGGCGAAGAAGGAAAACAGTAAGCAAGGTATTCTCAAGCTTGGTCTGCATGCACTGAACCAAATGCTTGAACCTGACGGTGGTTTGCGTCGTAGTAAGTTCTACCTGATCAACGCACTGACTAACCGCGGTAAGTCGTTGACCATGGCGCACATCTTGGCCTCGGTCGGTTTGTACAACATTCCGATGCTGCGTAACAACGCCAAGATCCCTACGCTGCTCATGGAGTCCTCAGAAGACACCATGGACCTGATCATCATGCGGATGTACAAACTCGCATTGAGCGTTCAAGGTCAGTTAGACGGTGACTTCCAAGTCGATGCTGCGGAAGACATTGTTACCACCATCGTTAAGTGCTTCAAAGAGAACGGTTGGTTCCTGATCATTAACCAGATCGAAGCGAACAAAGACAGCATGCAAGGCATGTTTGACCGGGTTCGTAATCTGGAAATGAAAGGCCACGAGATCATCTTCTACGGTTACGACTACTTGGGTCTGGTTCCTATCGACAAGATCCCTGGTGAAAGCAAGTCTGACAAACTTCAGATTCTGTTCCGTCGTGTTCGTTCTTTCATGATTGCTCGTGGTATCTGCTTTGTAACACCGCATCAACTTAGCCCAGAAGCCAAGAAGATGTTGAAGGAAACAGACGATGAGTCTGAAGTCTATTTTGCTCGTGAAGTAGCTGGTAAGTCCATGACTGAGACCTCCACCAAGATCACGAACGAAGTTGATGTTGAGCTGACCATCCATGTAGCGAAAACCCCAAACAAGAACTACTTTACAGCGTGCGTGGGGAAATCGCGTGGTGAAGGTTGTGAGCCGAGCAAACGCTTTGCTATCTACGACCTCGATCCAATCCATGGCTTGAAGCACGACATCAATGGTCGACCTGCCTTCCGTCGTAGCCTGCAACAGAAGATCACTGACAACGGTGAACTTGTTTCTGACTTCGACATGTTGTAAAAACAGTAAACTTTTAATACAGTAACTATTGGTATTAAACTGACCACCTAAATTCCCTCTCTCCAGGTTCATTCCTGGGAGAGGGTAAAAGGTTTATGTTTGCCTGTCAGCTATTTACAGGGCTGCGACGCTCTACAATGCGATTACAGACGTTTTGAGAATACTCTCCTCTCCTTGTCTGGATTACTTCATTTAAATGCTTTAACGAGGTTTTGGAGTGAAGGATCCTATAGGCGTGCTTTTATTCGGGAAGGCTTTAAAGAGGGTATTGACATGATGGAGGCATTAATAGGCATCGGCGGGGCGCCTGACTATAGCGGTAGCTGGCAACAAATGGCGACCACCGGTGGACCAGTATTAAAAACAGCAATATCTGCAGCCGGGATAGGCGATAAGGTCTATACGTTTGGCGGGCAGGTTGGCGGGACCTATTATCGTGATCTTCGTTATTTCGACGTTACGAATGGGACATGGACGACACTTGGTAACGGAACCATGGTTGTTCGACATAACGCCGTTATGGTTGCCATGGGAGGTAAGCTCTACGTACACGGTGGGAATAACAGCACTGGCGGTCTTAATGATGTTTGGATGTACGATCCAGATCTAGCCACTTGGACTCAGAAACTGGCGGGTACCATCAGACACACGGCAGCGGCAGCCGCGGTCGGGAACAAGATGTATGTTTGTGCTGGGTGGTTAAGCAATTACTTAGCTGATCTGAAAGTCTACGACGCCGACGCCAACACTTGGCAAACGCTCTCGCCTCTACCAGGTGCTGCACGCAGTGACCACACGATGGCTTCGGTGGGGACCAAGCTTTACTTGTACGGCGGTGGTAACGCCGGCGGACAGTTAAGCGACCATTGGTGTTACGACACCTTGACGGATACTTGGACCCAACTGGCTGATGGACCACCTGCTCGTTTCAGACACACAGCGGTCACCATTGACGATAAAATTTACGTCTTTTCTGGTAAACCTGTCGGAGTTAACAGCAACGAGCTGTGGTGTTATGATCCGACTGATGACAGCTGGACATTAATGAGGACAATCCCAACCTCTGGACGGGCTGATCATTATGCTGGTGTTGGTGCTGGGAAGATGATCACCGGCATGGGTAACGGTGTGCTGGACTGCTGGCAATATACGCCTTGATCCACTCTTTTACTTTTCTTGGTAACCGGTTGCCCAGGCAACACAACGAATAAGGCATACTCTCCTACTCCGCTAAGGAGTAGGAGAGTACTTGTTAAGAAAAGCTTAAATAGAGGTGTCACTGCCTCCCCTGCTTTCGCAAGAGCCCTTCCTTCACGGTTGTATAAACATAGCCTCCTAGACAGGAAAATATATTCATTGATCCGCAGGGACTACGTTGTTCGCTAGGAACAATTCCAGGTTACTGTGTTCCCGGAAGATAGGCTGACCCGGGTTCTTGGTATCCTGTTGGTATTCCGAACGAACTGACACCACCGTTCCTTCACGATACATCAACGCCTGACTACCGCTCATGAAGTAGAAACGACATGGCATGCCCGGAACAATCTCAGTCGCCCGAGAGTTGTGCCAAGTACGTGACACGATAGAGCCATCCGTGTACGCGTTCTGTGACAACAGCTTACACAGGTTGTTGGTCGGGGTAGAGTGGAAAGGAATGTTCTCCTCTTCACTACCACGTTGAGACGTCTTGTACTCGGACATGGAGTCTTCCCGTGTCGTGAGTGCTTGACCTCTGGCGTAGTACTTACCCGTTTCGCCCATGATCGCATCAGAGCTCACCACACGCTTACCAGAGCCGTGGTTCTGCTTGTGGATGTCGCTGCCGTCCGTACTGTGACCTTCACCCGTAGAGAGCACCGTGAGGACCTTATCATCAAGGAACCAACTGTTCTTCAGAGTGGGGAACACGTCAGACGGCAATGCGTAGATGTTGAGCACTTTCCGAGCATTGTCGTAACGACCCAACTTCAGAGGAGGAAAGATGTACCACATCCCTTTACGGTAGTAGGACGCCATCCCTCGACTGTAGAAGCCGAACTGATCGTCTTGCTGGAGGAACTCCGCCAGCTTAGGCAACGGCATAGGTGGAATGATGACTTGTCGGAATACCCGTGTGTTGTCGTACGGGTACTCGATGTCAACACCCCGCCACTTATCACCCCCTGTCAAAGTCAGTTGTTCACCGAACTTGGTCAGCTGATAATGCAGGACGTTATCCAAGGTGGCCATCAGCATGTGGTCAGCCACGGTCTCGTTCTTCAACAGAGCGTAACCGATGTCCAGCAACTGGAATTCCACGGACACCATGTTCAGTGAGTCCTTGGTCGACAAATCCGCCAGAGCGGTGTTGTTCGCCGCCATAGGCGCGCTGGAGTCATGGAGTGGGATAGCCCTGAACCGATACATGGTCTGAGTGTAGCCCTGACGCTCTGTGACCTCGATGTAGAGGTTATCCTTCACCGGCAGTACGTTGTTCTGGTATACACCCGGTTGCAGCTGAGCTTTGATCCGGCAGTCATCAGAGTGGTTCACCCCAAACAACGCCAAACGAGCAAACCCAGTCGGAACAATCAACGGAATCTGCTCAGTGGGGGTAATGACCATCGCGGACATGGTAAAGATTCGTTCGCCACCACCCTGGTCGATCGTGTTGGCATACGCGACCAGGTTGGCTAACGGCTTTGGTACATCCATGACTTATCCTCTAAAGAGCCATTCGGACGTCTCAGTCGCGTTCGACTCCAGATTCACCAGACTGTCCATTACGGCCGTAGAAGGCTGCACGGGGCGATCAGCGGTTGCCAGCATGCTGTCTGAGGTCACGAAGTCCTGTTCTTGCAATGCATCAAGGTGACTGACGAAACTGATCTCGCCTTTCTCCTTGTTGTGGCTGAACAACATCGACAGGCCCATCAGACCGACCCTGTTCAATGCCTTGTCGGTAATCATCTGCTTCTCGATATCGTTATCGATCACAAACGGCTTGAGACGCTTGTAGATGGGGAACAGATACCAAGCCAGGGATTCCAACCAACGCAGCTCCTGAATCGGCGGTGTGCTGAACTCAGGAGCGTTGTTCTTGATCTCACACCAGAGCATGATGTATTCCTGGATCGATTCATAGATCTCAGGTACGACATGGTTAGCGTTGTTGAACCCCAGATCTTCATGCCCTGTCAAGTTCGGCAGGATGTCGATCATCTGACAGCAGTTCATCTTCCTGACTTGGTGGTTATCGAAGTAACCCGCGTCGTTGGCGTACCCTTCCTGCTTGGATTCGTAACGCGTACGCAGCTGGTCGATGTCCATCAAGGTCTTCGGAGCAATCCACACCGGGTAGGCACGGTTGTTCAGAATGTTGAACAGAAAGAAGACCCGATCTCGGATCTGGTTGTACCGCGAATGAGACATCATAGAGGATCACCTAATTTGCGGCTGACCTCCAACAAGAGCATCAGGATCGCACCGTGGTAAAGTTGTTTGTTCTTGTCGAGGTCGAAGTAACCCTCGCAATAAGCAAGCAGCTTCTTCTTGTCCACGACTTTATCCCGAAGGATGGTGAGTACCAGTTGTTCAAACGTATCTTCCGGAGTGCCCTCAAAGAACAGTTCGGAGAACACGTAATTCGAGAAGTTCTTTTCAGTCGACGGCAACAGGATAGGGAACCCGTCCATGTTGAAGTAGGCTTTGTACTCCTTGTAGTCCTCTGGGTTGGTGCAGATGAACCACATGAACTTGCTGGAACGCAGGTTACCGTAGAGCCGGGTATTCGCCAGACGCGTGGTCTGGATCATGGCAGCCTTATCGGAACAGATCCGCAGCAGGTTGAAATCACCCCGCAGCAAGACTTCCCAGATGTTGATGGTGCCGTGATAACCCTTGTCCAAGCCGCCGTACTGTACGGAGAACTCGTTGATGAACGGGTACGTGGTTTGCAGCTCAGGAGGCAACACCGACCGGATAAAGCTAACCAGGTACTGGTCGTACACCTTCTCCCCGTTGGACGCATCGTAAGCAATGGTCTTCTCGGGGTTCCAGTAGAACTCACGCATCACGTAGTTAGCGATGGTGGCTTTCCAGTGTGACAGCTTTTGACCGATGTCGTAGGCTTCTGGACTGATAACGTCAGCACCACTGTGCAGTGCTGCGTCACGGTCGTAAACCTGTTCATCCACCACACGGCCGTTCAGGATGTCGTACCATTCCTTGGTCAGAATCCCGAGGAACTGAAAGGTCAGGTAAAACATCTTGTTTGCGGTGACGTTACGAGGCTCAGGCTGTTCGGTTACCGTGAACAGGCCCGCGTTGCCATCGCCGATGTCCATGATCATCACGTCATAGCGCACAGGTGCCAGCTTGCTGATCGACCAACCATTGAACGTTTCGGTGCTTTCGCCGTTCTCCGGGTTGAAGTTAAACGCCCCGTCACCTTCCTGCTTGATGATGGTTCGCTTGATTCGGGTGTAGCTTTGATACGTCCCGGTGTTCCCTGGAGAAAACGGGGTGGGTTCTTCATCAGCACCCAAGAAGCAACGGTAGTACTCGCACAGACGCGGAGCGCCATCCACCATACTCAGCAGACTGGTTTCAGGCTGATAAGAAGAGTCCACGATGGAGTGTTTGAAACTGTCACTGTAAATCTTGGGGACATCCGGCGTAGGCGGAGTCTCTTTCCCCAGCGGAGTAATCGCAAAGGACATTATCTTCTCTCCTGGATGATGTTCCAGGCAATCAGCCCGGCATTCGAGGTGTAGGTGTTAATTGGACGCGTCGGGAACTTACCCCAGCCTTTAGCGATGTCTTGACGGACTTCGAACAGGTGGTTGATCCAGTGACTGTCAAACTGGTTCCAGTCGTATTCGTTCCAGAACGACTCAATGATCAAACGATCATCAGGATGATTGCGCATATCATCCCAGAAGGCGTCTGTGTAGTCGCGTATGGCCCAATCGATGCAAATGACGACCCGATATGTGTTACGCATCTCAGGCAGCCCAGAGAGCCAGATAGTACCCGTCTCGTCCAACGACATCCGAGGAATGTGTACGCGCTGGTCATTACTGAACACTTGAATGGTGAAACAGCTCTCGTTATCACGGAAAGCAAACTCACGACGACGCAGGATGTAGTTCTTAACCCGTTCGTTCCATTCGTAGCCCGGGATCTCGAAGATGTTACCCAGCGCTTGGTTCTCGACATTCTGAACAGAACAGCGAACCTGGATAACCGGTTGCATCCACGCACGGAACTTCCAACGCCATGGATCGTGCAACGGTAGGCGGAGGTAGTACGGTGCTTGAATGTGACGGTCAGGGAAACCTAGGTCACGAGCAAACGCCACTTCAGGAGCCACACGCTTGTTGAACTGTTCTACGTGTTTTTCCTGAGGAGCCGGAATAAAGGCTTCAGGGATTTGGCTTTGGTAAACCATCAGCGGGTACTGCAACTCCCAACCAATGAACTCTTGGAAGAAGAAGTTGTAGTTCATCGTGACTTCGTACTTACCAAAGGTTTCTGCTTTACGAGCCAGAGCGGTTTGCGGTTCGTCGAAGTAGATGCCGATGTTGTCCAGCTTCAGTGGGGCTACCATGCGCTTGAGGTTGCCCGCCACGTTACTGATCGTGGTGACCGGGGACTTGCAGCCAGCATCGAACCAATCCGGCAGCTCAGGAGTCGTAGGTTCGTTCGCCACTAGCAAACCGTGGATCGCTTTCATGAACTCGATAATCTGTGGGTTGATCACCAAGTGAATGTTGGCACTGAAGTTAAAGGCGGCGATCTGGTTGGCTTGCAAACGGTTGATGCGGTTAACAAAGGTCTTGGCAGAAGTCCGGCTATTAAAGTAAGCCGTGACCGCTACCTTGATGCGACGCCCTTCAAAGCTAGGCGTAAGAATCAGCGGCAACGCACCCCCGTCGGACCAAACCGGTAGTTCAGTCTCCATGCGGCGGGAGTTGCTGAAACCAGAGTTGAACTCATGCTGTTCAACTTCGGTAGCGATGAAAATCTTGTTACGGAATACACCGTCGGTATAACGGACAGAGCGGTCGTCGTCAGTGGCGTTGTTGCCAACTAACTTAGCGATCTCGTTCTCACCGTTGAAGTAAATCTGGTTACCACTGTCCAGTCCGTAGAACTTGAGTACTTGACGGATGGAATCCATAATAGCTGGTCTGAAGAAAGCATTGTAGTCTTCCTCCGACTCAATAAAGGTGTTGAACATGTCGAATACTCGTTGTACGAATGAACAAATCCGGTATGGAAGGGGCCACCCTCCATACCGGCATTATGCCTGCTTAACCGGCTTTGTCTTTATCACTGGCATCGAGAAGGCGATAGCGTACGAACCACAGACGATCATCGGGAGTCCTGAAGACAGCGAGATCGGAAACCCCGTCGTTCATCAGGTCAACCACTTCGGCTTCCAGCATGTCCGCCACCGAAGGAGCGCACTCGATCGTGTGGTGAATCAGCTCAGCGGCCAAAGATTGAACGAAGCCCTTTCCCAGACCACCACCGCCAACCACGATCACGTCGTAAGCCGGGAAGACCTTGCTGACCAAAGCCAGTTGAGCCTTCTGTTCACCCAACGAGCAGCACACGGCGATCTTCGGACGATCGAACTTGGCCTTGTCCTTCACGGTGATGGCGAGAGAGCCTTTAACGTGGATGGACGTCTCGAGGATGTAAACCCCGGAAGAGAGTGTCCCCTCAACACCGAACCGCACAGTACCCTCATCGGCCTCGTAATCAACGCCAGGGGTCAGATACAAACGGTACTTAGCGGAAACAGCCGCCATCACGTCTTCCCAGCTGTCGCCTTCGCTTGCCATGACTTCAGCACGCTGACCAGACAGGTAACGAGTGACGTCAACCTTTGGCATGGTAACCCGTTTGGTTTCCTCACCGATCTGGACAACGAAGACTGCCTTCTCTGGAGACTCAGCAGCGCCGGACTGAATGACCGCGCCAACCGGCAAACTTGCAAGCACAAGTTCCAGCACGCGAGGATTAACGTTACTCATCCTTCTTCCCCTTCTTATCGGTATCAGCGATGAAGATCTTTGGACTGATACCGGAGATAGCCTTTTGGATACCGGCCATCAGTTTGGTGTGAGCAGCCAGTTCGAACTTAACGTCCTTCAGCTTCTCTTTACCGGTTTTGACCTTGTCTTGGACTTTGGCCTTTTTAGCCTTCGCCACGTCCTTGTTGCTTTCGTCACCGGTGGTATCGCTGGACGCGGTCTTGATCTCAGCCACAGCCTTTTGAGCGTCGGTGATCTCAGCGTTCAGTTTACCGCCAGACGTAGCCTCTTTGGACATGAACCCCATCAGGGCGTCGATGACCTTAGGGGCGTCGCTTGGGGTACGCAGCTGACTGACCAACCCTTTCAGCTTACCCGAAGGATCAACTTCAGCCATCAGGTTGGTAATACCTTCCCGGGCTTTGTCGTTGATCACCGCGGCCGTGTCCTTCATCGACTGCAAGGCCTTCTTGTTGTTATCAGCCATCAACTCAGCCGACTTAACCTTTTCTTCAGGCTTGCTGGTGGTGAAGAGGTCTTTGATAGCACCCAAGGATGCTGTCAGTGCGCTCCAAGCTTTCTCGCCCATGTCTTTGATCGCGTCAAAGATAGGACCTTCCTGACCGGCATAACCTTCCAGACGAATGTTGTTAGCATTCGCCACGCCAATGAAGTATTCCTTAGCAGGACTCTCGGTCCCGTTCAGGAAGTGCTCCATCCCCTCGATAATCATGAGGGGGTGTTCCAGCGCGCAGCCGCACAGACAGTCGGTGTCTTTACGACATTCCAACCCGTCCACATCGAAGTCAGGATCAGGGATCTCTTCCAGATCATCGGGGTCAACCTCTGGGTACTCTGGCAACCCAGCCTCGGCGCCGATCCGGCAGGCCACGAAGCAATCCGTCAATTCAAAGACCTTTTGAATGTACTCGAGTTGGCGGACATAACCACGCAGGATGGCAACCGGGAACTCTTCCTCCCCGGCATTAAGCTGTGCCAGTTTACCCAGATTGAAACGCACGTCATCCATGAAGAGTGCGAGCGAACTGGTCTGGTCCATGGGACCGCCTTTGTTCCCCATTCCACTGATGGTCATCGCCAATGTCGTTGGGCGTTCGTAGTAAGCGTTATGCATGTCATTAAAGACATCTAAGAGGTAAAGGTTCAGCGCACTGTTAACCTTCATCTCCGCCGCATCGTAATACGAGAAGTTCTTCTCGATACAAGCCAGAACATTGTTGAGAAGCGAGCGAACCTTCTTCTCATCCATAGGCTCGTCACCACTGTAACTACCCAGAGACTCGATGATCCGTTTCAGGATCGGGTGATCGTCCTTGGAGAACTCGAACATCTTGGTGATCAACATCATCCCCAAGAGAGACAACTGGAGGTAAAGACTCATGCCGAGGCTCCCTATTTGATTTTGACTTGAACTGTGCCTTTAAAGAGCACAGCGTTGCGAGCGTCGATGGTCATGTAGTCCTCAAACGAGCTGAGATCCACTTCGCTGAGCGACAGGCCGTTCAGACCTACCACGCGCTTCCACTGCGAGAACAACAGCCCCAGCGAGTCCCCAGGGCTCAGCTGGTCGGCCTCCTGAGCGATAACCGGATACTCTTGGGTCAGCAGGTCGATGCTCAGTTTTTCATTCAAAGCGTCAGGAGTGGTGAGTGAGTCCTTGAACTCAAAGCCGGTAATGTCCTGAGGGATGGTTGCGAACAACTCGCCCAAGTCCACACGCTCAACCAACACAGCGTTCAGAGCATCGCCGCTCACAGCGTACTTGAACGACTTATCGTTGATCGGGTGAACCGTGCCGAAGCGAGGGTTCAGGTTAGTCAAGCCAGCCTGATGAACGGCCGACGAAACAATGACCGTTTGGTTAAACAGATTAAGCCGCATGAGACTTACCCTTGTTGACAGTGGCGTTCAGGATGGACAACGAAGCGAAAAGACCTTTGAAGATGGTCAGCTCCAGCAACTTAATGTTGGCCATGCCGTTACGCATGATGGTTTGAAGGTCACTGATCGTGCTAACGTAGTGAGAGTTCTTGTCGGAGTCAGCCTTCTTGGTCTTCTCCAGCTCTTTGTTCAGAGCCTTAATGAAATCCTTTTCCAGCTTGACGGTGAACTCCATCAGGTCATCAGCGTTGTTCATCAACGCCTTGTGTTCCTTGAACAACCGCAAGACTTCCGTTTGGTTGGTACGGAAGGTTGGGTTTTTAGACTGGTTAGGTGGGGACGGTACTTCGTGCAACTTACCGTTCTGATCCATCTTGAAGTCGTGGGAAGCAAAGAACGGAGTGGAGACGTTGAACCCTTTAATGCTCAGAGTCCCCATCCCCAAAGAGACAATCTTGTTGATCGTTTCTTTGAGTTGTGCAGGACCGTTGTTGGTAGGGGCGGTCATGTCGGTCAGAGACTTACACGCACCCTGAAGGATACCGACGTACAGAGCCACGCGCTTCATGGCTTCACCGCAATCGTGGAACGCCGAGGACATCCAAGACAGACTAGCTTCCGGTTTGGTCAGCTTATCGTAGATGTCCATGTAGTCGAGGGGATAATGGATCTCCCCGGTGTTGATGCCGTTCTTCTCGATGTCGAGTTCCAGGGACTTGGTCTTGCGGCTGACCGCTTCTTTCTTACCGGTAAAGAAAGAGAACAGCCACTTGAAGAAATCTTTGACGGCCTGGATAACAACCTCAACGCCCTTCTTAACTTTGTCGAGGAAACCCTCGTTGCCCGATACAACAGAAACTTCTGGCAGGGAGACGTGAGAGAAGATCGCTTGATAGAACTCTTCGTTACCACTTACGCGGTCGTACTCTTTGGAGAGTTCAAACTTGGTGTCTTCGTCGATCACATCGCTGTAACCTTTTTGGTCCGCGTTGTATTCTTCCAACAACGTCGGGGTGTTGATAAAACGTGGACTATCAGTAATGGACATAAGGAAGCCCCTTGTCAGTGGTTAATAGAACGTGCCTATAGCATCCCCTAAATATCAAAATGCAGACATAAGGCTATCGCCCGGGATTGCCCCGGGCGATAGCACTCATTTACGTCGTGCGCTAACCGCGAGGGTTAGACGTGAGCTGCAACGGCGTCCAGGGTCCAGCCGGCGCTACGGATCACTTGCTTGTTGACGGCCTGAGCGATCGACGACGAAGTCGCGAACACGGAACGTACAACCTGGATCTGAGCGTTGACTTCTTCAGCCTTTTCCTTGTCGTCCGCTTTCAGGACGTTCAGGGAGCCGATGACCTGGTCACGCTGCGACTTCGAGAAGGCAGCTGCGACTTTGTCGTTGCGGATGGCGGTAACGGTTGCTTTGACTTTGCCCAGGGCAGCAGTCAGAGCGCCTTTGTCAGCCTTGGCAGCAACTTCGCCGCTGGTCAGCTTGGAGGTGTCGCCGGTGCCGAAGAAGATCTTGATCGAGCGAGCCATTTCAGCTGCTTCTTTCAGATCTTTCGCCAGGCCGTCTTTCATCTCGGCGTGAACGCGAACGCCAGCCGACATGCCGATCAGGGTCTTCTTGTCGCCTTCGCTCTTCTCGCCGGCGTTCACGTCGGACTTGGCGTCCTTCTTGAGTGCGGCCAGCAGGGAAGCGTAAGCGCTGTTGAAGGACGACAGATCGACCTTGGCAGCCGACTTGGCGATACCAGCGAAAGTAGCCAGGGCGCCTTTGGTGGCAGTCCAGCCTTCAGGGTCTTTGTTCAGACCGCCTTTCTCGTAGTCGAACAGGACGTTCCAGCCGCCCAGCTTGATCTTTTCCTTGACCTTCTCGGCCGCGGTGACGCGAGTGACCAGTTGGTCATGGCGACGGCTCAGCTTTTCAGCGGCGTTGAACAGGCCGACGAAGAAGTTGATCACGGTGTTGAAGATGTGCTTGATGACTTCGATGGCTTTCTTGGCGTAACCTTTCACGGTTTCCATGAAGCCTTCCATGCCGCTGCGAGCCATGATCTGAGCGGTGGCCGCATCGGACATGGATTCAACGCCGCAACGCTCGATGGAAGCGCCGCCCAGCTTGGTGTTCAGCTTGGCCGCACGGTTGTACATGCTGGCGAAAGCGGTGGAGTTGAACTGGCCGGAGCTGATCAGGCATTCGAGGCCTTCAACCACTTCCTGGATTTCTTCGACGGCTTCGTCCTGCTGCTTGACTTCTTCACGCAGCTCTTCGATTTCCTGGCCTTGTTGCTCCAGGACTACCTGAACTTCGGCGACTTCAGCGCGAACCGAATCTTCAGCACCGGCTTCGATAACTACGTTGTCGGCAGCGCCGCCCATTTCCAGTTCTTCGAAACCCTTGTAGCGATCAAGAATGTTCATGCGGTATATCCTTCGTTAACGAATTGAGTTTGGTTGTTTATAAACAGTTAAGCGAAAACACCCAGTACACCATGAATGTACCGGTCGGTGTATCCGACCACACGCGGAGTGAATCCACTATAAAATGCAAGCGCTCCACTGTTCCCTTCCAGAAGCTTCTCAGCTTCTTTCAACGCAGACTTGCTGACTCGGTATTCCAGCTTGGTCAAGTTCTCGTCAACACCCTTGACCATTTCGGACCAAGACTTGATGAATGCGAGGTAGCCATCGTAGGCCGCCTTGACGCGCTGGTGCAGGTTGTTCACCTTGTCCAACTTGTTCAGCAGTTCGCTGACGTTGGATTTGGAGAATGAAACATTTCCACCTTCGCCAGCAGGAGTATCCCCCGACATAGAATATTTCGGAGCATTTCCGTCTGCATTGTTGAACTCCCATTCCTTACCGCCTGGGAGAACACCCGATGCTTCGAACGCAGGGTACTTCAACTTCTCGCACGCATCGATAACCTTAAAGACGTCATCCGTGTGTTTGGCGTCTTTCAGTTTCCGCACGGCAATCAGCTGGGCGTCGAGGTGATCCAGGACGGCCTTGCTGTGTTTGTCCAGAAGCTCTAGGTGAGCGATGAGAGTGTCCATGTCGTGAGAGATGGTACTCGGGTCGCCCTTGGAGGTGATCATCGCTACCTGAGTCGCTGTGAGCTTCAGGTTGTGCTCGTCTTCTTTCGCCGTCGCCGCCAGCAAGCGCTTGATGTAAGACTTGTTGTCGTCGAAAGCTTTAGACAGCTGGTTACCCGCAGCGCTAATGCCAGCAGTAAAGGCACTCAGTGCTTTACCACCGACCCACATCGTGACGCTCAACAACCCTGTTCCGAGTTGCTGCATGCTGTCACCGAAGGCTTCGTTCCCCGCTACAGAATAGGGATCGGTTGCCATCAGCTGACCCAGCAGGTTCAGATCGTGGTTCGCTTGCATCAGCTTGATGTGCTGTTCCAGACCCGATGTGAGGTCCTGTTGAAGCTGTGACATATCCACCTCGTCCTTGGTTTAAGGCGTGTTAACCTTGATGGAAGTATGGCAGAGTTCGATCAGGCCAGCGATGATCAGAACCAGATAGCTGTTCACCGCAACGCGGATGTCCAGCAGCTCCATTTGGTTCTTCCGCACGATGGCAGAGAAAGTAACCAGGAGTTTGTGTTTCAGTTCTTCGCTGATGTCCGACTCGAAGAAGCCTTTGGTGATGTCGTCGCAATCGGCACCGGACAGCTTGAATTTCTCGCCGCCCTCGAAAACCTTGTTCCATTCCTTCAACACATCGCGCAGGTTTTTGACGACTGCTTTGATCTGTTGCGAAGACAGGGACATGATCTCCAGATCCAACTTCGAGTACATCAGCGGGGCCGTGTTGTCGAAGAAGGTTGTGTCGATGTCGATATAACGCTGAACGAAGTCTTCAGCCGCACCCAGGGACTTGTTGTTCCGGCCGTTGTCGTTCTGGCGAACGTCTACGAAGTAGGCACCACCCATCAGTTCAACGGATTGCTTGGCAGTGATGCCACCGGTCGAATGCTGAGGGCACGGGTAGGTGCATTCCTTGAAGCGTTCCGAAGGAATGGAGATCGGCAACAGCGCAAAACGCTCTTCAGCTTGGGCTTGGCTCAGACCAGAGAAACCGCCGAAGAAGGCCAGCGTCGAGTTGAGGCTGTTGCGGTTGTTGAGGTAGTAGTTCTGGCTCAAGCCGGACAGGGAGCGGCTCAGCTTGGTCAGATCTTCAGACCAGTTCTCGCTGACCTTGCCATTCACCTTGAACAGGTTGAACAGACGGTTGCCCAGGAGAATCTTTTCACGGTCCTTTTCGAACGGTGGGGAAGAGTTGATCGAGTTTTCCAGCAAGTCCACCGAACCAGCCAGAGAGTCCTGACTTTGGGTGAACAGGATGTAAGCCTCTTTAAAGCTAATCCCCATCTGCGAAACGATCGAACGGGACTTCTTGAAGAAATCCTCCATGAAGCTCTCACAGCCTACCAGGCGCGTGAAAAGGTAATCTTTGGGCATCAGGGTAAACCCCAGTGCTTCAGAGCCTTCTACGGCGCTCATACCGTCTGCTGGAGGGATGTCCACTTCGGAACGCGCCAGCTGGGCATCCATGACTTGTGCCAGGGTGGGAGACACTTCGTGGGCCTTGAGGGCTTGCAGGGTATCTTTCACGGACTGAACACGATCACGCGAGTTGTCCAGTTCGTTCTGGTAACGGCTGAGGTCACCCGTTTCCGTGGCGCTGGCTACGAGTTCCGCAGACGTCACCACGTTAATGGCGGCCATCTCAGCCGCCAGCTTTTCGTTTGCAAGTACCTCAGGACTAGCCATAGTAATTTTCCCCGCCCAGGAGTAGAAGGATACGTCCTACAGCGGCTGGACCGACGCCCGCGGCAAGACGATAAAGGTCGTAGTCTTCCAGACGGTAGCCGTCCTTCAGAAACGGTTCTGTGGTGCCAGGCCGGTGACGGGTCTGGTACGTAGCAGATCGGGCGCGGGCAGAGGCTTCAAGAGCGTGTTCTTCCATGCGCAGCGAAGTCAAGATCGTTTGGTGACCTTGCTTGCCGTTGAGGTAATGCACGATATCGCGAATCAGGTTCGCCAGAGGCCCACGGCCGCCATCGAAGTTGATCTCGAGGAACTGAGCGAAGTTGTTACCGGTCAGGCGCTTTGCTTCCCGCAGTGTTTCCACGGCAACGTAGCCTTTGATAACCAACTCGAAGTCGTTGTAGGAATCCTGCCGCAGAAGGCGCAGGTTCCTGAACGAGCCACTCAGATCCTGATCGGACAACGACGCTTCCACGTAGCCGTTTTTGATCAGTCTGTAATCAGGCATATTTCTTCTCGATCTGTTCGATGGCAACAGTGTTCTTGATGATCTCGTCTTGGTAGATTTCGATCTGACGTTCGAGCTGTGGATCTTCACCGCCACCTTTCTTGTTGATGGCTTGCGAGATCTTCATCGCGAACAGTTCGTTATCACGACGCATGTTTTCGATGCGCATGATGTTGATCTTGGCCCAGGCCAGGTGGAACCAGAACACTGGGTTGACCATGTGCACGCCGAAGCCTTGCTTGAGCAGGTCGACCTTGGCATCGCCCTCCATGCTTTCCAGCACGTCCAGGGAGTTCTGGCTGACTTCCACATCCGGCACGCTGTTGAGGCGCAGGAGGATGCCACGGGAGCCCTTGAGCAGCTCGACGGTCAGGGTACGGAAGAACAACTCGGTACCATTGATCCAGCGCGTGTCATACTTCGACAGGTACTGGTCAGGCTGGATGTCCTTGTTGTTCATGGTCAGCAATACATCGAAGACCATACGCACGTACTTGATCCAGAAGGTCAGGTGCTCGATCAGGTTGAGGATGTTCACCTGTTTAAGGGTGATCAACTTACCGTCCCAGATCTTTTCGTTGTAGCCCTTGATCAACTTGATCGTTTCAGGTACCAACGCCTGGATGCAGGCAAGACCAGCGGAAATGGTTTCCGGCAGCTCACCCATGTGCACACCATTGGCACGCAGAGCTTTTTCCAGACCCTTGGTGATGATCCAGTGGCCGGCCACGGCGCTCAGGTCCACATTGCTGTTCTTGATACGAGCAATGTTGGATTCGAGATCAGTGGCGGCAACAGTGATGTTCAGCAAGGAGGAGATGATGTCTTCTTGCTTGAACGTCTGTACGCCAGCACTATATTCAACTGCGTTCATTTACGCACCCCCGTTCAACAGTTTGACCAGATCAGCCAGCGTGTTGCTGCCGGTGTCTTTCTTGGATTTGGACGACAGATCCTTACGGGTGTAAGTCTCCGCCATGTTCGCGCCGTGCGTGTAGAACGTGTAGATACCACGGTCTTCGTTGCACACGACGATGGTGTTGGCCTTGACCGCCGAGAAGATCGACTCACGGGACTTCGCATCGTCAAAGCGCTTACCGATATCCAGCTCGAGCTGGTTAGCAGTGTCCTTGGTGAAGACGAAGGTGTTGGCCAGGTTGTTGAAACTGACCAGACCGGTACGGATCGCCGCCATGCGGTTGCCGGTTTCGCGGTTCAGGGCTTCTTTGTAGTAGCCGGACATGTCTTCGTTCTTGAGGCGGAAGCGCTCTTTCACGATGTCCAGACCGCTGACGAATTCCGGGGAGGTGATCTCACCAGTCTTGACCATCAGCATGCGAGCCCAGAAACCGTCGTCGCCTTTGGCAGCCGAGAAGACACGAGCCAAGTCTTTCGGTTGAGTCGGAACTGGGATCTGACGGAAGGTCAGCGGGAATTCGATCTTGGCACCGTTGTCACCGTAGATAGTCGCGTTGACTACCTTGCCGATGGCCAGCGGAGCGAACTCGTGGATGTCCGGGAAGGTCTTGCCGCCAACCTGTACATAGTTGGTCTTGCCTTCGTCGTCGTCCTTCTTGTCGTCTTCATTGCCGACGATGTTGTCGTTCAACGCCTCAGCACCCAGGATCGACAGCATGCCGCCGCGATTTGGGTTGATGGTGCCGACGATGTCACGGACCTTGACACCCATGCCAGCAGAGTTCTGCAAAGCCAGGTGAGTCAGGGTGGCCACGACGTCACGCAACATGATGATTTGGATCAAGTCGGACATGAATTCTTGGTGCAGCAGCGAGCCTTCAATCACGCACATTGGGGCAATGATTGCTTGGTTCGCGGACTGTGTCACCGACGTGGTGGAAACCACATTGTATGAATGTTTTGCCCGCTCGGCTACCTGAGCAGCCGACCCGATATCTTTGCTGTCTGGGTAGATCTTAGACGCGAAGTCGAGAAAGAACGACCCCAGATTAAGTACACTTCCGATCATGTTAACCTCTCCAAGAAGGAATAATTTATGGCTGATAGCCCAAGTTCTAATGAGGGATGGTTTGACGGGACACCAGGAAACGAGAAACCTACTGTCGCGCTTGATTCACATAGCGTCCCCGAATACCTAGATTATGCGTTCAGAGAAAATGGTGGACCTGGTTACCAGAGTGCGTTGGTTAACATGCTCCGAGGCATCAGAATTCTCGGTCCAGGGAACCAGCTAGCGCCCATCCCCGACGACACCATAGGATTAGCGTTTGTTAGCCGTCCGATGTTGAACCTGTCTGACGAAAACGTCATTAAACACCCGCAGTTGGCTCCTTTGTACAAGCCTCAGAAAAACACGCTGATGGCTTACATTAAAGGTTTGCTGGATCCGACGTGGGGACGTGGTAACAGTGGGCTCACCGACATCCTTGATCCGTTGTATCCCTGGATCCCACCGTGCTCCAACTTCCTCAAGGTTAGCTCGGGCTTTCCTGACCTGCAATTGACCATGGGTAAGTCGACTCCTGGTTTCCGTAAAGAAGTTTACCAGTACGTGAACAGCGTGCTTAAAGTGAACTACGATTACGACATGCGTCAGTCCTACCACACGTCCAAGCCTAGCGTGCTTCCTTATATGTTTGAAGCTTGGGTCCACTACATCGAAGCGGTGAAGTTGGGCGATGAAGGGATGGAGCCTTATCCCGAGGCATTGATCGAGAACTACGTCGATTACGACTGCCGCATCTACCACATGATCTTGAACAAGGACATGCGGAGTATCGAGTGGTTGTTCTGTAGCGGTAGTTCCGTGCCTACGACGTTCCCATCGGGTGCCTTCAGTACCATCGACCGGACACAGAATACGTTGCGTGGTCAAGGGCAGGATGAGCTGGAGATTAACTTCTCCTCCGTGGGATTCCGTTTCGGTAACATTCAAATTGCCGACATGTTCAACCGCACCACCGTCAAGTTCAACCCAGGTATGTTGCCTGCGGTGCGTGAGCAAAATTACCGTCTGTTGTCCATGTCCGAGTATTTCTCTGGTGGGTATGAAGTGTACCCGTGGATCAACATTGACACCATGAAGTTAGAATACTGGAGTCGGCTCTAATGGCTATGTCCCAAGATGACCTGGAACGGTTGGCGAATAACCCACAGCGTGGGATCAACCTGATCATTGACGAAGTCGAACGCAACTGGTTTAACGGCACCGTCAAGCTGAACAGCAAAGCTCACCCCGCTGTACTCTGCATGGACCTGATCCTGGGTACCTCGCATGGCTTCCTGAACCGTTTGAGTGATGCCACCAGTAAGGTGGCCTTGAAGCACGCTCGTAACGTCAGCGACCTCAGCCGCAACATGGGTGACGACGAACGCTTTGGTCTGTTCGCCATGCCGTCGGAATCCACCATGCAGTGGGCGATCTCCGAAGATGCTTTCAAAGAGATCTCGAAAGAAGTCACGGTCGTTCAGGGTAAGACCACCTTTACCTACCAAGCGATCCTGATTCCTAAGGACTCGACCTTCGACGTTAACGGTTATTCCTTTGCTGTTAACAACGGTGTTGAAATCCGCTGGAGTGAGAAGGCTGGTTGGCAGGCTGTGTACGACGAGCAGACCAATAACCCGTTCCAACCGATCGGCACTAACCTGATCGACAAGGACAAGAAGATTGTTAACGGTACGGTTTACCGACTGTTCAACATTCCGGTGACTCAGCTGGCTATTAAGTCGGTCGAGAACATCACGTCCAACGAAGGCTCGGGTTGCCGCGGCACTGTTGAGTATCCGGACTACCTGTTCGGTGTGCGTGCGTTCTTGGTCAAGGACAACGTCCTGAAGGAGATTGCGGTCAGTTACGATCAGGATGTATTCGATCCACTGACGGTGACGCTGGCGCTGGACATCGACACAGTGAACAACCTGTTCAACTACGAGATCCCGGACGTCTACATCACCAACAAGCTGGGTACGGGCTCCATTCGCATTTACGCTTACACCACCAAAGGGGAACTGACCAAGAACCTCACCCTGACCCCTTCGCAGGTGATCATCCCGAACTACCAGGACTTCCGTTACGGTGCAGGTAAGCTGGGTGATACCTCGGCCATGCTGCGTAACGCCAAGGGTGCTGCGTGGGCCATGACCACGGTTACCACTGGTGGTAGCAACCCGATCCCGTTCAACCAGATGAAGCAAGCCCTCATCGATGATCGTCGTCAACGTAACACCCCGATTACTCAGAGCAACCTGAAAGGCAAGGTTGAGAACTACGGTTACGGTTCTGTGAAGACCATCGACTACCTGACCGGTCGCGCATACTCCCTGAGCAAGGAACTCCCTATTCAGGACAACAAGGGCTTCTACGCTCCGATGTCTTGCTACGTGGGCAGTCACTTGGCTTCGGCGAACGATCTGGTGGGCGCAGGTGTGGTGCTGGACAACGGTAAGCGCATTACCATCCCGCACAACGTCTTGTTCGATATCACCTCGCCTACGTCTAAGTTGGTTAACCAAATCAACAAAGATCGCTACTTGGGGATGTCGAGTGAACAGCTGGTTGACTTGACCGCTGATAGCACTCTGGTCTACACGCCGTTCTACTACGTGCTGGACATGACCAACAACCAAGCTGTGCTGCGCACTTATCACCTTGATGCACCGGTGGTTCGTAACCAGACCTTCGTGGCGGAGAACTCTACCCTGGGCTTTGAACTGGGTGTGGGTTCGATTGCGATTGACCACATCGACACGGGTTACCTGATCACAGTCGTGACCAAGTCTAACGATGCGTATAAACAGCTGGACAACAACCAGCTGGGTCTGCAACTGTCGATCAACCCACAAGACTCCAGTAGCCTGGCCAGTATTGCGGGTGTGTTGGTGGGCGTGACTGAAGACAACGAACGTATTTGGGAATTCCGTATGGAGACCAAGTTCGATGTGGACGTCAACGATATCATCTACTTCACCAACCTGCATCAGTTCGGTACGGTTCAGCCAAGCACTGGCTCGACACTGGCCATCGACATGACCTTCATCTTCTGCTTCGTAGGGGACATGGAGTTCAGTAAGTCGGACTCTGATGCGAAGATCGATCAAACCATCTTCCCTGAAGACATGGTGGCGATCATCGAAACCAGCTACGGTATTACCTTCGGGAAACTGATGGGTAACCTGTACAGCCGGATTCGTCCGTTGGTGGGTGAGGCGCAGTACCTGCGTTACGCGGCTGACGTTCCTGAGACTTATCAGGACAACAAGCTGAAGCGTGAGAACGGTGAGTTGGTGTTCGATCCTGAAACTGGACTGCCTATCCTGGAGCACAAGATCGGGGATGTGGTGTACAACGACAATGGCACCCCTCGTCTATTGTACCGCGCTGGCGTGGACGTGGTGGTGGATGCACAAGGCAAGCCGGTTGAGGTAGCGCCTCGTGACTTGAAGTACCATTGGGACTTCATTGCTTTCGACGGTAACTACTTCTTCTCTGACGACCCGTATGACATCCAGTTTGCTCTGGATACGAAGAACTACTTCGTTAACGTCATCACCAAAGACATGGAAGCCTTTACCTCGGAAGCGCTGGACCGTACTGACTTGTTCTACCAGCCGCGCAGTAAGCTGGGGTACCAAAAGGTTGTGGTCAACAGCAACTACGAGTCGTTCCTCAAGCAGGACCTGGAATTCACCATTACGTATTACCTGACGGCCGCTGGTTATCGCAACCAGAACCTGAAGGATGCGTTGACCGACAGCACGCCACGGGTTATCAACATGGCGCTGTACGGGGCTACCACAATCGCTATCACCAGTTTCGTTACCAGTCTGATGCAGGATGCTGGCGACCAAGTGGTGAGCGTGAAGCTGAGTGCCTTGTCGGGTGACACCACTGTTGACGTTATCAGTAACGCCGACACACTCACTGGCTTCTGCGTTCGCAAGATGCTGAAGTTGTCGGGTGATGGTGGTGTGGGTGTTAAGGAGGCGATTGACGTCATCTTCTTGCCGCACGATGCCAGTACCGCAAATATCTAAAGGCAAACATAACCCCTACCCCAGCCAGCAACGGCGGGGTAGGGGTTATTCACGCTTGCGCTCAGTCCGGATCAGTGAAGGAGTGCAGGTAGCCCGCAAACAACAGCGAGAGTTCCATGACTGCATCCAGCGAACCAAACCGCCAGTCCACATCAGACAGGCTCACGCTGTAGGACGTCGGGAAGTTTTCCTCGATGAACTTGTCGTGAGCTTTGCCGATCAGGTCGGGGATGTTTTCCAGGAACAGGTAGTCACCGTTTTCAACGGATTCCACGGTAGTGGTCAAGTCGACCCACTTCTTTGGACCCGAAGCCAACAGCTGAGCTTTGATCTCGTACACACCCCAGTTAACGAAGTTGATGTAACGAGACACCTGAGCCTTAACAACGTTGAGCATCCGGGCCGTGTCAGGACAGTCCAGAGGGCGTGCGTTGATGTTGTCCAGGATCACCTGCACTTCGCTTTGGATGTAAACACCCATCCCGTTGAAGTACTGACGAGTCTTGTCCGTGCTGATGGAATCGCTGATGCGCTTGTCCAGCCCCATGTTGAGGATGATCTGACCATTCTCCTTAGGGAACGTGCTGTACATGCGAACCTTCAGGTCGTTCGCTTCACGGGTTGGCCAGAAGCGGTTGATGATCTCGTTGGCTTCCTTCAGGCTGACACCCTCACGAAGTTGTTCCGCCAAGGTCTTCAACGCATCAGTATGCGCAACCATCTCTTCGCGTGCCGCATTACGGAACTCGACAAGACGATCGTAGGTAACGTCGGTCATACCAATTTCCCCCAGCCAGTTTGTTTGGCGAAGTTGTTGAACGAGGTTTTCACGCCGGCCAAGTCTTGGACGATGATCTCGTTCACGACCTTGCTGTTGCGTTCGTAGAAGGTCTTCGCGTCTGCGTCCTTAATAACGACCAAATCGGCCTCATAAGGGTAACCTTCCACATCGGCCGACGGACTATGGCCTTTGCTGCGCGCGTCTTGGTTGATCTTGGCGATGGTGTCCATATCGTCAAGCAAGGCGTGGTAGTAGTAGGCGTGCGCACGGTTGTACCAGTCAACCAAGTTCGACGCCTGACGTTCTACCAGCATCAACGAGTTCGACACGCTGAAGCAGAACTGGGTGTAGCTCCGCACGTTGACACACAGTTGCTGATAAGCCGCCAGCAGGTGTGGTTGATTGTAGTACCCAGCGATCTGCTCGATCTTGTCCGCTTCACCGCGTTCGACGATATCACCCAGTTTCCGGAAGTCGGTCTTCTGGATGTCAACGGTGTTCTCGGTGATCTCAATGTAACGCGCATTGAGGAACTGGATCTGATTGAGCAACAGCGGAACGTCCTGCTTCTGGATCTTGACGCTTTCAGTCACCAGAGTTTCCTGGATCTTCTTGCGGCATTCGCTGAAACCGTTCTGAAGCTCTTCGTTGCTGAACTTCAGGCTGTACAGAACTTCGTACAGCTTGGAGACCTGGTCCGAGATCGCATCGACGTTGAGGGCGGTGGATACTTCCAAGATCTCTTTGAGCAGGCGGTTGATTTCAGGTGAAGTTTCTGCCGTCCGTCCCAGCGAAGGGGTGCTTGCCCGAACACGAGTCTTGGTGTACTCCTTACCGATGCTAGTCCGCAGCGCTTGGTTAGCACGGGTAATCTTGTCAGCGGACTGGTTCAGCTTAACCATGGCTTGTTGCAGCAACGGCATGGCTTCAACCAACGAGTCGATCGTACCCTGATCGGTTTCGAACTTGCTCTTCATCAGAGTCAGTTGAGCAACCCGATCCTGGTTAGGCGGCAGGTTCATCAGGAAGTTCTCGACGTTGTAGTCGGCTGCCGGGAAACCCAGACCGCTCAGCGTCGTAACGAATTCCTGTTTCATCTTGCCCAGGTTGTCGTTGATTTCCTTGTTGATGCGTGCGCTCTTACGGAAACCGAAGATACCCTTAACCGTATCCACCACCCAGTTCACCGCCATGCGGATATACTTGATGATGTTCTCGATGAACTTCTTGAAACCTTCCACGATGGCGCCGAAGAAACCCTCAGCACCAACCCGGGCATTGCGCTCAGACGGGAACGGGTCGTAATGCTCGTGACCCACCAGTTTGAAGTGGGCGGCGACGCGCTTGGAGAACTTACCCAGTTGCAACGACTCGGCACCAGTAACCATCATGGTGGCTTCGTCTTGCTGGGTTTCCTTCCACATCTCGGTCAGATCAACACGTTGTTTCTCGGTTCCAGGCTCGTACGAATCGTCCGGGTGACCGCTGGCGACTTGTTTGTACGCGTCCAGGAATTCATTCATGGCCGTTATCCAGCTCGGACATCAGGTAGTCCACCAGCACGCGGAACTGCTCGCACTGAGTGATGTCAACGCCTTCGGTGCCTTCAACCACCACAACCACGGTGAAAGGCTCAGGCAGCTTACCTTGCAGGATCAGGGAAGCGCGCAGGCGGTTCATGCGGTCTTTAACGGTGGCGTGGACAAACGAACCGTTGATTGGGGAGATCTTGTTCCAGCGATCCAGTTGAGCCCAGACGCGCTCTTCTTCGTTTTCGCTCAGACCGATGCTGCACGAGGATTTGAAGTGGCTGCGGATGATCGCAGTGGCGTAGGCTTCCAGCGCGAACTTGGCGCACTGCTCAGGGCAAGTGATACCCAGCTCTACCAGTTTGGCTTTGTAGTCGAGTACGTGAGGCAAATGGGACATGGTAATGCTCCTGTTCATTAAGGGTGGCAAACTGGTGGATTAGAACTCGAAGGTTTTGTTTTCTTCTCGTTCCTGGATGTTGTCTGGATCACGGCGGGCTTTCAACGCAGCCAACTTGTGAGAGAAGTTGTTAATCTCGTGGTTGGCAAGAACTTGGGTGTAGTGCTCGATCTCTTGCAGCTTGAAATCACCGCCATTGAAGACCCAACCCATGGCACGCTTGATAACAGTATCTTCGTACCACGGTTTGAATTTCTTACTCAGCTCGAGCATTTTGTCGACAGACTTAACCAGTTCGGCTTTATCAGTCGGGCTAACGTTCTTGTCTTCACGGATCTTGGCGATCATCTGACGCAATGCATCTTCGAAACGACGGTGGTCGGCGTTGTACACACCCGAGTAACCACGACCGAAGTAAGCACAAACAAACGACACAGTGAACACTGCGCCGCTGAAAACGATGAACGGCACCAAGGTGGTGCTCGCCGCAACGAACAGCGTGATTGGTGTCAGCAAGATCAGCTCGAGGATGATCGTGGTCAGGGCTGCGGTGATCAGACTGTTGATCACGATGGTGATAGCACCGACATCAGCAAAGGCGGAGATAGCAGCGATGATGCCTTTATCACAACCCATACGAAGGGCGTACATGTCAGCAATTACTTCTGACGACATCTGTTCAACACCCACGGACAAACTACGACGGCTGTTACGCTGTACGGTCAACTTGTTCCAGTAGAGGACGAACGCCTCATCGGTAGGGTTCTGTGCAATGGCTTGCAGTTCAGCGATCTTGGCTGGATCGAGTTCGAGGATCGACGCAGCATCCTTGAGAACCACCACACGGTCTTCTTCACGCTCAGCCTTGCGGTAGTGCATCAGTGCGGCCTTGGCAACCAGGTTGTCCGAAGCAGCGGTGTAGATCATCATGCAACCACCGAACACATGTCCGAGTTCGTGAGCAACAGCACCCGCCATGATGCCGTGGATAGGAACGCCGTACTTGGCGATCTTGGCTGGTTCAAACGTATCGTTCAGGTTGACGTTGATGTACAAGTTAACTGGAACCGATTTGAAGCTACCGCCGACCTTACCAGTCTTGTAGTCAATAGTCCCCTTGAACATCTTGACCTTGTTCTCGGCAAACCAACGGTACAGGGTGGTCTTGGTGATACCCATCAACTGGTCTACACCGTCGTTGTTGAGAACGTGATGCGGCGAAAAGTAACCGGTGTCAACCGCGAGGTTGCCTTTCTTTTCGTAGTTGATGTTGATGTTGTTGAAGCCAGTGAACTCTTCGATGATCGGGAGGATCTCGTCACCGATGTTTTCGCTCAGGACAGCCTTACCGGACTCCGTCGAGATATTTCTCTCGAAGGCAGCACTCAGGACGTCGTAGAACCGGGTGGATTGGAAGTCAATGAATTCATTACCAGCACGGTCGGATTTAAGAAAATCAATAGAGATCATGCGCGGACGCTCCTTTAAGTTATACACAGACCCTATTAATATAGTGTCAAAAGCAGGCATAAAATGCAGGGTACTCCATGGAACCAAATAGCTCCCCCATAATTGCCAAAGTGTGCAAACATGCCGCTCAGTCGATTAATCGTTTTGACAAGAACAAAGATTTGCTGTGCGCCAAGATCACCAATATTCATGAAGATGGTTCACGTTCGAATTCCCTGATCTCGCTGGAGAACTACAAGCAGCCGATCTGGATCGTTAAAGAAGACAAACGCAAGTTCAAGCAGCACAAAGATTACATCGAAGAGTCCATGTGCAAAGAGTACAAGGTACCTCGGTGTTCGTTGGCAGCTGCGGTCAACAAGTATTACTACGGGCGCTCTGACAGCTCGTATGACCTTCGTCAGGCAAAGAACAACCCTCACGTATTCGGATTGGATCAAACCCCTCCAGTTCACTTCAAGCGACGCTTCTTCGAGAAGTACGGCGACTATCAAGAAACCGAGTCTTACACCTTAGCGGCTTATGACGTTGAGGGCGACATGTTCAAGAAGGGCGTGCCGATCATGATGGCCTCGGTGACCTTCAAGACCAAAGCGTACTTCGCGGCATGTCGTGGCTGGTATTCCGAGAAGGCCGGCAAACATCTCGAAGACCACGAGATCATCAAGAACTTGAAGGAAGCTGAGTACAAGTACCTCAGTGACCACGTCAAGCGTCGTAACTGCACGATCGAGTATGAGTTGTTCGATACTCCGGGGCAGGTGGTTAATGCGTGTATTCAGAAGATGCACGAATGGGAACCGGACTGGGTAGCTGCTTGGAACGCGGCTTACGACATGGAGGCTAACGAGAAAGCTTTGTTGGCCGACGGCTATGACTTGGCTCAGGTGTATTCTGATCCTCGCATTCCTCGTGAGTACAAGTCCTACAAGTATCACCCGGGTCGTACGCACAAGCATAAAGAAGATGGCACGAAGATGCCGTTGGAATGGCAAGAGCGTTTCCCAACCATTCGCACCATGGCCACCTTTCAGTTTGCGGATGCGGGTTCGTTCTACGCGATCAAGCGCCAACCAGTTGAAGGTAAGCTCCAGGACACCTCTCTGCAAGGCATTGCGACCAAAGAGGAAGTACCGGGTAAGTTGTACACCGTAGAGGGCGCAGAGCACGGCGTAGGCTCTCCTCAGTGGCATCGTTACATGCAGCAGTATCACCCGTACCTGTACTCCATGTACAACATCTGCGACAACTTCGTTATTGAAGAGATTAACGAGAAGACCAGTGACTTCAGTCTCTCGTTGCCGATGTTGTTGAAATACTCGGAATACTTCAACTACGTGTCTCAGCCAAGCATGATCTCGGACACCCTGTCCTTCATGGCGCGTGAGCGTGGTTACGTATGGGGTTCAACTCCAAGCAACCGGGATAAACAGTTCTCTGAGAAGTTGCCGACTCTGGGTGATTGGATTGCGTTGCTCGATACTGAGAAGAACGCTTCCTTCGGTAAGTTACTCTTTGCCGGGCTGGAGGACGTCTACAGTAACGGTCGTACGGATACTTCTGACATCGACGTGGAAGGTGCTTACCCAACAGCAACCCTTGCGCTCAATGCCGGTGGTAAAACGACCATGGCGGAGGTCTACGGTATTCAAGGGGCTGACCCTATGAAGTTCCGAGAGATCGCGGTTAACTACGCCAGCAGTACACAGGCTAACGCATTCGGGTTGTGTCATGACCTGTTCCGTTTCCCTGCTCCTCGTGATCTGAAGAAGATCTTCGAAGAAGCGTTGATCGCACAAGGTAAAGAAGCTGAACTGAAGAAACTGCAAGAAAATGAAGCAATGAAAAGAGCCGCCTAGCAACCATACCCTACCCATTCCCCGACAAAGGGAATGGGTAGGGTTATTCACGCTTGGGTGTTACTTAAGGCCGAAGATACGACGCACGGTGTCGCACAGGCTTTGGATGGTCAGGCAAGTGGTGTGGACGTAGCTGACGGTGCTGTTGATCGCAATCATCATGTCCTTCGCCACAGCCAGCTCGGCACGGGCGCCGGCTTTACGTTCAGCATGCTTATCCGACCAGCTCAAAGCCTTTTCGCACTCGGTGATACGATGCTCCAGGTTGTGCTTGTTGGCTTTGATGAAACCGTTAATGCTGTCGATGGTTTTCATCTGATGCTGAAGCACTTCGAGCACACGAGCACCCTGACCCATATCGCTCACGATCATTGCGCCGTCGATGTGGTTGATGGCGGAACGGATGGCCGAGATATCATTGTTGTAGATCTCGGTGATCAGGTGCTTGTAGAAGTTGTAGCTTTCATTCGCACCCACATGGATTTCCACATCAGTGTGGAGCTTGGTAATGTGAGCAACCAAGCCGGCACCTTTCTCTTTCACGAGCTTAAGGCCAGTTTGCAACTTCTTTTGCTGCTTGTGGTTAAGCTTGGCGAACTTCTCGGCGACCTTCTTGGTTTCAGCAGGAGAAGGAGCCGGGGTGGCTTGGATGACCTGGATGAGTTCCTGGACTTCCTTAACTTCGGCAGGGGTGGTCACTGGATCAGCAACAACCTTCTGCATGCTTTCCACCAGCTTGTGTTGAACGGCTTTCGTGTCCCCCGATGGCTTTTCGAGCGCAACCTTCGCCACAGTCAGCGCTTCTTTGGTGTTATCGATCTCAGCCTGAGCACCACCTTCCTTCTTACCGAAGAAGAAACCCCAGATAGACTTGAACAACTTCTGGACGTATTCCCAGACAGCTTTAAGGCCATCGCCGATAGAACCGAAGAAGCTTTCGTTACCATCAACCTTCTGCTGACGGGTCAGGCTGTCGTTTGCACCCAACACCGCGTAGGTGTATTCCTGAGCACGGGTCAAGCCAAAGCCTTCGCTACCAGTAACGCCACCCATGGTGTCGTCCATTGCAACAAAGATGGTTTCCAGGTGGTCGTTATCAATCTGACCGTAATCTTCGCTAGCTTCCATGTCGTATTCCCCAAATAAGCAAATATAGGTTAAAGGGCCAGAGCAACCGATTAAAGTTGCTCTGGCTCAGTTTGCCGACGCCTTACAGGCCGAAGACCTTATTGGTGCGGTGTTGCAGATCAACCTGGACGGAGATCGTCTTCTTCATCGACTGCGCAATGGCGGTGGTGAAGGAGAGAATGCCGCGCAGCATGCCCAGCTCGGTGTTCTTGTGCTTGGCAACCCAGTCGCCCTTGTCGTCCTTGTCGGTCTTGGCCAGGAACGCTTGGCATTCCTTGATCTTCGTGCTGACCTGAGGAGCGTGTTTGGAGAAGCTGGCGGCCAGGGTTTTAACGCCGTTCAGGTTGTCGATGATCAGCTTGGCCAGTACAGCGGCGTCAGACTGGGACTTGACTTCTTCGCGGTTTTTCAGCGCGGTGATGACGGCCTGTTCTTTCGGCACGATGGACTTGGCTTCGCCAACGATGTCCTTGGCCAGGTCTTCGGTGAGTTCGAACTTGCCGCCTTCGTCGCCTTCAGCTTTCTCGACTACGCCGATGTACTTGCCTTTGGCGTCGATCACGGCCATGGCCGCCAGCTTGAAGCGGTTCTGGGCGTCTTTGTTGACTTTCGGCAACTCATTCGCCATCTCTTTCACGAGTGCTTTCTTCTCGGTGAGATCCAGGCCGGCTTCTTTCAATCGACCGATGAAAGCGTTCTTGTCGGATTCGGCAGCAGCCGCGATCGATGCTTTGCGCATCTTGTCGAACTGGTCTTCGATCTGCTTGTCGTTACCGGTGCCAACCGCCGCTACTTCAGCAGCCAGTTCCTTGACTTCGGCAACAGCCGCGTCAACTTCTTTGCCCACGTCGCGCTTGAAGAAGAACTCCCAGACCGACTTGAACATCTTGACGATGTAGTCGTAGGTAGCCTTCAAGCCGCCGCCAACAGCGCTGAAGAAGCTTTCGTTGCCGTCGATGGAGCTGGCGCGCAGAGTACCGCTGGCCATCAGAACGCCTTCAGCATAACGCTGGGCTTCAGTCAGACCGAAACCTTCAGCGCCGGTCACGCCGCCGATAGTGTCGTCCATGGCGTCGAACATGATTTCGACATGAGGGATATCCGGGATCGACGAAACTTCGTTTTCTTCACCGGGTACAAGAGCAAGAGGATCCATATGCAGCTTCCTTGATTCTTAAGAGTTGGAGGAGGGCGATTAAACGCTGGCGAGTTTGTTGAAGTACTGGGTCAGGTTCACTTGCCCCTGACGCGGCAACGTCCGTACAGCATAGGTGATGTCGACCAGCTTCTTCAGCTTGTAGCGAACGTTCCAGTTCACCGCAAACTTGGTCAGCAGTTCAACGTAAGACTGGTAGGCCGCAACGTTGTCACGGTAGGCGCCTTTGCTGATGCCCTGGAGGAAACGGAAAGCAGTGCCACCGGTGAAGACTTTCTGGTTGTCGCGGATTTGTTGCAGCAGGTGGTCGGTCACAACCACATACGCTTCGAAGTCCTGCTTCAGGGTGTTGCCGATGGTTTCGATGAAGCTAACCATCTCGTCGTCACGTTCCTTGGTGCTGGCGAAACCTTCATCGCCACGCAGGAACTTCATGTGCCGATCGATACGAGCGATCATGTCGGCAGTGACCAGGGTGCCTTTGGCGTTGAGCATTTTGCCCACACCGATGACATCAGGGATCGGAGCCAGGGTAGGCTCGGCGGCTTTTGGTGCTTCAGCAGGTTTGTTAACAGGCGCTGCTGGAGCTTGCTTGGTAACCACGGCAGTAGAAACAACCGGGGATTTATCAGCGACACTACCCACCTCGTCAACAGCCGGAGGGGTGTACTCTTTGGAATCGTTGGTGCTCATTGAAAGGGCCCTTTCGTCTGAGTAATAAGGCAAAAATAGAGACGTGATGTCATAGAATATCCCTAAGGAGTCGCCCCCTTAGAGATATTCTTAGATGGTTTACGGTTTGCTGATATTAAGCTTTTTAGCCAACGCCAACAGTTCTCGGTCTTCTTTAGAAAGCCCGTCCGTTGGTGGTGCCGCAGCGGCATCAGCCTTAGCCCGCTGCTCATCCCCTTTGGTAATCCCCTTAACTAAACTCTCCACTAAGAAAGCTGGCAGGTTAAGGTAATCATTGAGTGGGATGATGTCTTTCAATTTACCCCAACCGTATTGATGACCAATAGCGTCAATCGACCACGGGTGGTAGTACTCATTCTCCTTTTCAATGAATGCAACAGAGGAATGAGGCTTCAGGGTAGAACGGTCGTAATACCCCATGTTGAAGTCGTGCAGTATGCCTTCCTGAAAGTCCAGCTTCTCTCGACTGGTGTCTTTGAGATTCAGTCCAAACAGGTTAGCTACTACTGCACGATACTCATCGCTGAACTCTCTCTCGAACTCTATTCGGAGATGGCTTCTTTGGTGGCGGCTGCCGCTTCTGCCGCTTGAGTCATCAGCTTCAACTGGGTGAGGGTAAAAAAAGCCATGAATGGGTCGATAGGGGTGTAACCATAACGACGTTCAGGATCCTGGAACTCTTCGGTACGACGCTTGCACGCCGGGCAGTGGTAGTTAGCCACAGCGACGAAGGTGCGAGCCATCATAGGCGATTTGTTCAGGATGAAGGCAGAGAGTTTCTTGTTCAGCTCTTTGCTGTCCAGGATAACTTCCATGCAACCCTTGTTGAACTCGGACGCATCACATTCCGAACGCTTCAACACCACGTCTTCGTCATCGCTACCAGGAGCGGCCACGGACACGAAGGATTGGATCCAGTGCAGGAACTCGGTCGAGCCCAGAGTGGTCAGCAACAGACCCACTTGAGTTTGGAACTCGGCTTCGTTAACCACCTGCCCACGGATTTCCTGGAGCTGTGGATTGATACGACCGGCGTAGTAGTCGAAGGTTTCGAAAGCTTCGGCCAGCGACGCAGGACCCACGGTGAAGTAGATCGACTTGTCGGCGTTGTAGACGCGGTTGCTGTCCAGACCGTAAGTGGTCTTTTCGATCATGGCCAGCGTCTCTTCGATGCTGTACTTGATCTTGGAGTTGAAGATGTTGGCGTAGATAGCCGCTTCTTCATCGGTTTCGATGGAGTGACGAACACGAACCAACTTGTCCGGGTCTGCCACTTCGAACGCCGACCAGTCGCACATCTCGTTCAGACAACGCAGCTGGAGGTTCACACCATTGCTGTGGGTGGAGCGCAGCAGTGCCATGCAGATCGTACCGAAGTCACTGAAACGGATAACCCGTACCAGGTCCTTGAAGTCGACAATGCCAGTCACCGAACTGTTGACGATACGAGCCGCCAAGAAGTCCCAGACCACACGCATGCCAGCGATCACCGACAGACTCACAGTGTTACCGCCTACGGTGCGAACGTAGCCTTTAACAGTGCGGTTGATGTCGTTGACCAGACCAGCCAATTCCAGCTTGCTTGGACGGGTGAAAGTCAGCGAGCAGAACGAATCACGCAACAGCACGTCGAACTGGAACTCACCGTCTTCCGCACGCATCGCCGAGCGACGCATTACTTCCGATACGCTGAAGCCCTTAGTGGCACGACCCGGCTTCTTGCCCAGGATGTCACCGGTGACGATGTCGCTGCCACGATCGCTGACGTTGGAGATGCCGTCTTCGTTCATGACCTTGGAACGGATCTTGATGCTGTCGACATGCTCTTCCATGAAACGGTAGAGGTCGGCGCACAGTCTGTTCATTTCTTCACGAGTTTTGCTCGGGAAGTTGGCTTCGATGTACTGAGCCCAGTCAGCATTAGTAGAAGCAACCATGCCCTCAGTTGCTTCACCGCGTTCGTGCAACGACTGCATCGCCGTCACAGACAGCCACTTCGAAAGCAGGGTGTTAGCCTTTTCGTTGTTGGCGCGGGAGTTGCCCAGGAAGATCGGCAGGTAACCGAGTTCACGATCTTCTTCAGTACCGCTACGGGTAACTTCAGACACCGAAGGCAGGACTTTCTTCATCGGGGTGTTTTCAGCGGTATGCACATCGGCATACGCAGCTTCGGCTACCGGAGGAGATGCAACAGCACCACCTACGTTATTGACCGCACCGCCCACATTGTTGACTTCACCAACTGGGCCAGTTTCAGATTCACTCATGTTCAACGTTTCCTTGAAGCGTGGAAGTTAAGCAACAGGTTGTTCGATAACGTCGCCGGCCTGGAGCTGGGCGATGGATTCGCGCAGGCGTTCGGCATTCGCATCGGTGGACAGAAGATGTTCAGTGTCATCGCCCACGACATCTTTCTCGACATCAGGAGCTTCGAGCAGAACCGCGTCAGCGACATCAGCGTCGATCACAGGGTCGGAAGGCATTGGGTTTTCCGGGGTGTAGCTGTGCAGCACGTCAGCCGCGTCGCCTTCAGCGGAAACCTGGGTGTGGTACAGGGGGAAAACCTTTTCCATACGCTCGCAGTGCAGGGTGCGCATGTATTCGAAGATCGGGGTGGTTTCCTTGTTGTGGTGCTCGTCAGCGTAACCGTCGATTTCCGGCTTACGTGGGGTGAGCATCAACATGATGTCCGGGATGGTACCGTCAAACAGACGCGCCAGCATCTCGGTGTAGTGCATGAAGATGTCCATGTAATCTTCAGGCTCTTTCTTGCCATCGACGAATGCCACGATTGCGTTGATGTCTTCAGTCACCTTGGTGATCTGTTCATCGCAACGGTTGATCAGCGCTTGTTCTTCAGGAGTGATCTCGAAGCGCTTCTCGTCAGCCAGACGGCAGAACACTTCAACGCCGGAGTGCACACGGATGATCGCAGGGATCACGTCGTTGATGTTCTGCATGACGATGACGTTGGTCAGCTTGTCTTCCATACTGGTGGCTTCGTCGAACTGAGCCTTGGTCATCTTGCCCTGACGAACCTTCTTCTTCAGCTGCTTCAGACGACGATTGGCCTGATCGGCAATGCTTTCGTCGGTGGCCTGTTCGGAGTACAGCTTGGCCATTTCACGGCGACCAATGATCTTCTTGCTGAACGCCTCTTCTTTACGGGCGTGTACTTGCTTTTGCTTAGCGCGCTTCTGACGTTTGGCTTGTTTGTTTGCGCGCAGCGAAGTTTGTTTGGTAGCCATATGCTATGTTCCTTTTAATTAACAGCCAATGGTAAAGCCCCAATGATTATTGAGAGCCAAGATGCGGTAGTGATGCATGAGGATGAAGATCTTGCCGCCACCCTCATCGGCGGGATCTGGACTGACTTTAAGGCTTCTATTCCCGAGCCCCAAGCTAGAATATTAACCGAGGGGTTCAATTTAATTCTCCTCGGAATGCCAGCAGGTGAATCATCTGTCGGTGACCTCGAAGACGACGAGAGCTACGACGGTGATCGCGTTGACTCCCTGCTGCCGAACGTGGTTTTGGGTATGTTGGTCGATGACACTGTCCATACCGCTGAAAAGAAAAATAACCTGTTTCAGCTCATAACCGGCAATATAATCGAAACGCTGGTGAAGATGGGCTTCACGCTCAACGAAGACGAAGTCAGTCAAGAGCGTCTGACCGAACTGTGTCAATTGGTCTCCCTGTTCTACGACCTGCACAACTACCAAGACCTCATTGGTCTGGCTGACGTTCTGGACTCGGCGGACATCCCACCGAAAGAACGTTACCTGATGGTAATGCAGAAATACCTGGGTATGAACTTCGACATTGATGTCTACGAGCTCATGGTAGACGATGTGAGCGAGGTTACGCTCAAAGCCATCCGTGACGCTCTGTTGCAAGAGGACATCACTGAGATGCCCCCACAGATGATCGTAAAGCGGGTCATCCAGAACAAAGAGCTGCTGGACGGAACGCTGGCTTACAAACACATCCGTAACAACGGTTCTGTGGGTGGGTCTGTTCAAAGCTTCCTGAACTTCTACCGCCGTGAGCTGGAACGCCTCACTGACGAACCTACTTCGGACAACATGATCCAGTACGGTAAAGAAGTCATGGCGATCTTCCTGGCCAGTGAGCTGAACACACCGGTATTGAAAGACAAGCTGATCCGTTATCTCGCCGACATCGTCACTGACTACCAAGCGATGATGCAGGTTGAATCACTCATTAACCGGTTGGTACTCACCGATGACTAAACTCGAGTTTCTCAAGCACTGCTTTGATAACAAGGGTTACGGGCTGAAAGCAGCACTTCAGTCCATGATCACCATTCAGTTTGAAGACGAAGACTCGTCGGGGGCTTTCAAGAAGATCCCGTTTGCGGTCTTCGTGGAAGGGGGTAAGTACCACACCCTCGTAGGTGATGAAGTCGTAGTGGTTGAAGGGGATGCCAAGGTACCTCTCTTCCACATGGACTTCCTGATGGATCTCCCTGCTGACTTCCACCCCTGCCTGAAGAACACTGCGGTCAAGACCACCTTCGGGTTGTTCCTATTCAACGTGATCCTCTTCTGGGAACCCTTCCAAGGTAAGGTGGACTACGTCAACAAGGAATTCACCAAGGGCCTGATTGAAGGCCTGCTGAGCCGCTTGATGGTGGACAACCCTAAGCCGGGTGAAGAAGTTCCTGAAGGCAAGGCCAGTGTTGATGACTGCCTGAAGTTCAGCGAGAACTGCAACTTCCTCGAAGGGTTGGGGAGTCACTTCATTAAACCGGGTGGCGTGGACATTCTGGTGGTTGATCCGTCGATCACTAAGTTCCTCAATGAACAGTTCGAACTGCACAAGCACGAGCTGAACAACCCGGTTGTCTTTACCGAGATCGTTGACAAAGCGGTAAAGATGGACGAAGAGATCCAGCGTAAGGGTCCGAGTAAGAACTTCTTCATTAACAAGAAGTTTATTCACACGGCTCGTAAGCGGATGTTCTTGGCGTTTGGTATTGAACCGAATGCCACGGGTGATGGTTGGGTGGCTTTGCCTCAGTCGCTGAACACCGGTATTGACCCTAAGCACATCGTTGACTACATCAATACCTCGGTAGCGGGTTCGTACTCCCGTTCCATGGCAACAGGTGACGGTGGCGCTCAGGTAAAAGAAACCCTGCGTCTGGTGGGTCGTTCCTCTGTCGCAATGGAAGACTGCGGTAGCCCGGTGGGCGAGTTGATCCGTATCGACGACAAGAACAAGAAAGGTTGGATCGGTGGCTATCAGATTGTTGACGGTAAGGCTGTACTGCTTACTGAAGAAAGCATCAACAAACTGATCGGCAAGAAGATCTCCATCCGTGTAACCGAGTATTGCACCACGCCTGACGGCAACTACTGTCGTGTTTGCTGTGGTGAGAGTCTGGGTATGCTGGCAACTCGTATCAGTGCTGAGGTAGTGCTTATCCCGACTACGTCCATGTTGACACGAATGAAGGCAGCTCACACCGCGGGTGGTACGGTTGTGCGTCTGGATCTGAAGACAGCGATTCGTGGTTGAAGCAAAAAAAATAAACAAGCTATACCTCTCCTCCCCGTAATGGGGAGGAGAGGCTATGCCTTATGCGTGGAGTTTCTCAGGTGGGATGACCCATTGGAGGTTGCCCATATCGAAGTTGGCCTTGTCGTTGTCTTTATGACTGACGATCAAGTCCTTTGGATGGTGCCCTGCCAAATGGTCAGGGACTGGTAAGAAGGCACACGCTATTGCCCGGTGAATAGTCAGGGGTTCAGGCTTCTTCTTAATGTTCGTCACGATGTGCGGGTAACCGCTGGAATCGAGGTTCCAATCAACAAACTTTGGATCCGTGGAATTTCGTAGGTTGGCGATGCGACCTTTGTTGCTAATGAAGTACAGGTACGGGGCCACTCTAACGTTCGCTCCAGGCACCGTTAACGCTGCTTCGTGCCGGAAGTACACCAACGGCATGAAGACCTCGTAGTCGGGGTCGTGAGCAACCTTAGAGCGCAGCGTGTCATTAATGATACCAAGCGTGAACGGGTATTCGAACTCGCGATACAGTTTCATTTCTGGGGTGCTGAGCATCGTCTCTAGAAATTCCATAATGCGTATACCTCGAAGTGTAGGGACAGGCAAGCATATCCCTAACGGATCCCGGAAGGACCGTTAGGAACATTAACAGGAACGTGTTGCTTACAGATCTATTGCGCCACTCAGGAGGAACATGACTTTGTCCCCTAAGTGGGTGGTGGAGAAGTTCAGTTTAGCCATGAACTCCGGCAACCGTAACATGTCCCCCAGGACCATTAACGTTGCCAGATCGTTGAACTGCGAGACGGTTTCTATCGCTAGACACAGCTTGGTAGTAACCCAGGCGGTGTGCACAGTGGCGATGTCGTTGAGGTACACCTCATTCGTCACATCGACACCCGTCTTCGCATCCATCTCCTTCATGACTTCCATGAGGAACTCCAGCGACGCCATGACGTTGCTTTCTGGATCGTCCATGTAGACTTCGGGATCATCCACCACCGGCATGTACACCGCCATGGCGTTGGGCAGATCCTTCACGACGTTGAATAGCGCTTCCATCAGGATAAACGCTAGGAAGTCAGGACTGACGTCTGCGTAGAGCTCTTCCCGTGTTGCAGGGTTTAAGTTGATGGTTAGGCTTTTCATGCGACCGCCGGTTCAGGAACCTCGATCAACACGACGATGCCGGCTGCGGTAACGTTCGTGATTTCGAACTTGTTGTTGGCGTAGGGCTTCAGGTTCTGGATCGCTTCAGCGTACAGCGGCGTTTTCTCGAAACGCTCGAACGACTGCAAGATAACCTTGCCTTCGGACTTGCAGTACTTCTGGATATCTTCCTGGCGAACCAGCTTCGGAGGGATTTCCAGATAGCGCTCAACCAACGCACCGCTGATGTCGTTGAACTGATCGCCTTCCATGATGCAGCGAATACGCTCTTTTGCCAGCAACTGCACCAGGTAGTAGTTGCTGTATTGCTCTACTTCGGGTGTAGGGACGAACAGGGAACGAATGCTCATAATCTGACTCCTTCGGCCAACAGCAGCCATTGGTTTTTGTAGGCACGAGCCACCTTGATGGATTTAATGTCGTACCCGTTGTATGCCGCGTTGATCACGTCTTCGTTATGGGTATAAAAAGCCGTAATCAAATCGTCTACTTGGTTGCAGTAGTTGATGAACCCGATTTCAGGATTGCTCATGAAGTTCCAGAGTTCTTCACCATGTGCCGCCAAGATGATGTTGCCGTGACCATCCCACAGACGGTCCTTGAGATGACCATAATACCAGCCATCGTCAAACCAATCATCAGCAGCCCCACTATCCATCATCATTTCGATGAGGCCTTCCTCAACCACCGCTGTAACAACATGCGATGCATTGTGAATGCCGGGGCACTTTAGTAGGAGTGGTATTAACTTGACGCGGTCGTCTTTTTCAAACAACGCCATGTCATCCTCCCTTTACAGCAATTATCCAGTGGTTGGGAAGTTTCTTGAGTAGTAGCATGTCGCCATTGGAATGGTGGCGCTGTACTAAATCAATCACAGTTCGATTTTCCAAAGCAAATGTTTCCAACGCTTTGGTCAGTTCATCGCAGTAACCAAGGAACGTGGAGTAGGGATCACGCCTGAAACTAATGTGCTCTTCCTCACTCCCATTGAACGTAACGTCCCCGTCGATCTCGTAGAACTGATCTTCGAGGCAACGCTGGTAGACACCTAGGTAGGTGCCCTCCAGAATCTCATCCCCATACGACAGGGCTGAGAACATCGCGTCTTCCAAGGCGTCTTCGACAACCTGACTGAGCAACCCTACCTTAGGACAGCGTAGGATCACCGTCCGGTAAGTATCCTTCTTATTCATAACGGTAACTCATGAAGGTACCGCGCACTACTGGAGTGCGCAGTTAGAGTCAATCACCTTAAACGTTTTCTTCTTCGCCTCAAAGGCGACTTCACGTTTGCGGAAGTACTCTTTATGCTTAGGCTGGCTAGCACACACCCCGAATACGAACCGTGGGGTGATGCGGTTGTCGAATGTCTTCAACGCCTTGTCACGTAAACGCCCAATCATTTGTTTGTTGCGTTGAGTCGAACCGACCGTATGCATACAGAGCACAGTTACTAAACCATCAATGTCCTTACCCGTTCCGCAACTACCAGGTGTCGTAATGACCACCTCGTGTTTCATGTACTTCAACTTATCGGCGTCTTTACCTTTGGTATCCTCGCCGTGGAAGGTGACGATGTCCATGCCGGGGTATTCCTTAAGGAACATCTCGAGCATAGCCTCGCACATGCTGACCCTGGAGAAGAAGAACAGACACTTAGTGCCCTCCTCTCGGCATTCGAGGTAATACTCCTCGAACATCTTCTTGGCCACTTCAAAGTAGAAGTTGGTGACCGTCCGATTGTTCAGAATGCTCTGTTCCCAGGTTAGGTCATTGTAACTACCGAACTGCTGGGTCTTCAGGTTATAACGTCGCGGGTTGATGTCGTACAGATAAGCGACAATGTCGATGTAGTTCTCAGGCTCCGGTTCCTTAAGCCGGATGTGAATTGGGAAGAGGATCCGATAGATCTTGTTAATGAACGGATCATCGCCAGACAGAGTTGCAGACAACACAACCAGCTTGGGGAAGTTACCATACATCAACGAAATGCAGACCTGGTGAATCGCCTCGTGACCTTCGTCAATGATCCTGAGACCGCACTGGAGGCTCTCAAAGATCTTGTCTAGGCTCGGAGTCTTGGGATCCTTCTTCTCGTTCCTGAAGTGCACGTCAATGCGTGTCATCGGCACAATGATGACCTTCGGATCGATCTCACCCCTCAGCATCACTTCCTGCAACAAGCACAGGTCCTGTTCCCACACCAAGACATCGGCAGGTTGCAGGTCGATGATGTCACCCAAGGCTTTAATCCAAGTGGTGATGTACCGAGGTTGAATCGTAATCAGGGTTCGCTTGCCCATCAACAACATTGTCCGAAGGCCCATGTAGGTGTTGTGCGTAACGAGGTAGTCCTTGATCACAAAGCACTTTGATTCGTGCTCCACCGAGATGCAGGTGGTTTCAACTGGTCGATCGATCTCAATCCGATTAATCCGCAACGCCAGATCACGGTTGTCGTGTTCCCACATCGCTTCCACCTTTTCTTGAAAGGTGAACAAGACATGTGGGGTCCGGTGGGTAATCACAACGTAATTATCACCATCAGAGTAATGGGCTTTTGCAACACCCCCTACACTCCACACCAGATCACGAACCATCTTGGCGCTAGTACCGTAGTCGGAGCGATAGATGATTGACCCATCGGCCTGTGGCTCACCTGTAGCGTCCAACAACCCACGAAGCAACCCCATGCGCTGAGAGTGAGAACCCTCGAGGTACTTCTCGGTCAGGAACCGATCTGTTTGCCCGATCAGGTAGGCGTCGATAATGTCGCCGCGATCAGGATTGCGTTCACTGGCCGTTAAAGGAATGCGCCAGACTTTCTCTGGGCTGTCCACTAACTCTTGGGTGGTCTTAACCTCCCATTTTGACCAGCCATCCGCTCTGACTTCCCACTGGTGCTCAGGACACGCCACAACCGTCCTGCCGTCCTCGAAGGTCAGCTTGTACGTTGGTGTCACGCCTTGAGGGAAAACCCCTGTGACGTACGTGTGAGAGCCGTCAGGTGCCATGACCAGATCGTTCATCTTGACCTGTCCGATGGGCTTCCAACCTTTAGCTGTTCTGACCGGAGTACTGTTGGCCAGCGCTTTACCGTAACCTGTGGAGGCGTTGTTAACCTTCACAGCACCCGGAGCCAATTGGTAGTTAACCCACTCATCCTGACCGGGACGGGTGTTCTCGTAACCAGGACGAAACTTAAATCGAACGTCCTTGCCAACCAATTCCGGTTCAGTTACCAGCTCAACCCGAGACGGGTTATAGCCTTTATACTGAGCGAACGCGATGAACTCTTTTAACAAACTTGCGGGGAGACGGTATTCACTCTTGTCAAAGTTCGACCGAGCAAACACATGAGTCACTTCCATCTTTGTTCTACCGGTACCAGGAATTGGCACTTTCCCCATTTTGTAAAGGTTGGCCCGGCAGAAAGGCAGTATTACTTGTGCGGCGAACTCACCGTAGAACCCAAAGATTCGGAGGTAGTTATGCGCTCGCGAGATAGTGGCAACGTGGCGCATTGTAGCAGCCTCTTAACAAAATAAACGAGAACCCCGAAGGGTTCCCGCTATCGGGTGTGTTAAGACGCACCTAACGCCCAGAAGCTCTCAAGTACGGAACCTTGACGGTCCATGGTCATGAAAGTACGCGGGTCGTTAAGAACGTTCTGTTGTTTCTCAAAGATTAACAAACCGCCTCCGCCCCGGCTGGTGATGCAGTTAATGAAACTGGAGAAGTACTTATCCCCAGAACCGTTAGCCATTGCGAAGGACAGGTTGTTTGGATCTCTGGCCAGACAGCAATACAGTAGAGCTTCTACGTGCACTGCGTTAATACCTTTGATCTCCTGGTTAATAAGTGTCCAGAACTCAGACAATACTTCACCAAAGATCTTCGGCGTTACCACTTGGTTCCGCCATGCGGTATTGCGCTTGTTGAAGGTCATGAAGTTTTCCACACGAGCCCGGTGCATGTCCAAATCCTCACGAGTATAAGGAAGGGCAAACATCGGAGCCAGCGTGTTCCAATCAGACAGGTCGATGGAGATGAAGCGCTTATCCACCGTGTTCCAACCTTTATCCAGCACGAAGCGCAGGAAGTCCAAGGAGAAACGAGCATTACGCGACGACACCGACGTGATAGCCGAATGCTGCTGCGTGGTCTTGCCACCCATCATGATGTCTTCCACTTGGTAGCGGAAGGTAACGTCAGAGAAGTACGGGAGCTTATCCAGCCCAACGTCGTCCAATACATCGAGCGACTTCAGGTCAGACAGGTCCTTAACAATCGACGACTTCAGAATCAGCTCGGAACCCGGTACGCAGATCTCAGCCTTCAGGAAGATTTCATCCCCGTTGGTATAAATGATATCTTTGTCCCGGACGTGAGGCACAAACTTCCGCGAGGTTGCGTTGCGGATGTAGTGCTTAGTACTGAGCATTTTCTGCCCCATCGGGTTACATAAGGTAGTACCCGAGTACATTCCCACGTTCGCGTCTTTCATCATCATGACGTTAAACGGGATGGTCGACTTCATTTTGCCGTAGCAGCGACCGCACGGCTGGCCAGGGTTGTGAGAGTTACAGAACGCCATGCTGCGGAAGGTAACGACGTCACCGGTCTTGATCGTGTCGACGTTGCGTTGATCAATCAGAACCGATGAACCGTCCGCTAGGATGATGTACTTGCCCATCAAGGACAAAGCCATCTCCATGTTGAGGATCTTCATAGGAACGCCCACAGTCGTCCCACAGTCGTTCATGTGCAAGATGCTGTGTAACGGCGCCGACAGCAAGTGAATCTTGCGGTGGAACCACTCAGCGTCCTTCAGACCCTTACCGTTGTTGATCAGCGACTTACCGGATGAGTTACGTTCACCCAAGGAGTCAGCCAGGTTGGTGATGCCGTGAGCATACGGCACGTTAACCGAGTTCGGGAAGATGGTGTTGTTCAAGTCAAACACCGAACCACGAATGATCGTCGTCTGGAATGCTTGGTTGATACTCACGCCACCTGTCCGCGCCAGCAGTGCCATGGTGTTGGTATTCAGACTCTCGGCTTCACGCAGATAGTTACTGAACACTTTCTCGCCATCGTCAATGCTGATCTCGTGCGCCAAGATACGGTCACGGATATCCATGATGCCGACGTCTTCCATCAGCTCGGCCACAGACTCAGCCGTCGCCGAAATTACCGACGCCTCACTCATCACCACAATCATGTTGTTGAGTTTGGTTTGCCAGATGTGGATCAGTCGCTTGATACTGTCAGTCTCAACAGGATCATCGATCTCCGGCATAACGCTTTCCAGAATCCAGTTCACCGGAATGGCCAGAGTATCGTCGCTGTACACCACCTCCTTATGTTCTGGATTCTTGTTGGACGGGACCAGCTCGTCAATCGAGTAAGCCACGTTGTTGTACTTGCGGTGAACGATCAAGCCTTGCCATGTCAGCATCATCGCGAACAGGCAGGACATTGTCTTCTTACCTTCGTCGTCCACCACCTCTACTGCTTGGCGGTGACCACGACAACGAAGGATATCCGCTTCAGTGAGGTTGGCCCATTCACGCAGGCTAATTTGCATCATGCCCATTACAAGCCCCCGTAAATATTGTCAGTACCGCCGGTAACCCCGGTCATGTGCAGGTCTTCACCGAATGCTACCGGATTAGGCAAGCGCTTACCCGAGTAACGTGGTTCGGCAGGTGGAGCTGGTTCCGGTTCAGGCTTATTAAGACCGCTCTCAGCCAACTCGAGTGCCACGCCGCTCAACTGGCTCATATCGAGCAGGTTGTTGATTGGCTCCATGGTTCGGTCAGTCGGGAGTTCATGACGGATGGTGTAACCCGAGTCAGACAACATACTTGCAGCCATCTTCACGGCCCGGTTGTTCTGATACTCGTCTGGCTTCACAATCTGATCGATGTTAAACGGATCGTCTGCCCGGATAATACGGCGCACCATCACTTTACGCAGATCCGGTGAATACGCCATGGCCAATTGCTTAGCCGTTTCCTGACCACCGTGTTGGCTGGTGCGCAGACGACCTTCCGTTTCACCCGTGTTACGGTTGCCCTGATCTCGCAGCCAGCTGGAGTACTTGCTGCTGTCGTTCAGTTTAGCCGGCATACCGAACAGGTTGGACTTAGGCAATGCCTGAGCCGACATATCCGTACCGAACTTATCCAGCATCATGAAGTGCTGGTTACTGATCAGGATTGGGTTCACGGTCTCCACGTACTCACCCAGCGAGTTCATGAAGGTTGCCTTCTGCGGTTTGAAGGGATACTTCGCGCGCAGGGCGTTGATGATCGCCACACCATACAACCGGGTGTTACTGCGAACATGGATAGAGATCATCTTGTCGCAGCAGTGGTCGACGTAATCCTTAATGTCGTCCGCATTGGTGTAGGTCGCCCGAACGATCTCACCGAACTCCGGGAACCCAGTTTCGCAGAACTCGAGGATCATTGCGTAAGCTTCAGCGTACTGACCCAGGTTACGAAGCAACCGCGCTTCTTTCTGGATGTTAACGTTGATGTAGTTGATACTGAGCTCCATCAACATCGAGTAGATCTGACGACGGAACGCTGGCGTGTTGTTGATGATGACTTCCGCACGAGTACCGTCCGCATAGGTCGGCGCCATGTGGTCCTCGATGATGCTCACCGCAACACCTTTGTCGCCGTTCAACCCTGCGAACTTGAACTTGATCTTGCCAGGCACGATTTCGCGCAGCAGGATATTAATGTTCCAGTCCTTCAACTTGACCCGCTTGATCCCCCGGCTGAGTGGGTTGATCTTGCCAGTGTTGGTATTACGGGTGTAGTTGCCGTATGCCGAGTTAATGAAGGTATCCAGTTCCAGCGTGATCGGGATGTCATTACCACGGTTGTTCGCGATACGACGTTCGTACCAACGAATCACGTTGTTGTGCATCTCGTTCTGCTTCTTCTCATAACGCTCGAGAAGAATGTTGTGTGGCTGCTCGATGTAATCCGTACCGCGATTGTTAGCGCGGTTCTTCATGCGGTCACTCAACACTTCGACCGACATTACTTCCGAGTTGATCGGAGCGTAAAACAGTTGATCGTAGGTCAGGTCCGGGATACGCAAAGCTTTACGTGTCAACGACACCAAGGAGTTCTCGGTGATGCGACGACGGAAGCCCATGACGATGCCGTCTTCACGAATGCGCTGACCCGATTGTGGGAACGGGCAGTCATTACCTTGTGCATCTTTGTAAAGCATCAACGGAACGAATTCTTCCTCGTTCCACTGGAAACCACGTTCGTGCTTGAACATGCACTTCAAACGTTCTTCAGCGTACGATCGAGTCAGCTGAATTGCATCCTCCTCGGTAACGTGGCTGGAGATCGCTGCAACGCGGGTGTTCATGCCGAAGCACCATTCGCCGCTTTCGCTGATCCGTGGGGACTTGGCGAAGACCGTGCCTTTCGGGAAGGTGGCCAGTGGCGACATCAGCTTGCGCATCACGTCTTTGTCGTAGACAAACTCGAACCCCACATATGTGTTCTGTGTGTTGTACCGGGGGAGTTCAAGAATGTCGTACATGTTCTTTTCGTCATTCTTATAAATGACGTACACTTTGTTCCAGGCGTCAGTCATCTCACGCGGGTCTTGGCTCCCCACGAAGAACACTTCTTCCACTTGCATGTTGGCTGGCGCTACAATCTGGCGAGCAGTTTGAGCGTAACCTTGTTTCCACTCAAAGCCAGTCACCATCATGCGCTCATCGGCACCCGAGGTAACTACCGACTTCGGAATCATGTTGCCGGCCATGTACAGACGACCAGCAGAAGCCGACCACGGGAACAGAATCAGGTTGTTACTGACACCCACCAGCGCAGGATGGATTTGGTTCGGTCCGCAGATGTATTTATATTTAACATCTTGCTGAGTCTCGTTGTCACTCATTACAATCTCCTACCCACAAATGCTCTGTTACAAAAAGAAATTGTTACCATATCTAAACTAATGATATAGGTTTAAAATCGGTTAACCCCATCTTTGCAGGTAGCTTTATGCCAATTCCCAATAACGAAATCAATGCCGACAAGGATGTGTTCTTTACTGAACGCTTTAAGACCCTTGTCCGGTCTGAAAAGGAGTTGTTGAAACGCACAGCTCACCAGAAGCCCATCATTGAAAAGAACGTGTTGTACGCCTACCGTAACGACATCTACCGTCTGCTGCGGCATTTCGAGATCCCGTCGTATATGTGGTGGGCAACAGCTTACATCAACGGTGTTGAAAACCCCACACAGGACATCACCCATCTGGAATACATCCTCATGATGGATGAGAGCATTCTTGCTTCGGCAATCTCCCGCAGTAATACGGTTCAGGGATAAAAAATAAATGAGTGCGAAGAAATGGGTAGGGGAGCACTGCTCCCCTACCTATGACTTATAGCCGCTTACTTACCAGGATGCTGGACCAGCGCCGCCACCGTTGTCCGGGTAGACGCTAGGTGCGATGCCGCCGGCGGTGATTGGCTGGTTCATCATTGCCATCATCGGGTTCTGCATCATCATCGGATTCATCATCATCATGGGGTTCATGTTCATCATGTTCTGACCCCCCATCATGTTGTTCATCAGAGCCTGGTTCTGCATTTGCATTGGGTTCAGCTCAACGCGTTGCAGGAAGTTACCACGACGGGTGCAGTGGTACATCACAGGACCGCCGGTCATGCCGTTTACCGCATGGTGCAGCACACGACCCAGGTTCTGGTCGATCTCGGTACGAACATAACGATCGCCCGCTTGCATTGGTGGAGGAGTGAGGTCGTAATCACCTACCATCATGCTTTGGTTGTTGTTACCCTGGTTGTTGTTTTGCTGTTGATTGGTTTGTTGCATCTGCTGACCACCTTGATTGGTGGACGAGGAGACAGACAACAGGCCAGCCATGTCATTGCGACCCATGGCTTGGTTGCTGGTTTCTTCCATTGTGTTGTGGCTGTTGTAGTCCATGATCGGGACCTGACGATAAGTTTCTGGCAATTCCTCCAGATACTCATTCCAGTTCATGTCGATCATGTACACGCCGGCCTTGTCGAAGTCGCCGCGGAAGGTATTTTGTACCTTGTTCAGTTGATCCGCGATTTCGCTGTAGCAGCCCAGGTACGAGATCAAACGTGCAGCCACCGGAGTGGTCGACTCGAACTCGTAGTCACCCGGGTTGTTGACCGCCGGCAGGATGGACTGGAACAGATGACGCGCCAGCTTGAGAGCAGCAATCGACACGCTGTGGTTGTTGAGCTCCACAGTTTGGTTGTCGCTGATGCCTTCCGAGCGAGCCAGGCGTTTAACGATCTCGTTGTAGAACGGGAACGAAGGACGAGTCTTGTAGTAGACACGTTCGCCAGTGGCTTTGCTGCGACCGCCGCCTTTGGTCACGGTGAAGTGAATGAAGCGGTTGTCGAGGCCGTCTTCTTCCAGCTCGATGTGCATACGGGCGAACAGTTGGTTCAGTTCGTCACGCACAGAACGCTTGGCTTCTTTCAGGGGCTCCATCATGTCGATGATGTCCTGACGCCATGCTTTCTTTGGACGCGCCGCCGAAGCAATGCTGAACAGCACGATCGGGTACGCACGGAAGACCGACAGCAGTTTCATGCAGGTCATCTTGCGGATGATCTTGAAGACCTCAGTCTCCTTGCTGGTGATGTTCTCGCAGGCTGGGTGGAAGAACACCTTGTTGACCACGTTGCCGTCGAGGATGTTGCTCAGTGGCAGGTACATGTCCATCTCGTCAATACGGATGGGGAACTCTTCGCCGTTGATCACGAACATGATGCGACCGTCGTCCTTGACAGCGCAGTTCCAGGATTTCAACATTGCAGCGTACAGCTTGTTCAATTCGTTCATGAGTCGTTAACTCCTTATCAGTAGCCGAAGTGTTCTTTGATGTTGGTGAGGTAGTTCTTCGCCGAACTCAGACCCACGTCATTACCAGCAATGTTGGTGCTGGTGCGGTTGATGCAGTACGTGGCGTTGGTGAACTGCTTGGTCAAAGCCAACTCACCGTTGAAGGCGATTGCCACCGTGGTCTCACCGAACATGTAGGAGTCAACTTCCACGTTCATGATGGTTTTCTGGTGGGCGTAAACCGAAGTGTACTTCTGGAAGAAGTGAGACTTCAGCAGTTCCTTGAATTTCTCCACGCGGTTGATCACGTAGTCATCGTGGTTGAGTACCGACATGGCCTCACCCGGAATGATTACGACGCCGTCTTCGTCACCGGCCATCCCGTTGAAATCCATCGGGTTGTTGGTGGCGCTGAAGTGGAAACTGGCCAGACCGCTTTGCAGCAACAGGTGAACCGTCAGGAACGCCAGCTCGGACGCCATCAGTTCGTGCGGGTTAGCACTGCCGTAAGCGGTGCTGGTGGCCAGCGTGTTGTCAGCCGCGAAGTTGCTCGACTGCAACATGTTCAGGTTGAGTACGTCAGGGAAGTTGTTGAAGACCGTGTGGATCTCGCCAATCGAGAAACCCTGGAACCCCATCATGCTGTAGCCACCGGTGTTGAACATCATGGTGGCGAAGAATGGGTTCTCGGTTACACCGATCTCGCCCAGACCCTGACTGCTCAGGTTATCAGCGATACCCATTTCCAAACCACCGAACTCGGCTTCTGTACCGGCGTTAGTCGCCAGACGCAGCAGCTCACGGGTGTGGTGAGTTGGGTTCAGGTTCTGGGTCTTCGAGACCACCATGGTCGTCTTGAGGTCAGTACCCACAGTGCCGTCGTAACGATCAGCACGACCTTCGTTCTCGCAAGCCAGGAAGCCCAGTGCTTCGTTGCCCACATCGATCGGACGCAGAGAGCGCAGGTTCTTGATCTGGTTAGGATCACCCATCAGGAATTGGTGGGAGGATTCCACAACCGTTTTGGTCATTGGGAAGCCGGAACTGTCTGCCACGTTCTGGGTCAGTGTATTCCACGCACGGACTGGAACGAATGTGACATCATTACTGATACCTTCGACCGACGCGGTACCGCCCACCAAGTAACCCACAACCGACAGCTCTTGTTGCACCAAAGCATTCGACTGCACCATGAAGCGCAGCATACCGATACCCCGGCGAACGTTCCAGCCGTCTTCTACTGTTACCATGCCCTGAGGCTGAGGCGACAGACCACCGGACATGGCGGCAACGTTGTTCAGTGTCGTTGCGGTAATGCCGCCTTGGTGTTGTTCCATCATCAGCTTGTCGAGTGCCATGCTGTCGATGTTCATGGTGTTGTGGCGGTGTACGTGATCGTGGTTCTGGTTACCCATGCCGAAGACTGCTTGGGTAAGGGTAATCGTTTGTTCGCTCATTGGATGCCTCTGGTTACAAGGTTATTAAGAGTTGTTGTGGCGGATCAGTGCGATGAGCTCGTTCTTGATTTCGACTTCAATCTCCATCGGGAACATAGCTCCTTTTGCGACGCGGTTGTAAATGTCCGGATCGTCCAGTACCCCATACTCGAGGTTGGAGGTCCAGATACCGTTCCCCAGTTTCTCCAGGAAATCGGTGGCAGACACGATGGCTTCGTTAAACGAGCGCCCTTCATTGTTGCGGGACTGAATGTCACAGATCGACGTGAGGAACTCTTTGTCTTCTGTGTTCAGTTTCAGTCCTTCCGACAAGCTTCGCAGACCGTCCGGGTTATGGATCGCACCCAGAACAGACGGCAGGTACTTAAAGCCGAGCTCAGCCAACCGAACTTGCCCCAGTGCAATCGCGGCCATCAGCTGAGTGTAGTTGAAAGTCCAGAACACCATCGGAGAAACTTCGAAAGCGTAAGTGAGCTGCAATACCTTAAGAATATGGTCGTGCAGTTCAAAATCCCAGTTTGGAGGTAGGCGGTCATAGACAGCTTCCACCAACTCTACCTGTTTAATGCCTAGGCCCATGCACTGGAACTTGAAGCGATCTTTCACACGCTCCTTGTCAGTCTCATCGAACAGGCCAAAGGTAAAGTACTCGGCTTGCTTTTCTTCGTTGGCTGTCTTGGTAGACTCTGCAACTTGATAGCGTTCATAGATCGAGCGCTTATCGTCGTCGTCGCCTTCGGAGAAGTCTTTCTTGTTCAGCTTGCTGCCGCTGGTCTCGTGTTGCTTAACCGAGGCGTTGATTGCGGTGGCCAGGTTCTTGCCGTCTTCCGTTTCCGGGATGACCGCGCAGCACAGGCGGCTGAAGATGGTGTTGTACAGAACCTTCTCGGTAAAGTACTCGTTACTGGCAACCGCGTCGACCTGAGACGGGATACCACGTTTGTTGAAGGCAAACTGCACGTAAGTGTACAGCTTGTGCCAGCCCGGCATTTGGTTGATGCGTGGGTTGTTCTTGATCAACTCGCCGCACACCAGTTCACTGTGACCTGTACCCATGGTCATGTCAAAGCGACTGAGCAGGGAGAAGATGATCGGGAACGCTGCACGGCACACAAATGCAAACTTGACCATCTCAACGTAGTCAACGTCGGTGATGGTGGTTTCTGCTGGGTAGTCACCTTTGCTGGCGGCCACACTCAGGTCCGGCGGGATGGCCAGATGTCGCGAGTACTGAATGAACGCACAGTACTTTGGAATATCGATGAACTCGAACAGGTTGTTAACGATTGGCAGCACTCGAGAGATTTCGATGTTGTAGTCAAGAAATTTACCACTCTCAACGATTGCATGTGCCTTCTCGAACAACTTGAACAGTTCGATTTTCTTTTCCGTGGAGAATGTCGCTTCCACGTATTCATTGAAGCAGTCGAACAGGTTGGTTTCTTTGTCGTCTTTTTCCTTCAATACCTTTTCCAACCGGACGGTGGCTTTACCGTTGAAGCGGAGGGTCTTATCGTTGAGCGTCACGATAATAGCTTCTATCGTCTTCTTACTGCTCCGGCGGACCTCAACATTAAACATGGGAATACTCCAGATGGAAAATTACTATTATTGCTTTACCTACTAATAATGTAGGCTCAAAAATATCCAACGAGCCATAAGTCCGTTAATCGAACGCAGGGGAATCCCCTGCGTTCGTTATTAAAGGCTATGCCTTAGAAGTCGACATCTTCGTCGAACGAATTACCGCCGCTATCGAAGTCGTTACCGCCACCCGAGTTACCGCCGCCACCGCCATTGCCACCACGGTTACCGCCAGCCGCCGGAGCGCCATCTTTAGGCTTGGCCGGTTCCCAGCTGGTGGTGTCCATGTTGTCGAGGATCGGACGGTGGAAGTTGACCCAGGCACGAACAGCCCAACGCGACATCACGCCTTCGTCGATGTAACGCTCGCCAGCATCGTTCTTCATGTAGACGACGGTGTCTTTCGGACCCTTGAACTTGAACTGGACTTTGTAGTCGCCCTTGCTGTAGCCCAAGGTGATGCAACCGTCTTTGTCGCGGGTGATGGTCAGGAACACTTGCAGGACTGGCTGGTCGGACATGCGACCGCTACCGCCGGCGAATACGAACTGCTTCCACTGCACCGCGATCTGGCGGGTCTTGAAGTCCGGGTTAGTGGTCGCTTCAATCAGTGCATCGAACAACACGCCACGGTGCATGTAGTCCATTTCCACTTCTTTGTGGTTGGTCTTAGCGCCTTCTTTATAGACACCGTCGTTGACCTTGAGCATCAGCTTGCCGTTGTTGGCTTGCTCCCACATCAACTGTGCAGGATACTTCGCACCGGCAACCGGCTCGATGGAAGTTGGGTGCGGCTGACGGTAGTCGTTCAGCAGGATTTTCTTACGAGGTGTGAAGGCAGGGCGTTGACCGTTGTTGTTACCATTCATGATTGATGACCTTGGATAAGGAAATGAAGAAGTTTTTGTCTATATACATTGGGTTGCGGTGAGATTAAAGCATTAACAGTAACCCAGCTTTATCCACACCTGAAGGCAGGCTGTTGATGGTGCCCCTTATACGACCAATGGTCGTAGCGGATGTCCAGTGATTGTCCGTGGCGAGCTTCTTGACCAGTTCTCGGATGCCATGAGAGGAAGCCTTGAAGTTGGTAGACTTGTCGCCAAAGATCTGAATAGTGAGGCGGTTGAACGGGATGTAATGCAGTTCTTTACCGCCAGTCAGCTTGGTGTACCAAAGCGTGAACGGCTTGAGAATCCCGGTATGGGACTCCAGTAGCCATAACCGCGCAATACCCGCGGCAGTGGTTAGATCGACGACATGGTGCGTCAATACAATCCCTTTGCCATTGAACGGGGGTAGCTTAGCTTTGGTTTCAACAATCATCTTGCCATACTGCTTGATCAACTTCTCCACCACCACATTAACCAATGCAGCAGTGACCTTTTGCTTCTCAGTCGCGTTCTTCGAGTTCTTCGAATGGTCCACGAGATCAGCTTTAGGGAAGTCGCTTTTCAATCCGCTGTAGTCAGGGCAGTACACCACCATTTGAATAGGTTTGTGTTTACGGGCTTGATCCAACCACCCGCCAATAAGACGCAAGTCACTGGAGACATCTTCCGCCAACTGAACAGCATCGTGGGCTTCTTTGTCAGCTGTCTCGTAGGACTGCATGGCATTACGGATCAGCGTACGCAGGTTGAACATCACCGTGTCCGCCGAGCGTATACCATTAGCGCCTTCGCCTTCGAAAGCAAGGGAAGTCCCGACGGACATCCCCAGTGTACCGGTGGATCTCATAGGAACTCCCTGAGCACCGACATGGCCTCGTCTTCTGATATGTCATGCTTTTCCAGATCTGCTTTGATCTCTGGAAGTAACGCAGATTCAATGTTGTCTTTGTTGATCGTCACACCCTCGTAGACCGTGCTGTCAAATAACTCTTCATCCAACAAGACACCTTCGGCCATCTCGTTTTCAGCTTTGATCCGCAGGTCAGGGTATTCCCGACTCAACACCGACACAACCGGGTTCACAATCTCAGCCAAGCCACCCATGATGCGAAGGTTACTGTGCTTAGGGAAATTGCGATCCCGTATAAAGGTGTGAATGTCCGCTACCAGTCGTTCAGGAGTAATATCCTTTTCGACATTCATCGTGACGTAAGGCAGCGCATTCTTGTTTTCCCAGAAGACCGGCTTAAAGTCTCCCGTCTTCAAATTCAAATCAATGCAGTAGCCGCCCTTCGGATGTTCCTCACCGTGTTTATCACGATCGAACGAACCCGAGGTATACAACTTGCCAATCTGAACAGGTTTGTGGATATGACCTGCGAAGATGGCGTACTTAACGATACTTTCCCAGCGCTCCAAGTTGTGTGCCTTGTGACGGGCCTTGGGATGCAGCTGGAACTCGAAAGCACCGTGAAAGGCAATCATGTCAACCTTATCAAGGTTGGCCGCTCTGAGGACCTGTAGGGCCTTCTCCCAGATATCGTCTGGAGTCATGGTTCCCATGTTGTCCGGAACATACATGACGGTTAAGCCATCCTGATCCGGGTAGGTCTCAATGCACAAGGTATCAATGTAGCGGAAATCTAAACCTTCCGGTGCAATGAACTGGAAGTGTGCCGGCTGACCCATGTCGTGAGACTCAGTACCAGCCAGAAAGATCACTCTGACATTGTGCTTCTTGCAACGGAGGAAGAACTGTTTAGCCCACTCCTCAACACGAAACATGTCAGGGTTAGGGCGTTCCACCATGCGTTCAAAGAAGTCGCCACCAAAGAAGATCGTATCCACCTTGTCCAAGTCGTGGTCCTTATAAAGGAAGGTCGACAAGTTACCCAAGATGTGTTTCGTTGGTGTGTTGCTGTGTAGCGTGTGGTGATCTGAACTCCAGAGCATCCGCATGTGGAACTTCCCCTTTACACTTTACGCGATACCGCCACAGTTACCAGTGTCTTGGACTTACTGAGTCGGGTCATCAACCGATATGCGGCGATTGCTTGTTTGCCCGGGACCAGCTTATCGAAAGTGTAGTAATTCGTACCGATCAAGACTAATGGATGAACTGTCATGTTGCTTCCTTAGCATTCCAGTGGATTGGCTGGGGCTTCACGCTCTGCGGCAGCGGTGGTGGTCGGTGCAGCTTCAACCTTGCCTTCGATGATGAACTGATTCAGGCTCAGCTCGGCGAGGAACTTGTACTCTTCAGCACTCACCAGTTCTTTACGGTGGTCGCGGTAGAGAATGTCACGCGACTTGGTGATGTCTTCGATCGGCGCTTTGCCACGACGGATGAAGTCCTTGATGTAGTAGACCTTGCGCTCTACCTCAGGGATGATGCCGTACTTGGTGTAGAACTCAGGCGACACCAAGTCGGTGATGGTCAGACGCTCGGCCTGGAGGTGCTTCTTCACCATGCTGGCCACGCCCATGCTGGCGTTTGGATCCTGGCTGCGAGTGGTGTCGGCCTGAACCTGCTGGATGTGACGGCTCACGGCACGCATCATCTCGAAGTCGTGCGGGGTCATGTTGTGTGCGATCAGCGGCTTCACCAGCAATACCGGTTGGTCGTTGTCGTCCACTACCAGCACCGACTGAGTACCACGGTTGCTCATGGTGTGCCACTTCGGTGCGTTGAAGTAGTTGACGCCCAGATCGTTACCCAACGCAAAGCCCATCAGCCATTCTTTTACGAAGTCCGCTTCACGCAAAACCGCCGCTACGTTGAACGGCATGTCGTCGTTGCCCAGCATGAGTTTGCCGTCGACGTTGATAACCTGAATATCCTTGAGCCAGCCGAAATCTTCCGCGATAATGGCCTGACGTTGTTCTTTGTTCATCCCAATCTCCATGTGTCAATGAGTTTATATTGTTCGCCGGTGATCAACACCGCATTAGCCAGATCGTAAGCCACGCCGTCACTGATGACCTTAACGGCGATGATGAGTCTGTATTGATTGACCTGCCCAGTAAGATTTTCCCTGCTGACCGACACCGAGCAATCAGAGAACAGTTCCTTGATGTAACGCTCCAGCTCATCACGGGCTTGTTCTATCAGTTTGTCAGGATCCTGCCCGTACTGCTTAATGAGGAAGTAAAAGCTTGGGACTTTGCCCATGACCTTGCCCTGGTTCCGACGACTTGTGAACCAGTACGTAATGTGCTTAGACAACGCGTCAACAACGGAGTTAAATTCCCATCCGTTTGACGTGGTCATCGTTCCAACCAAAAATGTTCCCATAAATGTGGCCTTCCGTTGAAATATAGAGACTGTTGCCTTCGTAATATCAAACAAAAAAATAAACTAAACAGGAAGGGGTTACCCTCCTGTTTAGCTCATCGTCTATTACTCGGCTTCAGGCTCTACATACGACTTCAGCTTGGCACCTTCCTCACTGGTCAAGTCAAACATCTTCTTGGCCCTGTGATGGTCGATAGCCACCCACGTCTTATGAGAGTCTACCCGCTCACGGAACGACAACTGTCCGCCAACGGTATCGAAGTAATGAGTGTGGCGAAGCTGGGCTTTGTCATCGACAGTTTCCAGATTCAGCACGCCGTTCATTACCCGACGGTAGAACAAGTTGTCTGCACCTACACCGGTGTTCCAGTTACTGAAGTCACCACCGTAGCCGGAGATTTCTTCATCGAGGTACATTTGCATCATCGCAGGGTGAGCCATGATGATGTCACGCATGTGGCCTTGAGCGCCTTGGAGCGCTTCGATGCTCCCCAAGTAACCGATCTCATAGCGACCTACGTAATCACCATCCGACGTACCCAGCAGACGTTTACCCATTTCCCAAGCACGCGAGTTCACGAACTTGTCGAATGTTTCCAACGTCTTATTCGCTTGCTGAGCCAGCCAACCTCCTGCCCCCTGCAAGAGTGAAGCGCTCTGGTTTACATAGTCGCCGTACTTGGCGATTTGGTTCTCGGTAAAGCTACCCGAGATTGCGTAACTAAAAGCGTTTGCGCTGTTCATATCACTCCTGGATAAGATCAGTCTGTGCCATGAGCGTGTTGAGGTTCATCAAGTTTGTTGCAGCTTGACCAGCGTAGCCACCCACCCGGAACGGAATGTTCTTGTCGAGTACTTGGTGGTGACCGAAACCGCCGTACGCTTTGGCCTTGGACTCGTTATCGAAAATAGCGACGATATACATCTGGTCGCCGTCGAAGTCAGCGTTGAAAGTTTTGACCCCCAGGATTGGGAGTTTGATGCTTTCGTCTGACAGATCACGGTTGGCCTTGAGGAAGAACGAACGCAGACTGAGGAATTCGATCGAAGGATTTCGACCGGTCTCAATCAAGCACTTGCGATTAACTTCCATGTCCGTGAAGAAGTCATCGATCTCCGGAACAATCTCAAACGCCGCTTTGTTAATGAGCGCCTGCGATTTCCAAGGAGTCATGCCCAGCCGGTATAGATAGCTGGTGATGTGATATTCCAAAATGGCAATACACATCTTCCACGGTACAATCAACACATCGGTATCAATGATGCCGGTCTGCGAGGTGATCACAGAACGACCCGTGAACGGAATGGAACCCGCACACACATGCTTCCGGGAAATCGCTGGTTTGTTAAACAACGCTTTCGGGTTGTTCACCTGACGGTACTGGTCTGCCAGCAACACCAAGTTCTTGCCGACAATGTCGACGTTCCGGCGATGGTCCTTGCTATCCAACTGATAACAGGTGTTGGACTTCAGGGTGTCAGCAATCGCGTTATACAGCTGCGCGGTTTCAGGATGGTGAGAGTAGCTGTACACATCCTTGCCGGTTCGCTCAAACACTGTGGAGTAGCGCTTGGGAACCTTGATGTACTGACAGAATGCGAGGTGCTTGTACTTGTGGTAGAACGCCAGGAACTTGTGACCTTCCTGCGGGTGTTTGCTGTAACGCTTACCCGGTCCCACCAGAATGTATTCCATGATCTGATCAGCGTTCTCAAAGAACGTGTTCAGGTTCGGATCCCGGATACCCAATGCTTCGAGCATCTGGAACAGAATGATCATGGTGCCGTTCTTTTTCTTCTTCTCAGCCTTTTGATAGGTTGGGTCGATGAAGTAACGCGGAACGGATACTTTGGGGCTCGGGTTCCCGATTGAAATGTTGCTAAAGAATGTAGTGAAGAACCCGATGTTGACAAAGCTCTTGACACCTTCTGGACATTTGAGCCAGAGGTTAGTGTCATCACCCTTGTCGAGGAACTGCTGGGCTTCGTCACCACACTTGGTGCAAACGCGCCCACTACCCAGTAGGTAGTTACCCACCAACCCGCCGGTGCCTGGAGCACAGCTACAACGCGCGACAGTGTCGAACGAGTTGCTGTCAAACTCCAACCGAGTCATACGAGCGAGTGCTTCGCGGTCGTCTTCTAGGTTGAAGTCGAAATCGTTGAGGTATACCTGATTCAACCGACTGGTATCGTGCAGGTAGTTAAAGTCCTCGAATTCCGGGTACAGCGGTAAAGAGAATTTCGGATCGTCATACAGCGGACCAGGAAACTTCTTCGCGTACCCATGGAAGTGCATAATGGGGTCGAGTTGGTCTGGTCGCTTTACAGTTAACGCCGCAATTGCTCGTTCGTTGGAAGGAGTTAATTCTGGCAACTTCATTTACAATAACTCCAAAAATATAAGAAGGCGTAGATAAGGGTTAGGAAGACCGAAGCCTCCCTAACCCCATCCATGTTTACTTAACCTTGGTTAGAATCAACCGAAGGCTTGACCCATGCCGTAGCCTGCACCGATGCCGGCACCGCTTGGGTTGTTGCTGCCAACCGAGGTGTAGGTAGCCAGACCAGCGCCCGGTGCGAACACCAGAGTGTTGGAACGGAACGAACCCAGGTTGTTGGCGACGTTCAGAGTACCGATGCCGTCCATTGCTTCGCCGATAACGGCCATCAGCTGCGGATCCCAGATGTGAGTCTGAGCGAACGAGTTGATGTGGACTGCGCCGTCGAAGATCGACTGGTTCAGTTCCAGACGCAGTTTCTGGCAACGAGCTTTGAAGTCCTCGTTGGTCATGCCGTACTGGGTAGCCAGGTACTGCTGGATCGACGCGGTGCCGCCTTTGCCCTTGAGGTGACCGAGCATCATCTCGTCCAGCTCTTGGGTGTTCAGCTTCTTGCCGCCGATTTCCGCCAGGCCGTTGACAGTGATGACCGGAGTACGGTGCAGCACAGGCATGCTTGGGTTCCAGCCGGTGGTGGCCTTGATGTTGCGATCAACCAGAGTCGAGAACGCACCATTCGACAGCGCATCCAGGATGGCGATCATGGTTTGTACTTCTTCCTTGCGGTTCTTGCTCGCCAGGCGAACCAGGAAGTTCTGGATCGAGGCGTGCGGGCCGCATGGGTTGATGTTGACCTGGAACGTAGCGTGCGGGCTGACGTTCTGACGGATCCAGGAGTTAACCAGGTCGGTGTCAGAAACAGTCTTCTCGGTCAGCACGATGCGGTTAGGCACGGTACCAACTTGAGCCAGCATTTCGTCGATACGGACTTCCAGGGAAGCCAGGTTACCGCGAGCGCCAACGCTGTGCTTACGCAGAGCTTCAGCGAACACGAAGTTGTTGTTGGTTGCCATCAACAGGTACAGGCCGAAGAAGAACGGCGCCAGACCTTGGTTGTAGCTCATCATCTCGCCAGCTTGCGCTTCTTCGATGGTGATCACCGGTGCCAGAGGACGGTAGCCCTGTGGGTAGATGCCGCCGCCCAGGTTCATCATGCGTTGCAGGGCTTCTTGCTGCTGACGACCGGAAGCGGCTGCCAGTTGAGCGGTGTAGGCCTGGAACGATTGTGCGTTCAGAGCGACCGTTGCGGTAACGCGAGCGATCTCCTTGCTGTTCGCAGCGTAGGCGTTCGGGTTGTTGATGTTGTTCATGGTGGAAGCGATCACTTCCATGTTGGCCGCCGACAGAGTCTTGCCGGCGGTTACACGACCGCTGATAGCCGAGACGCGGGCTTCAGCATGACCGTCCTTGCCGTAAGGCGAGGTCTTGTTGGCGAAAGGCGAAGGCAGTTTCTGACCAGCGATGGCCATTTCCTGCGGAACCTTGACCAGCAGTGCTTCTTCCCATGCACCGGTGAGGTACTGAGACAGAGCGTGCGGACGATCTTTCGGATCACCAGCTTCTGGGTGGTCCAGCATTTCCAGGTCGACAACCACCATGTTGATGATGGTAACGGCCTTGACGCCTTTGGATTCGCCGACGCGGGTGTAGTGAGCACGCAGGTTGTCGACGACGTTCTTGTCGGCGTAGCTGGCCGGGGTCAGTGGCGCCGATACCGATTGCGAAACGCCGGTGCCGAAGCCCATCGGGGTGTTCATGCGGATGTATTCGGAGCTGATGGTCAGGTGCTTGTTGGAGAACAGAGCGCCCATGACGTACAGCACGCCGCCGATTTCGCGGTAGAAGCAGATGCCAGGCAGAACAGGCGAGATCGACGGAGTCATGGATTCGACGTCCGGGATGATGCTCAGTTGCAGCTCGGTCGTGGTGGACGACTTGATGCGCTTGTAGGTTTCGATGATCGCTTCGGTGGTGTCCGCTACTTCTTTCAGGTTGCGGTTGTCCGAGGTCATCGAGACCAGACCGAACAGACCAGCGAGGCCGCCTTTAGCCAGACCGGAAGTGGTGGTCAGGATTGCTGCGTCATCGGCAGCATCTTTACCTGCTGCGTTGTTGCCGTCTTCCCAGGAAGATTTGCCAGTGTTAACGCTCATGTTGTAACTCCATTGCTCTGAAGAATTAGTGGGGTATATCGTAATCGCTGTTTTTAACAGTATTGCTAATAGATCTTCTAGCGATTTACCTACTAATGATATGGGTCTCAAATATTCTAGCCCCACACCAAATCGGTCAAAATGCGCTATCGACCCTCCCGGATTTCTCCAGGAGTCTTAACGGTGTATACAATAGGAACATAATTAGGATTTAATTTATGCTCACTTTGTCTTTTCCAAGTCCTACTTCCTTTGTTTACCCGAAAGTCAACTACGGAAGCTTAGGCAATCTACGCCGTCAAACCGAATTTAACCGCAAGGCTTTCCGGGATTACGTGGCAGTAAACATCTTCAATCTCGAGAACGAACACCTGCTGGTAGGATTGCTACAACAGTTAAGTATTGATCCAGAGTGGACCCTCGAGTACGTTGTGGAGTACACTCGGTTCCGTGCCTATTCATTGTGCACGCTGTACAACATTACTTCACTCAGTCATGTGGGCAACGCTATCGATACCGGCTTCTATCGTGAGGCCACGCACGAGCACTGGTGTTTGATCGAGGATGACCGCGTCTATAAAGAAGCGACCTTCGATCTGGAGTCTTCTACCCCGATTGTTCCGCTGTACACCACACGGACCGACCATGGGTATCGCCACAACGCCATCAAGCTCTGGCGTAACCCAAACCCACCAAAGGACCTTGCCATCATCGGCTTGAACCTTGTAGAGCTTGCTGTGGGCTGGTGGAAGTACATGCGGGATCCTCAGTTCGATGGCACAGGGATCTCAGCATACGTCTGCCGCTTTGCGTTGGTCAATGCTCAGTTGGTGCACAACCAGATGGCGGTCTTCAACTGCCTGTACGAGCACATGGTGAATGGCATTCCTCTGGACGACCTGCTCAAGACTGACATGGTGAGTTTCATCACCCTCAGCGAGACCAAGTTGCTCAAGGAGTACATTGAGTTCCTCGTGATTCAGTTTACCCACAACCGACTCATGGACCTCAATCACCTGATGGTGCAGCTGCAAAGCATTTATAAGCACCCGTACTTCAACTACGTGGATGCGGGTAAGTCAGCGTTGTTCTCACAGACCTGCTGGATCTGGGAGCCGCCTATCCTGAAGCTCTACGCTCTGTACCTGACGATTGCCAATTCGAAAGGCTATAAGGCAGCGGACATCAACACCCACATCAACCGGTCGCATTCTGGTCGTGTCAACAACTACCAACGCATTCCGGAGATGTACTTCCGTAAACACTTCATCGATTTGGCCAATAAAGTCAATGCCTTGAACAAAATAAATGTGTGAAACATATCCCCTCTGAGCAGCTCCTTTCGGGGCTGCTTGGAGAGGAGTTATTTATTTACTAAACATTCTGTGGGAAAGACCTTTTCCGGGAGTACCGGGAAACGAATTCCAGATGTTAGATGAGATGTCATAAAAACCCACTTGGAGAGGCAAGCTTTAGGCTTCCTCTCCGGGTCGGGTTATGGCCGCTTAAAGCTTATCGTTGCCCGCCGTAAGGAACCAGAACCCACTCTCCACATCGATCTCAACTTCCACCAACTGCTTACCCAGATCGGCTGCATCTTCGATCAAGGTAATGATGTTGTTGTCATTGCAGTAGTGGACATTCAGCGTACGACCTTGCATGTCCTTTACTGTCATAGGGACAGTGTTGTCGAACCGCACAGTCGCACCTTCGATGGCCGGGGTAACCTGTAACAACCAGGACTCCTCTGGGCCCGGGATTGGATTCGTCTCAGACTGGTTGCCCTTGACGTAATAACCGCGGTCGCACTTTGCAACAGTAATACTTCCCATAATACCCTCCGATTAATCGAGTTTAATCTTCAGCTTACGGACAACGTGGAACCAGAGATGGTTTCCCTCGTTAGCCTTGATCTCCACATCCTCATCCGTGATCTTCAGGATCTCTCCAATAGTGAAGTGCTGGATAAATCCCTCTTCATCCGTGTGAGCCGTGAGTAGCCGCCCTTTGGCATCGCGGAACTCAAACTCCTTAGACAGTGGCTTGCGTGGATCCACCTGAAGCACCCAACGTTCCTTAACGGTTTCGTCGAGTACCTCAAGTTGGAAGCTCGGGCTCCTTCTGTCTTGTTCAACACGGAACGGAAGCACGTAGTAGCCTTCCGGTCCTTTGCTCAGCGTAAACGTTTCCATGGCTATTCCTTGATGCCATAAACGTGATAGAAGAACTCAGGGGTCGTAATGATCTCTGGGTTTTCAAAGCACGTGTGGGTCTCAATGAACTCTAACATCTGTTTCATCTGTCCCGGGCATTGCAGGCGAAAGACAAACCGCTCGCGGTTAAACGTTGTTGCAATTTTGAAATCATCCAGCACCGTCAAGTGATCGGGGTGTTGGATCGGTGTGTCGCCGACCGGATAAATACGAATGCATTCTTCCAGGAAGTCGGCGGAGTAATGGCTTTCAATCGCGAACTCCAAACGACTTGGAGTGTGGACAAAGATATGAACCCCCTCGTCCGGGTTATGCAGAATTGTGCGCTTGATGTTTCTCATGTCCACCTCAGTGTTCGTCGGATACCAAACGAGATGTCTTGGAGTTCATGATGAACAGACCCAAGGTTTCCAGAATGGCGTACACAGACTTCAAGTTCTGGCTGATCAACAGACGCACGTCCACGATCGGCATGACCTCTTTCGGGATACCACCCATGCCAGTGATCATGTCCACCGGGATGTACAACGAGGTCAAGTTATCACGCCCGCTGATGTACTGCTCCAGATTCGCCACAATGTGGTTAGTCCGGTGCTCATCAAAGAACGCTTTGATCTTGGTCTTGTTGTTCAGGGCCAAGTTGACCTTGTACGCCTTATAAGGCAGAACCGGTGCTTTACCGTATTTGTCAGCGAAGACCTTTTCCCACATTTCGTGGTAGTAGTAGATCGAAGAGTCAGGATTGGTGTAGGAGTCCTGATCCTTGATACCGTTCTTCGTCAACCAGCCCCAGCCGCCTTCCTCGATGTCCTTGATGAGGTCGCGTTCGATGTTCCCTACCTCGTGTAGCAGAGAAGGTGCATCGAGCTGTGAGCGGCCGTACAGGGCGTCCAGGATCTTGCGCATGAGTTTGGTGGTAAAGTCCCGAACCAACAGGGCAATCTTCACGCCCCGTAAGTGAACCCCTTTCAACTCAAGGTCGGCGTGATCGTTGAGGATGCCTTCCACCATGAGTTGCAGCGCATAGTAGTGTTTCGACATCGAAGTCGTCACGTACGAACCGAACAGGTATTCGTTCTTCATGTTCAGACGGTGTAGGTACTTCTTCGCCACGTTCATGTTCTTGCTGAGACGCGCGTGCTGGTCTACGGCAATCGAACGGATGAAGTAGGTCAGTACCCCGTTGAACTTCAGGCCGGTGTCGGCATCACTGGCGTAATCGTCAATGATCAAGTCAACGCTGTAAATCGAGGAGTCAGTGTCGGAAGTCAGTACAGACTCACGCACCATCTCTTTTACATCGAACAGACCAGTCGGCGGAATCTTCGACTTGAGGAAAGCCCGGATAAAGCTATCCCACTTCACTTCCAAACCAATGTGGTAGTTGTTGAGGTGGTTCATTTGCAGCGGGGTGGCTTTCTTACCCAGCTTGGTGATGCAGAGGATCTTGTAGTCACCGTTGGCTGGCTTGGGGAAGTCAGCAGCGTCAGCGCCTTCAGGGATCTCTGGGATCAAGCACCATTCAGCGAAGTACTGTTTCATCAGCAATGGGTTAGTGACGTACAACCCACGCAGGTCCATCGAGCACAACAGGATCGTCAGTTCCAGTGGGTCGAGGTCAGCGAGAAACATTTCAATCGCGCGCAGGTTTGCCGGGCTATCCCAGTAATACTTGGTGCAACGAATTACCATGTCCATCACTTGCGGGACAGTGGCGTAGGACATACGGTATTCGTCGATTACCGACTGGATCAAATCACGGTCAGCATACCGCAGCTGAGCAATGAAGTACTCCATCGTCTTGTTGTACGTCAACAACAGACGGTTACCGGTGATCAGTCGTTCGTTGGTCAGGTTCGCTGTCGAGGTTACCGCACGGCAGGTACTGGTCAGCGAGGTGTGACCCGACTTGTTGAACAACGGTGTACCCGAAGACGACATACCACCCGATTGGGCGTTGTTGAAGATCTTCAGGGCGTTCTGGATTTCGTTGAACGCTTTCCAAGCTTCAGAGCCTTTCGGTACTTCACCACGTTTGCCTTTATAAAGACGACGGAATTCGATGAAGATCTCCGTACCCGAGGCGTTAACCGATTGCTCTTCCATCGTGTTCTTGTAAGCAACAAACGACGGAGACAAATGCCAGTTGTTATCTTCCACAGTCTGGAAGAACTCACGCGCTGGCTGGATGACCGGAACCCGATCCCCATGCTTGTTCTTTTGGAAGACCTTGAACTTGGCTTCCTTAAACCCGTTTTCATTCGGGATGAAGACTTCTTTAATCAGACCGAGGATATAGTCGTAGTCGTACTTGTAAACAAGCGCCAGATACATAGCGGCTTGTTCGTGATAATGCCTGACGAGGTTACGATCGGAGCTGTAATTGACTTCGACAAAAGGTGATAGGTGGAGAGCTTGAGCGCCCATATCGACTCACTTGATCCGGTAGCGTTAGAAATAAAAGACGCAGGCAAAAAAGAAAAGAAGGTACTACGCGTCCTAATAATAGGGCGCGTAGTATTTGGTTAGAACTTTACTCGTCTTTCACGTTCAGGGTGTACGTCGCACCGAGGTTGGCCAAGAAGGTCTTGATCGGTGCACGGAATTCTTCACGGAAGTTCGTGATCTGGAGCGTGGCAATGCGGCCGTCCACAATCCGCCACGAGGACTCTTGGATCCAAGGGATACCAATGACCTCGATTCTGCCGTTGGCCCACTGGACCGCCATGTAGTTGTACTTGGACGGATCGTTGACAAAGCCAACCTTCTCATCGAAGTACGGGAACAGGGCAGTGTGCTTGAGAACCAGTTGCGGTTCCATCAACATGGCGGCTTGGTAATTGATGTCGCTGGCAATTACCGTAACCTGTACCCGTTCGTCGCCGTTGACGCCGTTTACCATTAACTGGAAACTGACTTTGTCACCGCTCTTGGGGTTAATAATGTCGGGCATCGGGGTGGAACTCCTAGTAGTCGATTTCGAGAAGGATCAAAGGCAGGATGAAATGCCGCTTACCGTTGTTCACTACATGACCTGGAGAACGAGTCACCAGAATGTTGTTGATGTTACCGAACGTGTGGCGGCGTAGCAGGATATCGGTGAGGACAGCGTCCGACGCGTACGAATCTGCATCCATCAAGTCTTCAACGTGTTGATCGATCACTTCCCTGAAATACTCAAACGTCATATTGGGAAGTGGACTATCTCTATCGTCTTGACCGTAATGGGTGGTCAGGTGTTCGGCCAGCTCATCGTAATCCACGCCCACAATATGTGTTAGTTTCATAGGACTACTCGAAATATTCGAAGATAAACGTAACCGTGGTGTTTTGCACCCGGGTGGTTCTCAGCACAAACTTTTTGAACTGCATCATGGCGCCTTGCAGAATCATCATCGTCTCAAAGAATTCCTTCTTCAGCCGCTCGTTCTCTTCCGGGATAGGATGTGTGAACCCCATCGTCGATGCGGGAAAGGGATCATCGATCGGGATGTTCATAGTAGCAAACAGTGAGTGATACTGACTAACCAGCTCCTGGACATCCGTTACCGGAGGCACCCGCACCGTGTGCGAAAAGAACTTGCTCATCTTCTATCTCCAGTAGAATTACGTAAGGCATGACGTCCCAGCGGATTAACCGACCGGCAACGACGTAGGCTCTGACTTGGTTTCCGATCTCGGTCATGGCCGCGCTGGCTTCCAGATAAAGCATCTGTGCAATCAGCGGATCCAAATCCAGTTCGGAGAAAATGTACTCGATGGTCAGATCACCTCGGTAGTCATTCGCCTTCCATACTTGGATAAGCGAGAACAGTACCGTAACAAATTCATCGGGACCAAATTCCAGCCGTTTAAAAATCTCCGGCAATTTCCCCAGAGGTATCGATACCATCCTGCTCATGATCAAACTCCCGAGGGTCAAGCCCAATCAAGACATTACACGTTGGCAAAAGCCGGTAAGCAAAGCGATGTTCAATATTGGATCTCGGCAGTATAGAGATAACTTTGGTGTTGAGTGCCGATACAATATCCTGAATGATCTCGTCACGATCTTCAGCTAACGTATACTTCTTAGCCAGGTGAGTAGAGTACCGTGCATCACCCGGCTGGTGGGTTATTCGCGCATCCCCCAGAAAGACCCCTTGGCTGCCAGCGAAAGTATCCACTGCCATCTGCAACATACCGACAGCCATTTCGTTGTAGCGATCAAACCCCGGTGGTATACCGGTACTAGCGCCGCTGACCTCGGTTCGAATCCGAGACAACAAATCGCCCGCCTCGATCTGAAAGTAACGGAGTTCGGGGCTTAAGTTGGCGAGAAAACTCTCGATCGAATTCATTCAACAGCTCCGGATTCGGATTATCTGAAACGACGTCAGTAATCTCCGGACGTCTTGCTCTGGTGTGGACCTTCCGCACTGACTTCGCTTCGGCTAGGACTGTAGCGTCCAGATCCATTTGCACAGTAATACGGTGGAAGGTGTTAGACAGCTTCTTGCTTTCCAGCTTGATCTTCAGCCGAGGATCCCAACCCATACGCGCCATGTCTGCCTTGATCTGTTTGACCAAGTTCATGACGGTCTCATCTACGCGTGGCAAACCCATCTCCAACTCGTAGACTTCTGCCAACCCTTCAAACATTTCCGAATGGGTGGCTTTGGGAAAGTTGATCACCTCAACAGCGGCTTCGATTAAACGTTCGGCAACGACCTCTTTTGCACTGGTGTGCTGGTCTCCCAGGAAAATCAAATCCCGAGCCATTTGTTTAACGTCAAACACTGACATACCTCCTCCCCTAGCTTTAATAAATAAACGTCAACAACAACCGTTGCGATTTACCGCCCATGCGTTTCATATCAACACGCGCACTGGCAGGTACACCCAGGGTCGCCTGAGTCAACGTTTCGTTAAGCAATGGGATAGTCCCAAAGCGGAAAGGCAACACTTCAGAGTACTCGTTCAGGTTGTTATACCCCAAATCGATCAGTACCTGAGAAACCTCGTAAGGTCCTATTGCCCTCTGTAAGATCTTTTCTCCTCCAGCAATAGGTCTGCATAGGGAGAACGGCGTTAAGTCGATAGAGAAGCTCTTAGACACGTTGTAGCCCTCTTGTAAGCGGTCATGGCTATAAATATGTCCTTGGCAGTAAGAAACCAGTCTACAAATAAAGACGGACATAAGGGGCTATAAGCAGGGAGAGCATGTGCTCTCCCTGCTTATAGTTAACCTGGGTGTTACATGATCATGCCGTTGGCATCAGCGCCGTTCGACACGTCTTTCTGCTTCACGAAGGTAGTCGCTACTTCGGCCTTGTGGTCGTCGAGCTTCTGCATTTCTTCTTCCAGCTTGGCCAGAGCTTCACCGTGGTCCAGGACCATGTGCAGTTGGGTCATGCCTTTCGGAAGTGGAACGCCTTCCGCGAAGACGCCGGTGGTACGGTAGCTGGTGCCTTCGAACACAGGGATAACAGCATCGCTGGATTCGAACAGGCTGGCCACTGCAACCGGGATCTTGCCTTTGTGGTTCTTGCAGGTGTCCTGGTCGTAGAAGGTCACTTCCGAGAGTGCCGGCGGAATGCTGGAGTGCTCGGAGTAACGCAGGTAGTTGGCGATGTCTGCGTAGTCCATTTCCTCGTTGGCTTCGGTGAGGAACAGGGACAGCAGGTTCAGGCGCTCAACGACTTCTTCGTTGACTTCGCCACGGGTCTTCTCGGCCGTGTTGATGTTGTGCAGGTAGATCACCGGCGCATTCAACTGGGACGGCAGGGTTTGGTTGGCCAGGGAGCGCAGGGAGCCGACGGAGTTTTCCTTTTCCTTGGTGGAAGTGAAGTCCGAGATTTCGCACAGCACAACCGGCAGACCCATCTTGATCAGCGCACGCGCCATCAGGACAGCCATCATGGAACCAGTACCGCCAGCGGTGTTGCTAACCACAACGTTGAACGAAGTTGGTTTGTGCTTGGCCAGAACGGCGTTGATGAAAGGAACGGCTTTCTCGTAGTTGGTCGCTTTGACCTTACCCGAGCCACGAGCCATTTCGTCGGCGGAGCCAGCAGCGTGGATACGTTCGATCGGGAACAGGTCGCCAGCGGTGTTAGCGCCGGACGCATCGAGGCCGATCATGATGGCGTTTTTGTTGCCAGGAGTACGGGCGTTTGCTTTCAGAGCTTTACCGATGTTGACGCCAGTGCCACCGCAGAGGTAATAAGTAATACCGGAAACAGTTGTCATGTGTTTATCTCTTCAGTGTGGAAAATTTGGAACAACCTTAATTGGTTATCCCACAAGTAATATAGGGGTGAAATTCTCTTGCCCCCCCCCCTTA